TGTCGTAGGAGCTGCAGTGGTGGTTGTCGTAGGAGCTGCAGTGGTGGTTGTCGTAGGAGCTGCAGTGGTGGTTGTCGTAGGAGCTGCAGTGGTGGTTGTCGTAGGAGCTGCCGTTGTCGTCGTTGTCGTAGGAGCTGCCGTTGTCGTCGTTGTCGTAGGAGCTGCAGTAGTGGTTGTCGTAGGAGCAGCAGTTGTAGTAGTAGTAGTATTACCTGCCGTTGTAGTGGTAGTAGTGTCGTCTTGGATTGGGACAATTACTTCATACTCGCATCCACCTTTTGTAAATAAGTAAGTTCCTACAACATTTGGAATTCCTTGAAATACTGGATTTGAGACATTAAATGTCCATGGTAATTCAACCATATCTCCAATTAATCCAGTTAAAGTATGCTCTTCTGAACTTTGATCCGTAAATACGACTTCAAATGGACCAGTTGGTGTTCCATCAAAAGTTACAGAGGTTGGAAGTTCGCCAGAACCCGGTTCGTATGTGATTTGATTTGGAACGCAGGTTGTGGTTGTGGTCGTTGCCGCTGTTGTTGTAGTTGTTGTGCTTGAAGTAGTGGTTGTTACTCCAGTATTTAGAATTAAATAGAATGGACTAAACGAATCTACTTGAGCATAAATTGAACGAGTTGCATAATCTGGAATGTATAAATCTCCAGCAATATCTCCAGGATCAACAGTTTCATCGACTAATATTCCGCTAACTTCGTGGAATATTCGGATTAGGTCAAACTCGGCCTCGCTCATGCTCTGAGGCATTGTGAATTTAATAATTGTATCAGGTGGACATACTCCATCCCAGTCAGTTATCGTAAATGCATATACTGAATTTTGTAGATAAAAACCTGGAGGTAGAGAGTCTCCGCCCAAGTTATCAATTGGATTTGGTCGCTTACAGATTGTCACTGGTGCAGTACCAGACGGTGCTCCAATAATTTCAATACCGAAATTAAATGAGGTTGAGCTTGAGTCAACAATCTCAGTGCTACAAGTATAGCCAGTTTGTGAACAGAAAGGATCTTCTGTAAAATAGTGTAATAATAATTTATCACCAGTATCTAAGTTATAACCTGCAATACTTGGGTTCCAATATAATTGACAAGTTGAATCAGCTTCATTAAATGTAACTGCGTTTAATCCGCCGTCATTACTTAGATATGCAGGTGAAGTAATATCACCATCTCCGACCGGTACGAGTTGACCGTTTACAAATAGCATAAATGCAGTTGCTGCAAGTGGAGCGGGTACCAAAAATATTCCATTCTCAGAAGCATTTGTATTATCTACGCTAACATTATCTGCTGTTGCACGCATAATAACTTCTTGCATGCACTTTGCGGTTGCTGAGGCGCCATTTCCGCCTGACAGTAGAGTCCAGCCGGTTGAAACTAGCCAAACATAAACTCCTTCAATTCGATTTCCTTGAGCCGCGATATAGACAATTTCACCAGGAACGCCAGTAGTCGGTAGAGCTCCAAATACTCTTAATCTCAGACGTAAAATCTCTGCAACATCTTCGGCTACAAAGTTTTTAGCAGTAACTGTACCACTTGGTGAAAGATTAATTACGGTTGGATAATTACCGTTCTGTAATTGAGTGCCGTATACTGAAAGTCCTCTTCGAACTGTGACTAGATCTGACGCAACTGTGTTAATGTCTACTGAAACATCATTCGTAGATTGATTATAATTTATTGATGATAAGAACTCCTTAATCGCAGAAGTTATTTCACCAAAATTAAAATTGGAGAGCTCAACTAGTGATGTTGTGCTAGAATTAGATAGTTTTTTAACCGATGTTAGTTTGACTTGTACTGCCATTTTAATGTTGGGCTTTTTCTGCTTTTATTTATTACTTTTCTTCAATATCTCGAGTTTTTAGCTCTTTCAAGAACTCTGTTTTTGAGTCTACTTTGCAATTTAAGGCAACTGTACCTGATCTAATGATACATTCGTTAAGATCTCCGTAAATTACATGACCTGGTTCGCTTTTAATGTAGCTTAGGTCAAGACGATTGCGACCGTCTCTTTCAAATGTGCAATATTTAAGGTAAGAATATCGAATATCGTTACCGGTTATGATTCGTGCCTCACGTAGATGAGACGATCTTACTTTACAGCCGTAAAATGTGCAATTTGTTAATTCCCCTTCTACTGAACAGTTAATAAAGTCAACATCACTTACTGAAAAGCTCTCTTTTAGGCGAGCATCTTTTATTTGAATGCGTTTGGCTTGAGTATCGTAGTTAACAATGCCTTTTTTAAGATTACCGGTAGTAATCAGCTCAAATAATTTCTCTTTTATATTAGAATAATTTGATTCAACGATTCGTGGATCATTTCTAAGGTCAATGTATAGTTCAATATCCGGATATGTATTAATAAAGCTCTCATAAGTTTTAACTGATTGTAATAATGATTTGTGTTTAGTTAAAATCTCAGAAATTCTACGAGTTTCATTAACTGTGTATACATGATTCTCTTGTAAAGTTGAATATAGACTCTCGGCCATGTAGTTAATTAACTCAACTGAGTCTTTTTTCTTGGTTTCGTAGCCGGCTCCTCCTGCATATCGGACTTCTAGATAATTTTGAGATAACTTTGTGAAATTTATCCCAAAATACTTTGCATGAGGTAGGTTAAAATCAGTTGGGCTTGCTGGATATGCGTAATTTAGGCTTGTTTCAGCAATAAACTTATTTTTAGGATAGATGTTTAAGACTGAGTTTTTATAGATCTTCTGCATTCTTGATTTGGCAGATGGCCACATATCAAAAATCTTAGATTCGTCTAAATTTAAGATGTACTTGAAAACATTTAAGTTTTGAAGACGCTCAGTTAAGTCTAGATCAATTTCATTAAATGAAATATTGACATGAACTCCAGTCCTTTCGGTTGTAAACCCGTGTTCAGCAATAAAATTATAGATTTTAAACATTACATGAACTGCTTCGTTATACGGCATAACTCCGGTTACCAGCTCGTTCATTCTAAAACCGCCTGAGAAATCCGGTTCAATTTTAAAATCGTTTTCGGCAACTGGCATGTCAGAATGGTACTGATCAGTCCATTGCACGTTCTTTTTTAGAACCTTTGTAAGTTTTTCCGAAAGTTCCTTTCTGCTTAACGGCGAAAAGAATTCAAATTCGAATCCCAAATTCACGTTATCAAATAGGCGTTTCTTGTTTATATCTTTATACATAGAGTTATTTATTAAAATTTATCGGTTTATTGCTATAAATGGTACATTCAATCGAGGTCTGGCATTATCAATTATGGCTAGAGTAGATTCATCTCTAATGAATAATTGACTCACTATGAATTCATGATCTTCGCTCTGGATCATTGTATTAAATAGTCTAACATTTGCAATTGAATAATTTGCACTAGGTAAACACCAAGTTGCAGTGGTTTCAAATTCAAAGGTTCCAGTCGTAACAATATTTGAATTGGGGTTTAGTGGCACAATCTTATTGAAGTTCTTGATATTTGCTGGATCTTGCCTAAGTTCATACACATTTATTTCAAATTGACCGAACTGAGCAGAGATTGGAATGATGATTGGATACCATTTTGCGTATTCAATTGTTCCGATCGGCTGACTGTATTCTTGATCATTTATTGTTATCTTAATGCTTAAATTAGGCGTACCTGATGCGTCAGCTATGATTGCCTGGATGATTAATCCTTTGCGGTCATAATCATCATAACCTCTAAATAGCGTCACATCCTGATCACCTCTGTTAAAATTAACTAGTGCAGAGAAAGTCATGTTTGGAGTCTCAGCAGTTGAGGCTTGTCGCTTGTAGACAACTGCATTCTCGGCCTGTTTAAAATTAACAATTCCTGAGCCTGAAGTAGTTTCAAGAATTGGTCTGCGTTCAGATGCCTTAAGGCTTAGCGTTTTATAACCCTCAACGATTACGTACTTTTGACCAGTATGCGGCGGCGCAAAGGACTCTTTTGGGCCATTCATTTTAATTCTGGCCTTGTTAGGATTAAGATCGGCAATATTAATATCACCTGTAACCAATTGATTTTGTCTCCAAGTTTTAAAAATATTGCTATCATCGTATGCATAAATTTCTCCGTCTGGCGAAAGTTCTTGCGCATCTGCTCCATTTGATGAAGTTAATGTGTATGGAACCAATTGCGGACGAATTGCACTCATATCATAATAGTATTCAATTAATGGAGCGTAATTAAATGTGATATCTAATATTTTGCTCTTGATATCTGGATGTAGAGTCTTTCGGACCTCATCAAATCGGGTAGAAGCGGTTGAAAATTGTTGTTTATCTAATGCGTCCTGTTTTTGAACCTTAGCCTCTGCTCCAAATAACTGTTCAGAACTCATAATGATATTGTCTAAGAAAGTTCTGTCATTGGCTTTCATTAGCATATCAATATTGGGATGGAATTTGGTTAATTGAATTTTCCAATAAATTGGCTCCATCATAAATCCTCTGTATAGGTACGAACCTTGAATCTCGTACATACGATTAACTAGAGGAAAGAAGAGATAGTCTCTCTTTCTAGGCTGCGAGCCTTTACCGAACATCATTTGAAAATAAGTATGATCAACATGAATTTCAAATGGAACTTCAAAATCAACTCCGAACTCTGTAAAATTGGGTTTGTTATCTGGAAACTTATTATCTGGTACCATTACCTTGATACACTTACGTTCAGTTGTTTTAAATAGAGTCCATTCTTTAAAGATAAAATCGCCGCCGTCTCTATCTGGTTCTGTTTTAAAATAGACAACCTCGTGTCCAAATATTTTATTGGTCTGTAGGCTTAATTCGTGTGCAATACCGGTTGCTGTACCAACCTCATAGGGTTTAAATGAGGCTTCGCGCTCAGCAATTATTACTGGACAGCGCTCATCTGAACAAGAAACGGACGGGGTAAATAATTGGTCTTGAGGTTTGGTGCTCTCGACTCTGATCTTAACTTCATTGACTTTTAGCTCAGTTGAGAGAGCATCGTATGTTGTATCGTCGTACTCATACTTCACTTCAAAAAAGACATTGGATTCCGCGAAGACTAACGTAGGTAAATCGCCTAAGTCGTCTGGCGTAAATGAGTACCAAAGAGACCAGTTTGATCGGTCGTTTGAATATCTTAACTTTCTGATAATATTTGCTGGATTTGCCGAGCCTAGGTCCAGGTCCTCATCGAAAGCTGTGATTTTTACGGCTTTCTCTAGAGGTTCACCAGTTGAAAAAATTCGATAATTTTTTGAGAAACTTATTGAATTCTTGGCTGGATCAGTTATAATTTTATAGGCTACTACTTGCATTCGACCCTTCTTTTTGTTATTTATCGCAGAGTTACCTGAATTACTTCGCAAATAAATAATAAGAAAACGGGTTAACCTATGAAATCACTTAACCCCTTGCTGGTTTTGGATCCTACATGGATCTGCCAAGCATATAAAGTTGACCTGGAGTACTACACGTACCTTTTACTTGGTGCTCAGCAGACTTATCTTAAGGGCCTTGAATCCGGTCGATTCGATCATTTTTATGAAATTGTTTTTCATTACCTAAATCTTAATACAATTATTGCAGATAGTAAAATATACGATTCTGGTCTTAAACCGGTTACTGCTGACCATAACTTACTGTTATTAATTAGCCAGCTAGCCGAGAAAGAAGACAGTCAAGGCAAGGAGATCATTAGAGAAACTTCAAAGATTTTTGCAGATACTATGAATACGTACTTAGATAAGCTGATAGTTAGCCTTGATAAGATTCATTTTTATTTTAATAATAACTGGATTCACAAACAGGATTTTATCTATTTTGTGTGTAAAACAATTGAGCCAGATCATTATGAAATTGTTAAACTTGATCTAAAGGACTCTCACAATTTTGGGTACTCAGTCTGTACAGTAGCAGAGGTTGAATTGCCTGGGCTTAAAGAGAATCAGTTTAAAGATCGTCTGCTTAAAAAATTACCTGAGCTCAAGGATTTTGATCCTGAGAAAAATGTGATGGTAATTGGTGGAGGAGTCAATATTGATCCAGTTAATCGAGTTTGTCTTGCGAAGGACACAGTTCTACTTAACCGAATTATGAATCATCAACACGGATTTGACGGTAATGTTCTACTAGACTTTCACAGGTTACTAGAAAAGCAGAAGAGCATTCCCTTTAAATTAAAGATGAATTAGCGATCTACAGAGCTTCTTCAAATACATTATCATTATTCTGCTGGTCCTCAACGGTATAATTTCCGCCGACTGCCTGTTGAGTAGTTTGATGATTGGTAATATATGTTCCACTGATTGTAACCCAAGTTTTATCAGCATTAGTAGATCCACCTGTTCGTTTTAGGAAATCCCAAATTGATACGTTGCAGTTCATTGCTGTCTCTTGATGTTCGGTGCCAGTAGTTCCCTCTTTTGCAAGAGTTCGGCTGCCACGCATAACAAACTGTGGATACCGGGTAAGAGTTCCGTACGTTGCAAAGATTGCATAAAGAGAAGAAGGTTGAATTGGATAAAATGTTGATGTTCCACTAGTTCCGGCACCGGCTGCTCCCCATTTATAGATTAATGGAAATGCTCGCATTGCACCTTGCCGGGTGCTATCTGCGTGCGCTCTCACGTTAAACTTCATAGTATCAATTGCTGGCCAGTGATTTGGAATTCCACGAACGCATAATTGATACGACTCATTGCCTATTGCAGCAGGGTCAGTTGCAGTATTTCCGATATTGCCTATGTTGAATGTAGCTAAATCATTTGGCGCATTTGCTGCAATGGCAGAAGGGGCAGTTGAGGTTGCCCAACCTGTAATTGAGAATCTAAGCTGGATAGTAACTGTATTTCCAATTTTTGTGTAAACACCGGTTTTGTCTCCAATGGTTGGCTGTAGATTTGAAACGTTTGTGTAGCCGTTCACGGTTGGCAGAGTTTGAGTTGCAGTATACCAGATATCTGGAGTAAAGGTTCCTTCTTGGTATTCGTCTAATACGTTAACATCTGTGCTGCTGGCAGTAGGCAAAGTTCCAGTTGAAACCGGAAAAGGTATTGCACTATTTAATCGATTATTCTTGATTTTTAGGGCGTAGGTACTTGAGGTTGACCAGTTTATTCCAACGTTTGATGTGCCTGCTCCTAATATGATCTCTTTTGCGGTATTTGGCGCAAGTAACATTAGATTTCCACCGCCTGCTCCTCCGCTCTTAACCGTCATATCACCAGCTGCTCCGCTACCAGTTGAGGTAACTGTGAACGCTCCATTTGCAGTTAAGCTTGCAGGAAGAAGAGTTGCAGTTGATGTACTATTTTTAACAACAACGGCAATTTTATCGTAAATCATTGTGTCGACCGATTGCGATGAATCTGATCGCATAATGACGTTCTTCGTAGAATTGGTGTAGTTATCTGGATCAAATCCAAATCCAAATTTTTGAATTGAATCAAAATTGAAATGTATACCATCGACTAGCGCTCCAGTTATCTTAGCTTCAGTATTTGCGCTATTTTCTAAAATACTGTTTGAGATTCCAAATTTAATTATGCGATTATTTGGTGGAGATGAGGCTGTTGCGCCTGCTGCAGTTTTCTTGTTAATTGTCCATGTGAATCTAGAGTTAAGAGCAGGTTGAGTAACTGAATCGGTTGCATGTAGATTAAAATCTGCACGGATTAGAGATTTGCCCGGAATAGTTGAATCGCTAATTCTAAATTTGCGAACTCTAAGATTTTGATATGTTGGACTTATTACATATTTTTGAGTAACCGTATTAGTTAAGTGTTCTTCAACTAGATCGTCAACTGATCCTAATTCAAGTTGATGACGATAACCGGTTGACCCAGTTAAATGATCGGCTTCGGTTGCAGCATCGGACGCAGAATAGAATGAGTATAGCGATAGTAAAGCTGAATACGGGAATGCCTCCTCGTTTATATCAACACCAGGTAAATTACCGAGTCTATTGTCACTTGGTGTAACGCTATAGCCGTTTAGGTCGCTTGAGCCTGAAACAATATTTCTGGCTGTCTTTGCATCAAAATTAAAGAGAACAACTTGCGAATTTTGAGTAGTTCCGCTCGAATCTCTCCAGTTAGGAGCATTGGTTGACCATGCACCGCCTGACGTTGAACCGACCGTTGTTATTCGGTCAAGACCTGATTTATTTTTAACCGGTAAAATTATCTTAGCCGTAGCTGAGACGCCGATTCCCAGCTGCCAAGTTGAATCGTTAACTTGGGAAATTGAGTTAAACAGATCGTAAAAATCTGAAACTTTATTCCATGTGCTTGTGCCGGATTTTTGATAGATTGCATCTTCGCTTATGTAATAATCGTCAATTGCAGCAGATGTTGATGCTGGATAAGTAGTTGGACTTAGAGTTACACCAGTAACAATTGAATCTGAGTAAATTTGGGTGCCAGCGGCTCCTTCTGGTCCAATTGGACCTTCTGGGCCAGGTGAACCTGTTGTACCAGTTGCTCCAGTTTGGCCAGGTTGACCTACTCCGAGCGCAAGAAATTGGTTAAAATTATAATTAAGTTTGCTAGCGAGATCTGCCGGATTGTCTACGGAAAAAACTTCTTTTAGGTTAATGTTTATCATTAAATGTATTTAATTTTTAATTTTGGAACCAAGCTTACTCCTGTACTTGACTTTTTGTAAATAGATCCGGACAAGATGGCTGATTTAGGGTTATTTATTTTAACCTCCTTTATTAACGAGTAATCTAGGTCATCCAGTTGCGAATATGGAACTTGCGCAATACTTAGTGAGTTATCGACAAGTGTATGGTCAGGTTTTTCATAGAAGTCAATGACCTCTAATTCATAGAGTTTTACTAGGTTTGCTTTACAGTAAGCCGTTAAGTATTGATCAAGAGTTAATTCGCCAATTAGGGCAAGGTCGGTCACTAGCGGATTGCCAAGACCGTCAACAAAGAACTTTTCAAATTCAGCACGAAGGCCTGCTTCAATTAAGGTCTTTGCAATAATATTTGCTAAGTTTATTTTTAACTTAATCTCAGTCTTATACACAGAATACGCAATGTCAATGATTGATCCGTTTGCTTCGAGTTTTGCAAAGGCTGAATCAGTTATCTCAAATTGAGAGTTTGTTAGCTGCTGAGTGTTAAATGACTCTGCTGTAAATTCAGTCGGTACATTTAGTAATTTTGAAGCAAATGAATAATCCTCGGTTACTCTATTTGTACCAGCTATTTTAACCCGTTGAGATTTAGTTAAGTACTTATAATGATAGCCGAAATCCCAACTACTTGATAAACAATTATATGGCGCTGTGTCAACTGGCGATTCGCCAATTAATGGATATTCTGCCTTGTATTTAGTCGATGATTCTAGGTCTAGAATTTGAGTGTCAGAGTATTTAACAAATGAAAACTCTGGCATAATAAAGAAGTCCTTAATGCTTGGATTTAGCAAGCAATTTGAACCAGTTAGATCAAAATTTCCTAACTGAGAAGTGTACTTGAATCCAGCAATTGGTCGATATAACACATCATACTCTCCAGAATATCTAAATACTTCGTATTTTTGACTTTTTGATTCAATATGAGTAAATCCGCCAACTACTGCGGTTGAAGCAGTTTCAATTTGTTCAGGGACCGCTGTAACAATGGTACTCTTCTCAATACGATCAGCCGTTTCAACGGAAAGTTTAATTTTTTGACCTGGAATAAGAGCTCCATTTTGATAGGTTTCAAACTTAACTAGCGATGAATTGTTATCTAATAACGATATGAAATTTGCAAAAGAAATATTTTCAAATAGGTTTGTAAAATAGCTCTTTCCGCCAAACAATTGGAATTGTTGGCTTAAATTTAACCAATCGCTAGTTGATCCGCCTGGAAAAGCAGAGGCAGAGAGGCTAAGGGTTGGACCGGCAGCCGATGCTTCTAATTTAGGTCTTAGGATAAGAGTATCACGCTTACAGCTAATTAGCCAATCATTTGAATTGGATCCTGCACCGGTTTGATATCTAACTAAGAATGTTATTAGTAAGTTAGAGCCGGTTGCTGACAACTGAATTGCAGTTATTTGCGCTCTTAGGTATTGAGCTGAATTTGCGCTATCTTCAATTTTTACAACGTCTCCAACTTTTAATTTAGTAGAGTCTATGCCAACTAGGGTTGCTGTGATATATTGACCAACGTAATTCGTTGATAAATTTATTCCTGGGAAGGCTGTTGTTGTAGTGGTAGTTGTACCGGAACTCGTTGTTGTAGTAGTTGTTCCTGAAATAGTTGTAGTAGTCGTTGTCGGTAAATACGCTGGATCAAGGATTATGAAATCTGAGAATTCATAAATAATTTCTGGCGTTTCAAATATTAATAAATTCTCCTGTACCGATTTTAATAAATGAGTCGTTACCGTTGGATTAGATAAATCATGTCTTAGCGTAGCAAGCGACGTATTTCCAGAAAAGTCAGCACTAGTTTTTAGTGGGATTGAGGCAATTCCGGTTTGGTTAATGAATAGTAATGGCGAAAATGCAGGCAATGGGCTTTCTGCGCCAATGCTAGGATTTATCAAAGTATCAAATGATGCACTAATTGGATTAATAAAATCTTCTAGTACAAATGCGTTAGTTGGAATTTGTGAAAGATTTTGAGAAACAGTTGACACCTGTTCAGGAGTTACGTATACTGAGCTTCCGCTAATATCAACACCAGCCGCAAGTTTTACAGTTGAAAATGCAGATTTGGTTGAATTATATTTTTTATCTTTGACTGAGTATATGAAATTATAGGTTAGATTACTTACGCCTGCTGGATTAAATGATATTCTATAATCTCCAAACGCTCCAAGGAAACTTGGCTTTGCTCCAACCACGCTAAATTTACTTAACGTTGTTAATGGGATTGGCGTTAATTGGGATGGATCGGTGCTATTATCAAATATTCTAATTAGGTCTGAGCCAGTTGATCCTAGTATAACGTGAACTGGGTTTGAGAATGTTAAATATTGGGATGGGTTCTCACTGTTATATGAGCCGCTTAATAATTCTTGGTTTGTTGCGTTTACAAATAATTCGCTATTACTAAATGCTAAAATAAATTCTTCGCCGCTAGTCGGTTCAATAACTAATATTACTGGATAATTATCAGCATCGTATTCGGTGCCGCCAATTAGCAAATTGACTGGTTGTGTTGACACTGGGTCAATTGCGGTTCCAGGTGTTGAACTGCCAATTGCTATTCCAGCTAAGCCTGAAACATTTGGGTATATTCCGTTCTTTAGCGAATTAAATTCGGTGCTTGAAGCTGCTGTGTAAATTGCAGATACAGTAAATTCGGTTGGCGCTAGATTATAAATTATCTTTGAGTTTAAAAATAATTTAGTTTGATCAAGCCTAAGGTCTTCAAATTCTTGACCTGCACTAATCATCTCTGGAGAAGACTCGGCTAATAGCGCTGGATTTATTCTGGAAATATCACTAAGAGCTATCTCAATTAAAATTAGAATTGACTTTGCATCCATGTTTTCAATTACTCTAAATAAAACAGGGGATTGGGGTTTTTCTAGATCTTCTTTTACTGGTTTTAATAGAATACTGAAATTATAGTCTTCAAATCTATTCGTAACTGGTAAAATATCGCCATTGTCTTTTAATTCTGAAAATATGAATTTTGCACCGTTAAAAACAGTGTTATATTGATTTGTAAATTCGTCTTTAACGGTTTTAGAATATCTAAATTGAGGATGATCTAGCTCTACTCCGTTTATTGTTGGAATGTACGTAAAATACTTTTCAAAATAATCTGCCTCAGTAATTAACAAGTCAACATTGATTGGTGAATTGAAATAGTAGTAATTTTTTCTCAATAAAGTTTCATCTAACGAATAGTTAAAATCGGATTCAATATAGAACCATTCGTGTGTTAGTTTCTCAGCAGTTGGAGTATTTTCCCTATGCGATGGTCCAAAATTATCTTTACCGAATGCAATATCTGAATTTAATCGATATACATTACCCCTAGCGTCAGTTGAGTTAACAATTCCCCATTTTGAGATGTATGGAATAACTCTACCATCTATTGCAAAGGTCTTTGAAAAATTTTCCAAGTATATGTTATATTCACTTGCTAAATTATTGGTTTTAAATTTATCTCTATACTGGTAAGTAGGCAGAGCTGGATCAGGTGCACTATGGTCTGCTCCTAATGAAAAGAATCCTGTAAAGTTTTGAAGATTTTCATCCTCGTCGTATATTCCAATATCGGTTCGAATCGTACTTGCTGAATACGGTTTAATATTGGATTGAACTAGGGTAACATCTCCAGATAATACTGAGTATGAGTGTAAACCTTCTCGGTCTTGCCAAACAGTATCGATTGATTCGCTATCATAAACAATTTCGTTAACTTGAATACTACCGATTCCAATTAATGAATATTTGTATTTAGTAAAGTCTAGAATTTTAACATTTGCTGGCACCCAATAGTATTGGTATAGATCTACTTCTGGTATTTTTGAATATTCTGAGCTAAATACATTGAAATCGATGTCCCGGATTTCAAACAAAGACAGAACTCCAATTTTTGGTTTAAATAGTTTTCGAATTTCAATTTTATCGTATTGAACGATTATTGGCTCGTCATCTTCTAGCATTAGGGTTGCATTTGAATTAAATGCTGAAATTGAGGCTTGCGATAATTCGCTGGTTTCGTTATTTAAACCTGCAGTTGATCTACATACTCTAAGAATTTTAGACCAATCTTTTTGAGTTTTTACAACAAGATCATCTAATAATGGAGTAAGTCTTTCAATGTTACCAATTGGTATGATTGCTTGTTGCGATTCTAAAAATCCGCCGTCCGCATAAACAACTAAATTGGTTACACTCGCGTTTAATTTAATAGCTGAACTGCTTTGCAAGGTCTTAGCTGCAAGCATTCCATACTTATTTCCGTATGCTCGAGTTTGAATAATTGCGGTGTTTTTAAAAGAAGCACCTATCAAAAAACTATCAACGAGTTTTTCAATTATTTTAACTACTGTTTGGGCTAATTTCGTAGTATCGGTACTTGCAACTGCATTAATTGTTGCATTCTCAATATTCACGTAAATTCTAGAACCTATTGTCTTAACCACATACTGTGAACCGTTCCAAATCCAGTTTATACCAGTTTGTGAAGATGTGTATTGTGTGCCAATAACTCCAGGTAGATTAGGAGTAAATATTGCAGCTGGGTCGTTTGGATCAGCTGTATCAAAATTTACAACTGAGAAAGTTGGGTAATTCAGAGAATATTCTTCTCCAGTTAAAAAGTATCCACTAACGAATACAATATCATCGTATCTTCCGTTACTATCGGTTTTGTCAAAGGTTGAGCCGTTTTGATGATATACTCGCAGCGTATCTAAATTAGATGGAGCGGACTCAATTGTAACTGATAATGAAGTTCGAGTATTTGCAGAGTATGCCTTTGCTCTTTCTTGTGAAAATAATTCGTCTGGTCCAAAGGTTAGGCCTAGATCGAACTCTGAATCGTCAATCGCAAAGGTTGCATTAGATCCAATTTGAGAAAATGTGGTTGCATTTGTGCTGTACTCGGTTTTTAGAAAGTGTAGATCATTGTTCTTTGTTTTTAAATATGGAAAGAATAATGACTCCTCAGTATCTAGCGCTGAATTAATAAAAGATAAGTCTTCTGTTAAATTTTCAGCACGTAAAACTACGCCGTTTGGATTTGAAATAGTTAAATTAATTTCGTCTGATGCCTTAAATTTATTCGGTAATGGATTATCATTATCCTCGTTTTCGTACATTTGATTTAGGTCAATATCAAATGATGCAAGGTCTATTGAGTTACAGTAGAAACCAAAATATCGATTAAATTCGTATGGGTTTGAAGTATCATCATTGAATAAAAATTCCAGATTTAAAATCTTTGGATAGATTACATTATTTCTCTCAAATCCGCCGGTAATATATTTCTCAAGAGTTAGTTGAGGAACTGATTTAGTTAGAGTCGATGAAATTATTTCTGGAATTTCAACGTATGTGCCTGAATTAATTGAAGCACCACGGTATAGAGAATATTTGTCTTTCTTAACATTAACGTACAACGGATTCTCCGGATACATTGGATTTGCAAAAATACGACGAACGTAGGTTCCAATATTAGAAGATTCGGTTAATGGGATTGCCTTTACTATTGTTGAATTTCTAAATAGATCTCTAGCAAAAGTTTTTTGGTCAACTGAGCCGTTGTGCTGATACCAGTCGGCTGCTGTATAGTTAGATGCCCCAGCTGCTTTAAAAATAACAAAATACTCCGGTAAAACTTTGTCTAGATATAACGGTGCAAGGTAACTAAATTTTTCAGAATAATTCTTGGAAGTTAGGTATTTTGCGCCGCTTGTGTATAGGTCAAAGTCGTATTGATCCTTAAGATCTTTTGCAATAACATCAGTTCGAATAGATGAGCCTACTGCATAAGATATTTTGCTAGGAGTTGCCCCCATATCATAGAACCTAAAAATATTAACCTCATGATTTGATTCTGGATTAACTGCAAATTTTTTGTATTTCTGTTGAGCAAGTTGCTCGTTTGCATTAATTGAATTAAACCACAGATCTCCACTTGAGTCAACTGTCAATTTAAGATTTGAAGTTAACTTAGGATTTGTTCTAAGCAGCCCGAAACTTACATTCCTATCGGCTAATTTAGTATATGTTAGATTTTGACTAGGCAAATCTTATTTGTTATTTTATGCGTTTAGAGCAGCAGATGAAACTGTTGCGGTCTGCGCAATTGCAGTTGCTGGTGTAATTACAGCTGTTTCTTTTTCAAATTGTGCACTAACTAGGACGTCAAACGAGAACACTTCAGTTGATAAGTTAATATCAAATCCTATTTTCTTTGAGTATTTTACATTTCGTAAACCGGTTGTAGCATTTCCTCGATATCCTCCAACGTATTTTAAATAGTCGGCGCAGCGATATTGGAAAGTTAAAGGTATTTTAATTGAAGATTCAGTTCCGTAATTAACTGCACGTTTAGCAGCCGTTGGACTAAATGAAGTTGATCCAATACTATCGTATGAAGCTGGTGCAATGTATAAGTAGGCGCCGCACGTATATTTTCCAATTAAGTACTTATCATTTTCGGAGAAGCCTAATTTAATTGGATAATTTTGCTCTCGCATGGCTGATGATGTTGTAACTAGAGCGCTTGGCGAAGTTGGTGTATTGTATGCAGCTTGTTGTGTATACTTTGCACCAAATGGGTTAGTTGCCTCAGCTGCAGAGATTTCGCAGTGGATTGCTTGACTAAACGGTAGGGTTATTTGCTTGGTCGCGCCAGTTGTATAAACTGGACGGTATACGCTTCCCCATGCTGCATTATATTTACCACCAGCTTTAATGTCTGGATGATCAATTGATATACAGAATTCAGATAGAAGACCATTACCTTTAGGAGCAGAGTTTGCGTCAATTTGACCGTTCCATACTGTTGCATTTGGAGAGAAAGAGATAGACACTCCGTTAATTAATATACTTAAACCGCCGACTGTTGGATTATATGGAACATAATGACCAGCTACATACGGCATGGTTGTGTTGCCAATTACAGCTCCTTGATAATTGTAGTTTCCGCTGCTTAGAGTTAAATCGTATGAAATATTTTCCGGATCAAGGCCGGTGATTTGTCTACGATCACCTTCTACTAGTTTCTCAGCTAAATTTACTGATTTAGTTCTGCGATATACGATTTGGCCCTGTACTTGAGATGATTGGTAACCGTCAGTTTGTCTAACGTCACCAATTAAACCAGCGCTAACGTCGGCTATTCCAATTGGAGCAGCATCGTAGCGTAAACTTGTGTGATACACCTCAGTTGGAGAAACTGCCGGGTTTGAAACTGGCGCTTTTTGGCCAAGACCACCAGTTAAGGCAGAGATGATTTGTAAAGGAGTTTGTGAAGTGTTTTCAACTTGAATGTAGTATTGATTTGTAATTACTTTACCCCAATCGTATGAAACACTTGATCCAGAACTATTTTTAATTTGATCTTTATAATAACCTGCAAAGATTTGTACAGTTTGACCGTTTGAGACAGACACTTGATTACCGGTTTGATCAATGATACTAACTTTTAATTGGCCAGTACCGCTGGCTATTGAAGTTTGAACCGCGGTTAGTGAATCTGAGATTGTTTTAAGCTTTGTGAATAGGTCTACAATACTGCCGTCTGATGAAAAGAAGCCACTAGCCACATCTTCTGCTCTATGGGCAAAGTACTTATCACGGCTGGTGAATGATGTGCCTAGGTGAATATCTAACCCCTTAGAGTTAAGTTCATCTTGGAAATTTATCTTTGCTTCTTCAGCAAAGGCTTGTTGAGAAACAACTGAAATATCTTCAATTGTTTGAATATTTGCTGGAAATTCAATTAAGATTAGGTTAGACCAGTCAGATTCAGCTGGCGTATCAGGCCAACCTGCTTCAGATAAACTCTTTACTCTGATCTCGAGAACTTCACCTTTATTAATAGGTAGTTCAAGTTGATTTGAGTTAACTTCGTTTGGATCTGCGATCTTCTCCTCCTGCCATTCGTAAAAACCGGTAAGAGCATTGTACTTCTTAACTCTAGGTTTTGTGATAATTTCTTTCCATGGAGAGAATGACCCGGTTATCTTATTTCCTTTGGCATCAGTGAATGTGATTTGCTCAGCAGGCTCGCTTGTTCCAGTTTTACTTAGAACACGATATGCAATTTTAAATTGAACAACTTCTTGTAAACCATGAGCAGCTTCCTTTGGTTCAGGAACTGCCCAGAAACCTTTAACTTTGTAAGTTGGGACTTTAATTAATTGAGGCGTTGCTTTAACGGCAGTTGTCACTGAGCTAATTTTACTCGCATGTTGGCTACTTAATGTTTTACGGTCATCTGCTAATCCGGATAAATCCTTAGTTAATCTTAGCGCTTGAGCTTCGCTTAGAGCGGAGTTTGTATTTAACTCTGCACGCTTTTCGCTAATTTGCTTGTCAACTTCTCGTATTTGAGACTTTACTGCTTCAATTGAAGAAATATTTTGCTTAATCTCTTTAATGTCATTGTCTGCTTGAATATGTAGGTCAGTTTGAACAACTTTAAAGTTTGCAGTATCTAGAGAAACTGCATTTGGAGTTTCACCAAGAGAAGAAGGTAATTTCTTTTCTTTTGCGTAATTTAAAAATAATAAGCCAAAATCAGATACAAACTTTTTATAGAAATTTGCAAGCGTCATTGATGTACCATTGTTCATGGTAATCGTTAATTCATTAGAGAATATGCCAATTCCTTGAGAGTACTTATCCGTTGTTACTTTTAATCTAGTGCTTGAAGGTTTAAGGAATAATACTTGGCGTTCGTTGTAGCCTAAATTAATTGGAAGGCTAGTAGATGGAGTGAGTTCTGGTTTTACTCTTAGAATATTTGCACCTTTCTTAAGTTCACCAATTCCGAATGTTCTAGTTACAGTAATGCTGCGTTGATTTACGTCGATGTTTGTTACTTGATATTCAGAGTTATCAGAAGTTAACAAATAATCTCCAGCTTTTAGAGTTTTTTGAACTACGCCGTTTGGCGAAGCTGAAGATTTTTCAGTATACAATACTGAACTAAGAATGTATTTTGTAACATTAGTTACAACGGCAACTCCTGCAACAACCTTTGATTCAGAGTCACTTAATATGTTAGTAATATCAAATGAACCGTATTTTGTGTTTTGCGCTGGCGGTAATGATACTTCATTTGTATCTTCAAAATAAGAAATGTCACGGGTTCCTAAATCTTTGATTAGATCTGCATATACGATTGCATTTTTACCTTTATAAGTTGAATCAAAATATGTTATGTCTGCTGCAACTTGTGAGGTCATGATTACTCGTAAAACCTCAAATTTATCAATATCTGAAGTTACGATTGAATCGACTGGCAATTCAATATAGATTAGCGGATTTAAGAATGATTCAAAAAACCAGTTTGTCTTGTAATTAAAAGCAACTGGAGATTCAATTGTTTTTGAAGCAACTGCATCTAGGTCTGAAATTACTGCAGATAAATCCTGTAACTCAAATGTTTTAAGCTGACCGGCTGCGTCTTTTACACCGATTCTATTTTCATTACCTGAAAGTAATGAGTTAAATTTTGTATCTAACGCGTTTACTTTATTGCTTAAATACGCAAATGATGGAACATTAAAAGTCTTAGAAGTTCCATCTTGTAAAGTTTGGTTAATAGCGACTGTGTCCGAATTTGTGGTTAACATTTGCGAGAGCTTATTTAAAAACTCTTGCATATTATTTACGTCAACACCAAGTTCGGCTAGGTAATCGGCTAATGTAGTTTTGTCGGCCATTTAGTTATCTTATTATTTTATCAACTTGGAACGTAAAGTTTACCGGATCGGTGCAAGTAATTTCAACAATTGGGCGACCAGTTCTTCCATAATTTATTGGAAAATCTGCTTGCGTTAATGTATCAATTATTACGCTGTATGCTGATACTTGATTTGATGCATTTAATGCATCGGTTTTTATGGTAATGTTATACGAATTTGTTACAATTTGAGTGTCAATTACAAGTCTAAGAGTTTGACCCTTTCTCCAATTAAACACAGAATCATCAATTTTAATCTCTTGATCTGATGTAATTGTCCAAGTTGCCGGATTTGAATTACTTGGCGAAATTGGTTTGTAGTGCTTGTAATAAGTATTTGAAATTCCAAGAGGTAAGGTTATTACGTTTAACACGTTAACCGTAGTATCAGATAAGTTAACTTGATTCATGTTTGAATAGGCTTGAACATCTGATGCAATTGTCATTTGACCTGGAACGTGTTTGTCGAGCACAATACCGTAACCTTTTCTAAATGGAGCAAGGTTATACTCTAACTGTAGAGAACTTCTATTATTAAATAGATCATCCATTCTGCTATTTAAACTGTCAATTAGGTCCATGATTGAGCTGGCTTCATCGAATGCAGCAGTTGATGCAGAAACGGTTGTTTCTAGAGTTGCGACTCTTGTGGCTAGCGAATCAAGTCCACTTGTATTAACTAGGGCCTGCTTAGCCGAGTCTAGATCAATTCTTAGATTTTCTAACTCTGCTAATTTATCATTAAATTTGGTCTGTAATCTTCTAAACTCGGTTAGGACATCTAGGAATAGATCAAGACCAAATGTTGTATAATCATTTACTGATTTTTCAACGGCAACATCCTCAATCGAAGTATCAAACTTAAGATTGATTTTAAATGCAAATGCATTACCGTTGGTTTTATTAATTGGATCAGGTTTTTCCTTTGTGATTGTTGGAATAACAAAATCGATTCCGCTTTGTTCTGCTTTATTTAAGAAATAAACTCCGTATAGGTTTGTTGCAACCGCTGGCTCAGAAGAACCTGCTACTGGAATTGGATCATATACATCATAGTAAACTAGGATTGCATTAAATTCAAAATCCGCATTACCTACTGAATCATTCAATTGAGCAAGACTTTTTATGTTGGTATTTTGAGCAGCCACTTGATAGTTAGCAAGATCAAAATCAACAGTTACACCGTCTAGCGTTGAACGTAAATATTCGACTGCTCGAGTTGGTGAAGGGTTTTTCTTGTAAAGTTTTTGGCTTTTTATTTGAGATGAACCGTTTGATGAGGTTCCGGTAAGCGCTCCATAATATGCAGCTTGATCTGTGTGATATGAATTTTGTAATTGATTTGCTCCCCACCAAAAACCAATACCGGTTGGGTTTGAAATTGCATTATACGGTGTAGTGATACTTGTCCAGTTAATTACAGTATTTGTTACGTCAGAAATCTTCTGAGTTGAATTATCTGAATCTAAATCGTAGATTGCATGTAAATCCATACCGGCAAATGGGTGAGTCTCATTATAATGACGACCTGCTAAAAATTCAATATCAAGAGGATCTCCAGGAGAATTTGTGATTAACATATCTGGATGGTAGTTAACATCTGCGATTGAATTAAATAGGACAGTTGGAGTTGTTCCAACGCTAGTCGGCACGTGAATGTAGATTTCGCTATATGAATTATCTTTATTTCTAACTGAGTTAATTACATCAATATCGCCTAAGTATTTTACAACTCGATTGTATGAAGTAGTGGACTCATCTCCCCAATCTTCGGCCCAACGCTTTTCTCCTGTAGGTAGAGTTTGAATTACTTCGGAATTATTGGCATCTCTCCAACGAATTGCGCCAGATTCTTTTAACCATTTCCAAAAAACTCTTTCGCTAACGTTTAATTTCTTTTCACGCTGATAGGCTTCTTGCGAAATTAATAGGGTCTCCAAGTTAAGAGCATAGTTTTGAAAACTATTTGCCAGGTTTAGATTTTGGTTTGCGCTTAATCCATCTAATACTGGGCTCTCCCCAACTGCTAGAAACTGAGTTCGGTTATCGGTAGCCATTGTGGTTGGAATCCCAATTTCTGGAATTCTCAATAGCGCAAATTTTGAAAATCTAAACTTATTTGTATTGTTATTAAACGTTAAAGTTAGATCTTCAAGCGAACTCTGGAATGTGTAAAACATCCCCTTTTGAGTCTGAATAGGTTTTATTAGTGGAGCTACTGCCATTTATGGTTAAATTAGTTTATAACAGTAATGTTGTGACTGTTAGTGATTGTAAAATATGATGAATTGGTCTCGTGTTGAGTTTTTGTTAAACTTACGCTTGAACCTCTTTTACTAGGAACAGTTCCGCTTTGCACGTTTGTGTTAAACAACTTGATATAGGCTTTGTTGGTAAGAGTTGAACCAGATGTAGTTGCTGTAACGGTCGCGGTTCCACTACCAGGTAAGGTATTCCAGAGAGCACTATTAATGTATCCAGTTTTTAATTTACCTGCACCAACTGATGCATCTTGAACGTATCCTGATATAATATTGATTCCTAGCGTAGCTGTTCCGCTTGGGTTTTGAGGAGTTGGCCAGTCCGTAACGGCAACTTCAGTTGTTCCATTAGATTGAAAAATCTTATTGATTATAAATGTAAAGGTTTGGCCAACTGCTGGGCGATTATCAGTTGTTGTATAATCTTCATGTAATAGCAACCAGATTGGCTTACTAGCTGATTGAGTATAGCCTGAAGGTAAAATAAGGTCTAAATAGATGAATTGTGGGTCAGTCTTAGCTAGTTTCAAGTTAGCATAAGAATATAGTCCGCCATTGTCAACTAGTTGAACTGTTCTTGAAAATACTGAGCTTTGTTGAATTGCCTGTTTTGCAAAATTAGCTTCTCCGTAAAATCTTGATGGAATTGCTGTACTGCTATCTGGATCTCCAACGTATAATCCCTTGTCTGCAATACCTGCTCCACCTGAAGTTGGGTATCCGATTGCTGCGCCGCCAGTAGTTGTTCCAATAACAACAGTTGGAGTTGCAACTTTTGAACCGGTCGCGGTTGACTGCATCGTCTTAGTAAAAGAGATATTATCTGCTAAGAAAGTTGATACTCCTGCACTCTGGGTTAAAGAGGCAATCGTTGCAGCAGCTCCGCTTGTTCCATTTTTGAATAGAATTTGACTGCTTACTACTACATTTTCAGTATAAACTTTTCCAATTGGTGAATCGACACCAATGTACTTGTTTACCAAGTCAATTTGTAGCTCATTAATAACGTCCTCAATTTGAGTTCTCAAAAGAGTAACGTTTGCATTAACGATTAATCTCATATCTGAGATAAAGGTTGTCTCCAATAGTGGAGTAGTTGATAGGTTTGTTGGAGTAAATGCCATTTTACTAGTTTCTTTTTTTCTTTTTTATTTATCAAAACCCCTTAACGGTGGGTCATCCGGTGTTTTCGGTCGTTTAATTGTTTCTCAATATTTCTAAAGTAGTCATCTGCTGATAACACATTACATATTGAAGTTGTATATGCCGTTTCAGATACGTTATTTCGAGTATCTGTTGATTTTGCAGTTAGTCGATACTGGCCAGGTTCAGGAAATCTCCAAATAAAATAAGATGGAGATTTAACGGTAATGATCTCAGTATCAGTCTGATCATATAGAGTCCATTCGGTCTCAGTATTGGAAACAAGGTTTGAGATGTTTACAATGACCGGATGGAATACTGGAACAGTTAGAGTATCGCTAGTAGATTTTATATTAACTAAGTTAAATGAGTTTTCGTCGTAGTAAGACGGTAGAAAGCCAGTCTGTTCCCCAGTAGCATCGTCGAATTTAACATAACCTGCATCAATCCAGAATTGAATATTTGAAGCTGGCGCGGGTTTTCCCTGATCAATGTCTTTAACGATATTATCAAATTCACAAGCTAGGAAGAGTAGATCTTCATCAACCTGGCGATTGACCTGAGAAAGGGTTTGTTGGATACTAGTAAAAGTATCGTCATCAAAAATATTTCTAGGGTTATTAAATGTGTAAACTGGAAGGACTTGCCTAACTGTAAAGCTAGATAAATCTATACCGACTGTGGTTGACGCAATCATTTTAAAACTGTTAACTGTAACTTCGGTAACTAGTCCTTCTGCGTAATTAGCCGAACCATTAAACAGCTGAACTTGATCTCCGATTGATAAAATTAAATGAATATTTGGATCAGGACCGCCTGAGTATACAATTTCGTAAGTTTCGCCTAAGTTAATTACTGAGTTTGAAGCACCTGAGTTACTATCATCAATTTGATATGCTGATCCAATTGAGTCTATTCCAGTAACTAATTTTACTAATCTGATAATTGCATTATTTGTTTTTTGGAAAAACTTTGAGGTTGCTTTAATTGTTGAACCGACTATTTGATATCTAAAATTATCCCAACCTGGATAAGAGGTAGTTGATAAGAAAGTTACAAGATCTGTGATTCTAATGCTTGAGCCTAATTCTGCGACAAGATCGATTTCATGGAATCCACTGTATTGTATGCTTAGCACATTTAGGAATGGATCATTTGTTAAATCTGTTAAATCGGTTAGAGTGTAACCATTTAAGGTATCGCCAATGTAGCCAAAATCACTAAAGTCTAGATGATATAAGTCTTTAAATTTAGCAGTATCATAATCTTGAATTGTTGCCTGGCCATTTTTTGTACCTGTACCCCAATGTAGTTTGTCTGGGTGATTTGAATTAGCAAATGCCTCAAAGCCGTTTGCGACTGGGTTAAAGATTTGAATTTGGTCTTGATGACCTCCAATACTGTAATAATTTGAATATGTGTACCAGTCTAGATAGTGACTGTTAATATCTGTAATTGCTCCATTTGGTCCATTTGGATTTATGACATTCGCAAATGGATCATATAGTGGACTGTTTGAAAGATCTCCAATTGTAACATTATGCAGGTTTCGGAAATTGTAACGGAATTTATCTTGCATCTTCATGAACGCTTGCAGAACTGGTGTATCCTTTTGAACTGTGATTCTTTGATAATCAACTGAAGTTCCGCCTTGCATGTCAAATGCCTTTATCTGAATTAAGTATTCTCCAGTGTGAGGTAGCATGTGAGGAATTTGTGCAAGCTCCGTGATTTTACCTCGGCGTTGGAAGAAATAACTTTGTGGACCTGTGATAGTCCATTCTAATTCATAACTATTTCTGTACTTAATATTTGAGATTGTAAAATGTGAATCTATAATATGCAGTGTCCATGAAGTATTTGAAGTTAGGTAACCATTATAGTTTGTGATAGATATCGCTAAGGTATTGATTGGATATCCGATTGGATTTATCTCAGTTACGGTACCTTCCATCCATTGAGAATGGTCAGTTGTAACGTAAATTTTTAACTCCATGCCAACTGTAAAAGGTTGGACTGTTACGCACGTAAAATACTTGGTTCCAGTACCGATACTATTATTTGAAGAAGATGTTGTTGGAGAAATTGTAATAAAATCTCTAAATGTAATGCTGTCTAGTTCTTGTAAAGTTAAGTCTGGAATATTTGCCTCTAATACGACTGGGCAGCCAATACTATCTAGCACATCATCACCTGAGTTTAACGGAGAAGACTCTCCGATATGTTTAAATTCATAATCTTTTAGTGCAGCATAATAGTCGCTGACCGCATTGATTAGGTATTGTGTTTGATTGAGCGGATACGCTTGCGAATCTTGATATGGGTTAACTTGGCCGTAATTAAAGGTTAGCGCTGGAAATGCGGTGATTCCATTTAATTTTGGATATAGGGTTTTTAGGTCCCTAATCTTTAACTCGGTTGAGGTTACGTCTGGGTAGATCAACTTTATTTTGTAGGTATCATTGATTTGTAAAGCCTCAATTTGAGTTAGGTCTAACCAGTTTCTAAGGTTAAATTTCTCAAAATAGATGAATTCTCCAATAATGTCTTTGATGATTACATTAATGGGGATAATTTCATTCTTTAGTTTTCTGGCAAGCCCATGTAATTTAAAGAAGATCTCGTCTACTGTAAAATCAGTAGTTGAGACTACTTCAGGTAATCCATCATCGTCGTAAGTATCGCCAGCTATTGTGAACTCGTATGCAAGTGCAAGAAATTCAGTTTTTCTAAATTTGCCGCCTTTTTTAATTTGGCCGTTTTCGTCAACTAAGTTTATCTTGCTAGAGTCTCCGATCTGCATTAGGTCAGTGACATCAACCATTGCAAACTTTTTAAAATAAGTTGAATTTGGGTCAGCATCTCGCCAGTATTCTTTCACTCGAAGAATATCACGATAGCCCATTAAGTCAATTAGGTTAAGTAGACCTTTATAAGTACCGACGTACGGATAAACTTGATCAACGTTAACAAGTAATTGTTTTCTGGCTTGATTAATTTGGGCCCAATCCGGTAAACCTTCTTTTAGATCGTAGTCTTTAAGTAATAGAGCATCTTCTCTATTAAACTTAACTCCAAAATTACTTAGCCAAACTCTAAAGCGTTCGTCTTCATCTTCGCCTTCTCCGTAAAAATTCATCTCTAAGACTAGAGTTGACTCAGTTAAGGTTGTGTAATGGATTTGAAGAGTGCGAGCATAGCTCTTTTCTTCAATTGGAGAAAATCCAATATTTAGTTGAAGCGGATATGTTAAGTCTAGTTGAGTTTGTGATTGACTAAAATCGCTGTGATTAATGGTTAGAGACTCTTCTCGATTTAAAAAAACGTTTGAGTCAGCGTGTAGACCTTCTCGAGTTACTGTGAAAATGAAAAAATTATCCTTGGCCTCAGCTGTTTTCCAGGTAACCTCAAATTTAGAGCCTGCATCCATCTTTGGAAATGAATAGACGCCGTTTGTATTTTCTAAGATAAAGAGGTTTGAGCAGTCATATAGGGCAACTGATATTGGTAAAAAATAGTCTGCCCCCTCCCAAAATCCATCAGTTGATTGACTTAGGTTATAGGATTCTCCGTTCTTATCGAAAAATACGAGGTTATTAATATTCATGCAAGCTAGCCACCTTTCAATTATTTATTAAGGGTAGGACTGGAGTTAAATAGTGTAGATCTCGCTCTCACCTGTAAAGCTCAACGAAACAAATTCAACTTTTTCACCCTTACCGATATGTTTGTAAATTTTCTTGTATTCTTTAGCGTATCCATTCTTTGCAATTTGTGTGAAATATGCAAAAGCGTTGTTGGATTTCTCTTCGTTAAAATTTCTCCAATATCTCAGTAGATCAAGTAGCGCCGACTGAATACAATCTTCTTTGTCTAGCGGATTTGAGAAAGTTAGTTTTAGGATAGCTCGATTTGCTAGTAGTATAAAGTACTCTACTGCTCTCGGTGAAAGCTCACCAGCTGTGTGTTGGTAGCCAGTTTCTTCGTTTAAGTGCCCGTGTTTACATCGAATGATCTCATTTGTGAAATCTCGATTATTTATGTAGTACTTGCTCTGTTTTGCTTTACTTAGTGGTTTAACTACTTCAGTTGACATGTTAATTTGGTTCTTTTAGGGACTCGTGTATTTTTAAAACAGCTAAGTAGGAGTCAATCATGTCCATAAATGGTGATTTGACCTCTTGTTTTTTAAGTATTAGATCTTCATACTTATTTATTGCATTGTGTAGATCGCTGTTGATTGCGAGTCTTGGGTTTTCTTTAAAAGTTTGGTATACGTCATACTTACCGGCATTACCTTTAGCGCCAATTGCATTCTTTAGCTCTCCTGGTGAAAAAATGAATAGCTTTTCGCTATGGCCATTTAGTAATCTGTCTAATAAGGCTTTTCTCATCATACCGGTTGACTGTGCAATATCTAATAGGGCATTACCTTGGGCGCCGTACGCAATTCCTTCAATAGAAACTATGACACGGTCATCATTTTTCACATGCGCTAATATCTGAGTGACGAATGTATCGACTAGAGTTGAATAGTTAGAAAGCTTTGACCTTTCAATTGCTGAATAGGTATCTTGGCCTTTCTCTCTAGCTGGTAAATGAACAAATTTTAGATTTTTGAACTCAAGTTCAGTATCATCTAGGAACTTTTTATGGATTTTAGTGGTATTAGTATTAACACAGGCCACCCAGTTGAAACTTTTAAAGTCTCTACTGATGCATGCTGCAGGATACTGTATCGAAAAATCTATTCCAATGATGATCAAGGTTCATAAATGTCATTTTGTCTATTCTACTCATAAAAAAAATTTAGTTTTTATTCAAAACCTTTTGAATGCATACTGTAAAAAAAGGGTGTTGGGAGGGTATAGTCTCTTAGGTTCTTAGTTACTTAGTCTACTTATTTTATTAATAATAAAGATTAGAGATTCTAAGTATCTAGGCTCTTAGCAGCCAAATCTCAACACTCTTTAGTACATTGTGATTAACTTCTAAATATAAATTCATGTTCGATCAACACCAAACTGAGAAATTCCTATTTTTTGACATTGAAACTGCGGGCATTGAGGCCGATTTTTCAAACCTGTCGCCCAGACTACAAGAGCAATGGCAGCATCGCGCTGAGTTCTTAAGAAATCAACTTGCACAAAAGTATCCGGACAATGCAGGTAAAGAAACTGCTGAGCTTTTTGCTGAAAAGGCAGCATTGCAGGCTGAATTCGGTAGAATTGTTTGTATTTCATTTGGAAAAATTAAGTTTAATGAAGATCTTGAGCCAGTTGCTCAATTAGTTTCATATACTGGAACAGAAGAAGAGATCTTAACCAATTCTTTTAAATTAATAAGCGGCTTAACTAAACAAGGTGTCAAGCTAGTCGGTCACAATATTAAAAGATTCGATATTCCGTTCTTATGTAAAAGAGCTTTCATCAATCATATAGAAGTCCCAACAGCCCTTCAAGTCTGGGATCGTAAACCTTGGGAAATTCCAGTAGTCGATACTTCAGAACTTTGGAGTTTTGGCGCATGGCAAGAAGGATTCACCTCACTTGATCTGCTTTCTGCCGTTTTAGGATTGCCTTCACCAAAAGATGAGATGAAAGGCTCAGAGGTTCATAGCGAATTTTATTCTGGCAACATCTTAGAGATTCAAAAATACTGTCAAAAAGACGTAGTTTCCTTAATAAAGATAATTCTTTCTCTTTCAAACCTAAACCAATTGGAAGATTCGAATATAATAATCAAGTAAAATAACACAATTAGATGAAAGAAATCATTTTTAAGACTGACGCTAGGACTCAGTTAGGTAATGGAATTAATGCTCTAGCTGAAGCCGTTAAAGTGACGTTAGGCCCTCGCGGTCGTAATGTTGTTATCTCTAGGGATAATAGTGTTGCTATAACTAAAGACGGTGTAACAGTTGCTAGAGAAGTACATTTAGAAAATCATTTGGAAAACGTTGGAGCCCAAATGGTAAAACAAGTTGCAAATAAAGTAGCACTTGAAGCCGGAGATGGAACAACCACCGCAACAGTATTAGCGCATGCTATCTTTACTGAAGGTAATCGTCTTGTTGTTGCAGGAACCCATCCAATGGAATTAAAAAAGGGTATTGAGCTTGCATCCAAGCAAATCATTGAAAATCTTCGTTCACAAGCAATTAAGGTCGAAGATTTTGAACAGATTAAACAGGTTGCAACAATCTCTGCAAATAACGATGAGGAAATTGGCCAAATTATCGCGGACGCAATGGAAGCGGTAGGATTCGATGGAATTATCACAACCGGTGAAAGTAAAACTGGCGAAACCTACGTTGAAATTGTTGAAGGAATGCAATTCGCTAACGGCTACTTATCTCCGTATTTTATTAATACAGATAAGTCAACGGTTGAGTTTGAAAAACCTTTAATTCTATTGTACGATGGTCGTATTTCAAACTTACAAGACTGCTTACAATACTTAGAGCACTCAAACAAGTCAATGAGACCTCTACTTATTATTGCTGAAAGTGTTGATGGCGAGGCCTTAAATACTCTTCTAGTCAATAAGATTAAGGGAACCCTCAGAGTTGCTGCAATTAAATCTCCAGGATTTGGCGAGCAACGCAAATTAAAATTAGATGATATTGCGATCTTAACTGGTGCAAAAACCATCTCAGAAATTGAGGGCCAAACCTTAAAAGAGTCAATTGCTGCAAATTTCGTAGGTAGCTGTGATCGAGTTGTAATCTCAAATGATTCAACCATGATTATTGGTGGACACGGAAGCAGTTCTGCAATTGAGACACACGTTGCGGACCTAAAATCTCAAATTGATAATTTAGATGACGAATCCAAAAAGTTAATTCTTAAAGAACGCCTTTCTAAATTCCAAGGCGGAGTTGCTATCATTAAAATTGGTGCAACTTCCGAGATTGAAGCTAGAGAAAAATTTGATCGTATTGATGATGCCCTTGGTGCAACTAGATCAGCTGTTTCTGAAGGAATTATCCCAGGAGGCGGTATTACACTAGCCCTAACGGCTGACTCATTAACTCTATCATTACCGAATCGTGATCAACAATTGGGTGTTGAGCTTTTAAAGAAAGCATGCTCCCAACCATTCCGCGTAATCTTAGAAAACGCAGGCCTTAGTCCAGACGTTATCTGGAATGAAATTAAATCAAAGGGTCTAGGCTTTAACGTTAAAACTGAAGAATATGTTGACATGATTAAGGCTGGAATTATTGATCCAGTTAAAGTTACAAAAACTGCCCTAGAGAACGCTGTATCAATTTCAGCTCTTCTATTGACAACTGACTGCCTAATGGTACAAAAACCCCAAGTGAACTCACAAGTTCAATAGTCAAATAGCCATCGACGAGTAAAACGCCTGGGACAGTAACTATCCTGGGCGTTTGCTTTTTTAGTGGCCTCAATAGATAAAATAAAATCAAATCACGTTAATGGCGACCAATACGCTATTTAAAGAATTACTAAAACAGGTTAAGTGCGAAGAGATCTCAAGCACAGGATTTAGTCAGGCTGACCTAGATGCGGTCAAGGCGTGTATTCAAAACGTAAAACCACCAGACACACCAGTTTCAATAAAATTACCAGCTCAGCCGTCACCAGATTGTGTTCCAGCTGCAAACGAACAGGTTAAAAAGATAATAGCTGATGAACAACGTAAGTTACCCATTGCAATTCGTAAATCAATCCTAAAAGCAAAAGTCCAAGAGTTAAGAGATAATTTAACACCAATCAAGGAATATTACAACGCTCGCTATGATTTTTACACAGCAACTGTCAAAAAAGTCGAGCCAAGTACCTCTCAATATTTGTATTGGGAAGATGAGTATAACCGGCTAACTAACTTAACCAAGTCACTATACACCATATTATCCAACGATTCTGAACTGTATTTTAGTTGGGGCTATACTGTTATTTACGTAATTAATAGAGCAAATGAAGATTTTGATAATTCAGAGGTTAGACAGTTTTTTAAAAAATTACCAGATGACCTAAATAGCTCAAGCTCAATTAGCTCAATTATCAACACAATTCCTTCCAACCCATATAATGATGAATACTTTGCAACAGTAGTCAACAATATATTAGGCACTCTACTTAAAGCTCCAAAATTTATTGAATGGCTTGTTGCCAGCAGAGCTAGAGCATACGCTTACGAAAGCCGTGAAATTGCAATTGGAAACGCCACAAATTCTCAAAATACTCAAATACAAAATATAGAGGCACTGCCTTCACAGGCATCAGCGCAAGCGTTAATTCAAAACACGTTTAGGAAAATATCCAGACAATTACTTGTAACCTTTCAATCGAATACTGGTACGCAAAACGGATTAACCGTTCCATCTAAAACAGCCGGCTTAACTCTTACACTAATCGGTAAAAACGGAGTATCCGCAAAGTTACCAGTAATTCATGATGATGGTACAACTGAGCAAATTGATACAATTATTCCAATCAACGGAAGTGCTGATCTAATTAAACCAATTTTTTCAACCAAAACCTCTTTTTCAACTCAGCATATCAATCAATACGACCCAGAAAGCTCAACAAATCCACCTAGGTCAGATTCAGATTACACTATCCTAAGCGGTCTATTGTATAATGGCGGAGTTCAATATAATTCGTATATTGGCCTCTATAATAAAGTCTCAAATCCAATTTCAAAATTATTCACATTAGAAGAGAGAGGCTTAACCATTAATGAATCACAAATTGATCCAAAATTAAAAGAGGCTAAGGACGCGCCAACTTCAATTAAACAGGACAATATAACTCTATATGTTGCCAATCAAACAAAATACGAAGACTTTTATACAAACTTAGATAAATCCTATCCAGTTAAGATAAAAGAAGAATACTCAAACGTTTATCCAGCAGCAATCAAGTCAACTCTTGCTGACCTAAGAATTCTTGCTCAACGCGAAGCAGCTGACCAATTCAGAAAAGTCCCTAATTCATTTTTAAAATTAGCCAGACCAACAAGCTACACAGCCTCACCAGGATCCACAGTATTTAATAGCGGAACATTTACGTATAGCTCAGTCGATTCAACTCTATCTCAGGTGCTAGCATATTACAAAAAAGCAAACGAAGAAATAGATCAATTAATCAAAGACTGTGATGATCAAATTTCCCAACTGGAAAAGGATATTAAAGCAAACTTAATGGATCAAGATATAATCTCAAAAAAGATTCTAGGCATTCCATGTTTTGCAAAAACTCCAACAATTCCGTCTGACCCAAATTGTGAAGCTGCTGCACTTGCTAAACTTGGAACAGATCCATTATACATTCATACGTTAGGCGGAACCGATAGCTCATTACCTGATTTTACAACCCAATGTTACTGGAAAAAATTTACAGATGCCTTAAATAAGGTCTCGTTATTGCCATTTCCAGACATAAGCGGCCCACCGCCAGCAAACACAGTATTTAGATATTGGCCAATCAACTGTATTATTCCAGCCGGCCCAGCTCTAGTTCTTTTACCAATTCCACCAAAGTGGTCCCCGTTATTTGTCTTACCGACACCTCTTGGAACCCTAGTGTGTTTATTAACAATGCCAATTGCTCCAGTTGGAATACCTCTACCTTCAGTCTCGCTATTCTATTTTGCTCCAGATTCAAATAAGTATCTAGTTGCAAGTACAAATATTCCATTGCTATTCTCTGATCCAACGTTTACAACTCTTAAATTTGGATTTGAACTAGACAACTCACCAACCTCAATTAACCCGTTAGGTCTTCATCCAACTAATCCATATAAAGGCCAAATGGTTAAGGGCTCAATTCAAGTGCCAGTTGCAGTCTCCGCTGCAATTGCTAAAGCCAAGCGTCTTGCTGAAATTGCAGCACTTATTGCTCAAGGTAAAATTCCAAATCTGCCGTTAAGTATGATTGAGGATCTGCTGAACTTATTAAATGAATCGCCTGATTCAGATTTTGCTAGACAGGTCAAGAAATTTAGAGGAACAGTTAACACCCAGCTTAATAAACTTGGTGAAATGCAAACCAACGCAATCGAAGACCTAAAGAATAAATTAAAGGACGCTAGAGATGCCGCTCTCGATAAAACATTTGGTGAAAAGGATCCAGCGAAACGTCGCAAAAGCAGAAAGAACGCTAGGGACTTACAAATTCTGGAATTACAGGAAAAAATAGACGCAACGCTAAACTGCTTTGATCCATGGATTGATAATATAAAATTTGGAACAATCTCATATCCAAAGGACGCAACGAAACATAATCCACAGTTGCCCAAAGCCGCTCAAACCGTTATTGAACTATTGGAGCTAGCATCACGTGGAGATCTTATGCTTAAATCAATGAGCCTTAATAAAAAATTAATTAAGATCATTAACAAAGTAAATATCAAGAAATTTATCAAAAAGACCGAATTTACAATAGACACAGAAGCTGGCGTAAATGAAGTTAAAGATACTCTTAGTAAACTATTCGAAGGTATGCTAGACTATCTAAAGGGCAAACCTTCTGAACCTGATACAACTGGGCTATCTAAGGAGGAAGCTGCACGTCGAGCTAAAGCCGAAAAGGCCGTACAGGACGTAATTGCCAAAGCTCTAGCATTAACTGCCTTTGCAACCTCTGTCCCTATCCCAATCGTTACGTTTGACCTAAGTAAAAAATGTTGTAAAACCGAGCCGGTCAGTTTTCCAACAATTGATCCAGCCCTTGCTGCCGCCTTTTCAATAATACTTGCACTAGTTAACGCCGTGATTGGTGGTCTAAAGGCCGAAGATTTTATGGCCGCTCTCGGAATACCCGATATAAAACAAAAAATTAGCATACAATTAATTTTTGACATGCTAATTGCAATAATTGAATCAATTCCAGAAGTTCCACTGCCAGATCCATCAAGTATCGTTAACTTATTTAAGTCAACAATCATTCCAATGTTTACTTCAACCTCATTACCTGGTGCTCCAAACCCATTACACCCGCCAATGTTCCCAATTGTAATTCCGTTAGATCCAATTTTAAAACCTCTAATTAAAATTGCATTAGGTTTATTAATCGAAGCTATCTTAAAGCTCTTATCTAGAGCTGATGCTAATTTAAAAGCAGCGTCTGGTGCTGATCAGAAAGGTGGGCTATATAATTCAGATCAACTACTTAATCAGGTTTTAACTGAGGCATGTGGCAATACTGGAATCTCAGCAAATCTAACATTTGATCAAGTTGGATCAAATCTAAATTCTTCAAATGTTAGTATCACAGTAACTCTGCCAAACGGTAAGAAATTTAAGTTGCCTAAAATACCAGCATTTCCAGTTGATGTAATTGCATACTTCCAATTGTTAACTGGTCCAGACATCATTGAATTAGTTAGAAGCCTGTTCAACGGCATATTTGATCAAATAATGGATCCAATTGTCCAAATCGTTAATATAGTTTCAGCCATTGCTAAATCACTAGACACTTACGAGTTTAATCTAATCGAAGCCGGTATTCCGCAAGTCACCATAATCAAGTTACTCATAATGAAGCTTGATTCCATGATTCCAAAGGGTATCAAAACCAAAATAATTAGTCCTGAAGTAATGGCAATAATTCAAGCAGCAACCATTCCAGCTCTAAAATTTGCAGAACCGGTAGTTAAAGAAGTTGCATGGATCGGCGTTCTTGCACTATGCGCGGCCGCTTCACCAGCCACTGCATATAAAACTGTATCGATTGCGCGTATGTTTCATCCAATAGTGAATCAAGACGATCTACCACCATGGGAAAGGTTAACTCATAAGAATCCATTATTCGCGATTTTCCTTGACGAGATAGCCTGGAGAGGATCAATCTATTCAACCGGTTCACTAATATTTCAGACGAAAACTCCAGCAGTTTTACCGTACACACCAATTTTTCCGATCATCCACATTTCGCCACATACTCTCGGTTAATAATCTATATTTTCTAAAACCTGTGGTGAAATCTCTGTATAATTTATTACTTAACTTTAAAAAATAGTAAATGGAAAACAACCAATTCACGACCGAAGAACTTGATGCTCTATTCAGTCAATCGACATCGAAGTACAACACTACAATCAAATTAACTGAAGCTGACCGTAGAGCTGGCGTAAAGATTTTATGTAAAGAGCCCTATGCTCAAGAATTATATGATCTCTATTCTAGATTCGAATCAGGTTCACCAATTACATCAAAAGACTTTACCGAAGGTCAATTATGTACAGTTATCGCAAAGAGTATTGATTTTGACGGTAAGATGATTATTGCAGATGAGAAATTCTCAAAATCAACAGTTTACATTCCATTTAGAGAATTTACAGAAGAGCCATCATTATTACTTAATGACGGAGACCTACGAGAATTTAAAGTAGTTATTACTAAAGCAACTGCTGGAGACTATGTTGGATCTGAGAAGAAATGCGCAGCGTTTACTTATCGTGAAAACTTAAATAGCTTCATGAAGGACGAAAAATGGTTCTACGTAAAAGTTGTTAGCTTAGTAAAAGGCGGATACCTTGCTCTATATAAAGGAACCGTTAAATGTTTCTTACCTGGATCTCATGCAGCAGCCAACGTAATTAGAGACTTTAATGAGTACTTAAACACTGAAATTCCAGTTATGATTGAGAATTTTGATGCAACAAATGACCTGTTCATTGTTTCTTACAAGAAGTACATCAAACACACATTACCTCAAAAAGTATACGAATTGGAATTCGGTAAAGAGTACAAAGGTATCTTAACCAATAAACCATACGATTTCGGTATCTTTGTTGAATTCCAAAATTACTACACAGGTTTAATCCATAAGAGCGAATTTGAAAATTATGCAGAATTTGCAGAAGGTCGTAAATCAGGCGATGAGATTTCATTCTACATCAAGGATATTATCATCAAGAAAGGAGAACCTCGTATTGTGTTAACCGACACACTTGATAAAGTAGATTACGAAAAAATTCAATGGCAAAGTCTAAAAGATAGAGTTGAAGGTCACACCCTAAACTTTACGTTAGACAAAGAAGACTTTTCAATTGAATTGGAGATGCCAGACGAAGATATTGTCTTCAGAACTGACGTAAGTCACCTTAAGGGCCGAATCCGAATACCTAATGAAGGCCAGGTGAAAATCCTACGAGTTGATACCTTTAGAAAAAATTTAAAATTTGATTTCTTACAAGCTTAGTAGTTATTTGGTACTTTAATAAATAACTAAGATGTATAAGTCAAACTTTAAAAACACGCAATTCGGTTCACAGGTTAGTAAATTTTACTCAAACCACTTATTAGCTAACCGCCGATCAAGCGCCAGTACTTATACACACAATACCAGTATTAACCGTAAAATTTACTTAAACTAAAAAATTAATGGAACCTATCCTAGTAGAGAATCCCAATCGATTCGTTGTCTTCCCAATCCAGCATCATGACTTGTGGGAATATTATAAAAAAGCGGAAGCTAGTTTTTGGACAGCTGAGGAAATTGACCTTGCTGCCGACCTAGTCGACTGGCGAACTAAATTAAATGATGACGAGAGACACTTTATCAAGCATGTATTAGCATTCTTTGCAGCGAGTGATGGAATAGTTAACGAGAATTTAGCTGAGAATTTTGTTAAAGAAGTTCAATACCCAGAGGCTAAATTTTTCTATGGATTCCAAATTATGATGGAAAATATCCACTCTGAGACCTACTCATTGCTTATTGATACCTATATTGCTGATCCGGAAGAGAAAATGAAATTGTTTAGAGCAATCGATACTATTCCAGCAGTTGCTAAAAAGGCAGAGTGGGCATTACGTTGGATCAAGAATTCAACTTTCCAAGAAAGACTTGTTGCGTTTGCAGCAGTCGAAGGAATCTTCTTCTCAGGATCGTTCTGTTCTATTTTTTGGTTGAAAAAACGGGGCCTTATGCCAGGATTAAGTTTCTCAAATGAACTTATTTCAAGAGACGAAGGCTCGCATACAGATTTTGCAGTTCACCTACACAATAATCATATCAACAATAAAGTTTCTCCAGAGAGAATCAAAGAGATCTTATTATCTGCTCTAGAAATTGAAAAAGAATTTATCATTGATGCATTACCAGTCAAAGTAATCGGTATGAATTCTGACTTAATGTCTCAATACTTAGAGTTTGTAACAGATCGACTATTACAAGATTTAGGTTGTGAAAAGGTCTTCAATGTGCAAAATCCGTTTGATTTTATGGTAAACATCGCGTTAAATGGAAAAACTAATTTCTTCGAGAAGAGAGTTGGCGAATATCAGAAAGCGGGAGTAAAATCCGGAGATACAGGTTTTTCAATGGATGCAGATTTTTAACAATAAAAAACAAGGATTTAAGAAATGAAAGTAATAAAAAGAGATGGCCACGCAGAAACTCTGCGCCTTGATAAAATAACTAACCGTATCAAGAAACAAACTTACGGATTAGACACAGACCATGTAGATGCCCTTGAGGTTGCAACGAAAGTTGTATCAGGCCTATATGACGGAATTAGCACAGAAAAACTTGATAGCCTTGCGGCCGAGACATCGGCTGCACTAGCCTACATTCACCCAGACTATTCAATCTTAGCTGCACGAATAGCAATCACCAGATTACATAAAACAACTACTAAATCGTTTAGTGATACGATTGAACACCTTTACACCTACATCGATCCAAAGACTGGCCAGAATGCCGGCTTAATTTCAGACGAAACGTATGCAGCAGTTAAGAAGAATGCAAGTACTTTAAATGAGGCAATCATTCATGATAGAGATCTTAATTTCGACTATTTTGGTTTCAAGACCCTCGAGAGAAGTTACCTATTAAAAACTAACGGTCAGCCTGCTGAATCCCCACAACATCTTTACATGAGAGTTGCGGTTGGAATTTGGGGCACAGACGTTCAAAATGTCCTAAAGACATACGAACTCTTGTCAACTCATCAAATGACTCACGCAACACCTACTCTATTTAATGCAGGTACAAAACGTCCACAATTATCTTCATGCTTCTTATTAACAATGCAAGAAGATTCAATCTCTGGAATTTACAAGACCTTAACTGACGTTGCTGCAATTTCGCAAAACGCTGGAGGAATAGGTTTAGCCATTTCAAATATCCGAGCAACAGGTTCTTACATTAAAGGAACTAACGGTACATCAAATGGTATTGTGCCAATGCTTAAAGTATTCAATGAAACAGCTAGATACGTTGATCAAGGCGGCGGAAAGCGTAAAGGTTCATTTGCAATCTATTTAGAGCCATGGCATGCCGATATTGAAGACTTCTTGGAATTAAGAAAGAATCACGGTAAAGAAGAACGTCGTGCAAGAGATTTATTCTTGGCGTTATGGACACCAGATCTTTTCATGAAACGTGTTGAAGAAGATGCAGATTGGACTCTATTCTGTCCTGCTGAAATCAATTGCGAACTTTGGGAAATGTACGGCGAAGAATTTGAAAAGAATTACATTCGTCTTGAACAAGAAGGAAAAGGACGCCACACAGTTAAGGCCAGAGTTCTTTGGCAAAAGGTGCTAGAGGCTCAAGTTGAAACCGGTACACCATACATCCTATTTAAAGATGCAGCAAACATCAAATCAAATCAAAAAAATCTAGGTACAATCAAGTCATCAAACTTATGTACTGAAATTATTGAATACACGTCAAAGGATGAGCAAGCTGTATGTAACTTAGCGTCAATTCCAGTAAATCAATTTATCAATATTGGAAAACGTTCAGGTAAATTAAGAAAACCTCAATGCGATTATAATTTTACAGAATTGTATGAAGTTGCATATCAAACTACTCTAAACCTAAATAAGGTAATTGATGTAAACTACTATCCAACTGTTGAAACTAAAAATTCAAATGTAAAGCATCGACCTATCGGGATCGGAATCCAAGGATTAGCCGATACATTTGCAATCATGGGTTACGAATTCAGTAATGATGAGGCTAAGAAATTAAATAGCGATATTTTTGAGACTATTTACTTCGCGGCAATGGAAGCATCAATTGACCTTGCTAAAAAAGAAGGATCATACGAGTCATATCAAGGTTCTCCATTAAGCCAAGGCCAATTTCAGTTTAATCTATGGGGAGTAAACGAATCTGAACTATCTGGACTTTGGGATTGGACCGCTCTTCGCAAGAAATTAATGAAGTGGGGAGCTCGTAACTCTCTATTGCTTGCTCCGATGCCAACCGCTTCAACTGCTCAAATTATGGGTAATAATGAAGCCTTTGAACCATTCACTTCAAATATTGGAACTCGTAGAACTCTTGCTGGCGAATTTATAGTAGTTAACAAACATCTAGTTAAAGATCTAGTTGAATTGGATCTATGGAACGAATCTATGCGAAACCGAATTATCAGCGAAAAGGGCTCTGTCCAAAATATTCCAGAAATTCCAACTGAAATTAAAGCAATCTATAAAACCGTTTGGGAGATCAAGCAGAAAGATCTAATTGATATGGCAGCTGACCGTGGCAGATTCATCTGTCAATCACAGTCTCTAAATATCTTTATTAGAGATGTTAATACTGCAAAGCTTACATCAGCGCACTTCCATGCATGGAGAAAAGGCCTAAAAACCGGTATGTATTACTTACGAACAGAAGCTGCTTCTTCAGCAATTGCCTCGCTTGGATTAGATTTTAACGCAAAACCCGAAATAAAGCCTGTCGATATATTGGAAAACCTGGATGACATTACCTGTTCTCTAGATAACCCAGAGGATTGCATTGCATGTAGTTCATAACCCTGGACTCAAATTTATTAAACCAAGTACAAGGGAGGATTTTATCCTCCCTTTTTTAATAAATAACCCTAGTAAAAAAGCTATAAACTCATGAGAATATTAGAATTTAAAGAATTCAGAAGACTATTATTGGAGGACGATCCTGCTCCAGCGCCAGATGCAGCAGCAGCTCCACCTCCACCGCCGCCGGCTGACCCAGCCGCAGCAATGCCACCTCCACCAATGGATATGGGCATGCCAGGCGCATTACCGCCTGACCCAAACGCAGCACCAGCTGGTCCAACTGCTCCAACTGGCCTAAAATTCATTTTTATCCAGGATGCAGAGAATAAAAAATGGCACGGGTCTCACAACGAAGATGGCGGAACCAAAAGATTTACTCAATACGAAGTAACTCCAGACGAGCTAACTAAATGGTTAGAAGCTCACAAACTTGACAAAGATAAGGATCTAGTCTTAGCTGCATTAGCCGGAAGACGCCCAATGCCCGAAACAGTTTACTCAACTTTTAAGAAAGAGGTAATTGATGGCGATTTGGGATCTGATAAAGGAACTCTAGACATTAAATTTGATTCAGGTGATAATTTCAGCCACCCATCAACGTCTGATCTAGAAGTAGTATTTTTAAAATCTAAATAATGCAAAAGTTTAAGCATTTCATATACGAGTCAAAGTTTGATTCGTTTTCAAATATTATTGCCGAAGAGATCCTTGAGATTGTCAAAGGCAGTACTACGAGCAAACGAACAATAACCCGTGATTTGAATTACGATGAGCCGGTCTCATTCTTCTTAACCTTAAGTATTACCCGATCAAAAACATTTTCTCCAGCCAAGAGCAAGAATTTCAAGAGTCTTCCTTGGGAAACTATCAATTTTGAAAGACGCGGCTTTGTAATAGATGCAAACTCCTACATTCCAGGAAATGATGAAGAACCTGAGATTGAAATGTTTATCGTAATTAGCCCAGAGGCTGAGCCGACCTGCTATCAAACTCTATATTTTAAAATCTTAGATATTATTCGCCACGAGATGGAGCACCTACTTCAAAAAGGCGCAAACCGACAAGCAGGTCATGCTGTTACAACAAGACAAAAGACTCGCACTGCCGCTGAAGAATCTTACGAATATTTTTTGCTACCTGATGAAATTCCATCAATGGTCTCGGGTATGCATTTAGCCGCGGCAAAAAAGAGAATTCCAATCGACGCAGAATTTGAGGACTACTTATTACCATTTATTAAATCCGGTTTTATAACTCAAGCAGAAGCGGATAAAGTTATTAGTGTATGGTTAGACTTTGCAAGAAAGCACTTTCCAAATACAAAAGTAGGAATTAATTGATATTCTGAATAATATTTACCACATTATTTAAAACCGGGTGAGACTCGGTAATATAAGATACAAAAAACTGATTAAATTATGAATCCACAATGGTTAGAAGATCTTAAAGCTGCAATGAGTCAGTTAGAAGCTGAAACAAGCAAATTCTACGAAAAGGGTAACAAATCAGCAGGAACACGCGCTCGTAAATCTTTACAAGATATCAAAGCTTTGTGTCAAGCAGGTCGTACTCACATTCAAGAGTCTAAAGTTGAAGCTCCTAAAGCTTAATACAAGATCACACGAATTATCATTAAGGGCAAAGTTTTTAAAACTTTGCCCTTTTTTATTGAAACTCCACCAACTTTTTTAGTACAATTTATAAGTAAACATTAAAAATCATAAAGAACAATGGAAGATCTATTCAATCTCAATCCAGATGATTTCTCAGGTAAATCATCTTCTGCCGCCCGCAAGACGGACGACAACATCTACAATCCAGGCCCAGACCAAGGCCAAAATGGAATCTACAAATCGGTAATCCGTTTTATTCCATGGGTAGGAGACCCATCAAAGAGCAAGTACAAAAAGTACGCTGCTAAATTAGTTAACCCATTAACGAATGAGCGTCTAATCGTAGACTGTCCATCAACTAATGGAGGACCTTCAATTCTTTGGTCTCTTGACTTAGAATTGAAAAAATTAGCAAACGAAGAGCCAACTGTAGTTGAAGAAATTCGCAAGTATTTCAATCGTTACTACAATTACTACTCTTGCGTTTACATCAAGAAAGATCCTCAATTCCCAGCGAATGAAGGCAAAATCAAAGTTTATTCTTACGGATACACTATTGACAACTTGATCCAACAAGAGATCAATCCAGAAGCAGAGTTAGTTACGACTCAGAAAATCAATCCATTCTCTTTGACGCAAGGAAAAGATTTCGTATTGGTGATCAAGCGTAAAACAAAAGCATGGAGAGATTTTAGCTCAAGCAAATTCATGAGCGAAGTAAGTCCATTAATCATCACTCACAATGGCAAAGAAATCCCAGTATCAAATGATCCAAAAGTAATGGGATTTGTGTCTGAATATTTCAAAAAGAATTCACCAGACTTAAGTCAATACTTCTACAAAGAATGGACAGATGCAGAATACGAAAAAGTTGCAGAGTTTATCAAAGCAATCGTTCCGTACAAGCAAATCATTGATAACTTGGTTAGCAACTTGAAAGATGAGAAAATGAAGAAATACTTCACTAACTCTAAACCAGTTTCTCGCACAGTTGCACCGGCCGGCGAAGACTTAGAGTTTACTCCAGCTCCAGCTCAAACCAAAAGTGCAAGCGTATCAGTTGACTTAGACATGGATTTCGATTCTACGCCAGCTCCTGCTCCAGCTAAGGCTGCTGCAAAACCGGCTGATGACTTAGACGATCTTTTTGCAGACCTTTAAAAATAACTGAATATCATGTCAGAAAACACAGAACAAATAACCGAGATTGAAGACGTTGCTCAACAAGAGGCAATCGCTGAACCGAAACCGCCAATGGCAACATTGTTAGGCTCAATCAGCTACGAGAACCATAAAGATTACGAAAATTTTCTTAATGGCTTAACTCTTGAGCACGCTGCAATCGTGCTAATCTCAGCGGCAAATTACGCTCACACAAAGGGTGCATTTTCGCTGGATGAGTCTGAGCTAATTGCGAAAGCAATCAAGCGAATGACAACGAAGCCTGAGAACGACTCAGCTTCGAATACTGAACCTCAAACTGAGCAATAAAAATGAATATAGTAATCGACGGTAATGCTTTTCTAAACGTTGCGACAAGTATCGTTAAGAACATCCTCTCTGCAGATAAGCGTATCGGCGAGAAATACTATGTGTCAGATTTATTATCAGATGAAGAATTCATTCTCAAACAGGCAAGCAAAGATGCTTTTAGATCGTTCTCTCTGAATTATTTAGGAAGCATCTTTGCACCGTTTAAGGATAACATTACGTCAGTATTTTTTGTATTCGACTCTAAGAGCTGGAGAAAGAAATTTATCAAAGAACATTTTGCGGAGCACGGTGAAGGCGACTTCAGCTACAAAGGCCAACGTAAGTATGATGACAAAATCTATCTGTTTTTTGATTATTTCCAAAATGATATTCTTCCCACTCTAACTGACGAATACGGTATTCTAGCAAACCGAGTACAAGGAGCCGAGGGCGATGACCTAATTGCTTACATCTGCGAAAATCTTAAAGAAGATATCTGCATCTGGTCAGTTGATAAAGATTTAACTCAATTACTAGAGAGCCGTGACCGTAAAGTTATTCTGCTAATGCCTAAACAGCAAACCAAATTTAAAAAGGTTTACACAACAGAAGATTTCGATTCTCAGCCAGTTCAACCGGATATTGACCTATTTAATTTTGAAATGGGATCGATAGACAACTCAACGGTTGCAAATGTTATCAATGATCTAGTTAAAAAAGACTATCAACATTTTAAGATAGATCCAGCACTAGACGTCTTAACTAAAGTAATTGCAGGTGATCAATCTGACAATATTCCAAGATCTCATCCTAAACTAACTGCATCAAAGGTAACTAGAGTAATTGAGTTAATGAGAGAACGTGCAGACTGGCCGTCTATTAAATATCTAATAGACCAGAATGATTCTGGGTTCATGGAAGCATTGAATGATGTAATATGTGAAGTGCTAAAGATAAGTGATTCTGGTGAAAGCCTGACGATCAGAAACAACCTAAGCCGTAATCGTACAATAATTCGATTAAGCACAGCGGTATTTCCACAGGAAATCACAGAGGCTATTGCAAACTCCGTTAAACTTGAAAACCGTAGACGTTTTAACTATTTTAAATTTAAAAAAACATATAAGAGCTAATGAGCGAAAATAAAGAATTTACACCGTTATTCGAAAGAGTCCTAATTAAGCCGGACAGTGTCGAAACCAAAACAGAGACAGGCATCATCTTACCAGTTGAGTCCCGTAAACGTCCAAATACAGGCATTGTTATTTCGCTAGGTCACCTAGTTTCAGATAACTCAAAATGCCCAGTAAAAGAAGGCGACCGCGTTTTATACCAGAGATACTCTGGCTTAGATGTGAAAGTAAATGGCGAAGCGCATCATTTAGTTATGGCCAACGATTTAGTTGGAATTATAAATAATAATGCAAATAGCACAATTGAAATCGCAGACTATGCTTAAGAAATTCTCACAATTCATTAATGAAAAACGCGGCGGAACTAAACAGATCTTCTGTGATCTAGACGGAGTTATCGTTGATTTCAATCGAGGTTTTAAAAACATTGAAGCAAACGACGATAAGCTGACTCCTGAAAAATACAATGACAAGCACGGTAAGCATTCCATGTGGAAAATTGTAGATCCGGAAGGCGAAAAGTTTTGGGCAAGATTAAAGTGGATGAAAGATGGTAGAGAGTTATGGGATTACCTATCTCAATATGACCCAATCATTCTGTCTTCACCTAGTCGTAGCAAACACTCAATTCCAGGTAAAATGGAATGGATTAAGAGAAATCTTGGAATAAATCAAGCCAAACCAACTACATCAGCATCAGATTGGGATCCAGCTAGTCGAATCATCTTAAGTTCAGACAAATTCAAATTTGCAAGATCCAAAGACGATATCCTAATTGACGATACTCGTGCTAAGTTGGACAAATGGACAGCCGCTGGTGGAACAGGTATATTCCACAACGATGCAACTGATACAATTCGAGTTCTCGAGGAAATCTTTACGAAAAACGATTAAAAAGTTCTTGGACTTAAACCAAGTGGTGGATCTCTGACCAATTCCGGTCGGCCCTAACAAAAAAAGGACTCTTTCGAGTCCTTTTTTTTTGTCTTAATTCAAACCGTTAAAAAGCAAGAGTTTACTTATTTTTAACGATTGACCAAATACCGCCTGCTAGTGTTAAAACCGCACCAGTTAGTTCAGCATTTAAAGCGTCTGTAAGAATGCCTCTCATAATGAGAATACCGCCAACAAAGGTAAGTGTGTGTCTAACGATTCCTAGAAATTGTTCTTTTGTCATGTTTTTGTTGTTTTTTTTATTACAAAGGCCCTGTTAAGCTGAGTCCTAATTTTTTTCTTAGAAAGAAGGCGTAAATCCAGTTGAGTTAGAAGCAAGTTGACCTCCAGCTCTTGTGATTGTAATACGGTTGATAAATTTGTGGATTCCACGTGGGAAGTCTACAATAATATCGATGATACCTGCATTATTCTCAAGAACTTCTGATCCATTGTTTGAATCATCAAAGATAACTTCAGCGCTTGCAATACCTCTAGCGTCTTGAACAGCTGCTAAGTAATTCTTAACTAGAGTTTTAACTCTCATACGAGTAGTTACATCATTAAAGTCAAATAAGAAGTTCAATAAGATTCTTTCAATATCTCTTTCAATTGTAACTAGAGCCTCTCTAACGTGGATGTTATTAAGAGCAGATTTTACTCTTTGGTAACCTGTGTTGTTTGAGAATACCATTACTCCGAAACCTCTACGTCTAACGATCAAGTTGAAACCAACTGGCTCTAAGAAATCACGATCTTCATTTGTTAAATCATATTCTAATCCAGAGATTTCTCCATCAGTTAAAATACCGCGTTTACCGCCTACAATTGAGAAAGTATTTCCGCTTGTGTATTTTTTCATGAACGCATTTGCAACGTACATTGCCGGTGGAATTGATTTGTTCTTACCGCTTTCAAAGATTACAACGTTTGGCATGAAATATGAAGAGTAAGAAGAGATTGGAATACCATTCTTATCTCCACTTGCAAATCCCATTGTAAACGCTGGATTTGAGTTTAAGTCTCCACCTGTTGCAATTGCTGCAGGCGAAACTAATCTAGTTGTTAGATCGATAAAGCTTGGATCAGCAGATCTTTCATATTGAGCAAATGATGGTGCATTACAGATAGCTAGTGCTTTTCCGTGATTTGCAGCAAGTTGAACAATTTGTTGTTTTGAGCTTGGTGAAATTTGACCTTCGAATGAATCGATAATATAACGGAAATCAACGGTCTCATTGTCAGCCAATGTCATTCCTAAGTTACTACCTTCCATTACGAAATCTAAGATCTTATCTTGACGATCAGAAGTTCCATTTGGATAAAGGTCTACATCTGCTAATTTAAGAGCAGGAAGTATTGCACCTTTTAAGCTCTTAACGTAGTTTTTAATTCCTTTAAATACTCTGATTGTAGAACCGTCAAAGTTAATTCCTAAGTTATTTCCATCAACTGATGATTCAGTTGTGATTGTGTACTTAAGAGTAGTTACTGTGCTGCTTGATGGCCCAAACGCAGTTTTTTGTATTTTTTGAGCGTATACTGATTTAATACGTAGTGCACGGCCTCTTTCAAGAGGATCGCCATTACTGTCAGTTTTGATTTTTGCTTTGATGTATTGACCCGGTTTAAAGAAGTTATCTACAGTAAGTCTTTTTGATGAACTGTAAGAGTATCCAGCTGCAGCATTTGCAGTAGCACTTTCATTTTTTGCAGGGTTTCCATAAAGAGTTGGATCAACTTCAAAAACAATTTTGTTTGGAGCAAAATAGCTAAAGTTAATAAACATGTCAGTGTCGCTTAGATCAAAATCATGTTTAAATGAATCAGCTGTCGCATTTACAATCCATAAGTATTCATCACCACCATCTAAAATAGTTTCAATATCTACTTGATTTGTTCTTGTGATGTCTGCGTAAACCGAGAATACTAAGTATTTTACTGAGTTTTGAGTTTTAAATTCTCCGTCAGTTCCAATGTATAAAGTTTGAACATTACTTGAAGCATCTGTGTACTTCAATAAGTCTCCGCTTTTAACGAATCCATTAGAGTATGCATTGTACAATTTGCTACCTTCAACTGCAATAATATTTGTAGTTGCGTTTAGATCAACGTAAGTTTCTCCGTTTGCGTAAGTTGAAGAATATGTGTCAACTGCAAAATAGAAAGTCGAATCAGTTGGCTTAGTGTAAGATAGTGTATCAATAAGAGCAACTGGATCAATTCCAGTAATACCATTATCTACAGTGTATAGAGTTTTAGCAGTGTCTGTCGTATTTAATTCATCAACACCATAACCAACTAAGTCAATACGTTGTTCAGCCATAGGCTCAGTAGAAGATCCACTATCAAATGTTGCATTAGTTAAGTCAATTAAGTCTACTTTTCTTGAATCAAGAGCGCAATAGATTCCAATTTGAGGAAATAATCTGTTGAAATTTGTATCTAATGAAACAAATGTACCAGTTAAATCTCTAAAGTCTGGAATAATACAACCTTGAGTTTTTGCAAGTAACTTAACCTCTTTTAGAGAAACGAAATCTCCGAGTTTAGAATCAATAATACCTGCTGCTGTGAAGTACTGTTTGTAAACTGGATCAGTTGACAATTTCAAGTAATCATTCCAATTACCTTCAACCACTACTAATTCAACAAAATAGTCAGCAACAATATCATCTGGATTTAAAAATTCCGGAATTTCAACCTTATCTCCTAACAAACGATAGTAATCCTTAACGCTAATATCATAACCGTTAGTATCAGCTACTCTAACCCAAGCAGTTACGTCTTTTCTAGATAAATTAACTAACGTTAAAATTTTGTTAGCATCCTTATCAGCTTCACCGTATGTGCCTGGACTAAGAATATAATCATCTCCTAGTTTAATGTTCTTGTACTTATTAATTTGAGCAGCGTCAGCAAACCATAACTTTTGAGTGTTATAGAAATGAGACATTGCGTCAGAATTTGAGTTAGCTGACCAAGTTGAGTTATTCGAAGCAGCTTCGGAGTTAAAGGTCTTAAAGTAAGCAATATCACTATCACTAACTGGTAAAACGTTCAATGCATAAACTGGTCCTTGTCTTAACCCTACGTCTATCGTACGATGAAAATAGCTACCATTTTTTTCTAATTTAGTATCGATTTCGCCGTATACTGCGTTTAGTGTTCGAGAGTCGTTTACGAGTACTACTGAATTGATTGGTCCTTTTTTGCTAGAGCCAATCACAAGTCTACCGGTTGAAATCGGAAGACTTAGGTTAGTGCTTTCGTCAATTTCAATTGTGTATACACCACTGGACTTGAACCTGTTCAGATTTAATTTTTCTGCCATCGCGTGCTATTGTTATTTTTTAAAGTTATTTATTTATCAATCTATTCCCAAAATTGAGCTATTTTAAGTCTAGTTTGCTATTGCTAGAGTTATTTATCAGCAACCAAGGTGCTAAACTTAAACCCTTTTTCATTTATCGAATAAAAGAAACTATAAAACTGTACAAATATGGCAAATACTGACAATTCTTGCGCGAATTTAGAAATTGAAAACCTTTACTCAGCTAGCAAAGATACGCTAGGTGACATCATGACAATCCAGGCCGAGACTCAAAAAAATGTTTACGGCTATAACTTCCAAGACATGACATTACGTGATTTAATGACCTTTTGGCACATGAATAATCATGCAATGATCGACGAGATCCACGAGGCAACTGATGCTCTTGGCGGAATCAAAGACGGTGCAGGCAATGCAATCTGGAAGCGTTGGAAACAGGCTCACGAGAGCTTCTCTGACAAGAGATTCTCTGATCTATCTGAATCTGATCAACTTGAATGCAAATTTGAGATTGTGGACATACTGCACTTCTTTATGAATTATGCAATCTCAGTCGGAATGACTCCTCAGGAAATGTACAATATGTACATGTCAAAGAATGAAGAAAACCGAGCTCGTCAACAGAGAGGCTATTAATTTAGTATAATAATTTCATGACACTATTAATTGAACAGCTCAATACAGCTTTGGGGTATCCAGGGCGTATGATATCCGGTAGTAAAAGCGGTTACCGTGACCGTCATCCAGATAACTTTGCAATTTTTAACTCAAATATCTGCACAGAGTCCGGCAAAGTCTGGTTCGGCGATATTGATTTAACCTTGCAAAAAGAAGCTCTTTGCGAATTAGCGAAGGCTCATAATGAAACAATATACGTCCTATATGAAATGGACGCGCGTTTTGAAAACGAGGAAACTCCTCTATTGGGAAAAGCCCCAATCAAATTTTTACCAGATGGCACGTTTAAAGTTGCCGATCGTTTAGTACAATATATTTCTAAATCCTTTTTTGAATGATAGTAAGCACAGAATTTAATAGTGACGACTCTACGTTAGTCATCTCGTATTATGACGAGACTGGCAATATTGCGTTTGTAAAAAAACCAATCCAACAAACCGATCTTTTTAACTGGGCAACTACTCCAACTCCAACTGAGTTTAGAAATTGGGATAATCGCTTTCTTAAAAAGGCTCCAAACAAGTGGTTAAGTCGTTTTCGTCTTGAGGAGTTAACTCAAAGCCGTTTACACCAATCTGAACTTGATCTAATCTATTCAGACCTTAGCCCCAAGAAATACTATCTCGATATTGAGATTCAATTGACTTCACAAGATTTCCCAGATCCAGCAAAAGCCTTGATGCCAGTTAACTTAATTACGTTTGTTAACGAAGATAACGTGTGTTTCATTATGTCAACCATGAAAGACTTAGCACCAGACGTAATGCAACAAATGGAATTAGAGGTAAATGATTACTTTAAAGCCCATAAACAAACATTCACGTTAAAATACTTGTTCTTTGAGAAAGAAGAAGATTTAATGGCAACATTTTTTCATAAAGTCCTTCCGAAAATTCCATTCTTAACTGGCTGGAACGTAATAGGATTTGACTGGATTTATCTTATTAATCGCTGCAAGCGTTTAAATATTGATCCAATGGAAACTATGCCATGTAAAAAAATGATTGGTCAAGCAAAAATGCCAATTCACTTAGGTCTTCTCGATTACATGGAAGTTTTCATGAATACTAAGCCATACAAAGTTGTTGAGAATTATAAACTAGACTACATTGCAAATCTAGTGTTAGGTACCACTAAATTGCATAGTGAATACGCAACTATGATGGAAGCTCAGCAAGATATTGAGAATTTCGTTAAGTATAACGTGATTGATACGATTCTAGTCAAACTTCTTGAAGATAAACTTGGTCTACTTGACGTAGCTTTTGCGATTTCAAAATTTGCGAAGGTTGACGTATCTAAAGTATTCTCAGCAGTATTCATCACTGAAGCCTTAATGTGCCGTGAATTCTTAGAGCGTGGCCGTTACATGGCAAATGATAAACGTGATATTGAGAGCGAAGCGACATACGATGGAGCATTCGTTGCAAAACCTGATCCAGGCTATTACAAGTACGTTTCATGTTTTGACTTTGCGTCCATGTATCCAAATATCCAAATCCAGTTTAATATTTCGCCAGATGCTTACATGGGTAAAAAGAAATCAGATTCTCAACTTACTCCTGAAACTATCTTAACTAAGAACGATACAATATTTACCAAGAAATTCGATTCAGCCGCTCGAACTATATTAACTCGATTGTATAATGGTCGTGTCGATACGAAAAACGAAATGAAAAAACTAGAAGAACAACTTCAAAGTGAAAAAACTACTAAAAATACTTAAGAAAATTATTATGGGATACGATATTGATGCACTAATGGCTGTAAAAGACAGCTTTCAGAACCAAAACTTTCAATGGGTTAAAACTAAAGACCGTTCTAAATTAGGAAAGGTCGTTAAAGTAACCGACATTGCTCCAGGTAGAAATGGATACGTTGCTCAGTTGTCAGACGGTTCAACCATTCCAACTGACCGTCTAACTAGCGATCTATTAATGCTAATGGACGAACAACCTGCCTTATCAATGGAAGAGATCATGTCAATAAATTACGTACCGGGACTATCAGACGCTGAAATTCAAGTAGCAGATACTATTCCAGCAGATTTTAAGCAGGAAATCTTGTCTCAGCCAAAGCCTCAAGTTCAAATAGAACAAGCTTCACCTCAAGTTCAGGTCAGGACACCGAATTCTGAACCTGGTGATCTGTTTGGCATGTTTTCGCTAGAAGAGACTGACCTAAGCCTAATTGTATCAGTCAAGTTGCCGGCTAAGAACTTGCTAAAGATGATGTATTCAAATTCACAAGATCAGGAACAATTCTTAAATAGGTTGGCCGGCTATATAAATAATAGTGTAACACCTGATTCAATTAAAGACTCATTAAGAAAGTCATTGGGTCAAGATAAAAAGAAGAAAATGGATGCAACTTCAGCCTAACAAAATAAACAAAAGCACTTCCCAAATTTTAGGTGGGGCATTTGATGTAGTTTCTTTGACTCGAGACACCGATAAAGCGGATCGTCTTATGTGCAAGGTAAACTACATTGCTGTTTTACCTTTTGAGAGAACAGCAGACGATCGTATTAAAGCAATTTACGGTCTAAAATTTGAAAATCATGCAACTGGCCAATCTGATACTAGTTTATTAGTTGACACGGTTGATCCATCCAAAGACCAAACTCCATTCGACACAGTTTGTCGTGCTCTACTTGAAGAGGCTGGAGTAAATATTGAAGAGCTTGGAGTAGACGAGAACGATATTTACTATTTAGGTAATATTTCAACCTCAATTCCAGTTAATTCTAAGTTTAAGTGTTATGCAGTTGACTTAACTAAAGCTGCAAACCCAGAATCACCAATCGAGTTCGCTCGAACCCTTTCCAAATCAAAATTCGACAAAGATTCTTCTGAAATTGTTAAACTTGGGTTTCACCAAGTTGTAAATGGCGATTTTACTGATTCAACTATCCTAGCCGGCTCATTTTTATTAGTTTCATACTTTAATTGAAACTAGAGTGAATCTCAGTGTACAAGAATACTGAAATTAAACTCTAAATAAAATGGCAAAAACTACAATGGACGCTTTCGCAAAGTTTAACGACTTGCTAGAGAAAAAGGTAAAATCTAAAATTGAAATCCGTGGATTCTCCGATATCGAAGAGTACATCCCAACCGGAAACTACTTATTAAATGCACAAATGTCTGGCTCAGTATTTGGCGGATATCCAAACACTAGAAGTATTGGAATCGCTGGAGACTCTGGCGCTGGTAAAACATTCCTCTGCCTGAATGCAGTTCGCGAATTACAGAAGAAAGATTACATGGTTATCTACATTGATACCGAAGGTGCAATCGATTCGACTGATTACGTAAAATTTGGAGTAGATCTTACTAAACTAAAGTACTTACGCATGGGTCTAATTAGCGAAGTTAAATTCTACGTTAATGACCTAATTGACACAATCAAAGAGAACCCAGGCCTTAAAATTGCTCTATTCGTTGACTCAGTCGGAATGTTAGACACAGATAAGAGTAAACGTGACATGGATGCAGGTAAAAATGCGGCAGATATGGGTCTTCGTGCAAAAGAGATGAGATCGTTATTTAAGTCTCTAACTCTAGACCTTTCAAATTACAAAATCCCATTCATCTTTACAAACCACACCTATGCCTCTATGGATCAATACACTCCAAAGGGAATGTCTGGAGGTGGAGGTCCTGAGTTCTCAGCTTCAATTATCTTGATGTTGAGTAAAGGAACTCTTCGTGATGAGGCTAAGACCACAACCGGAATCATTGTTAGATCCAAGACAAAAAAGAATCGTCTTGCTAAACCAATCGATATTGAATTCCATATCTCATTCCATAAGGGTATGAATCCGTTCGTTGGTCTTGAACAATACGTAAATTGGGAAAATTGCGGAGTAGGTCGCGGCAATAAGTTGACAGAAAAAGAATTTTCAAAACTTAAACCAGACGAAGCTGACCTATGTTCAAAATTTGAACTTGGCGGTGAAACTTTCTACTTTTTACCTAAGAAATTAGGAAAAACATATATTGTCAGACATAACGGTGATGCAGTTCCAGTTAAGGAATTCTTTTCAAATAGACTTTTCACAAATGAAGTTTTAACAGAACTCGATGAGAAGGTTATTAAGCCAACGTTTAAATTCCCTGAAACTCAGGATGGAATTGATACAATGGAAATTGATGAATTAGAAGACTTAACTCCAACTGAAGAGCATGACCTTTAAGATACAAACAGGGCTACCGATTAAATACTCGCTAGCCCTTCATTCAGCTTTACCGAGCTACCCCAATTCATCTGACTTTTTATTTGACGTTGCCTCCCATATTATTAGAGTAACTGAACTAAAGTCTAAAGAGTGGGATTCAGCCGATATTAAATTCTCAACCAAAACTTTAAAATATGTTTTTGGCGAGCACATGGCATCCGAGCAGTTTAAGGATAAGATTAGAAATATCTTAAAGGATCTCATTGCTAGTGGAACGCTAACCAAAAAAGGCGAATTTATTTTTATACCCGAAACGGAATTTTCTAAGTACTATATAATAGCATAATAAGTGCTCACCAACAACCTATGATGATTGATTTTAAAGAAAATATTGAATTATTAGAAAAGATAATTTTCAATTTTATTTTAACCGAAGAAGATAATGAAGTAGTAATCAAGCCCAAGAATTACGATTCATTGGACATGAGAGAGATCATTCCAATGGTTAAACCACATTACTTCAACGATGACAATCTTCAGAGATTATATCGTGAAGCCAAAAAGTTCTTTCTAGAATACAAGAAGATTCCAACTCGAAATGAATTAAAGCAATTAGCTAATCTTTCAAACATGGATTTGCCCGATGCAAAATTCAATAGCTATTTTGAAGTTGATCTCGGCAGCTATAATTACGATTTTCTATTTAAGTACACAAAGGCCTTTATTTTCTACAAGAATCTTAATGAGTCTGTTATTGATGTCTTATCGTTTATCAAAACGACTGACGTAAATCCAGAAAACGTGGAGATCATTACCAATCAGGTTAGAGAAAAGTTTAATGAAAAGCTTAATGTATCTTTTACGAGTGCTGAGTCTGGCCTAAACTTCTTTAATGCAGTGGATCACGTTCAGCTGAGTAAAATCGGTAATCCAACTGGATTCAAATTCTTTGATAAAACGCTAGGCGGCGGTTGGAATCCAAAAACACTTGTTGTTTTCCAAGGTCGACCTAAAGTCGGTAAGTCGATGGTGCTTTCTAATATTGCAGGTCGAGCATTTATATCTGGCTGTAATGTTGGTATTGCAACTCTTGAATTATCTGATCGTAAGTACATGAAACGACTAGGATCCATGATCTTAGATATTCCATTTAAGGATTATGATTCAATGTTAAATCCTGGCCAAGTTTCAGCAGTGGATGCTCGAATGAAAAACTTAAAAGAGACGGTGTCTACTCTTGGCGAATTGCAAGTAAAAGAATTTCCAACTGGAACAGCTACCGCAATTGACGTTGAAAACTATTTCTTAAAGGTTCAGCAAAATACTGGCAAGAAGTTCACCGTAATTGTTGTCGATTATATTAACTTAATGAGACCTATGCGAGAGCAAGGAAATACTTATGAAAAGATCAAAGTAATCTCAGAAGAGTTAAGAGCAGTTGCTATTCGAAATGAATGGTGTATTATTACCGCAACTCAAATCAAAAGAGACGCAGTAGACGATCAAGACTTAAGTATGTCAGATATCGCTGAATCGTTCGGTTTGGTACACACAGTAGATTCTCTATTCGGCCTAATGAGAGGCCCGATGGAGAAACGTATGAAGATTAAATTGATTGCAAACCGAGATGGTGGATACAACGAAAGTTTTAAAATGTATAGAATGAGTTATGAATTTGCTAAATTAGTTGAAGAAACTGATCCAGCTTCAGAATTCTATTCAGATGACGATGATACTCAATCATTGGAGAATCAAATGCGAAACCAGTATCAAACTGCCGCAACCACAACACTACCTCCAAATTTGATACCGTACGATTTAGCAATAAGCCCAGACTATCAGCCTAAGCATGCAAGTCCGGAGCCACCTAAATCCTCTAATTACGACGATATCTTAAATATGATTAACTAAAAAAACCTAAACGTTTTGGCAAAAAGAAAAAAAGAAGAACTGTTCGAAGATCTAGGATTTGAAGAACAAGATGATTTATCATACGAATCGGGGTTTGACGATATTAGTGTAGTCGATGAGACTGATGGAGAAGATCCAGTTGAGCTTGAAAGACGTCGTACTGAATATGCTCGACTTAGAAAAAATGATAAGATTTTTAATAACTCATACAATATGGGTCAAAACTTATCAGAAGAAGACGAGGGCGAAGCCCGATCTCATTCGGAAATTAAATTAGATTCAAGCTCACCAGACTACCATCTATACGATCGAGACCAATACTCAGATCACATTGACAACAAGATAACTCAATACGATATAGATCAATTCGTATCAGTATCTACTGACATCCAGGCGATCCTAGGTGATCAACCTGATAAGCGTAAATTTACAAAGCCTGAGATAAATGAACTGTTCCAATTAATAACAGTTGGCGTAAGCAAAGGCGAAGATACAAGCGTATTCGTTAGTCCAATCCATATTCTTGATGCAATCTCGTCTTTGACCTGCATGGAATATAAGAAATTGTTTGACATGTTAACTTACGAACACAAGGAGATTCTTCTATTGGAACTAAACAAGAAATACGGCTTTCTAGACAAGCCCTCCAAAAACCTTAAAATGTTTTAATTAATGAAACTATCAAATATTAGAAAAATTAACCTAGTTGGAGATCTTCACCTAGGTATCAGAAATAACTCAGTTGAATGGTTAGAGATCCAAAAAGATTTTCTAACCGACTTTTTATTTAAGACGATTGACCAAGATTTTGATGAAGACCGAGATATTCTAATATTGGAAGGCGACATATTTCATTCAAGAGAATCAATTAACGTCAGAATCCAAAATGAAGCATTCGATATCTTTAAGAAACTTTCAGCAAAGTTTAAAAGAGGAGTCTACATCATTATCGGAAACCACGACGTTTATTACAAAGACAAAAATGAAGTTCACTCGCTAAAGTCGTTAAACTACTTAGCTGAGAATATTCACGTATTCGAAACTCCAGAAATTCTAACAATTAATGGATCCCATAACTTCTTAATGTTACCTTGGATCGAAGACGTTTCGAGACTTTCAAATGTTGTAAACGATCACCGTAATATTTGCCAGTACATTGTATGTCATGCAGATATCAAAGGTCTAAAATTTAATAAGTGGACTCATGTTGAGCACGGTATTGAAATTGATGCACTTGATACCTATAAGAGAGTTTACGGCGGTCATATCCACCACAGACAAGAGAGCCGTAACGTTCTCTATACCGGAACTCCTTATCAAATGGATCGAGGTGACATGGGTAATGCCAAAGGATTCTATCAGCTAACGGTTGATACTCCTGAATTAAAAGAAGTGTTTGTTGAAAATACACAGTCTCCAACCTTTGTTAAGTTCGATATCATGAATGTTTTGGAATTAACGCATGCTGAAATTGAGGAAAGGTTCAGAAATAATTTTGTAGACTTAATGATCAATGTTAATTTTGCAAATAGGTTCTCAGTAACTCGTTTTCTTGAAGAGATCTCAGCAGTACCTCACCGTAAAATTGAATTTTTTACTTACGTTGATCAGACTCAAGCTGATGCTGAAATGAATTCCGAATTTAATCCAGAAGAGGGCTTTAATATAACTGATATTTTTAAAATGTATGTAAAGTCAAGAGACTACTCACAAGACTTTAAATCTGACTTAGCTAGAAAATTCATTGAAATACATCAAGCCGTAAAAGAAGACAATACTTATGCCTAATCCATCAATTAGTAAATACGTTCGAATTATTGAAATGAATCGGGAATTTAAAGCGATTGCTGCAATGGATGTTCCGGAAAACACAATAATTGAAATTTGCCCAGTTCTAATTAGTAGCGCTAAAGCAATCATGTCATTAACTAATTCAGATTCTAAACTTGCAAGCAAAATCATAATTGACGAGGCTGCCATTGACAGGGAATATCAAGTGTTTGCTGAGCTTGGTGAAATGGAATTGGAAAGAAGGCTTGATTCAGGCCAAATTACACCAGCTGAGTATACTCAAATACTAAGATCTAAGGTCAACATAAACTCTCTACTAAATGCTAAAACTCACGGTCTGCCATTAGGAAACGGATTAATTTATGGAATAAGTGATTTTCCAAATATGGTCAGAGAATATCATTCAAGTAGTAAACTTTGCGTGTTTAGATCAGTACAATACATAATAGAAGGCAGTGAACTAACTTACTCCAAATAATATTAAATGAAGATAACTCAATTCTCTTTTAAGAACATTTGTTCTTATGGCAATAAATTACAGACTTTTAAATTCTCAGAAGATCCTCAATTAGTATTGGTTCAGGGTAAGAATGGCAGCGGTAAATCTTCAATTTCCGATGCTCTAACTGTTGCACTATATGGCAAATCATCAATTCGTAAAACAAAAGAGATTCCAAATCGAATCAATAAAAATGCATACACGCATGTAGAGTTTTTAACCGGATCCGGCGATACGATTGAAATTGAAAGAGGCCTAGAGCCTAACTTTTCAAAATTATTAATCAATGGAACTGAGCATAATTTGCCAGATAAACGCCGAGTAGACGATTTTATCGAAGAAGAACTTACAAAGATCCCATTCAACGTATTCTCAAACACAATCAGTCTATCAGTTAATGATTTCAAGAGCTTTGTTAAGTTAAGCCCTCATGACAAGCGCCAAATTATTGATAAAATCTTTGGTTTAGATATTGTAAATGACATGTCTAAAATTGCCAAGGAAGAAGTTCGTGAATTAAAAGTATCAATACAAACAATTGACTCAACTGTTCTTAATAATGAAGCTCTGCTCCAAAATTCACAAGATCAGCTAACGAATCTTAAGCAAGATCTATCGTCGGCTAAAGATTCTAGGATTTTAGAGTTAACAACCGAAATTTCTGAGCTAAATAAAACTAAAGAGATTTATAAAGCCGAATACACAGGCTTTCAAGCCGAGTTAAAGAAATTAGAATCAGCAGTAACAGACGCTAGAGAAAAGAAGTCAAATATTCAATTAACTATTTCTGAAATTCAGAAAAAACTTGACCTGTACTCCAAGAATAAGTGTCCACACTGTCTATCTGATCTTACTGACGCTGCACATTTAGGCATAAAGGATAAGCTAGTTGCTAAGAAACAGGAGCAAACTGACCTGATTCCAACTGCTAACTCTCAAATTACTGAAGCGAATCAATTACTTGAAGATCTAAAGGCTGCTCAAAGTTCTGCTCGAGATAAATTTTATCAAGTGGATGGAGTTCTTGCTCCGCTAAAGAAAGAACTTTCTGAACTAAATGATACACCTGAGTCGACTGATAAGAAGTCTGGCACAACATACATAAATGGAGTAATTTCAAATATTGAATCTGAGATTTCAAAATTATCAGAAGAAAGAGCTAAATTAAGTTCACAATTATCAATTTCTCAAGAGATGGAAGACATTCTATCAGATAATGGAATGAAGCGTGTTCTAATGAGTCAAATTATTCCAATGCTAAATAAGAAAATCTTGAAGACTTCAAAGCTTCTTGAATTTAAGTTTGCATTTGAATTTGATTTAGAATTTAATCCAATAATTACTCACTTAGGAATGCAAATTTCTCCAGACTCGTTATCTGCTGGAGAACAAAAGAAGATGAACTTAATCGTTCTATTGTGTATTTTGGAGCTCTTAAAATTAAAACATCACAAGGTTAATCTATTATTCCTAGATGAAGTATTCTCATCATTAGATGTTGAATCAATCTATAGAGTAGTTGACCTATTGAAAACTTTTGCAAAAAAGTACAACATGACAGTATTCGTAATCTCTCATGATCCTTTACCTGAGGAGTTTTTCGACACAAAGTTAATGGTTGAAAACACCGACCACTTCTCAGACATCAAGTTCTTGTAAACTATTCACGTTTTTTTAGTATATTTTATTTATGATAGTATTTAAAGGCCAGACTTTTGCCGAGTGTTACCGTGACTCGCTAATCAATCTTTTCGAAGATGGTATTGAAAATAATGCCAGAGGCACCGTGAGCAAGGAGTTGCTTGACGTTGCGTTAGTTGTCGAAGATCCAACTCAATGCCTATATCAAAACGATAGGCGAGGTTCTCAAAAGAAGTATATTGCGGCTGAATTTTTGTGGTATTACTCAGGGCGTAATGACGTTAAGTTTATTGCGAATTGGGCTAAGTTTTGGGAATCAATCCAAAACGAAGACGGTTCAGCTAACTCAGCTTACGGCAACCTAATCTTTAAGGTTAGAAATCAGCACAATCTCTCCCAATACCAGTGGGCAATGCAAAGCTTAATCAGCGATCCTAACACGAGACAAGCTGTAATGCATTTCAATATGCCGACTCACCAGTACAATGGAAACAAGGATTTTGTTTGTACAATGTACGCAAACTGCCATATCCGAAACAATAAGTTCTATATGTCAGTTTACATGAGAAGCAATGACGCTGTTTGGGGTACACCAACTGACGTAGCTTTCTTCTGTTCTTTACAGATGCAAATGTATTCTCAATTAAAAAACTTCTATCCAGAGTTAGAGCTTGGTTCGTATACTCACGTTGCAAATTCATACCACGTTTACGATAGACATTATGAATTAGGAACAGCAATGCTAGAGACAGCATTCAAACCAGAAGCACTTCCACACGTTGTCGCAGATCTAGTCGATATCGATGGAGAGCCTAGCCGTAATTTATTAATCTTAATGGATGCGTTATTTGCAAACGATGAGCCGTATCTAATTTTTCAAGATGGTCCAGATATGTTAAAATGGATTCATACAAATGTTTCAAAGAAATAATCATGACGCCAAAGCAACATAAAATAGACCTCGCTTACATTAAGATGGCCCAAGTCTGGGCAGATCTATCTCATGCCACTCGTAAAAAAGTTGGAGCTCTAATTGTTAAAAATAACACAATCATCTCTGATGGGTTCAACGGAACTCCGTCTGGTTTTGAAAATGAATGTGAAGAAGCTATCCATAATGAAGACGGTTCATTTAAAGAATATAAAACCAAATGGTATGTTTTACATGCCGAATCAAATGCATTAGCTAAAGTTGCCAAATCAACACAAAGTAGCGATGGCGCAACCCTCTATATTACATATTCCCCATGCACAGATTGTAGTAAATTAATTCTACAGGCTGGTATTAAACGCGTTGTTTACTTGGAAGAGTATCGTGATACAAACGGCTTGGACTTTTTACGAAGAGCCGGTGTTGAGGTTAAAAAAATCAACATACAAAATGATTGATACTACAAATCGCGTACTTGAAATAGTCTTCGTTAAAGATCTAAAACAATTCGTTCAAGTCCTGCACAAAAAATGCAAATCCGACTATCTTTTAAATGTCAATAAGATAATTAGGGAGAAATTTGAACAAGATATTCTTGTACCAAATAAAATTCAATCTTTCTTAATTAATTACGAAATCAAGAAATTAATTGATAAAGCAGTCAATGTTAGAAACCGCAAATACAGTCGAATAATCTACGTTAACTCAAGTCTGTCAAAGAATACTGTGTTAAACACAATCGACTTTCTATCGAATGCTTATGAAGAGGTTAAATTTGAACCTCTAATAATTGATTTAGAAGAGGACTTTTGCACAGAGCTAAAGATTAAAACAATAAAAAAGGGACGATAAACGTCCCTTTCTAGTATTCAATAAGTTTTAAAAGATTAAGCTCCTTCTTCAGTATTCTCTTCTTCACCTTCTTCGCCTTCTTCCTCTTCTTTGCACATTTTTTCAATTGCTGCACATAATAGGTCGCAAACTTCTTCTTTTTCGATTTCCATTTTCTCGCAAATGTCATCAATTAAATCTTGAAGATCGTCTCCGAATTCTTCCATTAATTTTTCCAATTGCTCCTCGTCTACTTCGTATCCAAGGTCTACATTTTCATCATCTTCTAAAGGTTCTTCAGCTTCGTTAAATTCATAGTTTTCATTTACGAATTCTTGGTATCTTGCGATCTTTCCTTCTTCAACTGCATCAGTTGTTGCGATAGTTGGTTTAGCGTACATTTGTGTATAAGGTTTTTTCTTTGCTGTTTTATAAACGATATCGCTGGAAAATCCTTTCCAAGCAGAATCATAATTTGGGTTGAATCGGCCTCCTTCAGCATTAGGATCGCGCTCAACAACTCTTTGATATCCATCTAGAGATTTTCTCTTTGATTTATCGAAATCTTCTTTTTCAGAAGGACCACCGAACGCAGGTTTCTTTGGGTTTGTCCATCTTTCTAGAGAAGGATTATCTCTGCGTTTTACGTTAAACATGTCCATGTCTTACTTTAGTATTTTTATTGACCAATACGAGTTTCAACGTAACGATCCGCTACGAATCCAATTGTAAGATCGGCAATTTTATCGTCTGCATAACTTAAGGTTTGCTCTGTAAATTTCTCAGTATCTATGAAAACTGGAGAGAAAACAAACTCTCTAAAGATTACACCAGAACGGTTGAATTGAGTTACTTGAATTACTGCTGGACTAGCAACAGTACCTGCGTAATCTTTTTTCAATCCTTGCGCACCAGTCATTGGATCATAGATCAAATTAGACCAAGCGCGGAATGCGTTATAAATGTAATTATCGTTATCGTCATTTAAGTTCAATTCAAATGCAATCTTGAATTTAGCTAACGTTGTTGTAGGTTTAGCAGCAGCGTAAGCTCTTTCAGAGAATTTGAATCTCTGTGTTTGCAAAGCACCACCGGCGTTACCGTGAAGTTCTGGAAGTCCAGTAACCGTCTTAACGTGTTCTAGAGTTAGATTATTGTTAAATCCAATTTTTGCAGAGACAGCAGGTGGAGGCGTAATAATTACTTCAAACTGATTTAAGTAAATCGGTTCATATCTTCCTGGACCTGCGGTTGAGTTTTTAAAATGTGGTAGACCAGCCATCTTGTCTTATTTTTTTAATTTATTTATTCGAGAGTTTCGCAGTTTATCGCGGACCGACCGGAGTTGGGTCAGCTTTTTTGTTAACCTCATTCTTAATTTCGGTGAATTCGCGCTCCTTTGCGCCGGAACCCTTTAAGCTTTTAAGTGCTTTAAACACCCAGTCTTCGTCTTCTGCATCCTTTCCTTTTGGAACAACTGAATTTTCGCCAACGGTAAATGATAATTCAATCGAAGGCAATACTTCAGCTAAGAGATTCTTTTGAACTCCACCGCCTTCGCCTTCAACTGTAAAATCTGAATAACTGAATTCAATTGTGTCTCCCATAATACCGCCAAATTTAACTATTGCTTTAATTTTGCTAGAGTTGTCAAGATTTTCATCTCCGACCATCTTAGTTATATTATTGGTTGCACGATACTGAATAGTTACTCCGCTTCCGCCTTTTTCCTGAACATCAATGAATCTCATTCTATCAGCAATCACATGAACAGAATAACTTCCATTAAATGCAGGAGTCTTCTCTGGATCCTTAGGCTCATCTTTCTTTGGCTCGTCATTAGTTATCTCATCTTCAGGTTCTAGTGAATCCTGATCATCCTGAGTTTTATCTATGACAGCTGGCAGTCCAGGCTTTTGGAAAACTGCTGGTAAATTCTTATCATTACCGGCAGGCAATGCTAGAGTTTCGTTTGTCTTCTTTGTTAGCTTAGAATCAATTACTGCATTAATCTCTTTAAGTAGATTAATTAACTTATCGGCGCTTGTGTACTTGTAATAAGTTGCAAGAGCAGAAGCCTTTGTAAACAATAAGTCCGGATAAATGTCAGTAGTATGCAGTTCAATATCTTGAGCATTCTGATCCCAATGAGGCTGTCCGCCGTTTCCGGGATTGGTCCACTTAATATTAAAGCTTATGTATGACTCTGCAATTACGCCGTTTCCTATCATTTATTAGCCGATTTCTTTATCTCCGCGGAATTCTTTTCCACGATTTGCTTTTTTCTTATCTGGATCAACTGTTTTATAGTTAGCCCAAATTTCGTTGTAAATACGGCAAGATGCTCCCATGAAATTAACGATACCTACATATTTCTTGCGATCATCACCTTTCATTTTTGAAATCTTCTTACCGATTGAACGAGCATCATCTAAATCAAGTTCTTCCTCGTCAGATTTTCCAACCAAGTCCTTAAGCGAATTTGCTTCGTACATATACGATTCAAACGTTGGATGCACGTGTGGTCCTCGTGGGCCCATTGGATCCAGGTCAATATCTTCTGATTCAATATCAGCAGATCCACCCATTCTTTTTATTTGAGCAAGGCCTTCTTCCTGAGAGTTTACTGGAATCAAAGTGTTTTGACCAACTACATAGTAGCCGTCTTCGCGCTCTTCAATTCTCAATGGTCCAGACAGATCGAATTCCATGCCATCACTAAATTTAAGTTTTGACATAGTTAACTGATTTATTTAGGCATCTTTGCCATAGCTGGATCAACTTTCTTGTTGATAGCTTTACCTTTGATAACAAGCTTAGAGATCTTAGGATCAACTTCTTTCTTAGAAGCAGTTCCACGACCCTTAGGCATATCGGCCATTTCAGGTTTCACCATTTTATTAGAAGCAGAACCACGACCCTTAGGCATATCAGCCATTTCAGGTTTTACAGTTTTACTGATTGCTCTACCTTTTCCAACAGGAAGTGCAGACATCTCATCATCAACTTGTTTTGTAATTCTTTTGCCTTTAGCTGGAGCGCCTTTAGCAAGATCTTGATTCGTTTTCTTTTCAAAAAGATACTCTTCGTAGCTTAAAACTGATTTCATGTGAATTTTGTTTTTTTGTAATTTCTTTTTTGCTAATCCTAGCTAGGTTATTTATTAGTGAAAGTCGGCTAAAAAAGAAAAGGCTCCCTTTTGAGGAGCCTTTTACTATGAATAATCTAGTTAAGATTAAGCTGCGTATCCAGTTGAAGGAGCAACAGAACCAGTCAATACTCCTAGGCCAGTTACTTCCATAGTGATGTATTGTGTTTCTGGGTGCCATCCAGCTTCCGTGATAGCATAACGAGATTTCATACCAATTTTCGGAGAGAAAGTACCCTCTGCAATTGTTTGAAGACTCTCAGCCATGATATATGGAAGGAATTTAACACCTGGCTCTTCGTCAGCGCCTTTACGTCCGATGTGGATGCGGTTGTCGCTGAATTTCAAGTTAGGATCTACGTATACAGTTAAACCGTGTACTTTACCAGCTGGGTAAAGTTGACCAGGTCCTGAAGGAAGATCGTTATTGAATGGAGCAAAAGAGTAACCAGCAACGTCAGCAAGAGCTGAAGCTACACGGCCGTTAGTAACGATGTATGTACCAGCACCGAAACGACCTCTGTGATAAATCAAGTTAGCCATTTCAAGGATTTTAGTAACAACACGACGTTGTAGAGTTGAGATGTTTTCGAAACCTGAACCGATCGTAAGATCTAAGTTAACGATTCCAGCGCCTTCAACTGCTTCTAACGTAGTTTTATGAGTTTTACCTAAGTTAAATACTCTGTCAACTAATTTTTTGTTGATACCTTGTGCAAGTTCATTAACTGCTACGTTCTCTAACATAGAGATTACGTCGAAATTCCAAACTCGGTTAAGATCTTGGATTTGCTCAACAGTTGCAGAGATTGCTACTTGGTCTCCTTTTGCCTCAATGAATTTCGTAAACATACGAAGACCCATTTGACGGAATTTAGAAGCTTCAGCAACTTCACGAGTCATACCGTCGTAGTTAACTTGAGAACCAGTAGAACCTAAGAAAGGACCATCGAAATCAACGTCAGCTTCAGTTGTAGTTGAAGTGAAACCTGAAATGTGGTTTTCTAAAGCAGATACTAGAGCTGCAGTTTGAGTAGTCAAAGACTTAGTGTAAGCGTGAGAAGCACCATTAACTGTAATAGTTGTGAAAGTTTCACCGTTAGTTACGAAATCATTGATTGTCTTAGTCTCATCGCCAGTTGTGTTAACTACTTTAAACATAGCTACTCCATCAATACGTGAGAATCCGATGAATGATAAGTTCAATACGTCTCCACCACCTAAATCGATCTTAGAAGTATCACCAGCTACGAAAGAAGCTAGAGTACCTGTAGAAAGAGTAGTAGTTTTAACGAAACCGTTGATTTTGATTACGAAAGGCTCGTATTGTTTGTCAACGTTACCACCTTGGTATACGTAATCCAAATAAGGTAAGAAACCTACTGGAGAATCCATAGGAACTACACCAACTAGATCGAAACCTACAGTTTTAGCAGCTACTTGAATAGCGATAGGTAACAAGCTTGGGAATTTATCACCAGAACCAGCTACGTTATAGCTATTTTTTGCACCATTTGTGAATGGAGTCATTGAAGAAGTTGGAGCAGAGATTGCACCCATTGCAGATACTGAACCTGGTTGTTGTAAGAACAAACCTGGAGCAGTGCTCTCGTTTAATGAACCTGCGTTATCAAAGATTGCGTGGTTGTGAGCGTAATCTACCAACCAAGGGCGAGATTGTACGTTTGCACCATAACCTTCTAATACTGGGGTCCAAGTTTCCGTAACTGAAGCGTCATTCAGTCTTTTGAAAATTTTTGTTGCCATTTTATTAAAAATGTTTTTTTAGTTTTGTGCTCTTCTTTTGAGAGCGTCTAGATAGCTATTTGAATAACCTCTTAGACTTTCGTTTACTTGTACTAACGATATGTAGCCCTCTTTACCTTGGCTTTCGTTAATTGTTTGATTATTTATATTATTTGCTTGCGCAATTCTTTCATTTACTGTTCTAAGATCGCGAGAATCCCAGAATGCTTTAGCTTGATAAGGAGTGTTGATCACTTGAGTAGAAGCTTGAGCAGCCATCCAATTACGTTCAGCATCATTCATACTTTCAAATACTGTTTTGTATTTTTCTGGCATGAAACGAACGTAAGCTGGAGTGTTTTCCGTTTGTTTATTCATTACTGATTCCATGATATTGATAACTTCACCTTCAGTAAAGAAGATAGCGCCTCTCATAGTTTCAACGATTGCTGTTTTAGTATCAGCATCCAAAGCATAGAATTTTTGCTTGTTAGATTCACTAAGAAGTTTCAAGAAAGGATATTTGTTTTCAAGAACTGCATTCGCTGAATTAGATTTGATATGAGATAAGATACCGTCAACTGCGTTAGCTAATTCATCAACTCCTGAAGCATCTGTAACTTCGTAGCTTGCACTTTCGTTAAGTTTCTTAACGTCAGATAACAATCTGCGAGCTTTGATATTTGTGTTTGGAGTAATCTTTTCATTCATTGTTTCAGCGATGTACTCAGAATAAGCAATTCCTTTCTGTACGTTTTCGCCAAGATACTCAGAATATTTGATTGCTGCATCTAGGTTTTCAGCTAAGTAGTTTGCAAATTTAATACCTTTTTCAGCATTCTCTGCAACGTATTCAGCGTATTGAATTCCTTTGTCAACGTTCTGAGCTAAGTAGTTTGAGTAAGCAATATTCTTCTCAACGTTTTCAGCAACATACTCGCCGTAATTGATAGATTGGTTAACTTTCTCTCCTAGATAATCAGAGTATTGAATGTTTTTCTCAACTTTTTCTGCTAAGTAATCACCGTAATCGATAACGTTGTTAACTTTTTCTGCAACATGCTCAGTATATCCAATACCTTTATTTAGCATGGTTGAAAGGTAGTTTGAATACTCAACCATTTTTTCCATTTCACTTGCTAAGTAATTTACATACTCAACTAGTTTTCCAGTTTCTGGTGATTCATTGCTATTTTCATTAAGAGAGCGAATTCCAGCGTTGTTTTTCGAAAGGTTTTCTTGAAGAGCATCGAATTTCTTCTTAACCAATTGCGAATACTGGTTCATTTCTTCTCTTGATACAAAGTCATTAGCCATTTGCTTATTATTATTTTGTTGTTTAGTGATTTCAGAATTATTTATTCTATAGATCTTTACAGAATCTTCAAATGAGAAGCTTTCTGATATATCTGTTAACTTATTTGTGATGGAAGTTGTCTTAATGCCGTCCAAAGACTCAAAAAGTACAGAAAAATTGTCCCTTAAGCTCTCAGAAACCTGAGTTAGGGAAGCTTGTGAGAATCCTGGTTCAGCAACGATATCGTAAGTAAAGATTTTTTGAATCTTAACGACTCCGCTCTCGTTTACGTTACCTGCTGCTCTTGATGAAGTTGAGATTGTACAACCTGACTCAACTAGAGTCTTTGCAATACGACCACATGGAGTATCAAGAACTTTAAGTTTAATACGAACAGTATTTGAAGGTTCGTCATAAGTAAGAGCTTCAACCACGTGAGAAACGTTCTTTAGGGAAACGTCAAAACTTTGTGGATGGTCTAACTCTCCGAATAACTGACCCTTTTGGATCTTCTCATTTAGATATGAAAGATGAGGCAAGTACTCTTGCTTCTCATAGATACGATTGTTCTCGTTCTTTTGTCCAAAGACTGCACAAATACCCTCAAGGATAATTGAGCCATCGTTTGATTTTGAAACGTTCAACGCTTCGTTAACTCGCTCGATGATGAATAATTGACTATCATCGAAGCCAGTCTTTAGTAAGTTTGTTTTAGCGCTAGTCAACTTGTATAAGACTTTTTTGTTATTTATATAGCGACCTATCGGTTAAAATAGACAGCTATACTAACATTATTTATCAAAGCCTTTCAGTAATTCTTTAAGCGTAGTTAACTCTTCTTCAGATAATTTAGATAGATCAGGTTTATTTACCTTGATCTCAAATATAAAAGAGCCGTTTGTCCCAGCTGGCGTAAATAATCCATGGTCAGGAATTCTAACTCTAATATCTGATAAACTATTTACAGTTAGTGATTTTATGCGATATTTTTTACCCAGGGGATTTTCCAAGATAATTTCGTCTGAAAATAAGACATCTCTGAGCTCAACATTAGTTGTCTGAACAATATCAAAGTCTTTAAGTTGCAGCCCCTGTAGATCTATAATTATTCTAACTATTAGATCCCCAGATACGCTATTTTGCCTAGCCTTTCCAAAAAAGTCAGACCGTTCAAAGACCTGGCTAGAACCGGCTCCCTTAATTCTAAGAATAACTGCATCAACTGATCCGCCAATCTTTGTGATAGGGTATGCAGTCTTACTCAAGTTAACCTTTATCTTATAAGACTTATTATCAAATGATGATTTATCAAGGCCAGATTTTGAAATTTGATATTCTACTGTGAATTCAACGCCTGCCATTAGTTCGCTTAGCGAAAACTTACGGTCCCTTACGATATTTAGATGAGACGGATCAAATCCATTAAAAGAAAAGTCATGAAATGTTGTGAAATATTCGTTAACTGATCCGCCATTTAACGTCCGATCATAGTCGGCTCTTTTATTTGAATCTCCGAGTGTTTCGTAAGCTTCAACTATTTTCTTAAAGTGCTCTTCTCCTTCCGGGTTTCGGTCGGGGTGATACTGTTTAGTAAGTTTGCGGTACGCCTTTTTAATTTCATCAGAATCAGCATTCTCTTGAATCTCAAGGACTTCATAATAATTTTTCAAAATAGATAAATCTGAAATAGTATTTCTAGTATAATACTATTAAGTAGATAATGGTTTACCTTAACCTCTGCTAAAAAAATCCGCCATGTGAAACCAGCCATATTTACCTATTACAACAAAGCCGTCGAGTCAGTATTCTTTGACAATATTGAATCCTTGATTAGAAATTCAGAACCGAATGCCTATTCAAAAATTATTATCTGTACAGAAGAAGAATTACCAAAGGCAATAATCTCTAAACTTAGGAGAGTTATGCCAATTGTAAGAACTTATCCAAATAGCCTATCTCAAAATTTATTAGATTTAGCGAAAGGCCCAATGTTTGTAAATCCTCTACTCTTGAGCGCATTTTCGCAATACGATCAAACTCTTACAGTATTTGATTCTTCAATATACGTAACCTCTGCTGTAACAAATTCAAATTTTCAAAACTGGTTCTATCAATCACATCATGGCAAGATAAGTCATCAACTGTTTAAGATAACGCCGACTATCCAATTGTATCAGAGTGCGCGTGCATTTATGAGCTCAATGAAGCCAAGCGATCCAGACAGCCTAAACGTATTTAGTTACTTTATTATAAACTGTCAATTACTGGCAACCAAGCATATTGTACCAGAAAAGTTAATTTTTTCAAATCCAAAACCGGAAGATGTAATTAAATTGAATAGGCTCGTTGCAATTTCAACAATAAATCCAGTAGCCTCTCCGGAAAGGATTCGCGAAATCATAAAGACCCGTGCGGACCTATTGAGTTCACAAAAGCCTAGGCTTCTCTCAGCAATAATTTCAAAATTTTATAACTACATTGATCAACTGTCTTCGCCTGACGAGTTTGAAGATGATGGCAAAACTTACATGCCTAGCACGCTAATCGTTGAAGTTCCGACAAATGATCCAACTTCTGCTGGCATTTCTCGAATGTTAAGGCTTGCAGTTGAACTACCTCATTCAAATACAACAGCAGGCGGAATAACTGAGACTCTAAAACTTGCAAAGAAAATTCCAACTTCACCTCTAATCAGATTTCAAAGAATTACTGGAAGTTATCCTATCGACCTTGACCTACACTGGACAGTCGGTCTGCCGGATAACACTTTTCCAGAATGTGATGCCTGCATAACATATTCAGATAATCCATACCTAAATCAGCTAGTTAGTTTACCTCAAGTTGATAAAGTTATTCTGTACATGTTATCATACGGCATGGCAATCGATCGAGAACGCGCAAACGTTTTAAATCCAGACGTAATAGTCACATGTTCAACCAAAAAACTTGAAGAAGCAATTGCAAAAGAAGGAGTAAAAGTTCATAGAATCGGATTTGGTTTAGATATGGATCACATGTATGTCGACCCAAAAATTAAACGCAATAAGTATTTAGCTCTACTCTATCACCCATCATTGGCTAAACGATATGATTTAGGTGTAAAAATTGCAAACGCACTCTATTCAAACGGAACGATTGATGGAGTAATAACAGTCGGTTCATCAGTTAATTACGACATGCACAAGCATCCAATTGGACTCGTTAAACATTATCCGAATGCAAAACCAGCAGAGGTTAGAGCAGTTTTTAATCAAACTCAATGTTTTTTAATGCCATCAATTACTGAGGGTCTAAATCTTACACCAATTGAATCTACTCTATGTGGATGCCCAGCAATTATTTGTGACGGCGCAATCAATGAAATATTTTATGAATCTCAAAACTGTAAAATTGCAAGAATTGATAATGAATCACAAATGATTAATTTAGCAACTGATATTATTCAAAATTTCGATTTGTACTCTGAAAAATTCATGACCGATATGCAGGCAAGAGTTGCTGAAAATACTTGGGAAAATGTTGTTAAAAAATTAAATGAACTAATATAATGACCAACGTAATAATTATCCCAGTTCACAATCAAGTATTTCACCTAAAGGCTTGTATTGAAAGTATTAAGAAACATACAAAGAATTATTCTCTAATAATAGTCGACGACGGCTCAACTGATTATGAGACGGTTAAATGGATCGATGATTTACCTGATAAGATATTGATTCGTCATACTAAAGCAATGGGATTCTCTAAAGCATGTAATGACGGAATCGACTATGCTATAAAATATCTAGACTTTAACATTTTATGTTTGCTAAATAGCGATACCGTAATTGTTACGCCAGACTGGTTAGATAAAATGGAGACAGAATTCAGTAAATTTGATAAGCCTGGGGTTGCAAGTGTTGTTAGCGATAATGCAACAACTCAAACAATACACAATCCTGCGAAATATTTAACTCAAATCGATACTAAACCGACCTTTAAGTCCCAACTAATTCATGGATTCTGTTATTTCATGAGCCGCGAAGTCATCTTAACTCTCGGCAGATTTGATGGAGACCTATTTCCACATTACGGCAGTGAAGACGATTATTCGTTAAAATGTATAAGAAACGGGTTCACAAATTTCGTAGTCGGCAGCATCTTTATTAAACACAATGCTTCGACTAGCTATTCAGCGGAACGCCGAGAAGCCTTAATTGCAAAAAGCGTGCCGGCTCTATTAACCAGATGGACTCGGCAGTACGTTAGCGAATGCATAAACAGAAGTCTTCACATTCAAAAAATGCTAAACGAAAATGTATGATATAAATCACATATCCATGCAAGAATGGGCAGACCTAGTTAAAGAATATGCCAACTTTGAACCTCAATCAATCATGGATATTGGGGCAATGGATGGAGCGGATACTGAAACTCTAGAATCAAATTTTAAAACAGGTAACGTTTACATAATTGAACCTCACCCAGTTCTCTATTCACGAATTTGCAAAAATCGGCCAGAGTTCAAGAGCTTTAATTTTGCAGCGTCCAACCAAACCTCTGAACTCGAATTCAATACTATCAATATTGAAAATTCAAACTTGGGGATCTCTTCATTATATGAAAGAGTTGACGATTTAAGTTGGGCCTTGCCTAGTCAATTTGACAAGACCTCAGTAAAGTCAATGCGAATGGACGAATTTATGGAGTCTCAACAGATTGATACAATTGATCTACTTAAAATAGATGTTGAAGGACACAGCTTTGAAGTATTAAAAGGATTTGGCGAACGTCTTAAATCAATCAAATGTATTCACATAGAAAATGAACATACTGAGGTCTGGAAAAATCAAAAACTATATCCAGAAGTAGAACCTATTCTGGTAAATAATGGATTCGTAATGCTCTCAATTAAAGTCGGATGGCCTCAAACTGACTCAATCTGGATTCAAAAAAACTGTTTAAAATAATAATTTAATATGATTAACATGACCTACATTTACGATGAGTTTATGCACAAACTAAAAACTCAAGAAAATTTTTCTCTTGTGAGATACGGAGACGGCGAATGGGCTGTAGCTTTAAGAAAGGAGCCAACATATTCCATAATTTTAAGAAGGTTTGAAAAGGTAGACGGCCTAATCAGATCAGGAGATACAATGCTTGACATTATAAAGTCTGGTCCCAAGTATTATTTTGGTCTTCAAAATCTTGCGCTAAGCCTTTGGCCTGAAGATATCGAAAGCGCTATTCCAGATGGGGTCAATGTGATAAATGCAGATATGCTACACAGACTATCTGAAATGGGTTCTCTTGGAGACTTCTTTGATGTTTTAAAAACTCGAGAGCTTATCCTATTGGGGCCAGAATACCTTAAGAACCTAAATTTCTTAACCTTTGATCACGTTATTTCGCCTGATCCAAATTCTTGGGATTATTGCGATGAGCTGCAGGCTCAAATTGAAGAAAAACTTGCAGGTAAAACTAATCCAGTAATTCTCTATTCGGCAAGCATTGCTGCTAAAATAATTATCGACCGTATGTACAATAAGTATGGCGAAACGATAACTCAAATTGATACAGGTTCTCTATTGGATCCTTACGCTGGGGTCCATACTCGAGAATACCATAAAACTGTATTGGAAAGACTTGCTTCACAGAAAAACTAAGATGAAATTAGCTGCAGGATATGTCGTATTTGACGGATTGGAGACTCTTAGGGCGTCCCTAGCGTCAGTCAGAAATCAGGTCAATATAATTATTGTCTCATACCAACGGGTTTCCTGGGGAGGAACTATGGCGAAACCTGAGCTGATCCCAACTCTCAATGAATTAAAAAAAGAAGGGCTAATTGATCATATTATTGAGTTCACGCAGTTTAGACCAAGTAATCTAAAAACGCCAGACTCTGTAATTCAGGCCAAATCATTTGAGCTCAATAAGAGACAGAGTTGCCTTGATCTCGCACGTAGTCTTGGAGCAACACATTATCTTTCAATGGATGCTGACGAATGCTATCGAGATTCTGAATTTGCATGGGCAAAGGCTGAGATTGAGACTCACTCACTTGATGCAACTGCTCTACACTATATTAACTACGTTACTCCAACTCTGCACAGAGGTCATTCGCGCTGGAAAATTCCATTCATCTATCGAGTTACTCCAACTTGTAGACATCATACTCTACAGCAAATATTTTCAGGAGTTGATCCAACTCGAGGTATGATAGACGACTCTTATCGCAAGAGTCGAGTATTTGAAAGGGATATAATCTCAATGCACCACATGGAAATGGTTAGGCACGATATTGAGGCCAAGTACCATGCATCAAGCAGATTCTTTCCAAATCGAGAAAACCTAAATATTTTAGCGAATGATGTGGTTGAGGCCCAAAGAACTGGGTCTCTTAAATTTACCGGGCCTCATCTTGGAGATGACGATCCCAAAGTAAGTAAATCCTTAATTGAGTGTCCAAACGAATTTGGGATAGACTTTTAGTCTGACGCGATTGTAACGTGTTTTGCTAAGTACAGGGAGGCAGCATTCTGCACAGTTGCAAGAGTTGCGCCTGGCGTAGCTGGCATTTTAGCATCGATTGCTGCAGCCAAGCCGTTAAGTACTACTTCTAATTGATTTCCCAATACCGCATTATTGAATACTCCGTCCTTACCGATCTCAACGTTTCCGCCCGTAATCTTAACTGTTCTAGCGTCAACTGTAACTTGAGAACCTGTTGTTAAATTAATCTGCGAATCCGATACGATCCGAATTACATTATTCTCTAATGAAATTGATGACTGATTGTCCTTGTGTTCAATCAACACGTTTGACGTCTTTTGATCAATTCGAATGAAAGATTTTTTCATCTCCATTTGCAGACCAATCTCACGATCAAACCAAAATTTAATCTCTTCATCTCCGTCAAACAGGATAAAATGAGCTCCTTCGTATTTAGTTGGAGTCTGAGCTCCTTTCTTAAGCTCGTCCTTAATATCTTCTCCGACCTCCTGAACTTGACAGTATTCTGGTGAGTAAATATCTCCATTGCTAAATCTGACCTGAACTACTGCACCGACTTTTGGAATCGATAGGGATCCAGCGCGAGCGTCCTGGCCAAAGAATAGGGGCTTATTTGCTGGAGTTGCCCATGGCAAATCAGCGACTTCAATATCGTCAAACAGCGAAAATACTCTGACACGACAGCGACCTTCATATAGAGGATCCATAATGTCTTCTACCTTTCCTAGATAGACTTCCGTAAATTCTTCAACCGCTGAGTTGGTTTTAATGCTCGTATTATCAATCATATAATAGTTATACTTCTAATTTAGTAATAGGTTATGGATAAACGTCTCCAAGATCGCCATTGCCAACTACGCTCGGTGGATTCGGGGTTGGGTAAATATCGCTCTTAAGATTGCTCGTAAGCGGCGGGCCAACTGGGGCTTGACGACCCGTTAGTGAGGCTCCAAACTTATTGATTGCGCCAGCTACTCCATTTAAACCGCCTTCGTCATACACATTACCTAAGGCCTTGCCTTCTAGGGCAGTTTGTATATCATTCATGAAAGATCCAACGATTGCGCCAGGCAATCTCATTGCTGTGCTAGTAATATTATTTATGCGGTTTGCAATTCCTTGAGCCGCTCCACCAAATAGGTTAAATTGACCAAGCCTATTTGAATAAGTATTACCTAAGTCGCTAGCACTACGATCCCCATTGTGAATTGTTTTAATATCATTAACATCGCTAATCGGAACAGGCTGGTGTTCAACCCAACCAACATTCACTTTGAAACTTGGTGAAAATGGTTTATCGTCAGTTGATATTTTATGTTCAGTTTGGCCGCCTGATCCAGCTATAAAGTCTGAAAAATCAAATTCGCACATTTTAAGTCTAAACTTAACAACCTTTAAACCTGATACAGTATTTTTTTTAGCATCCTCTTTGAATAATTTATAGTCATTAGTTTTATCGTACGTATTGTAGTCAACCAAATTTCTAATTTCAATTAGGCTTATTTCCATATCAAACCATCTTAGATTATCCGGCAGTCTGTATGACAGGCGTTGCTCATCGTATATTGCATAGCGATAATTTTCAGCAATATCGGTTAAGGGCTGAGTAACTGACTCAAGGCAATTAAAAGTTAAAGTAGCTTTCTTATTACCTTCTTTTACACGACCAATCGTCTTCCATAGGTCCGAAATTCCTTGCACTGATTGGAAATACCAAGGTGAAGACTGTATGGTGCTTAGTCCTTTGATTGCCTTGCCTAAACAGACCGCTGGGTTATAAGAGTCGCTTCCAGTATTAGGCATAGTCTTGTGATCTGCCCCGTAATAATCAGTCAGCCAGTCATACGCACAGTATTCAACAAGATTGTGAGCCTTCTCGGAAGTAATCACAGAGTCTCTTGAATATCTAGTTGGATCAACTGATGCATTAGTTAAAAACCAATCCATTGGGCCAATCAATAGGTTATCGTTTGAGATTCCATCTGTTGCAAATTGCGCTCTCGATGGAAAAAAATCAACGACAAAGGTTAGAAAAACTGGGTCTTGAAAGTCAAATATTGACGACTTTACGAACATATCGACCATTGGCGAGCTTGTAGAGATTGAATCTGCAAACTTTACGTTATTTGGATTAGTTATCATTATTAAGTAGTAATTTCATTTTTTGGTCGAGGTAATAACCAGTGTCTTCTAGCCAAAAGCATCTCAGTTTCAAATTTACCGTCAAGGTACTTGTAATCAATTGATGATACGTAATAGAAACCGCTTAGCCCCTTATCATAAAATTCAGCCGCCATATTTTGATCGTATTCTGGATTACCAGTTTCAACGCTAGCCGGGTCAAAGTCTTCTGAATTTTCCTTTCGTGAAACTGCTGCGTTCATTGCAGCTTGTCGTTGTAAAAATATTGCAACTGCAACTCTAGAACCTCTAATAATATTCGCGTTTAGACCGTCTAGTCTAATTTTCAACATGTTCTTTTGAGTCTCTTTTAGGTTATGATCATTGATTATGTGTGCAAACTTATATTGATTATGAGCGTTTCCGTAATCGATTCCGCGCCATTCACCAATAATTGAGTCAGCATTTGCGTACTCGTCTAGGATAACTGTTTGCGGAGCTCGACCGTCTGCTCCAGCTGGTGTAGTAATCGGTTCTGCATAGTGCTCAATGAAGTTAACTGAATCTGCATCAGAATCTTTTGTTTCAGAATTTCCGCCGTGATCATACCAATAGGCCTGTCTCCTTAATCCATTATTAACTAGGACCTCGCCATGATTACTAACTAACGAAAATTCATGAATGAACGATTCCGAACCCTTTGCTGATTTATAATTACTTAACACAATATCAACCGGCGAATTGTCAGCATCAGCGTCTAGAGCCGGATCCACCTGATTTTTATTTAGAGCAGTTTGAACTAGCGTAGTAAATCCCTTATCTAACTCCTTATCTTGACCAAACATCTTCTCAACATTTATGAAATTAAGCGTGTAATATCGATCAATAAAACAGTCAAAGAAGTTTGAATCATCGGAGTAAGCCATCTTTTTAATATGTGAAATGAATGATTTGTAAGAGTAATTAGGCATAAGCCAAGTCATTTGGTCTTTCGTATCCGCCTCTGCTAAATTATCTGCAAAGCCTAATTGCAATTCATCAGCGACTTTCTGTAAAACCCCCTTTGATGTTAAGTTTGGATAAGATCTTGAAAACTGACCGTTTAATTTTGGAATATAGAGATCCCCGCTAATTGTATAGATGGTAGTTGACGTTCCGGGCAAGCTAATTGAACTCACGTTATTAATCAAATAGTCGCCAGCTAAGCTCTTAAGCTTTTTGTTTGGTGATTGGATAAACACACTTGCGATAATATTCGCAAGTGGATAGCCGCCTGCACCAAATACCGAATGTCCATCAATTAATGTGATTGATATTCTTGGAACCAATTCATTTTGCCAAACGTGTATTGACTTGATAGCATCTGCTGGTAATCTGACTTGGCCTATCATAACGATTGGCGTCATCAAACCCTTACGTTCAGAATAACCTATAAAATCGGCCTTTTTATCAAAGATCTCATTACCATTAGCATCCTTGAACTGTTTGGTGTCCCTAACCGCAATCTGAGTTGGCGTAATCTTTGGCGTAGATCTAATTAAAATTTTATCAATTGCCATTATTTAATTTTATTTTTAATTAGAGTCTCTTTAAGTTTTGATCTAGAGATAGGAGTTGGGCAATCTTGTTTACTAATTGAAGTAACGTCCCCACCAAATATAATTTTACCATTTGCCACTTTTACGCTGCTATCGAGAGCAACGTTAGGCGGAACCAACGGAGCTGCTCCAGCTTTCTTCTGTAAATACTCAGCACGACGCTTATCCTTTTTGGTTTTGGGAGTAAAGACAACGTTTGATTTCTTTTTTCTAGGCCCAAATTCTGCAAGAGTAGGAGCTGCTCCAAATTTATTCAAGGTAGCTGAATCTGGGATTCGAATAACATCTCCAATATTTAACGAAAATGGATTAGAGTAGCCATTGTATTTTAATAATAGATCAGCATAGTCAGTTTTTTGATAAAATATGTACGAGATCAAGTCAGGTCTCATGCACGTCTCATCAGTCACAGCGTATAACTGTCCGCTGTTTATTCTGATTCCAAGATACGATACTGCTCGACGAATCAAGTCAACAACGACATCACCGTTGGGTTTCGTAAACTCTTTTTTATTGGTAAGTGTTTTTAGTCCTAGCATGTCTCTATATTATTGTTTATCTTGGCGACGATCGTAATACATCCACAAGATTGAATCATCAATTTCGTTTTCCGCAACCTTCTTTGGATCGTCTGCTCCTGCATAACCGTACGCTCGTCTAATTCTACTTCTGTAATTTACGTAAGTATTGCCTTTTAGTTTATCTTGATCACCTGCATCTAGATCATTAAATGATTTCTTGGCTTTCTCGCTCCATTCAGTATTATTTGTCTCTCCGAATGTGTCATTCGCTGATGAAAACGGTCGCAGCTTAGATGACATCATCTTGGTCTCACCTAAGTTAAAAATTCTCTCAATTGCAACCTTATCTCGAGGTTTACCTTGTTGCAACGCAACCTTAAATGTTACGCCAGTCGGAAAATCATCTGGTCCCATCTCTTCGTCAAATACCATATCGCAGGCTGAGCACACAAGATCCCCCATTGTCATAATTGGATTAAGTGGATTGCCGACAACTAGGTGCCATTCACCAATAGGTCGATCAGATAGAGCTGATCTAACTGATATTAACTTGGGAACTGCTTCGGCTAGTGCACTAATTGCAACAGTCTGCGCAACATTTGCAGCTTTGTTTTTAATCTTGGTGAAATCTTCATTGCCTGCATCTTGCATCATTGAAATTCCCTGATCTGCTGCTGCTTTTATACTGTCCATCACCGACGACGCAAGTTTCACCATGTCTGCACCCGAATTGTTCTCAAATGAGGTTGCCCAGTTTGTTAAAATATTGCCAAGCGCCTCCGTCGTTGTAGGATCAAACTTTACACCAGTTCTTGGAAAATATCTGGCCAATTGGCCTAGAAATTGCGCATCATTATAGGTCAAATTCAAGAAACTTGAAATAAGATCAAGTGCAACAATTTTTGGACTAAGACCATTAAACGATCTAAATGAATAATGAAACTCTATCGTAAATGGCGAATTCCAGCCGTCTTGCATACCCCTTTCCCTTCGAGTACTTTGGTGAATTACATTCACTGGGCCGTACACTCGATTCCAGTATGGACCGTTTGTTTCGTACTGACCCTTTAGAAATGTCTGCAGCTTTCCCTCCATGCCGCTTAATTGCTGAAGCTGCGCATTGTTGCCCTTTAGCCCAACATACACCTTTTTAAGCTGGTCAGCCTTACCCTTTAGTTCCTTAACGCCGTCAAACATTTTTACTAAATCGTCGACCGTCACCTCATTTCCTTCAATATCCTGCTGCTGAACTGAAACTGTGGTCCATTTGAGATTCCACTTCAACATTCCAGTCTTTGCGAGAGAATTATTTGTGCCTTCGCCCCACCAAGTAACCGCTTGTGCAACTGGAATAGGATGCTTCTCGCCAGGTATCGTGAGCTGATCTTCAACCGGAAATGGATATCGTCTAAGAGTAATCATACGGTTATTTGGAATTTTACCGTAGTTCTTACAAAACATAAAATCAGTCATTGCGTAAGGCTGGAAGCCAGTAACGCTGAATCCGGACTGTTTTGCTCCCCATAAAATAATTGCCTTTGCTGTAGGGTTTACTAGAGATGGAGAATTTTTTATCTGAAATTTTGCAATGTCCGCCTTTTTAAGCTCAAGCAATTTAACGTTATCTGCTATCTGTTTTTGAACCGATTCAAGGTCACTAATTTTATTTTCTTTACTTAATACTTTGGCCTGCTGTCTTAGCCTTGCCTGTTTATTATTAATTTCGTTAGTTGCTTGAGTATTGGCAGCATCATTTTCGCCAGTATTGGTTCGGCTTGGCGAAAATCCAATAAAGTGGCCAGCCGGCTCATAAGAGAGACCGTTCCTAAACTTGGAATACTGGAAAATTGAAAATTTATTGAAAATTGACTCTGGTGCCGAATTAATCACCGAGCCGTTACCTTCTCCGCCTAATACCTTTGATAGATCATAGATGCTACTGCTCGTAGCAAGCTTCTCCATGTAGTTGGTACCGCTAAATATCTGTTCAACCTTTAATGCCCAATCATTCGCCATTAATACTACGTTATTTGATATTATTTATCAATGGAGTCTAAAGTTACGAGAAATGGCAGACTTCAGATTAAGAGTATGGATCTAGGTCCGGGTTTGGAATTTTATGCCAGCGCCTTTCGCTGCCGCTTCCAGCCAATTGAACCTCTTCGGCTGTGTCCTTGATGAATCGTAGAGCCTCTTCGTAATCACCGTCTGTTAACAGGTCGTCCACCATTTGAGCAGCAGAGTCTGATAACTTAACTCGATAGACTACTGGGTGACGTTGATCATTGGCTCTGCATCGCAGCGTCATCAGGCTTAGGTTTCCGCCAAATGCTTTTTTCTCTGGATCGTCCTTGCCGCTAATATCGCTAAGACCTAGCCCATGTAATCTGTCCAAGTTTTGTGATCTAGCTAGGGAAGGTTCCTTAACAAAAGATTCGATTCCTTTGCAGTCAGCAATGCCGTAATACCAATGGGATTCTCCAGTACCGCGTGACTCGTTAAATGATTTAAATGAATTTGCGTATTTCATAGGCTTAAAATTATTATACCTTTATTTATCCTGGACAGGATTCACAGTTTATAAGTATATTAGTTCTATAAACCACCTAAAACCCGTGTTATGAAAAAGTTAGTAGTTGTATTAGGAGTTGCATTAATCACGTCCTTCAATGCCTTTAGTCAAAAAATCGATATTCACGTTACTCAAGTATCTGTACGCGAATCAGCAGACGGTCTGCCAGACACAGAGTACTCACTAAATGTTAATTCTTACTATTTTATTAACCTGGATGCAGGCACCGTTGTGTATCAAAGCCCTAAATACGATATCGATGTAAGTCGACGCATCATAAGTAAAGACTTAACCGGCAGTATTATTACGATCGTTTACGAAGACGATGGCTTTACTCCAACTCTAGTCATTGATAAAAGTACGAATTCGGTTAACTGGATCAATCAAGACTCATCTGCTAAATTAACGTATGAATTCAGAAAGTTTAGCATGGAAATCAAGGAAAAATCTTAACTCAATCAATTCACAATAAAAAAGCCCTTCCAGACAGAAGGGCTTTCGTTGTTTAATATAGTTTGACTATTATTTAGGAGCAGTAGTGGGTGCAACAACTAGTGCCTGCTTAGCCGCAACTGTTGGAACTATGAAAGTTCTAACGAAGTACGCCCAATATGTAATTTGAGTTTTACCAGTTGTGTCAGCTGGATCAGCGATCATTGTATTCCATTTTGCATTTTCCAATGATTCTTTGGCATACGGTAAAAAAATTTCCTGAACTGGTGAATTGCTTGCGCCATTATAGATTGGAGTCAATTGAGAACTTGCTTGATTAATGAAGGCTAGCGCATTCTCTTTTGGAAAAGCATTATTGATTGATCTAGGCTGTCTTCCTAGATACGCCATTGCCAAGAAAATTGATTGAACAATGTTAGCACGCTCTTTGAACCAAGCAACTTGAGAGTTGGCAACCCTTGTATTATCAGGATCAGACGCAGTTTCCGCTTTCACCCACGGTGCAGGCTTTGCAGCGTTTGCGAATTGTGGTACTGAGATATAGCTATCAAAGTCAGCTTGACTCTTAAATGATAATTTATAGGTAAGCCCGTCTGTTGCTTTAAATCCTGTGCCAGGCGCAGCAACTGCTGCATCAGCCTCTTCTGCTAAATTCAGGTCAGTCAAATTCTCATTTAACCACTGTTTGTATCCTTTAATTAGTTGCATGTGATATATTAATTCTTTTTGTAAAGTTATTTATCTTGGCTAACCTATAGATTTTGTAGTATATTATAACTAACCAACTAACTAACATACAATATGAAAAAGTTAATCCTAATCGCTCTAAGTTTAATAAGTTTAAGCGCAGGCGCACAAAATCTTAAAAAGTTTTACCGTGTTGAATTAGATACAATTCAGCATATTAACTGGAATGCAGATTTAACCCTTAGTCAAGCCCTATCTTCAGGTTCAGTAAAGTATCCGTATTACTGGGCAGATCATATTGTTTGGGAATACGATTTAAGTAACATGACTGCTACTTGGATCAGTGGATCAACTCGAAAAGTCTATAAGATTCGTCGAGTTTCAAATCTAAACGGAGTATTACGATTTGAGGTTGGAAATGAGGCTGAAACTGGTTGGATTGATAGCATTAAGGCTACTAGCAGCGGTCTCTTCTTATTAACTAGCGAAAACGTTGATTTAGTAAATGGACAAAAAGACGGATCTTTTACTCGAAATGCAAAAATGACAAGTCATTAATTTAAACTTCACTATAATAAAAAAGGAGGACATTAGTCCTCCTTTTTCTTTTTATAAAGTATTTACAGCTATCCCTGAGCAGGTGGAGTAACTGGAGGTGTAGTAGAAACCCAAGGCATACCTGCCTTAACGCACTGTTCTCTCCAAATCTTTGGCCAATTAGTATCCCATTCAGCTACCCATTTCTTACCGCTTTGGCGATCAGACGAATCTAGCATGCTGTACATGTTTTTAACAATCGTAACATCTACGTTATCCGATCCGCCAGTTGCTAACGCATTCATTTGAGCAAGTTTCATTGGACTCTTTAATCCACGTAGGGCATGTATCTCCAATGCAGCAGTTACTGAATCTACGATACTCCCGCCAAACGTTTTTTTAGTAGGATTGTTCGGATCTCTCGTAAGAGATATTGATCCTTGACTAGGCATAATCTTTTTAAGAGCAACTCGATTTGAGTTCTCATCGTTACTGGAGCCAGCGTCAGTAATTGAACCATCAGTTGCATTCCAATATTGATATTTTGAATGAGCTAAATCGTCAGCGAATGGATATTGGTAAGCAACTCCATTTGATTTTAGAGTATAGCCTTCAGGCTTTGCACCTGGACCAGAAGTTCCAGCCACCGGAGCCGCTTGTGCATCCTCATTGAGCCATTGTGTGTATCTTTTAATAATTGCCATTTAGATTTATTTTTTGTAGAGTTATTTATTCTAGTACTGAACTGATTTACGTTCCTGAAGTCGATTCCAGCGATTGAACCGGTTAACTGCAAATCCTGAAAACCAACCCTTATGAGATCTTGACTCAGTTGTACGATTAACTCTCTCAATATTATCCATGTACAGCCCAGGCACAGTTCGGATCATCTCGCCGTGAACATTAACTGGCTCATCCAATTCTACTTCAATTCTGAAAACATCAGGTTCATACGAGTTATGGTAGACTTCACTGACCGTTGCCGATGCTCCGTCTATTTCTTGGAATAATGCATTCTGCATCTCTTCTGCTTCCGCTCTGACAATAACCTTGTCTCCGATTTTGAATTTCATACTGGTAGTTTTATGATTTTTAGGGTTAACTCGCCTGACCCCTTAATTAGTCGGTGCCATTCATGTCTATTAATATTTATTGCGTGATCGAGTGAAAAAGGCAAGCGGTCCTCTAATTGAATTTGCCAATCAGTTTTTTCAACTGATTCGACTATTCTGGACTCATCGTCTCGGTGCCACATGAGCTCAATTGGGTCAATGTCTGCACCAAATTTGCGAGTTACAATATTACCGTTAATTTCAAGATCAGTATAAGGTTTCATTACCAGAATCCAGGATAAGTTTTACCACCCCATAGATGCGCGTATCGGTTGATACGGCAGGCCCAGTAACCTGCTTTTGTTTTATCTTTCTTAAGATGACATTGATGGCGAGCGGCAAAGGATGCGCGGGCTTTAGGATTGCTAACCTTTGCAGTTAGGCCTCCATGAACATCGCCGAATGAAATCTTTTTAATATTACCAGTGTGAGGATTCTTTACGAATACGTGATACTTCTTGGCTCCTCCACGTTGAGGATAATTTAATTTTACTGACTTTCCGTGATATTCAGATTCGTTAATCTCTTCAATTGGAAAATCTAACGGAACGATTCGACCCTCAAAAACGGCAGTTTTACCAAGATCAGTTTCAATAAAGAGAATCTTATCGACTCCCGTAAAATTCATTTCGCCCGCATCAAATCGATTACGCGCCTCCACTAATAACTGAATATGCGCATTGCTACCGGGTCTAAAAATAGACTCAGCAACCGACATTCCACGATCAAGATGATACTGTAGATTTTCAGAAATTAGAGTAGGGTTTACCATGCTTCGTTCATTGGAGTAATTTGGCCACCACATTCGCAAGTCATGTCTTCATTACATTCTTGTGATTCGTAAGTCATATTACACTCATTGCAAGAGTATAAACCTTCAGCCATTTCGTCGATTTCCTCTCCGAATTTTTTAATTGGGCCTTCTGCTTCAGCTTCCGGTGCTCCATTTAATTCATTCATAAGAAAATCAGCAACCTCTTCGATATCGTCTTTCGATGTTGCAATATGATCGGCTGCCCAATCATGGCCGTTGTGAAGTAGTTGATTAACTTGAGTCTCGTCCATTTCCAACATTATATCAATTAGTCTCTTAATTGTTTTAAGATTACCAAAGAACATGTAATGATCAACCTCTTCAGAACCAGCTTGCGCCATTTCAGGATTAGTCATTTTAGGATCTTGTTCAAATGCTTCAAACGTTTTTACTAAATTTTTCATTATTGATTATTATTTTGTTTTAGAAAATCTGAAAACTCAAGAATATGAGTTGCTTTCTTTTTCTTCTTTTTTATTGGGCTGAAATTATCGCCTGAACCTAGAGAGGTTGGTGTAGGCGGTGTGATTGGTCCCATTGAACCAATTGAGCCGGGTACCTGTGCCGAAACTCCAGGCGCTCCAGCCTCTTCAAACGCAGCTTCTTTTTTAACATCGAGTACTGATGGTCCGGGAATGAACATGCGGCTTATTGCATCGCCTTTCATTTCGCCTTCTCGACCCTTCAGCGCTTTACCAACAACCATAGCTGTTTTATTTAGGGTCTTAGCGTAAATATTGTGAACCAATGATCCAAAATTGGCAAATGCTTGCCCTGCCGGAGTCATTGGCTTGTTGTCTGGGCCAAGTAAAAGATCCATTAAAGAAGATAATCCTCTACGGAACTTCATGATCCTAGAATCATCCGCAATCTGCTTGCCAGTCACAGGTAGAGCAACTCGCTCATATAATTTAAGTTTCTTATTAAAATCAAAATGAATTCCCTTGGTTCTATCAAGTTGAATACTTTTGCTTCTAGCCTTTTCGCGTAATGCTATTTTAGCTTGAGTTAATAGGTCTTCCAGATACTTGATTGTTTCAGGATGACTTGCTTTACGCAATTTAGTCTGGCCCTTTAGTCCGTTAATCTTAATATCAATATTGTTTAGTTCTGTTTCTAATTCTTTCTCTGTCTGAAAATTACCAATATTTAATTCTAAGATTCGACGCAAGATTGTTGCCTCTTCTCTGGTAAAACCTGATGATTGGCCTGAAAGTGTTTCAAATCGCTCTTCTCCAATCTCTTCTTTAATCTTATCTTCAGTATATCGTTTAGCTCTCTCAAACTCTACTTTATCTTCCTCTGGGAAATCTTCAATTATTTCTTCAACTACCGTCCAATCACTTATAATCTCGTCAGCAATCTCTTCCTTTTCTTCAACGGTTTCAGCAGTTTGGATTTTATCTAAGTTAAGTTGATTTGCTTTACCAGCGCCAGTAATAATCACCAAATAAGAGCTCTCTAACGAGCGTTGAACATCTTCAATTTTTCTTGAAATTTCTTCAGCAACTTGTTTTACTTGAGCATCTTCTCTGGCTTTGAGTTTGTCGTACATGTCGTCGAGCACGCTAATCCTCTTTGCTATTTGTGCCTGCTGCTTAGCTAATGACTTAAGTAAATCATTGTGTGCAGTACCGCCCTTTGCAAATTCGTCCTTAATTAATCGGCTGATTCTATCAAGTCTATTTTTGCAGTATTTTAGGTAATTTTCAACATTGTGTTTGGATTTAATAATATCCTCCTCTTTCCACGCTTCGACCTTAATTGCCTGATCTATTAAGTTATCAAGAAATTCGTCCATCTTTTTTAGCGCATCAAGCTGTTCTGTTGTGTACTCAGAAGAGTCCACATCAGGTTCACCAGAGCCGATTTGAATTAAATTGGCCTCTGCGAGTAAATCCTCTAGGTGTTTAAATCTTTTTACTTTTAGAAACATATTACTTTTGTTGCAATAAGTATTGCGTTTTGTTAGTTAAGTCTAAGATTTCATCTGCTAAGTTGTAAAGCTCTGAATCCTCATCTCGGTCAAACAGGTTTCTAAAGGTTCCGCGTAATGCATCGTTCACCAATTCAAAGAATACTGGCAATGCCATCTCGTAATCGTAGATCATTACAGCAGCCTCTCCGAATTTAAGGTTTTGTGAACCGTATTTACCAGCAATTGCCTCAACGATCGTGTCCATTTGATCGATGAACTCTTCGTAGAACATACCGAAATGGCGATGTTCTGTATCTAGACCAGTTTGCCAGTGAATTATTTTAGCCTGATCAGCAATTTGCATTAGTGAAAGCATGAAATAGCCGATTGTAGCCTTGTCCTGCATTTCTTGTGGTTCTGTTAAATCTTCCATTCCGAACATTATGATTTATGTAATTTTTGTCGCTTTTCCCAAGATTTAAAAGGTGTCACCCAGAAATTACGTTCAATATTCTTTTGTAAGTAATCGTATACGTCATTTCCTTCAGGATGCTGCATGACAGCATTCTTTAGAGGTTCTTTGCCCTTTCTCCAGTTTTCAACGTTTTTATGAGTCTTCTCCATACTAGGTTATTTATTAAACAAAGAAGGGCCGCTTTTGGCGACCCTATTCAGTGTATGTATAATTTGATTACTTTGTAAATATGTTGAATATATTATGATTCTGTGGGTCCTGCCACATTGGTCCACTGCGGCATTCAAGATGCTTTTTAAATTCTTTAAAGCCTGCATCGACTTTACAATAGACAATCTCAGATGAGTTTACGACTGCTAGTACTGAAAACTCATCAACTTTAGCGTAATATAAAATATGATGCCATCCTAAAAAGTTTATGAATTCCTGTTCGTTTCGGCTATTCTCAAAAAAGTCTTTAATTCCAGCAAGCAAGTCATCTTCATGGCCGCAACCCGTTTCCCAAATTCCTCCAGAAAAAATAGAGGCAAACCATCTCTCAAAGTCTTCAATAACTTGAGGTTCATTTGAAAATTCCTCTGAGATAAGATCAAAAAGAGGTAACCATGTTTGGTTGAGCCATATTCTATTAATTGTGAATAACCTAGCTCTTGGATCATTTTTTAAAATATCTTCACAAAACTCAACAATCTTTAAATTTTCGCCAACGATTAACTTAAGTTCTTCAAGCTTTTTAATTATTACTGAGCGACCGTTGACAAAACCTGCTCTTGATGATATTAATCTGCCGCTGTTCCCCTTAACCTCAATATTAACCGGGCCTGCAGCAATATCACCTTCGCCTGCTTTCTTTTTACCATCTTTAAACAATATTGAAATTAGCTCGCCCTTTCCCTTTCCTTGAGTATTTCCAATTTTATTAGTTATCTGAAACCTTAGAATGGTCTTAAATATTTCGGGATTAACTCCAAAGTCCTGAGCCGTTAATTCTCCAGAAGACGATATGTTTGAAATATCGTAGCCTTTACCGCCCGCTATTGTTTCGTAGAAACTTTCAAGGTCAGCGGCTGATTCATTTAGAATATCACCACACTCTTGAGCAAAAGATTCTGCATCGGTGCTTAAATATCCACGGTTAATCAATTCTTCCGCAATTTTCCCTAATGTGTCAGAAGATTCGTGCATAGACATCTCCTTTTTAAGTTTAGCTAAGATGCTAGAATATTTATCGGGTGAAGATTTTCTTAGTTTTTTTAAACTATCAAATTCTCTTTCTGACTCGTGATCATCGTCTGTCCGTGGAACTTCATTTGCAAAATTTGCCTCAACTGCTTCGTTTAACTTAGGCTGTGCCAATTCGTTAATATCGCGATTCATATTGAAAAATTCTGAGTGAATTGCTTGAGGTGCAGCTGATTTAAAATTTTGATAATCTTCAGATCTTAACGAGTTCATAATCGAATCTTTAACTCCAGCAATTGGTAATTCAACTAGAGAAACGTCATTTCTAAAATTAAGATTTCGTGATCTCTTTTTAGCTAATTCCATTTGTAAAGCCAAGTCCTTGATTCGACTCTTTGTTCCAGATATAATAACTGGTTCAAAATCAGGTTTGATTGCTCTCAATAAGTTCTCAACCTCTCCGTCCTGTACCATTCGGTGGCCGGTGATAAAGCTTGGGTGTTGCGAAGTAACTTTGTCTAAACAGCCTTTAACGGTTTCTTGTTTAAAAGGTTTAGTCTTATTTACTGAACCGTCATGAATGCATACCATTAAACACGGATAGCCATTCATATCAAACAATTTCTGTGCAGATTTAAGATGACCTGGGTGAAAGGGTTGAAAATCTGAGATGATTAAGTTAACTCTTTTGGATTTACGTTCGTTATCTGGAACTTCTGCAAAGGTTTCAAAATAACCAAGATCTCGCTCTTCTCCAACAAATTCGCTGAATGTTGGAAAGTAATTCTCGTAAACAGCATCACCTAATAGGACATTACTAATCTTCTCAATTTGAGAAACCAGATTAGCTCGCATTGGCTTGGTGAAGAATGTTGAACTAACTCGAACCGTTTTCTTTCTAAACATATTTAAGAAGACTCGATAAATCTCCTTGTAGTTAGGATTCGACTCAATAATCTGAGTAACCTTTTTGTCGTGAATAAGGTCGAAATTTACGTTAAAGTCTTCTCTTCTCAGGAATTCTGGAATTTGAATATCTAAGTCAATGTATTTTTCGCCGAACTCAGAAATGAATTCTAAATAGATGTGATTGACTAGCGAAATATATTTTTGCTCGTATGAATCTCCTTTAAGTGGAATTTCTCGCAATTCGCTAAGTGAATATCTCTCAATAAAATTCATTAAGTCGATAACAATAATCCAAATATAGTCGTCCGATTTCTTTTGAACTCGGTCTTGTGCTTTTTGTTTTGCATTCGCCTGAAATACTGGATCTACTAATTTAGCCAAGAAGACTGAATCTTCTGAGTTATTGTTGGGATCGTAAAAACGAAATACCAAACCTTCAATATCTTTGTCTAGAGTATCCCTTAGGAACGTTGTTCCAAGCTCAGGATTTAGAACTGACACAATATACTTCGTGAATGATGTTGTCTTAAATTTATCAACCAATTCTTCGAAAGGCGTGTAGATGAATTCATGCATTTTCTCTTTTTGATCTGGAGAAAGCTTGCCTTGAAATACGATCGGTGGACGTTCAATATTTAAAATATCAGCCCATTTGTCAAGAGTATCTTTATCTTGAATAGTCTCCGACATCTCGCCCTTTTCATCAAGGATATGAATGTAGCTTAAGATTAAGCCATTTTTAGGAAGTCTATCGTATGCAATAGTTTGTGCTTTTGGGCTAGTAAACCACTCCATTCCGAAATGGTAGTTATCTGGTACTTTGCTTACGGTATCAGGCCCAAGGCTCTCAAAGTGTCTAATAGCCGGCTCAAAGTAACGGCTGAGTACTCTATCGATGTACGTAATCTCTGCGTTCCTCTTAAAGAAGCGGAACTTACCCGTGCTAGGGTCTTTTTGGGCGCCAAAGAAGGCCCCATCCATTTTCTCATTTACAATTACTGTTTTGTTTAAAAGGCCTTCTAAGAATTCCTTTCCGCGTTTATCATAAACGTCTCTTAAGTGTGATAGTCCTGGCATAGTATTTAGTCTAATGAACCGTAATCGCCTCTACTCATTGCTGCTGCAAATTCTCTGTCGGAGTGTGAATCCTTAGTGATATTGAAGCGAACGGCATCGGCTGCGAGTTCTTGATTTTGTTTTAAAAATTGAATAAGTGCAAGTGTATCGATATCTTGGTATTCGCCAGATCCTCCAAATTCTACAAGTTGTTTCTCTAATCCTCTTACTTCTGGAATTTCAAAAAGCCAAATTCTGAAAGTGACGATTTCTCCATGAGACGCTGATCTTTCTGACATCTCGGTTAGATGGTTTACTATTTGCTCGAGTGCATCAGCTTGGTCAAGAGGTCTTTCCCAAACTTTCCATTCTTTACCTTCACGATTTATATTTACTGAAGTAGACGTGCCTGACCCAGTCGGTACTGAAATTGACATTAGATTTGGGCATAATTCCATTATCTCAGCTAGATCACCTGCAAAATGTTCAATCGTTTCGCCACGTAATCCGTGATCAGTTGCCAGGCCCTTGTTCTTTAGCCAGTTCAGGCGCTCTCGTCTAGCGGATTCAGATATGAAATCGGTAAAGCCTTTAAGATTTTTCATGCAAGATACTTTCTTGTTATTTATTAGGCTCGATGCCTAAAAGTCGATAGCATTCATTATTAAATAGGGTCGCAGATAATTCATCAAAATGATTAAACACAAGGCTTAGACCATTTTCGGACTCAGAATTTGAAAGCCATGATCTTCCGATATCTAATAGATGTGCCATTTGAGACTGTTCTTCTTGCGTTGAATGAGCTCCGTCCCAAGTATCTTTAGTACGACCAGAATCTCCAGTTTGACCTGCGACTGATACGACTAGAGTTTTGCAGTTTTTAAATAGATCAGAACTTAGCAGCGAGAAATATTCTAACTCAGCTTTAGTTTTAGTTAATCGACCACGTAGAATTGCCCAAGTGTATGCTGAAACAATTGCTCTGTCAAATACCCAGATTTTATCCTTGTATTCTGGACGCTGATTCATTTCCATAATGGTCATGATGTTGCCAAGACTAAAATAGTGTAGGCTTGGACTCTTTTCGTCTGACACCATGTCAAGAGTCTTAACGTGATTTGCGAAATAGAATTTATAATACTCTAATCTTGGATCATTACAGGTCTCTAGGAAATTGTTAATTAAGAATGTTTTGCCCGAATGTCTTGGGCCTTCGATGAATAATATCATATTAGTTTTAATCTTTCTGAGTTACCAAATTCTTCAAGGGACCGTGCTGTATCCCAATCGATTGTAATTATTTTACTCTTATCTACGAAAATAAAGTCAATATCAATATTAATCCCTGCATCTAGGAACCATGCCGTGTATTTAATGATCTCCCAAAGAGAGTCTTCGTATATCGTAATTGAGGTTGCTTCGTGCTCGCGAATTAAGTCTATCGCAATTTCAGCCTTATCTCCTTCTCTGCCGAGGAAAAAGGTCTTTTCAAATCGAATTTGATGATCTGCCAATAATTCAATAACTCTAGGCTGACATGCCTTAACTCTATGGGTTATTAGATAGTTTAGACAGTCGTCCTTGGTTCGATCTATCGTATTTTTAATACCCCGAATGTTGAATTTTTGATCTAGTGATTCTGGCGAATCAAACCATTCGTAGGGCTCTTTACCTTTAGCTTCACTGCATGTGTAACCGGGTACCCTAAATAGGGTTTCGTCAAAATCAAAGATATTAATGTGAGTGCTATTTTTCATGAAGATCTTTTACTGATAAATAAACTAGTAGTTTTAACCATAATGTACCAAATTTAGCATGACACGAACCCTTAGACATACCAGAGAATATAACGGCAACCGATATCACTTGGTTAGAGACTGCGTGCAGCATCAAAAGCCGTTCGCAATCTATAATTTCACATCTTCCAAGCAATACGATCAGTTTTTAGGTGATCTAGACTCATTCGGTAAGCTTAATTATTGCATTCAGACGATAACTTCGCTAGCCGAAGTTCATAGAAACATGAGAATGGTTTATCCAAGCATCTTTGTGACAAACGAAGGCACTGATGTTAAATTAGACGACTTTAAAAAGATTATCAAGGGATCATTACCTCATTATAAGCTAGATTCAGTCGTTTGTCTATACGATGGCACAGTTTCAGTATTCTATAAGAACGGTCAACATCACTCAATCGGTAATACGATTTACTCAAGTAATCAAATTAACGAATTCAACAGCGATTTTTATCAAATCGAGAGTACTTATTATACTTTCATTATGTAAAACTTTACCGGTTTTTTAGGTAAAATAATACTAATGGAAGAACTTACACCCCAACCCAAAAGAACGATCGCGGAGGTCTTTCGTAGTAAACGAGAAGACTATTCTGGTGAAATTTACACAGGTATTAAATTACTGGAGAACGTACGTAAAATCCCAGAGGCGCAAGTTACTTTTTTAAGTCTTAGACAGCGAGTTTTAGAGGAAAATCACACTCTAATCGAGCATTTCACCAACTTAAAAAAGAACTATCGTGAAAAGAAGGGCGAGGAATGGATAGAAGCTTCAAAAAGTAGTCAATTACGTTTTAATTCCAACGAAAAGACAACAATTGTGGATGGCCGAACTGCAACGATTAAAGAGAAATTAGAACAAATTGAGAATCAAATTGGATTCTACTCAGAATCAATCAAAACGATCGACTCTGTCTTATTTGGGATAAAAACACGTATCGATGTTCAAAAACTATTGGACGGGCATTAAAATTATCCGACATGATTGTTAACTTTTAAACTTGCTTCAGACAAACAACATTTACAGCTAATAAGTCACGACACCAAAGGTGAATTAAAGGATCTGCAACTCTATTTTAGAAAGAGACAAAAAGGCTATCACTTCAATAAATTATATCAGCGTAAACTGTGGGACGGTTACGATAAATTCATCGATAAGGACCTTAAAATCGGTGTGGGTCTGTGGAAAGAGATCCTAAATTTCGGAAAGAAATACGATTACGAAATTACAATTGAAGGCCTCGACGATCTTCTAAATCTATCATTTACAAAGGATCAATTGGAAAAATTTGCGTCAGTTTTACTTGACGGAACTGGTATTGACGTTCGTGATTATCAGTTGGAAGCAGCTCATCGAGCTCTAAAATACAAGTTCTGTTCCCAAGAGCTTGCAACCTCAGCGGGTAAGACCCTAATCCTATTTTTATATCTTTCTTTTCTTAAACGTAAGGGCGTAATTTCCAAAGAAAAAAAGGCCTTAATTGTTGTTCCGAATATCTCGTTAGTAGGTCAAACTGCTGAGAAATTTGAGAAAGATTATAAAACTGGACTGCTTGATTGGACTGTTCTGCAAATAGGCGGATCAAACAAGTATTCAGATAAACTATTCGAGAGCTCAGATCTAGTTATCTCAACCTACCAGAGTCTAAAGAACAAAGATGCCTCATTCTTTGAGAAATTTAGCTGCCTATGTATTGACGAGGCTCACACAAGCCGAGGTAATTCAATTCGTGATATTCTACTTGGCTGCAAGAACGTTGAGTACAAATTAGGACTGTCTGGTACCATTAAAATTGAGGAAGAGTACTCAGATTTCTTTAAGATTCAGGAGTTCTTAGGCCCATTAAGCATGGTGCTTAAGTCAAACTTCCTGATTGAACAACAGCATTCGCCAAACGTCTACATTAAAATGCTATCTCTTAAGTATCCCGAGTCCGAGCCATTCGTTAAGAAATATTTGGAGCTTAGGGAACGTGGCCAAGCTGGCAAAGAGATGTTTACTGCTGAACGCGAGTTCATTGTGTCATATCAACCTAGAATTAACTTTATTGCAAGCATGTGCAAGAAACTAGAAGGCAACAAGCTCATTCTGTTCATTAACGTTAAGGATCAGTACGGTCAACGCATTTGCGATAAGATTCTTGAGGAGAATCCCAAGGCATATTACATCGACGGTGGCGTTGGTGATAAGGATCGTAGCGATTACAAAGAGAACATGGAAAAGGGTCAGGGTGTTGTGCTCATTGCCTCTTATGGAACCTTCTCAACCGGTATTGACCTTAAGAACGTAAATCATATTATCTTTGCAGAGAGTTATAAATCCGAAATTACAATTCGTCAATCTATTGGTCGAGGAATGCGTAAGTTAGCTGGAAAACATCAAGTCGTTGTTTACGATCTAGTTGACGATCTAGCCGGTTATATCGTGAAACACGGTCAAGCCAGAGAAAAGATCTACAAGAAAGAGCAATTCATTCTTTCAAAACACTCATTTGATTTAGGCAAGTTCCTATAAAAAGCGAAAACCTCCCGGATAGCGATATCGAGAGGTTTTCAATAGCCGAGGCTATTACGGTCCTAAGTCCGTATTATCTTTCTTGAATTTCTTCGACTGCCCATTCTGTAAAAAGCTTTTGTGCAGTCTGTGCAAATTTATTAGGCCTTTTGCTAATCTCGTTTAAATCATTCCAAATTTGTTCAGCTTTAATCTTTTCTTTTTGTAATTCTTCGCGAATGTTGTCTGCGTCAGTCTTAAACTGTGCAAGCTCATCAGGGACGTCCGCTAGGCCCAACTTAACAAGTCTTAAAAATCTTGGATCATGTGCAATTCTAATTAATTCCGCCCATTCCTCTTCATCGTCTCTTGCCTCAGTTTTAGTATCATGATATGTCATTAGTTCGTCTTCGATCGAATTAACAAAATCTTCGCCGGTTGTATCTGGTACAATAATTAACCAGCCACCGCTATTGCCGCCCCAACCGGTATTGTCAATCCACGAATAGTACTCTTGAATATCTTCTTGAAAAAATTCTCTCTGGTCTTGAATCCAACTCCACCACATGCTATCAAGCTCATCATCACTTAATTCGTCTTCAGTCATTCCAACTGCCTGTCTAATTGTCTCAAAGTCTGGCCACGTATGAATTTTTGCATCGATTGCAAAATGACCTTCTCGAATATTGCGGCTCTCTCTATTCCACCAATACTCGTTTTCAAGTTCTCCCCACATGCGTTCAACGTCGTCCATTAGTTCAGGAATCCCTTCTTCGAAATAAAAGTCTCCATAGTCTCGGCCATAGTCTCTTGATAGAGTCGTCAGAACCTCATTCCATCTGCGTGCTTCAGTAATAAATTGTGAGAATGTTTTTACCATTATCTGCCGGCTTTGCTTATTTCAATTGCCTGTAATTGTTTAATTGCCTTTTCTCGGCTGGGATGAGTTCCCAATACTTTCTTGCCGCTCTTGTCAGTTACGACCCATTTGTTACCGCGTTTAAGTACCTTTTCATTTAGCGCTTGGTACTCGGAAAATCTTGCAACTCGATTCTCTGCTAAAGCCGGCTCCATGATCGGTTGCGAAGCTAGTTGGTTTACCGAAATCGATTCGACTTTATTTACTAATTCAGTTACTTTAGCTTTAATCATTTCAAGTTTTTCAATTTGATCTTGAGTTAAAGATTCATTTGCTTCTTCTACGATAAACAAATATTCAATAAACGAGTCGATTTGATTTTCCATTTTAAATTGATATTTTTGAGGCAATCACGAGGCCAAGTATAAGTTTAGTATACACAAGTTGAAAGTGATAATAGGTCAAAATGATTTGGTGTTCGTCTTTTGCCAGGCTAACTAATCCCTTTTTCAGAGTAAGTTGGCCTAACTGATTTAGCACTCTAACCATTTGAACTCGGTCTCTGATCATGCTAGATAAAATCTCAGCCATCGTTGAGTAACTTAAGCTAGTTCGGTTGTCCTGAATTAGAGCACACCAATCTTCAGCAGCTTCAACTGCATTACGTTTTACCAAAAGATCTTTTGATTTTAGACCCTTATCTAATATTTTTAAAATTTTGTCTAAGTCTTTTACCTTATCGGCAATTTCGTTGATCCAATACAATTCTTGTTCAAAAATTACTATTGCTATCTTGGTTTTATCCTTGCCATAACCAAATTTAACCAGTTTTGGGTCTATTGGTCTTGCCTGAAAAAAGTCAGAGTCCTCATCGAATAAAAACGTTGGAGACTTAGGCATTTCACCAATCTCTATCTCGAACTCACCAAATGGGAAGTTCTGGAGAAACGGGTACTTTCGAGTAACCAGCTGAGATTGTTTACTGGGTGAAATTATCATCCTTTTGATTTTTGTTTATTTATTTGGTACATTAAACCAAAATACTCTTTACTGATACAAGACAATATGACTCACAGCTTAGACCATCAAATTAAATCACTAGATCTTAAACAGAATGCAATTAAGATCCTAATTAACTCATTCTACGGTGCCTTCGGTAACCGATACTTCTACTTCCATAATAACGATATTGCCCAGTCAATCACTCTACAGGGCCAAGATCTTATTAAATTCTCAATTCGAGCAGTCAATCACTATTTTATTAACAAGTGGCATCTTGATACTGAGTTGCATGAAAAGCTTGGAATTGCCGGTAAAACGATTACGCCGATTACTAAAGAAGCTGCGATTTACACAGATACTGACTCAGTCTACGTATGTTTCGATTACGCAATTCGATCAGTCGACGGCCTAAAGCTATCAAATAAAGAATCGCTAGAGTTCTGTTTATCAATCAATCGTAATCGATTAAAAGATTATTTCGAGCAAGCATTTGAGAAGTACTCATCTCATTTTAATACAGACAATCGTCAAAACTTTGAGCTTGAGAATCTATCTAAGTCCGGTATCTGGCTTGCCAAAAAGAAATACATTCTTAAAGTTTCCTATAAAGATAACAAGCACGAGCAGCTGCTCGACAAAGAATCACTAATCATTAAAGGGCTTGAAGCAATTCAGGCATCATATCCAATCTGGGCAAGAAATCACCTGCAAGCTCTTTACACGTATCTATTAGATGTTGGCTACGACCTAGATCTAGAAGGTGACCTCATTCCAAAATTAACTGAGTTGAAATCCGAATGCGAAGCCTTACCGGTTGAAGATATTGCTTTTAACTTCTCGGTTAGAGTTTATGAAAACTATCTAAAGAGTCTGGTGCCTCTTGTCTTAGAAACAGGTATGCCGATTTACGGCCGTGCCGTTTCATATCACAATCACCTAGTTAAAAAGAATAACAGTCAAAAATACGCTCTGATTAGAAGTGGTTCCAAGATTAAATTCTATTATGCTGCGCCTAACGAACATGAATTTGATATTTTCGCCTATGCGCCAGGTTCTTATCCAGAAGAGTTCGCAGTTCCATTAGATAGAGAGCAACAGTTCTTCCGACTAATCGTTGAACCCATCAATAAATTATTGGTTGCAATGGGTTATCCTGAGCTTACTCCAAGCCTTACTCGTAAAGTCGAGATTATTAAGTCAAGAAGCCGCAAGGCCGAATTTACACCAGAAGAGATTTATCCACTATACTCAGTTAACTCTGAGACCCTAGACTTCGCTGAGATTCCTGAGAGCTGTCAAGAGTACGTTAGCGATCCAGATAAAAAGGTCCCAGCCGAAATATTCACTGTCTATATTTCAGCAATTTCCAAATTCGGTTTAAACACAGTAATTGTTCCTAAACACGAATTACATAAGTATCGAGAACGTATTGCCAAGAAAAAAGGTCTTGAGATTGAAGTTCCAAAGCCTGAACCTAAACCTAAAAAAGCGAAAGCTGTAAAAGAAGTAAATGAAGCGTGAAGAAGTAATTTATTTCGTAGAGACTCTGCTCAGAAAGAGATTTCACGATAATCTCGAGAAGCAAAAGATCGAAGACGATACTGACCGTAAGATTAATTTTGCGTGTCCAATCTGTGGAGACTCTGAGAAAAAATCTTCAAAGAAACGTGGCAATCTCTATCTAGATACTGGCGCATACAAATGTTTTAACGACGGCTGTATGGCGTACATGACTCTTGGCGAATTTGTTGCAAAGATGAGTCGCGAACACGGCATTATGTTGCCAAGTTTCGTGATGGATATTGAGTACAAACCAACCAAGGTAAAGCGTGACGATAATCAATTAATTAGATTCTTAACGTCAGATACTGGTGAGCTTGTTAAAATCACCGATATCATAAATCGATTCGGCTTAAAGAGGTTAGATCAATTAGAAGGTCCATCTAGAGCGCTAGACTATCTTAAAGGCCGAGACCTTAACCTAATTGAAGATTTCGGAGATTGCCTCTACACTGATTCGTCAGACAGTAGAGTCTATATTTTTAATTTCGATAAGAGATCCGGTCGTGTGTTGGGGTTCTCAATGCGTAGTCTAAATCCGGATGCCGAACGTAAGTACATCATTAAGTCTTATACTGATCTCGCAAACGTATTTGTTCAAAAGAATATCTCAAAGCAATTGGTTGAGGATGCAAATTTCCTAAATAACTATTTCAATATCTTAAACATTGATTTCGCAAAGCCTATCTTAATGGCTGAAGGCCAGTTTGACTCTCTGTTATTAGAGAATTGCATCGCAACCTCTGGTGTTAGTAAAGCCCGGAGCATTATGTCAAACCTTGGTGCAAAAAGCGGAGTCCGAATAATATTTGATAGGGACAAGGCAGGTCGTACCCAGATGATGCAGTTTATTAAGCAAGGCTACTCAATCTTTCTCTGGAATAAAGCACTAAGCGAAATTAAATCAATGTGCGAGAGCGCATCAGAGTACATCAGTCTATCACATGTGAAAGATATTAATGATCTATTCTCATTTATCCGAAAAAAGAAACCTGATTATACTCTTGAAAAATTTAACTCTTGGATCAATTGTAATTTTAGTGAGACTGTCTATGATCTAGTCTACCTATAAATAACCTTATGAAACCAAAAGAGCAAAAGAGCATCAAGACCTTCTTAAAACCTAGAGCGGGCGCGATTCGTCAAGGATATTTTAAGCCTGCAAATCCAGATAAGTACATTGGTGATCCAAATCAAATCATTTTTAGATCAAGCTGGGAATTCAAATTTCTAAAGTGGTGCGATTCAAGTCCAACTATCCTAGCCTATTCATCTGAGCCGGTTGGGATCCTGTACTACAGTCCATTAGATAAACGTGGCCATACGTATTATGTGGATTTCTATATCGTTACTAAAGATGCTGAAGGAAACGAACAAAAATGGCTCATTGAGGTAAAACCTAACAAGTATGTCAAACCGCCCACTGCTCCTGACCGTATGACCAATAAGCAGACCGCTAATTATGTTTATGCTGCTAAGCAATACATTGTGAATCAGGCTAAATTTGAAGCGGCCAAGGACTTTGCAGCACAGAGAGGTCTTAAATTCGGAATAATAACCGAAAACTTTCTGTTCAAATCGATATAAAAGAAGATAATGGCAATTAAACTCCTAGAAGACTACGTTCAAACTGGAATAGTTAAAGATTTTCAGTCACCTGTTCCAAATTACCGATTTGACTCAGAGGGAGTTCCCTATAATTTTAGGGCTCTTGCTCCAGGCCACATTTACACGTTCGTTTCACTAAGAGAGCGCGGGTCAGACAGCTTACCAAGCCTAGACGAATACCAAACAAATCCGACTCCGGGTAAAAAGCCGTATTTTGATAACCGGCCAATCTTTTTATCACTAGGTCAAGAAGGTCCAATGGAAATTGGGCTAAACTTAAAAATGATGCCTGATCAGCTCAGGAAAAATTTCATTCGAGTTTACTTAAAGAACAATGTGTTGCCAGTTATTGAAAACTTAACTGACGATAAGGGAAACTTGATTGAAATTACCCAAAGGTTAAGATCTCCAGAAATTAAAAAATTACTCCAAATGGACCGACGTTACGTTAGATTGGCTGGCGACCTATCAAGCTTTAATTTTGAGTTCCTGGTTGATAAATATAACAGAGAAGAGATGAGATTCTTAAAAATGATTGACTGGCCGGACGTTCCAAAACTTGGTGAATCCAATTACGTCCAGGACAAGACAATTGTTTCAAAGACTCCAATTTCGTACTTTTTAACAAAATTTACATAACATATAAATGGCAGGATTCTTAGACAGTAACCCAATGAGATCATTAAGATCTAGACTCACTGAATTGAGCAAATTTGGGCAGAAATATGACGATCTACTCGTTAAAAACTCACAAGCAATCGGTTTTATTGAGGGTCAAATGCAACAAGCCGGTTCAGGATTAGGTAGCGATCTAATGAGAGCTACTCTGGCCTTATCTGATACAACATCAGCTCTAAAGACCAAATCTATTGCATTCTTTCAAATGGATTACGTGTCCAAACGAGAAAGACTTCGTGATATTGCATCAAACGGCGAAATTGAATTTGTACTTGAGACTATTACTGACGACAGTATCGTATTTGATGATGATAACCGCTTTTGTTACGCAAATGACCTAGTCGGAGAAATTCAGTACATGGGTCAAAACAAGAAACAACGACTTGAATTTCAAGAAAAGGTTCTAAACAAATATCAAGATACTTTTCAAAATATCTACAGTAAATGGGGCTTTGATCAAGGAATTTCAGCATGGCAGTACTTCTATCAATGGTTAATTGAAGGTCACTTGGCCTTTGAGATAATTTACGATGACTTGTTAAAACCTACTCAGATTATCGGCTTTAAAGAATTGGATCCAGCGACTCTCTATCCAGAGATGAAGAAAGATGCAGGTGGATCATTAGTTCTACAATGGCAACAAAAAGATCCTCTGTCTAAAACAACTAGAACTTTATCAGATTCTCAAATCATCTATATTTCATACTCAAATCACATGAGAACCAAACGAGTTAGTTTCGTTGAGAGACTTGTTCGTTCATTTAATATGTTGAGAATCATTGAACACTCTAAAGTTATTTGGCACACAATGCACGCACCAATTCGTCTTGTTACAACTGTACCAATCGGAACCAAGTCAATGCAAAAGGCAAAGGAAGACGTTAGGGAATTTACCAATACTCTTAAGGAAGATATTTCATTTGATGGAGACTCTGGTGAATTAAAAGTTGACGGAAAGCCAAATATCTTGTTCTATAAGAATTATGTTGTTCCAGTAAATGATCAACAGCAACAGGTTAAAATTGAGCCATTGGAATACTCTGGACCAAACTTAGCCGGTTCAGAATTATTGAAATACTTCCATGAGAAGTTAAAAATGGACTCTAAAATTCCTGGGACCAGATTTGGTGAAGGTGGTGGAGCATTCACACTTAACGCAGAAGGTATTTCAAGAGAAGAGATTCGATATAATAAATTCATTCAACGTTTACGTTCAGCATTCAAAGAGTTAATCACAAAGCCTCTTTACTTGCAAATGTGCTTAGACATGAAAGAATTACAAAACGATCCTAAATTCGCAAACGCAGTCGGTCTTAACTGGTACGATGATAACGTATTTGAAGAACTTAAAGATCAAGATCTTATTAACAAACGTCTTGCTACAGTTAACGCTCTTAAAGCAGTTGTTGATGATGCAAATAAACCATACTTCTCAACAGAATTCTTGATTCGTGAGTACTTAAAAATGAGCGATGAAGATATCCAAAAGAATAAGGATTATCAAGCGGTTCAGATGGGAGAAGCTGAAGAGGCTAAGGGCGGAGCCGGTGGAGCCGGTGCTCCTGGCGGAGGTGGTGGAGCTGCTGCTCCTGGCGCGCCCGGTGAGGAAGGCGGCGGAGAATTTAAGACAGAATTAGGAGCCAAAGGCCAACTTTAATAGTATAAGATCTAAAAACCTATTGCATGGAGTCAACAATCTTTACGATTGACGCATACTTATCAAATCAAGAAAGAGCCGATGTTTGTCAGAATTTAATTCAACAAATTCGTAAGCTCTACCCAACACATAAGATCCTACTTATAAACAAGTATCACAGTGCTTGGGGTCTTGATGCACAAGTTGATCATTATTACTATTACGGTGAAGGCTTCATGGTAGGCTATCCACCTGAGCGTATCTTATCCTCTGGTAAATATGAGATGCCGTATACTTATGTCAAGACTCATTACGGCACCTTTGAAAATTGGTTTCCACTAGTTAATGTAACTGACCACGTCGCCGGTATATTTAATAGTTTTATTATCTCAGCCAGACTTGCTAAAATGTTGGGCTTTGATAAAATTGTCAAAATTGAATATGATACTATTTTTGACGAAACCGAATTCATAAATCTACAATCAGACATTGCTTGTTTCGAAGATTACTTGTTCTACGGAACTCGCAAAGAAGGCGAATGGGCCCAACCTCATCAATACTTAGTAGACGTTCACATTATTGGATATTCAGCAAAGCTCTTTGATTCTTATGGGCTTGTTAAAAACGATGATGATTATTGGAATCTATGCGAGCGTATCAATTACTATGGCAAATGGATTGAATACATCATACCTGCCGTAGTTGAAGAGCGAAAGGCCTTAACTCCAGTAATTGGTACTGCAATTCCAGGTAAATTTAATACTCTATTTGAACACACTCAGTTTGATGTAATTAATTCTCCAAGTGAGTGGTCTAATGTTTGGAAGCACGTTCCAAAATTATGTAAAGCGGCAAACTCAATCGGCCCTATTGAAAATTTACTTGTAATATTCTATTGGAACAATAATGAATCTGGTGTAATCAAGACAAGATGTGTAGTGCAAGACGTAGATACTGACAAGGTAATCTATGAAAAGGAAATTGACCTATTAGCTAAGGCAAATTGGCTATTTGATTCAATTAATCTAATTAGACCAGTTAAGGTTACTACATGGACTACGACCGGCGACGAAACTTTTACGCAAACTCAAGTAATAGAGCTAAGCGACTTGCAAAATCTCGCACCAAGATTTTTATTCAATGACTAGACCATACATAATATCACATAGAGGTAATCTAAGCGGCCGAATTCCAGAAAGAGAAAACACGCTAGACTATATTGACGAAGCGATCGCAGAAGGTTTCGATGTTGAAATCGACCTATGGTTCCATGATAGTAAATTCTTCTTGGGTCATGATGGCCCTGAAACAGAAGTTCAGATGCAGCAATTGATTGATAGATCCTTTAATTTATGGGTTCACGCAAAAAATCTAGATGTCGTAACTTATCTGCTTCAAACTGAACTTCATTGGTTCTGGCATGATAAGGACACCATGACTCTAACTAGCGAAGGAATTCCATGGGCTCAACCTGGTCAATTTGTACCAAACGGAATAACCGTTGAGTTTGAAATCATAAATATTCCATCATACGCACTAGGGGTATGTACTGATAATCCAATTGACTACAAAAATACTATAAAACATGAAGATTAATATCCTAATTCCAATGGCAGGTCTTGGTACCAGATTTAAAAACGAGGGATTCGACCTACCCAAGCCTCTAATCGAAGTCAATGGCAAAACTCTAATTGAACATTCAGTTAGCACACTAGGCATTGAAGGCCAATACATATTCATTACTCGTCAATACGATGACCAGACTCACAATGCGCTATTATCGGCTAAGCTAAAACAACTGTATCCGACATCAGTTGAAATTACCTTATCTGAACCGACTAGGGGATCAGTTGAGACCTGTTTAGCCGCTGCTAAATTGATCAATACAACAGATCCATTAATCATCACTAACTGTGATCAGATCACAGACTGGGACGCAGCAGAGTTTTTGGAATTCGTTTCTCAAAGGTCAATCGCAGGAGCAATCGTTACCTACACTTCAAGCAATCCAAAGAATAGTTTTGCAGTAGTTGAATCCGGTCGAGTCGTTGAAGTTGTTGAGAAAAATCCAGTAACTGATATTGCTCTAATTGGTCTACACTATTGGAAACATGGAGAAGACTTTGTCAGAACCGCAAATGAACTAATGAAATCATTTGAAGATAACGGTCGACCTGAGTGCTACATTTCCGAGACATATAATTACCTTATTCAAGAGGGTCGATTAATCAAGAACTTTCATATTGATGAAAACCAGTATATTTCATTGGGTACTCCATACGATCTAACAATTTACCAAGGAAAGGTTAAGGAATTTTATACGGATAAACCTAAAACACTCTTTTGCGATATTGACGGTACTCTACTAAAGCATGTACATAAATTTAGCGAGCTTATTGACACTGTTCCTAAATTGCTCGATGGAGTTAGAGAAAAAATTAATCAATGGGATTCTCAAGGCCACAAGATAATCTTGGTTACTGCACGTAAGGAATCAGCTCGTGAAATGACGGAAAAACATCTTAAAGATTTGGGACTCTGTTGGGATCATCTAATCATGGGCGTAACAAGCGGTAATCGAATTCTAATAAACGATAAACTAAATAAAACAAATCCGGATCGAGCACAAGCAGTTAATGTTATAACTAACTCAGGCTTTGGCACAATCGACTGGGAAACATACGGACTATGAAATTACCATTTATATTTACAGAAGACAAACATTTTTGGGAGGTTAAAAGCACACTTCGCGGAAAAATTGGTGAACTACTTAACATATTTCCAGAAAAAGAGTTACCTTTAAGAATAGACGTAGCTAGTTCAATCACTGGCGAAGTTATGTATACCATGCAAGCTACCGAACACAGTTGGTTTGAAAAATACGACTTTTATTTTCAAGATATATTTGTCTATACTGCAAGCGACCAGCTTGTGTGGGAACAACGCTGGGATATACTTAAAGATCCAGCATATAGTCTCTTTTATCTCTTAAACTGTTTCAAAGATACTCGCGGTATTGTTATAGGAGCACATGACGGAAGATACGGAGAGTGGGTAACTTTAATAAAAGACAAAAGGCATAAAATTTTACTAGTTGAAGCTTCACAAGAGCAATTTGATTCATTGCAAAAGGGATATAATAAAAATACAAGCGTCACTCTTATGAAAAAATTGGTCACTACTGACGGTAAAACGGTGCCATTTTTTGAAGGCGGCAATGGATATGGTAATAGTGTCTATCGAGTGCATCTTGAAAATTATCTAAACGGCCAAGAAATCAGAGAAACTTTGACGGACTCAATTAGTATAGTAGACTTAATTGAAAACTTTTCAACTGAATTAGATTGGATTCATATTGATACTGAGGGATATGATGCAAAATTAATTCTTGCTCTTAAGGAAAGACGTGATCTACTACCTCGCCTAATTGTTTTTGAAGACATTCACATACCTCTCGAAGAAAAACACGAATTGGAAAATTTCCTAGTTATTGAAGGCTACTCAATGCATTCATACGACGGTAATACTTTTTGCATAAGATGATAGTAAATAGAATTGAAAACATGAAAGGCGGTTGGTTCGTTGGAAACTTTGAACCTAGTTGCCATAAGACTCCAAATTTTGAAGTCTCTTATAAAGTCCACGCTCAGAACGAGAACTGGCCAACTCACTATCATACTGAGATAACTGAAATAAATTTACTTGTTAGAGGAACCATGATTTTACAGGGCAAGACTCTGATTGCTGGTGATATTTTTACTCTGGAACCCTATGAGATTGCAGATCCAATTTTTACAACTGAATGCGAAATCGTCTGTGTCAAAACTGGATCAGTAAATGATAAAATATGCGTAATCAATGCAAACTAAAATAACCGTAATAGGCGGAGCTGGATTCATCGGATCACATCTTGTATCACTTCTGCTAGCAAATAATTATCAAGTAATAGTAATAGATGATCTTTCTACAGGATCACTGAGCAATCTTAAAAATGATCTAGCTAACCCTAACCTTTCGTGCTATAAACTTGATGTTAGTAAATCCGCTATTGCTCTAGCCTCTTTGATCGAAGGCTCATCTCACGTCTTTCACCTTGCTGCCAAGACCTCAGTTGAGGAATCCATGGCCAGCCCAGTGGAGTACTATACCTCAAATCTAATAAGCACAGCGGTTGTACTTGAGGCAATGAAGCGAGCTGATATCAAACACCTAATCTTTAGTTCAACCAGTGCAGTGTATGGAGATACTCAAACATTTCCAACTCACGAATACTGCGAACCGTATCCAATGTCTCCGTATGCCCTAAGTAAATTAATGGCCGAGAAATTATGCGAACACTATACAACAATTTCAACCGTTTGTCTACGGTACTTTAACGTATATGGAGATCGACCAAACTTAACCGGTTCATATAAACCAGTGATGTCTGTGTTTCTAGAAAAGGCTAGATCTGGTGAACCGTTGCCCATCATAAATGGAGGTGCTCAGTCTAGAGACTTTATTGCAGTAGAAGACGTTGCTTTAGCAAACTTTGCGGCCATGAAAATAGAGAAAGGCCATCATATCTTTAATGTCGGTACAGGCTTAGACATAAGCGTTAAGGAGATTGCTGATAAAATCTCAGAGAATCAAATTGATGCAGGCAGTAGGATTGAACCGGCTAGATCTCTTGCAGATATCACTAAAATACAGGTAGAGTTAGGATGGAATCCTGTGCACAAATTCGATGAGTGGATTAGTCCTCGTATATCGTAGCGAACGAACGACGCCCGTCAATTGAAATATCTAGACCCAATGCAGTTTTGTGAATGTCACCAATATCGTCTAGTGTAAACGCATTAGCCTTAACATTGTAAAGTTTAGACATCATTACGTAATTTTGAATTTGTAAATTTGCTTCAGCCTCAAGGTTTTCAAGAGGACCTCCTTCAAATTCAAATAGGTATTTTGTAACATCAAGCCCATATTCTGGCTCACCCAGTACTTCTCCCTTTTTGGTTAACAGTGTCATTCTGATCTGTTCAATAGTATTCTCAATATTGCCAGATTCGGAAATCTTTTCCGGAATGTAATTCGGATCGCCTGGTGCTCTGAAATAGAAATCTATCATAATTAGAAATTGACTAGGAACATCCAGTCAGCTGAATTTTCGCCTTTCATCATTTCCATTACGGTAGTAAGCTCTGCTTCTGCTTTCGTAACTAATGACGTGTAGTTTGGTTTTACTCCACCCGGTAGGTTAAAATCAAATGAAGTTAATAAATCACCCAATCTGATTTTTGCTTTAGCTCTGACGTATCTTTGAAATAATTCGTCCTCGTAAAGATCTTCAGCTGGTATTTTCTTTGCAACTTGTGCAACGACTGGAGTAGAAGGATTTCTACCCATTATTGTAAGCTTATGAGTATTCTTATTGTAATCGTACGCTAGAGTATCAATCGTAAAATTCTTTGCAATATCCAGGAATGAGAATAGGACGGTTCGGTACATAAGAGATTCTCCAATAAACGGAGTCAAGAAAATCTCAGATCCAATAAACTTGTTATCTGCAAAATCTTTATCAATTGTTCCAAACATTGATCCGCCCTTTGCCTCTTTTACTTGATGAACGAATTGAACGCAATCTGGCATTTGAATCGTTCTCTCCTTTTTGAATAGTGGATTCGAAAATATTGTAAGAGGTAATAGCAAGTACCTAGGCTCAATCGCATGTCTCCAGTTATCGTAGAAATATCTTTCCGCAATAGTAATGATACGTACGATTTCCTGTTCCGGAATTGAATACGGTAAGGCCTTTGCAAAAGTTAGTTCGTTTTGAATATCAAGTATTAGTTCAGCTTGAGTCATTTAATTTTGCTAATTTTAAACTGCTTTTTGTGCAGTCTGTGCATCAGTTGTTTTCTGAGCATCCATTTTCTTAGATAGGTCTAATAATTTACTATCTAAATCTAGTTTCTTAGCATCGTAGTCAACCGCTTTTGGGTCCAGTTTCTTAAGTTCAGCATTAAGCTTATCAACTTCAACTTGTATAGCTAAAGAGGCTGTAGATTCATCAACTTTCACAGTTTTTGAATAATCAGGCTCATTTGTATCTAACGGAGTTAAATCAGCTTTCTTTACTTGATCAATTGTTTTCTCCTTTTTTACTGGATCTGCTGGTTTTACTGCTAATGCATGCTTCTTAGGCTCAACTAGAGTATTGCCATTTTTAAATTCGTCGAACTTTAAAAGTCTATTCTTCATTTAGTGTAATATCTTTTTATTATTTATTAAGCTTATTGTTTTCCGCCGATTGATTGAACTTCGCGGTCTCAGGTTCTTCTTTACAAAAGTCGTCAAACGTTTTAACGGCACGACCTCCAGGATTAGAACCATATCGATCAGCCATAGGATTAGTCTTTAAATCTAATCTCGAATACGGTTGACTTGTTGTCCATTGAGCAGGTAGACCTCCAACTGGCACATTTACGTCAGTTGGCATTATGTTCTGATCAATTGATTGGTTAAATGAATCAGCCGGCACAGCGAATGTACCGTTTTCTTCAACTTGACCGCTTTTAACAATGGCCCATATCTTTTCTTTATCTACTCCATCCGGTAATCCCTTAGCAAAGCTTTCAAAATCATCTTCTGCGATGAATTGTCGCATTAGCGTACCGGAAACTCCATCAGAATCTCCTTCTTCTTGACCAGCTCCTTTAATAAATTCCGGTCGAACTGTTTCAATTCGTTGTAATTGCTTTATTCCACCCAACCATTTTTCCATAGCCGCAAATCGCTTCATGTCAGCTGGTAAAGCGTATAAATTTATCTTATTATTCGGTGCATCTTGTGTTTTACCAAGGTCTTCAACCCATTCGTATGCGGATCTTACTGGTGTAACCTCAGATAGGTGAATTTGAATATTTGAGTCTTTGCCAAAATATAATTCCAAGATAGAGACGGCCATTTCGCCAGTAACTCCGCCTTCTGGTTTTGGCGAAACGAATACATGAAATTCGTCGTTCTCTGCCGCATACTGTTTAATCATATCGTAATGACCTGTATGAGGCGGTTTAAATTTACCAGTAAATATCCCAATCTCTTTTAATTCAAGTTTAGGTAAGTGATCTGCTGTAACTCTGTGAGTGTTTACCGTAATAGGTAATTCTTTTTCAAGCTCTTTTGCAAGAGTCAAATTATTAATATCATCATCGAAGAATTTAAAATCAGTGTAACCCATTTCGTAAAGTCTTCTAAAAGCTTGCTGTTTCTTTTCGGCAACCGATCCGTGAAATCCTTCAGCTGGATCGTTTACTGCAATTACGAATTTAGGATGAATATCGATTCCGTTATCTAGAAAGAATTCTCTAATCATTGCCCCTTTATTTCTTGCAGTAACAATACCGACCGCCGTTGAATTTTCGTAAGTATCTTTAAGAATCGTTAAGATATCCTCAACTAGTTTACCTGCTTTCAAGATCTGAGGATCTTCGAATTGACTATAATTAACTTCGTGATGTGGCTTATGCTCATATTCATTGAACTCTTGTGGAGTCAGGTGAAATACTTCGCCAGTCTTAGAATCTTTCACAGCGATCCTTGCATTAGTTACAACTAATGTATCGTCTAGGTCAAATATTGTAATTGATTCGCCACTAAAGGCCATTTCATTAAGTCTTTTCACTAATATTATACCTTTATTTTTTGAGAAGCGGTCATCATGCACTCCATTAAGTACTGGTGACATTCATTTAAGTAAGATTCGTAGTTCTGAGTCTCGTCTGGTGTCATATCGTGTTTGTGAGCTTCATGAATAAGAACTTCTTCACAAATTCTCTTGATCGCCTGTTTTGCGCTATCTGATAAGCCTGGCACGTAACTTTCTGGCATTGCTGACCAACACTCATTTAAGAATTGATCGAATGAACCGGATACTCGACCTTCTGCGAGTTTTTGGTCGTATGCATGAAACGGCACTGATGCGCCTGGATGTATAGTATTGATTGTGTAGCCATGCTCTCTGCTAGTGTATCTGTCCCAGCTAATACCTGTAACATCGTCTAGTGGAATAATTTCACCATTGTCTGCGGTAATTTCTCCAGTCCTTAGATCTAACTGATTAGTTGGATTTGATACCTTATATTGTTCGCGATACGCATTGAACGTAATCGGTTTCTTTGGACCGTCTTCCCAGTCCTTAATTAGATGAGAGAACACACGGTTATAGTAATTAGGGTCATTACGTTTCTCTCGGTCAGTCTGCATTGGCGTTTTATTGTAAATTGAATGACTTGGTGCACCGCTTGCTGAGTCAACTTCAGTTGCCTCAATTGAATTGTCCTCAATGCTCTCAATCTCCTCGTCTCCACCGAATTTGCTAACTTCTACCTGAATTCGGTATTCAACTCCTTCATGTTCGCCAACTAACTCCGCGTAACCCATACCTTCGTCCCATTCAGTATACTCAGTGTCTAAATCAAAATCAACAATAGCCTCTTCTCCCCAAACTGTTAGAATTTTTATGAAAGTTTCGCTGTCCGTGATTCTACGCACTTTGTAACCAGCTGCTTGAATTTCAGCCAGGTCCTCTGGCTTATTACCCATGATTTTGATAACACCAGGTTTACCGGGTTCAGCTAAACCTAGTCCTTTAAGCCTTTTAAAATTGTCTTGATGTGATTTTGGATTGGCTCCCATGGAGGTAGCCTCTTTATCCATGAATTGAGGAAGTCTTCTTTTGCCGAATTTGCCCATTAGTATAACCCTTTTTTTGTAGGGTTATTTATATGGCGGTGTCGAGGCTAGAAACGACTCCACGTTTAGAAACCGCTAACCCAGCGCAATGGTTTGCAAATCTAATTGCTGTATCCAGGTTTCGAGTTTTAGCATACGACGCAGCAAGGCCAGCCAGAAATGAATCTCCTGCGCCCGATACGTCTTTAACCTCAACTCTCTTTTCTGGTGAAACAATGACTTGGCCAACTCGGGCGCCCTTATCTCCGAGCGTAACAATGATCTTAAAGCCAAAATCCTTTATGAATTCTGAATCGTGATTTGGATTCTCCCACTCCTTTGAATTAATTTTGATCCATGAGAAGTTTCTGGCCCAATAACCAAGAGGCTTCTTTGTATCTAGGAAACTTACCTTTGCCACTTTAGCAATTTCTTCAAGAGTTTGAGTACTTAAGAAGCCCTTGCAATAGTCAGAGACAATAACGATATCAGCTTCATAGATTCGGTCAATGATTCTGCTGTCAAGCTCTAGGGGATCAACTGGCCCATCATGATCCACTCTTAATAAGATATAGTTAGAAGCTTGATCGACATACCTGTGTTTAACGATATCACCACCTGGCTGTTTTATAAATTTAATCTCAGCATCAGGCAATAGCTCGCTAACGTTTGCATAGACGTTTGCCGCCATGCCTCCATTTGTTACCTTTTGTCCACTCACAAATACTGGAGTTGGGGCCTCAGGGTTAAGTCGTGTGCAGGTGCCGTATTCAAATACGTCTAGGCATTCTTCGCCAATTACTAAAATTCTCATGTAAAATAAATTATTTGTTATTGATAATCCTAGTAGTTGAATAGTCTCCAACTCTACTAAAATATATTACTTCGTCCGCCCATTCGGATCCGATTACCTTTTTATTTTTATATTCTTCGCCGACTACCATCACGGTCGGTCTAACTGACTTAACTAATGAGGACAACACTTCATCACTGTCAAAATTAACAACCTCATCGACCCATTTTATCGATCTCATAAATTCTATACGAGAGGCTAGTGAATTAACTGGTCGATCTTGACCCTTTAACTCTTTAATGCGATCGTCTGTGTCAAGCCCAACAATTAAAAAATCGCCTAAACTCTTTGCAAATTCCAAGAGCCTGATATGACCGACATGCATTACATCAAATGTTCCATTAACCCAAATTAGTTTCATAGTCTTTAATTTTTTTGGTAAGCGACCTAAAAAAAGGTTCGCTGTCTAGTATATGATTATCTCCAGGATTTAGAAATTCGGCCCTTACGAAACCGCCATCGTCCAAATAGTCATGATAGCAGTCAATTAGCCTTGAACCCAGCGAGTATTGCAACATAGACTTAAGAGTCTTATATGCCAACATTCTCTCATCCTCTGATCCACTAACGAGCCCTTCGTCTAATTTAACTGAGTCTCTAAATGGAGGCGGAGGCATCAATACTGCAACGCCAAGACCCGGGTACAATTCAGTAAATTCAGTTACTCTCTCTATAAATCTGTCAAATACGCGACATACTGTATCTTCAATTGATTGTTTTTTTAATCCGGAATTACGTATGATGCTTGTTCTAATATCAATTTCACCAAGTAGAAAGAGAGCAAAGTCATTTTCAATAAATGGAATTGATCTATAGAAATCTGTCGTTACCTGCTTACTAAAGCGATTCATCGACAGAGAAAGATGAGATACTCCTGTGAATTGGCCAAACTCAGCCTTCTTATTCTTAAACAGGTAAGCAACATTTGAATCTCCGATTATCCATACATTTGGAAAACCTGGTTTTCTGATCTTTATGTCAGTTATTAAAAATGGAACATCAATCACTTGAAGATCGCCTGAGTCCATGTTAATTACTCTTAGCTCTACGCCAAAATTAAATTTAGTAGTTAGTTGATTCTCTTGATTTACGATATGCGAATCCGACCTAAACTCTGCCCAATAATTACCACGCGGATCCGTGTTAAGCTCAACTCTTGAATATTCGGTTGTTTTGAAAACTCTATCCCATACCTCAATCTTGATTCTGGACTTGGCAGACCCAACGTATTGGAAAAATATCTTAAACAGATCAGCGGTTCCGTGATTGGAAACCTCGTAGCTGGTTAAGCGAATCATTTGACTTGAGAATCGCCCGCCCATACACGATAAGAATCTTGGTCAAAGTGTTCGGTTGAGACCTCAAAAATCTCTCCATCAAATAGAGCCTCTAGTTGATGCGGCTGCCCTGGTCGTTGTCGAACAACATCACCTTCGACTAGACGCTGTTCATGCACTTCAGCAGTTTCAGTATCAATCCAACGATAAAGGAACTCCCCGAAGTTTACATACCAGGTCTCATCCTTAATTAGGTGATAGTGCATTGAGAACTTACAACCCTTTTTGAACTGTAAGATCTTGCCACAGTAATTTTCATTATTTTCAATAATAATTTCTTTACCCCAGCCTTTGGGTACTTCGCATCCTTTACAGACGCTTGGCTTGATTTGATGTCCCATTATTTAATAGATAATTTTTCGTCTTTCGCCTTATACGTGATCACCAGATGATCTCCTTCCTTGATCTTATTGTCAATATAGGCTTCAGCAATGAGGTCTTCTACGTGTGACTGGATCACTCTCTTTAACGGCCTAGCTCCAAACTTAGGATCATATCCTTTTTCAATCAAGAAGTCCTTTGCCTGTTTAGTAACTTCAATTGTATACCCGTTTTCTTTAACTCGAGCAGCTAGATCAGCAATATCAATCTCAATGATTTTACGAATATCGTCTTTCTCAAGTGAATTAAAAATGATAATATCGTCTATTCGATTTATGAATTCTGGCGCAAACTGTTTGCTAATTGCCTTTTGTAAAACTTGATGAGCCAGATCTTTCTGCTTTTCAATTGAGTCAGCTGTTGCAAAGCCAATGCCTGCACCAAACTCTTGTAGACCCTTAACTCCAACGTTTGAAGTCATGATGATCACAGTATTTTTAAAATCAATCTTACGCCCTAATCCATCAGTCATGTGGCCTTCGTCCAATACTTGCAATAGGGTATTAAAAATATCCGGGTGAGCTTTTTCAATCTCATCAAGTAGAATCACAGAATAGGGTTTACGTTTTACCTTCTCAGTCAACTGACCGCCATTCTCGTATCCAACGTATCCTGGAGGAGCTCCCAACATTTTACTTGCGGTAAACTTCTCTCCGTACTCTGACATGTCTATTCTGATCAAGGCATCTTCTGATGAGAACATGAATTTTGCTAACTGCTTAGCCAATTCAGTTTTACCAACACCGGTGGGGCCTAGGAACATGAATGTACCGATTGGTTTCTTTTTGGACTTTAGACCTGCTCGAGAACGTTGAATTGCTCGGGTTAATTTTCGGACCGCATCGCCTTGGCCAATAACGCTCTGAGCTAACGTAGTTTCCATGTTAGCAACTTTCTCAAGTTCAGAACCTTGTAAACGAGTAACTGGAATACCTGTGATTGATGCAACAACTGCTGCAATATCAGCCTCATTTACTTCAAGCCTATTAACTTTCAGAGACTCTTCCCAAAGTTTCTTCTCATCGGAAATTTCGTCAATTACTTTTAGAGCTTCGTCTCTAAGCTTAGCAGCTAATTCGTATTGCTGTGATTTAACTGCTTTATCTTTTTTCTCAGTAACTTCGCCTAATTTTTCTTCAAGTTTCTTAATTGAATCCGGTACAACTACTCCATTAATGTGGACGTTTGACCCAGCTTCATCCATTAAGTCGATTGCTTTGTCTGGTAAAAACCTGTCCTGAATGTATCGATCACTATAGGAAACGCATGCATCTAGTGCATCATCGCTATAGTGAACAGAGTGGTGATCCTCGTATTTGGATCTGATATTTTCCATGATTTGACGAGTTTCGGCTGAGCTAGATGGATTTACCAAGATTTGTTGAAATCTACGATTAAGTGCTCCATCTTTTTCAAATGATCCACGGTACTCATCGACTGTTGTTGCACCAATGCATTGAATCTCTCCACGGCTAAGTGCTGGCTTCAAGATATTAGCCGCATCTAATGAACCGCTCGCAGAGCCAGCTCCAATTAGTGTATGAATTTCGTCAATGAATAGAATAATATTTGGGTTCTGTTGAACCTCTTGAATGATTTGTTCCATGCGCTCTTCAAACTGACCTCGGTATTTTGTACCAGCGACCAAGTTTGCAAGCTCAAGAGAGATAATCTTCTTATCGAACAGGACTCTTGGACAAGTTCGGTCAATAATCATTTCAGCAAGACCTTCGACTATTGCAGTTTTACCAACACCAGGTTCACCAATTAAAAGCGGATTATTTTTCTTTCTACGTGCCAAGATTTGGCTGCATCTCTTTATCTCAGCAGATCGGCCAACGACCGGATCAAGCTTGCCTTCGAACGCTAATTGCGTTAAGTCCTTACCGAAGGAATCCAACATTGGAGTTTTACTGTTTTGCGATTGTTTTGCCATGTATATGTATTGTAGTTATTTTATTAATCCCACCAGCCTCTTAAGCCGCTGCCGTCAAATTGATTTTGCCAGTGATCCCAACTTTCATTGTGATCCAGGTCTTCAGGAGCATTCTCGAATTTTGAATAGTCTTGACCTTTCATTAAGTGCCATAACTCATCCCATAATTGTTCTTCGATTTCACGAGCTCTTGCAAATACCTTGCTATTGTGTTCTTTTTCTTCTGGTGTATCCTGATCTTTGATCTGCACATAACCTTCTTGTTCAGCAGGTTCAAACTCCCATGGGTGATGTATAATCTCTCCCAATTCAGCTTCAGCTAATTCAATAAAATCATCATCAACGAAGTGTTGCATAAGATCTGCAGCTCGCTTCATTGCTCTAATCTTCTTAGAAGAGCTAGACTCAACTTCATGACCTCGTCTTTCAATATTTACAGCCATGTCCTCAAGCGCAGCTTGCATTAGTGGCAATACTGCATGTTGACCGCTCCACCATCTGTAATTCCAGACAGCTTTACGAAAATGCCAAAAGTTTTTTAGGCCACGAGGCAAATCATATCTAATGAAATCCCAGGTTTTCCAGTACCATTTTTCTCTATCAATCATTCTCTTGAAACTTTCAAAGAATGTGTCTGCGAAATTTACTTCCATATTATTGAGGTGTTGTTTGATTAATTATTATACTATCGTCTACTGGTTTCGGTTTAGGTTTTAGACCGGAATCGCAGTGAAATTTTTTGCACGGTACAGGTATTCTAACCGTGTCAGGTTTAAGATAAACTGGTTTTTCAACAATTACGGTGTCCCTATGTTGAACAGTTGAAGACTCAACCACTTTTGTTCGGTTTGAAGCCGCAGCAACGATACCAGTTACGATAAATCCAGCAGTTATTAATATAGTACTAGCGCCCATTAGGGCAAGTTTTGTAAATTTAGTCATTAATGTGAGAGATTATAGATTGCAGCGAATGCTTTACATTTTGTCTAAATGCATTTTCCATAGCTGTGCGACGTTGTTCAACTTCGTTAACGAATGCTTGGTACAGAGACCTTTGTAATTTTTGGGAAATTTTGATATTGTAGCCAAACACGTGATTGATCACAACCAACTCATATTCAGTTAAGATAATAAGTATTTGCTTGCGATCGTTCTTTAGGAAATATCGACCACTGAGTGGGCTAATTAGCAATTCACTATCCGCCTTAACTAGCATCTTCTTGAAGAGTAGAGCAGCGTCTAATTCGGAACTATTTTTTTCTGGTCTTTCTCGGTCGAGTGGGTTAAATGCTCTCAGCAATTTAATTGAGAGTGTTTGAGAAAGACGTCTAAACCTGTGAACTGTCGGTTTAATTGACGCTAATATTTGATCAGTTGTCATAAGTTAAATGTACTTAAAATTTAAAGAATTTTCCTATTAATTTTTCAAAGTCAATTAAACCACCCTCACTCATTCTCTTTGGTAATTCGTACTCTTTAAAGTCCGTACTAACTCTGATCTCCTCAACTTCTTTCCATAGACTTGGAATATCGTAACATATTGGAGCACCGTCCTTGTCCCAAGCTTGATTAATCTCACCACTAAGAGAATCCCTTTCATATAAGTACCAATCAATCCAGTCTCGACCAACTTCACCGTAATACGCGCTCAATAAGAGATGAATTACCTCAGAATACTCTTCTTCGTACGTCATTAGGTCAATGCCTAGTTTATTAGCGGCGAAACTACGTTCCTGCTGATTTTGAATCTGCGTAATGATTCTCTCAAATACCTCAAGCTTCATGTGATTCGGGTTTTGGTGGATCAAGAATTATCATAAAATCTTCAATTGCAGTTTCAATGCCAGCTGAGATCAGATTAGTTAAGTCTTCTTCAGTCGATACCATATTCATGCTCTGTGCAACTGCTAAAGTTTTCACCAAGCTAACTGCGTGTTCTTTTGCGAAGTCCGCAATATTTAGGTTATTTAGATTCTGCATCTGTTTCGGAAATTTTAAATAGTTCGTAATTACTATTTCGGGTTTTAAATTTAAGGTAGTCTTCGCGCTGCTCTACTATTTCAGTAACAGCAGTCGTTTGCCAAGTAAAGAATTGGTTAAAAGGAGACATGATAAGTGAATAACCAATAGCAGGTTTATCGTGCTCAGCTTTAAAACGACCTTCGTCATTCCACTCTAACCACTTTATTGCTTTAGACTGGTTAGTTAACCCATCACGTTCACGAACCAGTTTCCAATTAAACTCGTTTTCAACTACTCCTTGCTCAACCGCAATTCTTAATACATTATCCTTATCGAGAACTGCTGGGATTTTAATTTGATTTAACCTACTCATGATTGTGTACTAAATTTTTTATCTAATCTACCAAACGTCTTATCGTCCAGTCTATGGTTAAGACTTCGAGATACTTCAAAGAAGGTTGGAGTGTCCAATTTATCGAAATACTGCTTTTCAAAAAGACGAATCAGTTTTCTAGCAGCTGACTCTTGAAGCGGATGCTCACATGAGTCAATTACTTTCTCTATCCAATTGGCAACATCGCCGTAGTGTTTACTTATTGCTGCCATCGTAAATATCGTTTAATTGTTTCTCAAGTTTATTGGCTCTAAGATCTGTCATCCAGGCAGTTGCAACCCATATTGCGCAGTTGTACTTCCAAATGTCAAATTTTCCAGCGGCTGCGTCAACTCCTAGTGATATTGCAAGAGTAATTGTCATTATAATATAGATGACTTTCATAAATGTATTCATATTCATTATTATTTTAGTTCTTCGTTTATTCTGTGTTCAATATCGCGAGCAACCTTAATTGCTCCAAATTCGGAGATCCAATTCGCTAATAGCGGCCCACCATTAAATTCAATGTACTCAATTAAATTCTGGTGCTGGCAATTCTTTAGCCAATTAAGAGCATGTACGTCAACCGTTTCTTTATAGAACCGCTCGTCGCTTTCAATTATCTTATTTTCTTCCATACTTTATAAATTTATAAGTTATTGAATCACCTACTTGAGTATGTCCAGTGCAAGGAACCGTATCCGCATTTGACAGTACAGCTTTCCATCGAGGAGACATTTCGTCATGAATTGAAACTGGCTGAACTCGGTAGGTCTTAACTACTGCAAATTTTTTGATTACAATAGACTCAGGTTTTCTGGTTTCGCAAGCGGTAAACATAATTGCTCCAGCTAATATGATTAGTATAGCTTTCATTGTTCTACGAATGATTCAGTTGTGATAGCAATAATTCGTTCACGTTGACTCTTGGTCAGCATAGAGCGATCTTGCCAAATTTGATTTAGTGCCTTACCTAATTCTTGTTCAGTATAGGTAGAGCCGTCTGAGAAACCGCCTGATGAGTTAAGCTCAAACTCTTCTTTAGTAACAGTAATATAGTTCATATCTAAGATTATTTAGTCTTAAATATTATACTACAATTACAGTACTTTAGTTTTAGGTATTGGATTTTTTGCTCTTTTTGGGATTAGCGCCAAACCAATATGGGTTTCCGCTTTGAGCAACTTGAGCCTGTTGCATAAATTGAGTGTAGCCTTGGGATTCTTTAGTTGATGCAGCTTTCCACGCTTTTTCTTTAGGATAGCCTTTGCTTCCAGGCTTTGCAGGAGATTCGCCGCGCTTTCTTTTAGCCTGAACATTATCCCAAAGTCCAGGCTTTTTCTTTTCAGTAATAAATGTTGTAAATGATTTAACGTGATTCATCTTACTTTGCAGTATTGCCAAACAACATTGCAACAATAATACCTGCAATTGAGCTGATGATGATCCATAAAAATTTAGTCACAGTGCCTTTAAATGACATTAGTTCTTTATGCTCATCAATTATTTTAGAGTAATCGCGTTCAGCCTCTTCTTTCTTTTTACGGAATTCAGTATTCTTGTTAACACGAACAACAATTCCATCTTCTGGATCAAGTAATTGTTTCTTAATTAGGCGCAGGTCTTCGTGCATATCTTCTTGCGAAGATTCAATACCTGAAATCTTTTCTTGAATTACTTTAATTTCACCATTGGGCATCTTTGCCTTGATTAGTTCAAGTGCTTCAAGGATTTCATTCATCATGTTATCAACATCGCCATCCTGCGATCTGCTAGTGCGTCCACTCATGGTGTATTCGGAAAATATTTTTACATTAATTCTGCGTTATCGGAGTCAGTAGGTTCTTCTTCGATAGCTGGTTGTTCTTGATTGTCTGCCGGCTCTTCTGGGTTGTCCGCAGGTTCGTCCATCATCATAAGATTAGGTTCTTCGCCCTGTGGCATTTCGTTGCCCATTGGCTCTTGTGCTGGTGCAGGCAATTCCAATTGACCTTGACCCATGTCAGGTCCGTCCATGTGAATGTTAGCATCAACCTCAGGTTGATTGTCCAATCCTTGTGTTACGAAATCTTCAAAGCTAAGAATTCTACTTTTGTTTAGATTATCCATTTTTAAGTAGGTAATTTTGGTTTATTTATCTTTATTGGTGGAACAATTTGAGCCTCGCTCTGGTCAAATGTTAATTAGCAAGTGGTGTTCCGCAGCTAGGGCAGAACTGCCAATTACTCTTTTTTATTCTGGTGCCGCAACCTGTGCAATAAGATCGGATTTCACCAATTTCTACAGGTTTTTGACTCTCAGGTAGGATCTTGTATTGATACACTGAGCAGGTCCATGAATTGAACGTGCCGTAGCTATTAGTAAATCCTTGATCTGATTTAGCGCCCTTTTCAACACGGCCAGTTTCTAAAGATCCAGCAACCGGTGCTGATGCACTACTGGTCAAAGTTAGATTTCCGACAGCAGAGTTGGTTGAGCAGTACAAAGTATTGACAGTAGACCCACCATACACAGGGTTAGCTGTCCAGGATGGAGTAGAATACGGCATGTACTGTATCTGTGAGTCTATTTCAGAATAGAAGTCAACTTTAATGTTGCCATTAAAGAAAACAGCACTCTTAGCTGCCTCAGAGTCTTCAACTTCATACGTTGAGAATTTAAACTTACGATCCTCATCAATGAATCTCTCTAAGTAAACTCTTTGGCCAGGATTCACAATGATTCCGCCGCCTGAGATGACGCGGCCGTTGACACTGATCTTAGCTAGGACTCTTACTGTTTTTGGGTTGAATAATTCTATCTCAAAATGAGATTCGTCCTTTAGATAGACAGTTGTTCCGCTATATAATCTTAGACGATTTTTGCTCTTTGTAATGTGAGCTTCAGGTTTGGGGTCATAGTTCGAATACGAGATTGAACTGCCCACGTTTAGGGTGTTTGTTTGTTGGTACATAGTAGTTATGTTTTTTTTGCTCATCTCTTTGTAACCCTATTGATTACTCAAAGGCCCGCGGACCCGAGACGAACAGAGCGAGGCTCTATGTTCCATCTTTATTATACTTGATTATTTATTCAAGTTTTGGTACTCTCGGAGAGACTCGAACTCCCAACCCCTTCGTCCGTAGCGAAGTGCTCTATTCCATTGAGCTACGAGAGCATTTAGTGACCCCGACAGGATTCGAACCTGTGACCTACTGCTTAGAAGGCAGTTGCTCTATTCCGCTGAGCTACGGGGCCATTTGTACCTCGGGTGGGAATCGAACCCACAAGCATTTTGCACTCGATCTTAAGCCGAGCGTGTTTACCAATTTCACCACCGAGGCGTGGGGTGACAGAGGGGAATCGAACCCCCGATCTTCTGAACCACAATCAGACGCTTTAACCAACTAAGCTACCGCCACAGAGGTCAGTGTTGGAATCGAACCAACTCCGTGGGATTTGCAGTCCCACCGGCCTCCACGACCGAACTGACCTAATAAAAAATGGGGCTTAAACTTGCGCTTAAGCCCCATGTAAGGTTTTAGTTTTCCATCACATCACGGCCTAAGTCTCTCAGATCTAGATCTGCGAGTACATAAACTTAATCGATGTAATGATAGTGTTTTCATGTTAATAATATACTATAAAATTCCTTTTCGGTTTTATTTATATTAAACTTATTTCTTATCAGAGTTTTGAATCATAATATATGTAGTTAAATTTTTTGTAGCATTAAATATGCGTCATCCGTAAATTGGCCCTTTCGTACAACCGCATTATACCAGCTAAAATCAATCACTCGATATTTAGCATGGTTACCGGCCCGTCGGATTCGTTGAGTTCCATGAATCTCATTATTCCATGGACTCTCATTCGTAATCAGTAAATCCAATAAATCAAGTCTATTCCAGATACCAAATTGATGATTCAATAAATACGGAGACTCTTCAGCAAATTCTAGAATCTGATGACCTTCAAACAAACTGTGATCTTTAAATATTCCGAATTCTGGTTTATTTGGAGGGCGAGACGTGATATAGAAAGCGGAGAGATTTTCATCTTTTAAATCAGTAAAACACTTATTAAAAATGTCTAATTCTAATTTACGATATGGCCAAAAATCTTCTTGCATGTATGCGATATACGGAGTATCAATCGCGTTTAAGATAGTAATTAGTCGATTGCTCCACTCGCCTGATCCAGTTTTTAAATTGATCCAGCCATTCTGCTCTACTGATAATTCTTCAGTACAAAAATATTTGCGACAGTCAATTAAGTTTCCATCAGTAAATTTAAAAAATGGATCCCAACAGAAACTGTATTTATCGCAAGTGTGTAATATTAGACTAATTTCAGTCATGCAATAATTCATTTTTTTGCCAAGGTCTAGTTATGTAACCTGCATAAGGATCTAACGCAGATCCGATATCAATTTGAGTTATATCTGAATACCTAAAATACAAATTACTTATTAGCATCTTTCCGGCAATCGTACATGCATATAAAATAACTGGGTCCTCAGTATTTTCAATCAAGTCTATCACTTGATTCTCTAAAGTATCGTAGCTTTCCCAAACATTCTCAGGTTCAGTACTCACATATTTACAGCTCTTTGAAACTATTGATAATTTGCCTAAATATATTGGACCAACGATAATTAAATTTCGGTTTTTAAATGATTCAAATAGATCAAGTAGTCCATAATTAGCATATATATGCATAAAAATTACAGAGTTATTCTTCAAGAATTCTGGAGAAATTTCATCATAGAAATTTTGTAATTCTAATGGAAAATTATTTGAAATTAGCTCGCAGCATGGAGTATTATTCTCAATGCCTACAATTAGATTAGAATCACTTATCTTTAATATTGGGAGAATCGATTTCTTAAAAAGTTCTTCGTATTTCGGTAGAACTGGTGTTCCTCCTAATCCCAACAAGACTTTTAAGTCACCGTCTCCTAACCGAATCAACGAAAAGTGTTTATTCGTTTGAATATTTTCAACTATTCTATTGTAAATTAATTCGCTGGAATGATTCTCTATAGATGGGGCCCAATAATTCCAAGCTTTTATTTTATCTTGGTGAAATCTCTGCATTAATCGTTGGATTTTCCCAATTTTCGCTTTACTGCTTCTCTTGTTTTTTCCATCTTTGCCGCGTAACTAGGATTTTTCTTTTTATTGAATGCAATTTGCTGATTTAGTGAACCTGATATTTTTTGCAGGTTCTTGCCTCTAGTCTTAATTAACCAATCAGCTAGCGCATTTACTCCAAGTTCTTTGAATTTACCGTTTGCGTCCGGTGCATTAGAATCGTGCCATTCAAGGCGTTTCTTTTCAGATACTGTTGCATTGTCAGCGATTGCTGCATCTATCATTTGTTCAAGTTGAGCATCTGTGAAACCTAGCTTTAACATCGGCTCCCTAAAAGAGTACCGTAATTTGCTAGTAAGTCTCTGCTTAATTTGCTCTGGAGTAGTTGCGTAATATCGAGTGTCTCTGTGGTTTACGAAAACTTGACATACGGCCTTAACTCGACGAACCATCTTCATTGGCTCTTTAATTAACTGTGCCATTCTTGAAGCTTTACCCTCATCGAATCCATAGCTATTAAATAGACCAGCGGCTCGCATAATATCCTTTTCTTCAGGTTGAACGTTTTCAACATCAATAAAATTGTTGCTCGCAAGACCTAGGGCCTTTAGCCGATTATAATTACGTTGCTGATTTTCACGAACTCCTTCCAGACTCTGGAATTTATCTAAGATTGAGTCGATTTGCTCGTCATTTTGACCGGTTCTAGCTGAGTGAGCTAGTGCTGATATACCTGCACCCATTTCTCTATATTCTGGACTTAACGTAGCATCCGGATCTTTTCGGCTTATTGAAATAATATCAATTAGAATGTCCTGTAGGAAATTTACAACTGCATCCGGGTTAACACTAGACATTTCAGAATCAAGATCATCATCACCGTCTAGAATATTAACGTATTGAGCAACTTGATCCGCGATTTGTCTTAATTCGCCTTGTGTATCTGGCATTTCAGCATTAACCGAAGACCTCTTGATTTTCTTTAGCGCAAAGACTGGAACCTTTGCAATAGTTTCACGGCTACCTGTTAATTTAACTCTTGCGAATTCACCATCAATTGATAGTAGTTGGCCAGGACCGCGATACGATTCAACCCAATCTCCGGGTTCTAATTCTGGATTGTCCTCGTTCTTTGCGAACTCTGCATCTGGATCCTGTAAGAATTTATCAAGATCAAAATCTTCAAATAATTTAACGTGTTTCATTGTATTTGATAATCAGTTCGCCTAGAACCTCAATTTTTCCAACGATTCTTTGAAAGTCCATCTGTTTTAGTGAAATTGCTTTAGTAGAGCCGTCAATTGATTTTAGGTGTTCCGATAATTCTTTTTTGGCCTCAGCTAGGTTAAATTTGCCGGCTGCTGCTTTTTGATAGTATGGAAGTTTAACTTTAAAATGCTGATAGGTTAGGAGAGCATCTCCACCCTTTTCCTTGGCATTCTGTGCAATCTTTGAGGCTCCGCCCAAACGATTCTTAGCGAATTCTTCAAGAGTCTCAACCTTCTTGGCTTCATGCAGAGCATTGAAATCCATGAATGTCGTGGCAAGCTTGGTCTTCGGTAAAGTTTTTTGGTGTAGTTCCCAGTTTATGATTGACATCAGTCAGAGTATTTTAGGTTATTTATATTCAACCTTGACTCTAGACCTGAACTCTGGTGGGAATTGAGTACCTGCGCTCTTAAATAGATCTGCAAAACACCCATCTATTAAGTAGGTCACAGCCCAATCTTCTGGGGTTCGGATTGACCGACCGACTCCTTGTAGGACCGAAACCGAGGTCTTCCAGTTATACCATTGCTGTGAATAGTTTAATTTGGCCGCAACGTACTTGTCACCTAGGTAAGGGTACGGAACCTTTAGAAATATTTGAAATCTTGATAAGTCGTCAACTAGGTTTAGGCCTTCAAGTAGAGAAGGCCCCATTGCAACTGTGCCACGATTCTTCTTCATCTTCTTCAGCATCTTCTCCTTTTCCTCAGAGCCTTTGTACAGCAGAACTCTCTTTCTGACATCCTTAGGTAGAGCCTTCCAAATCTTTTGGCCCAACTCATAGGATCCAGTGTGAATGATTCCTGATTCTGTCTTATGCGTGTTTAGGATCTCAGTTACTCGAGCAACCGCCCAATCCAGATTGTCAGCTAGGAATCGGGTCGACAGTTTCTTGCCAGGATAAAATATGATTGGCGATCTGTCCCACTTGAAATGACTCTCAATCTTAAAGTATTTTGCATCTTTGATTCCATGATTTCGCATAAAGTCCTGAGTACCTCCCATCGTCGCTGTCATTAGCAATTTGAATCCAAATTTATTGAAGAAGTGCTTGTGTAATAAGTAGTACTCATCGATACAATTGAACGTGATTGACGTTTCTCCAGGATTCTTAACCATCTTATGGACTCCAGTCTTTTCAATGATATCACTATAGTCTTCTAATTTGCAGTGCACGTCTTTTAACCAGTCAGTCAAGTTAAAGGTTGCTAACCAGTCTTGTGGAACCGAGTCTTCTCCGAATTCTTTACCTGCAACTTCTCGAATATCAGCAGTCTCTTTAACCAGACCTCCAAGTATTTTAGTGATCTCCTTTAGATGAGCTAAGATAACGGCTGGTGCCTCTTCTGCATAGACCTCCTCAATGTTCTTCTTAAGACCCATTAGATTTACGTTAGGGATCTTAAGTCCAAGATCGCCAATGTTCTCAAGAATCTTTTCAACCTTCTTGTGAATTTCATGTGATACGATTGGGCTAAAGTGGCTCTGTACAATATCCAATAGTTTGTGAGCCTCATCACAGACAACAAAATCTCTCTGTGGAAAAGGTGAACCTTTACCTTTACCTTGCTGTTGCTGCTCAACGTAATTTCTTTGAATGAGAGCGTAAGGATATGTGAGTAGTGCAATTGGCGATTTGATCGCCTTTTTACGAGAGGTTAAGTAACCGCATTGCTTAAAACACGGAAGAGCCTCAGCTGATTCGTATGAGACTCCTTTGCTCTTGCACTCTCCGACTGAAAATCTTTCTCCATTGACTGCACACGTGTAATTGTCAACTCCTTTAATATTACCCCAATTCCAGAGTTGCATGCTACGAAAGTCCTTGACGTATTGATCGTGTAGAGCCAAGTCAGATGCAAGGATATAGCCACGATTTCCTTTAAAAGCCAAAAAATCCGCAAACAACATTGCGATCACAGACTTACCTGAACCAGTCGGGGCGTCCAATAGGAATACTCCATTTGAATCTTCATCGTATGCTTCTATGATTGCAAGGATAGCCTCTTTTTGTTGAGGTCTAAACTCGAACATTGGATGCTTACCCTTAACAAACTGTTCAAATTCGGCCTTTAGTTTACTCATGTATTTGTTTGTTTGTTATAGTACTATATTCTCACTTCCAATAGTTTTGGTCTTTATAGAAATAGGATTCGTTGTTGCGGTTTAGCCAGTTTCTAAAGACTAGCTGTACCATTTTAGAATAACCATATCTCTTGAATCGACGATTGTCTTGTGTAATTAATTCAGGAACTAATTTGAAGTTCGCAGGCTTAATCTTTCTGCTCAGTAACCAATCTTCGCTTTGATGAGCCCTTTCGTCGAATCCGCCAAGCTCGTTAAATATAGCTCTTCGCATTAGCATAAATCCGCCAATTGCGAATGGTCTGGTCTTGGACAGGTACCATGTAACAATTTCATTTAGTAAAAATATTAGCACAGCGCGAATGTCTAGCTCACCTTTATACTTTGGATAAGTACCAAGCATTGCGTAATTGCCAGTATACAAAGAGGCAATTGACTCTCTAATAACATCTCGGTGAGTGAATGTGACATCTGCATCCAAGAATAATAAGTATGGAGTATCTGCTAACTTCGCACCAGCATTTCGACCGACAGCTGGCAAGCCACCTTTAATTACTTCAACGTTAAGGTCCAGCTGTTCTGATAACTCTTTAATTATGTTGAGAGTTGAATCAGTAGATCCAGCGTCTGCGATAATTACTCTAACTCCGTCTATTCCATTTTGTCGTTTAATATGTCTAAGAGTTCGGCCAATATAGGCTTCCTCATTGAGGCATGGAATTACAATAGTTAAAGATTCTTTCATTACTTAATTAAAGTTAATTTTTGAGAGCTTAGATCAAAGCCAGTAGTCTCGTACACCACGTACGAAGTATTTTCAATCCAATCGCCAGTATTTAAGTATCGGACACCGTCCACTTCCTTATCAGCTGGCGTATGAATGTGACCGCAGACAACAGTATGACAATTTCTTTTCTTTGCCTGTCGAACCATTTCATTTTCAAAATCAGTTACGAAAGAGATCGCAGCCTTCACATTATCCTTTAGGTATTTCGATAAGCTTGTTTTCTTGTTGAACTTCTTTAGGAATCGGTCAATCACAATTGCCATATCATAACCAACTGATCCCAGGACTCCAAGCCAATGCATCTTTACAATACCGTCGTACTTATCTCCGTGGCAAAACCAAATACCTGCCTCAGTGAATTCATCGACAACTCTAATTCCGCCAATCTCAACTGGCAAATATTCTCTAAGAAACTCATCATGATTTCCAGCAATCCAGATAACCTCGTGTTTCTTTGAAACTTTCAATAACTTTCGGATAAGTCGAGTATGTTCAACTGAGAATTTCTTGTATTTCTTAAAGAGCCAGCCGTCAATGATATCGCCGACCAAGATCAAGCGATCGAATTCAGTATTCTTAAGTAGTTCAATTACCCCTTCAGTATTGCAGCCCTTTGAGCCAATATGAACGTCTGATATTACTAGAGTTTTCATAATTAATCTTTTTCCCATCCGTCTACTTCATGATCGTATTCGCAACATGGGAACTGACGGCCCTGTTCGTCGACGTGAGTCCATACTTTGCCATCTTCAATCCATACCCAAGGTTCATCCGCTTTTCCTGGAAGTTCAGGTCTTTCTAACGGCGGATGATACGCATTTACATCAGTGTGTCTGTGATTACAGTCGCATCCTCTTGGAACGCAATCATCGCACGAGTAAGAGTTCTCTTTACTCGAGTATCCGGGCATGTATACCCATGTTGCGATCTTGCCGCAATCACATAATTCTTTACCAGCTATCAACATCAGTTAAATCTATTTCAGTTCGGGTTAAATGACTAAAGACGCGTAATTCACTACCAATTCCGTTTGGTGTACATTTCCAAGTAAGCAGCCCAACCTCACCGTATATAGCCTTAATATGAGAAAGCCATTTATCAAACTTCTTCTGCTGTTTGTCATCTAGTTCTATTGTTATTTGTTTATTCGCCATTTGATCTAATTAAAAATTGAAGAGGGAGGAATCCAACCCACAGTCACGGCCGTTAAGGCTTGCTCTCATTAATGTCACTGAGCTACTCTTCCTTTGTACCCTCTGAGAGACTCGAACTCTCACCCTAAGACTAGATCCTAAGTCTAGCGCGTCTACCAATTCCGCCAAGAGGGCAAATTGTGGATGATTCAGTCTAACTGTACCTTGTTGGCTATCCACCTAGCCCATTTCTTATCTGATCTTCTTCAGCATCACTTTGATGTTTGAACCTGGCTGATAGTGATCGCCAATTATTTGCCATTCAGTTTCGCGTTGCTTAACCCAATGATAAACCAGTGCACCTTTACCTACCATCTCATACGTTACATCAATTCTTTCCTGTAAGCCAGTTTTTGCCCCGTCAACTGTCTGTAACCATTCAATCCAAGTACCTTTCATGTAGTTATCGTCGATAATACAGATTCCGCCAACTGGCATCTTGTCTTTGATTGCCATGAACTCTAAGAATCCATGTAACATTGAGGCAACCGGATTAGTCATGTCTAAATCGTACGAGTCAAGATGCACTAAGTTCGGTGAACCTTGATAACCATTTAGATAATCTACTGAATCTAATGCAGAGAACTCAATTGTTGATTGACCTAGATTCTCGTTAAAGAACTGCATTGATCTAGCAATACTTTCAACATTAATATCTACAGTTGAAAATTTACCGCCCGACAGTTGGCATAGTTTTGCCAAGTACAGGCCGAAATTATCGTAATTGCCGTATGTACAGCCAGTTTCAATGCACTCAATCTTATCGAACCTAAATTCGTCTCTGAGTATCCTATCTAGTAATTCAGCTTGTGCAACTCTTTCGGGTGCAGTTACTTTATCTCTGTAGAAATCTAATGCTTCTGTTATCATATTAGTCAATTATTGTTTCCATTTTAAAAGGTACGATCCATCTGGTGCAATCTTGCGGCATGCGATTGATATGCTTGTAGTTGTTTATGTAACCCATCATGTTGGCAGAGCCAATTGCATTCGCTGAGTGTACCATTACTCTGCAAACTGGTGCACCGTCCATCCACTGTTCAACCAACCATTTGGTGCAGTCCATTCCAGTTTTCTCGGTAATATTATCGTAGTTCAACTCGTAGTTGTGATACACGTTGCTATGCCATTCGGCCATTGCACTGTCTCCCAAATCGTGGTCCAACGAAATTAAAGCAATATTTTCCAAACCCAACTCTGTAATCTTAGCAACAAATTCATCATAACTTCTTACCACAGTCCAGTTACGCTCATCGTGAGTTGACGGATTTGGATTAGGTGTTCTGACATCGTCTAAGTAGATATTGTATTTCATATAGGCTATTATACTAAGGTAACTCTAATTGGGTTTATTATTTTTCTCCGATTAGCAAAAACGCTAGGATTTTTTCTTTAATTCCATTTTGTTTAATACCTTCTCTAGATCTCGGAGTCAAGACAAAGTTCTTAAGTCCCCAATCTCGATCCATTTTGCCCCAATCTGGATCAGTGTAAGGTGCTCCCATATTGAGGTCATCTATTGCTACCCAATGCGTAACCTCAGGATGATCGATTAAATATTGTCTAATCTCAATAGCTCGAGTTTGTTCTAGATCCCATCGTGGTGCCCACACAAATACCTTCTCGCTATACCATGTGCACTCACTTAAAGCCGGCGTGTATGCAATAGGCTTCTTACAAATTCCTTTGGATTCATAATATTCTCCCATCTCTTCACATGTTGCCCAGCGTTTCCAATCTGAACTTACGACAATTTCAGCGCCAGTTTGTTTGATAATATCATTAAGAATATCAACGGCCTTTGGATTGAAATTGTCAAACCGCAAATCAAGTGGCATATCTTTAGCATTAGCATCTTTCTTACATCCAGCCTTATGTCGCTTCTTGTGTCTGCCTCCCCATTCAGTTGCTAAACATATAACTCCATCATGGTCTAAAAATATTACTTTCATTAGTCTCCGCCTTTTAGCAAAAATTTATTTGAGATTGCTTTGAATGAAATTGTACGAACCATGTTTCGGATCACAAGACCCTCACGTTCAGCAGTCTCACACAAGACAGATTTGCCCTCCGCGAATTCAAGTAACTCTTCGATTGTATCAGGTAGAGAGAAGTGGTCCGCAACAAACGGCACAGTTTCAAGTCCAAGATTTTCGATTGTATTTAAGAACATGGCTTTAATGTAATACTGATGCTGATCAATATCGAATATATTAAAGAACTTCACAGTTTGACCCTTTAGCTTGTATGGGTTACCTTGAACACCTTCACCAATAATCTCTCCTTGTAAAGAGACATTCTTACCAAGACTGCGCATCTTTGTTTCAAGATCCAGTTCTCTAGCAACTTTCCACATGGTGTTGTCTTCAGTTTCAAGTAGTTCAAGATTTCTAGAACAAACTCCAAACTCGCCGTCTTTTATGTAGGCTGTGAATGATGATCCATCTAATTTTTCAGTAACGTAGAAAGAGGTAGCTCGATATCCTAAGTACTCATTGGTTAAGTTCTGTACACGCTCTTCATCAGTTTTTGGAATGAATGACGGAAACAAACCCTTGGCTACACCAGCTAATGAAGCGGGCACAGGAGGTTCATACTTAACGATACCTAAGTGTTTACTAACATCAGCTCCTTCTTCAATCACCAGAGCATCATCGTATGGCCCGAGCTGTAGCTGATCTCCCCACGGTTGCTTGCTGGTGCCAATCACCATCTCTTCTGCTCCATTCAAGGTTTCAATCGGTAATACTAAACCTTGCGATACTTGCCCGCGCAGTTTAATAGTTTTTAATCGAAATCCTTCAGAGCCATCTGCTAACTTCTTGTAAGAACTCTTGCGTAAGAATTCAAACTCGTCTTTCACAGGTAAGAAAGAATCGATCTCGCAATAGATACACAGGTCACCGGTCTTGTACTCTCCCTTTTTGGAAACGACATTCCAGTTATTGATCTGTACTACTTCGATTGCATCAGCTCCCTCAATTGGCCTGACGTCCCTAACTCTCTGAATGCTTGCTAATTTTCTTTCCATTTTATCCGTTGTATATTTCAGCAATTTTTTTCTCGATTTCGCTACGCTTCTCAGCTGGGACGCCGTCTGCGTAAAAACGAAATGAGTTAAACTTGCTTTTGATTTGACTAAATTTAAAGTCTGGCAATTTAGATAGTTGTTCAAATTCCTTGTCTAGGAACTCAACGACTTCGGGTTTATCTAGCGCTAGCCCATAGTGGCCTTCTTCCAGAAACTCTGCCCATTTTTTATTGAATTCTTGTGATGTCATGATCTTATTATACTAAAAAGGTAAAGGTCGGGTTTCCCAGTCGGAGTACGAGGTCCATTCAACTAGATCGTCTACTTGACCTTCTTCGATTGTGTGAGCTACCATGATCTCATGTTTCTCGTTCTTACCGACAGCGACCATTCGGCAGCCTTCACATAGAACTGGCATGTAAGTGTTAGGCTCAAGAGATTCAGCTATTTTCTGAACGTCTATTTCTGGTGGGAAATCTTCGCCCCACATTTCGTTTGCGCATCTGTTACAAAAGTCTGCCATATTATTTCTTGTTTAAAATTTTAAGAGCGTATCCATTAATCATTGGTCTGCCTGTATTATAACAGCCAAGTACCAGGCCCCAGTTCTCGTATTTTTTGTAGAGAGTTGAGAGCAATTTCATTGAGATCTTGACGTTTAATTCCAGGTCATTTAGCAATTGCTTTGAAGTAACCGCCTTGCCCCAAGTATATGAGGCAGTCGGCACTTGTATTTGCATTGCACCATAGGCATGAGCGGATGATGTAAGTTTTGGATTGTAGTCCCAATCGAATGGGCCCTTATATCCACTTTCAGTCTCAGCAACGCCTAGCGCAATTTCAAACGGTACTCCATACTCTGCTGAATAGGTTTGCAGATAATCATAGAGTCTAATGCAGGGTGGGGCTTTTTGGATCGATACTTTGGAGCGATCAAGACAAAGGTCTTGAGTCAGGGCTGTTTCGTACGACCACACTGCGGCAAATAATAACAGCACTCCAAAGATTAGAGTTGAACGTGCTGACATTACTTAACAATTTGCTCATACTTCTTAGAAGCATAAAGGTTAAAGATCATTAATCCAACTGAGTCTTGATAAACTGTGTAGGTACCGTTTGCTCGGTCTATAACTAGTAACTCGTTGCGCTCATTGATTGCAACAGAGGTCTTAGCGAGCGGATTAATGTTTTTAAGCGGAGATGTTTTAGTTTGATTCATCATTACCCAGTAGTAATAACCGATGAAGAATCCAGCAATCATTGCGATCGCAACGATCAGCAAGTTACCTAATTTCTTTGCGAAGATATTCAATTTATCTAGCGCTGCCTTAATCATGAGTTTCTTGTCCATAAATTTATATTTGTTGGTTTAACTTAATATACCAAAAAATTAGGCCTGTGGTTATTGCTCGTTCTAGAAGCCGTTTGTTGTTGAATTATAAACCAAATCGTGATTTAGTTGCGTTAAAATTAGTCAACACATTACTGCCAGTTAACGCCGTATTGTAGATTTGCATTCCGCCGAATCTCATGTTAGCATACGTTCCATCTCCAAGACTTGTACTGTCAATTGAAGCTACTGAGTAATGCAAGCCTACGCCGCTTCCGTTATTATAAGGAGTTTGTCTACTTATTGTACCCGAAGTCACTGCCAATGAACCATTAACATATCCTCTTAAATTTGTTCCGTCATAAGTGAATCCAACATAGTACCAGTTATTTAAGGGTGTTGAAATAGACGATGATAAGTTTTGTACGGAACCAGACCAAACGGAAAATTTAATTGTTCCAGAAACCATCTCTATTTGAGAATCGTGCCATAAGGCATTTGTAGTTGCCTGTCCTAATTCTGCTACGATAACACCATTATCCATAGGATATACCCAAACAAATATTGATAATACATTCGATGTATTTGCTGGTGACAATTTAGAATTTAGCGAGGTGTTGGTAACAAAGTATTGATTGCTTCCGTTAAATGTTAAGTAGCCACCGCCTGAAGAAGTATAGGTTGGACTATTTGCTGTTGTAGCACTAGAATTTCCTTGTAAGTCGGTTATGGTAGCTCCGCTTCCTGAGTATGAGGATGAATTACTTATATCATAGTTTAAAATAAGGCCAGAGGTTATTATAGTTGGCGCTGCAGTCGTAGTTGTTGTAGTCGGCGCAGAATATGAGGTCCAGTACCCGTTACTGGTTAACCACGCACTAGCAGCAGTCACATCAGCCAGAACACCGCCACCAAATTTCTTTGATAATTTATTTACAAGTTCCAAGAATGATGCATCAGTCTTTAATTTAGATCTCCAAAATCTAACTGTGCCAGTATCGGCCGTTTGGTTTGGTTGACCTGCTCTAGGAGCGGAAATTACATAACCTGATGCGGTATCGGGTGACATCCACCAAGTTACTCCGCCGGGTTTAGTTGAATAGGCTTGGGCGCTGGTGCCGACCGCTAACTCCCCAACTTGTTGAGTTCCAGAAATCGCGGCAAGTGATGGATTGTATGCAATTGGCGTACTTGGCATAAAATAATTAACTATTTCTAGTTATTTATTCGTCCTTATTCCAGAAAGGTTTCTGATATTCGGGCTTAATCTGCTTCCAGATCTGTGAGCTTGGGTCTCGGTCGTTTAGCATTAAGAACATAATACTCCAGTAAGCCTGCGGAACTCTCTCCTGAATCCATAGAGCCTCGCTCTTTCGGCAAGTGAAGCCTTCTTCTGAAAGTTGATTGAGGTAATTTTGAGCATTCTTCATCCACATTACGTGCGCGACCTTAAGTGCAACTTCCCATTCTCTAACCCACTTATCAAATTCGTCAGGCACCATTTCCAAGAACTGATCAAGCTCTTCGCCTCGGCTTAAGTGCTCCCAAATATCAACGTTTGAAAAATTTGTCAAGAGCCTGTGCAATCGAACGTAGTCTTCAAATTTAATCTTCATTCGGAAAGAGTCTGGTTGGAATCGTAGCACAAAACCTTCCGCGTTTCGGGTGTTCTGAGCCTTTAGGCTTTCGTAAAGTTCTGGACTAAATTTAAAATGTTGTTCAGTCTTAACAATATCTGATTTACGGATTCCGCTTGCACTAAAAAATGAACACGCAGTAGTCCAGTGTAGTTCTACACCACGTGATATGACACTTAAGAAAACGATTCGAGGCTTTGACCCGTAATCAACGACGATTCTGTTCTTGGGATAGATGATCTCACATAGATACGATACACTACGTTCAAATGCCAAGAGGTTATTGTACTTCTCCTTTAAGATCTTCAAGCCCTCTACTGCCTGGTCCGAATGAAATGATCCGCGAGTTGCCATGTGCCATTCATCTGCATAATAGAATAAGATACCTAATGATCCGTCCATTTTCTCTTGCACATACACGTAGTCTCCTTTGATTGGAATTTTTCCTGAACCAGCCGCTTCTTCATAGTTAAAGAACTTATTGAAACCTCTAGCAACAATCTCGCCAGCGTCATCCATGATGAGACCTCTGCACTGTAACGTAACTTCATCCCATACTGAATCGTATTGGCATGTTCTGGAATAATTGTAAATGGTTAACGGCAAGGACTGATGTCTATTTGCCAACACCAGTCCACGCTCCACGTATGAGTTTAATATTTCCTTAGTTATAGGTATCATATTATAATTTGATTTCAAAACGGTCTTTCATTCTGGTTAGAGCTTCATCTGGAACTCCGTGTTGATTTACGCCACCGTGCCTGTTTTCAACAATTACGGTAAAGACCATGTAGCCATATTGTTTAGCTAAGTCAAAATAAGGTTGCATTTCCCATTCTTGAGTAAATGTGTTTGACACTGCAATTTCTCGGTAAAATTGATCATTGACTAAAGAATCTTTCATGTAAGTTTCTACGAGACTTCTGCATGATTCATGGGCTTCTTTTAATTTAGACCCATCAAACTTGTACTCACCGTCTTGCATAAAATACTTGTCAGCTTCACAAACTAAAAAGTCTGATCCAACTAAGTCTAGTGCAAATGTAGATTTCCCAGAGCCCGGCAGTCCACGCACAATGTATAATTTTTTTGCCATATTAGTTTAGTTTACTATTGAATAGTTTTTTTGCAGCTTCTACATCTCGTGGCTGACAACACTCGTAAATAATAAAGTCAGCCTCTTCAAGAGTACATCGATTTTCAATTACGTCAATATAAGTTTCAACGTCTACGCCTAACTCCCCAGCAATCATCGAATCCATCAGACTAAATAGGTCCATGTTAATGTGATTTTTTAGATTTTACAATCTCATCAATGATTCCGTATTTCACGGCTTCTTCGGCATTAAGCCAAAAATCACGAGTCGCATCCTTCTTTACCTGGTCAGGTTTTTTACCACAGTACTTACCAAGCAACACAAAGAGTTCGTGATTGACCTTTTGCCATTCTGCCCAATCAACTTCTGCATCCTGGATATTTCCGCTGAAACCGCCTGATGATTGATGTAACATTGTAGTTGAATGTTTCAAGGAACTACGCTTGCCCTTTGCACCTGCTCCCAATAAGACGGATCCCATTGATGCAGCCATGCCAGTATTAACTGTTCGAATATCAGCGTTGATGTAGTCCATCACATCGACCATAGAAAGACCGGATTTTACTGATCCACCTGGAGAATCAATGTGCATTGTAATATCTTGCCCATCAACTGAGTCCAAGAACATTAACTGGGCCTGCACGATAGTTGACATGTAATCGTTTACTGGACCAGCGACCCACAAGATGCGGTCACGCATTAACCTGGAGAAGATGTCCATTTGAGTAACTCGCATTTCACGCTCTTCTAAAATATAAGGTGTCATAGACGCCTCAACTTGCTGATTATAGTAATGCAGCTTCAATGACGACACTCCGTGCTCGCTCATTGCGTACTTTTTAAATTCATTTTGCATAGAGCTATTATACTAAAAAAGCGGATCAACTAGGTCAATCCGCTTTTAAAATATTAACTAAGTAGTTCTATTATGAAACTACTTTAGTGTAAGTACAGCCGTTAATCACGAATGTGTAAGTACCGCTTCTTAAAACACCTACAGTAATTACTAAGCAACCGTTTTCGTCATACGAGATTGCATAGTCTACTCCTAGAGTCAGCTGACCGTCTAGATCAGTTACAGTTAACGTCAGTAATTCCGGTTCGGTTATGCAAATAGCGGAGAACGATTTATTTCCGCTATTCAACTCAATGATTATCTCTGGACAGCAAGTCCAAACTCCTTCAACTAGGCTACATGCGTCGCCTTTCGTAACCACTAAATTGTTGTTAAGTATTTCAGAGTTTTCAGTGTCATAGCTTCTAGCACAGATCTGAGCAGAACCGTTTATTCCGTTACGTCTTCCTGGAATCTGTACTTCAACTGGCTCGCCGTTACAATTAGTGTAGCTTAAAGGTAATTGGTCAGGCGTTATATTCTCAATAGTGTAACAGTCACAATCATTGGCACCAGTCGTTGTAGTCGTCGTTGCGGCGGCAGTAGTTGTCGTAGTAGTTGGAGCGGCAGTAGTTGTCGTAGTTGCAGCTGCTCTAGTTGTTGTAGTTGTAGTTGGAGCTGCTGTCGTAGTCGTCGTTGCGGCGGCAGTAGTTGTCGTTGTCGTTGGAGCTGCAGTCGTTGTCGTTGTAGTTCCACCGCCTCCGCAACCAGTAAGATAATCATTTATGATTGCAACTGAGTTATTTGAGCACCAATTGCGAGCATTGGTTTCAAACTGAGATGCAGTTGACGCGCCGCCTAGTGCTCTGTCAAACGCTGGATAGGCATCGCTTGCAAGTAATAGATTATCAGAAATGTACTGTACCAGCTCAACCAACAGCATTGATATCTGGTTTCCTGATTTACCTGCAAAGTTTTGAGTCTTAAAGAATCTAGGTTCTCGACCATCATCTCCGTAAACTACGTGACCATATCCAGGAGTTGCTCCTTCTTGGTGGAAAGGATTCCAGACATAAGCCGCCGAAAGATCTTCAAGCGACTCATTTGGCCCAGTTCGACCAAGCGCAACAATCCAACGCTCATTACCGTCTTCACAAATTGATGGGCTCATCCACATGTGACTTGAACCTTCCGCTCCAACTAGGGCGCCAACTCCATCAATTAGACCGGCTTCCCATGGGCCTTCAGTTGGCTGTGCAATTAATATTGCTCCACGGCCTTCAGTAAAACCAGGATCTGCACTTACGTGAGGTCCATCTAATGGTCCAACTGCGACTGTTCCTGGATGATAAACTCCTGAACCTAGATCGTAATTGTTTGGGCCTAAGTGCCATACTACAGGTACTTTATATCCTAATGCTAATTCCATTTATAGTTAATTATTTTTTAGTGTTTGTATAATTTATCATAGCTTATTTATTTATTTAGCAATCGTACCACGGATAATCCGAAGGAAGTAAATCATCGAAGCCAACTCCACCGCTTGTAATAAATTGCTCTGTGTCTGGAATTGCTGTTCCGGGATTGTATGCAAATGCTTTTGATATAGCTATCTAGATAAACTTATTTAGAGTTATTTATCAGAAGGTATGAAGGAGATAGTGGACCATTCAGGGCTCGAACCTGAGACCTTCGCATTATGAGTGCGCTGCTCTAACCAACTGAGCTAAAGGTCCTTGGTGGGAGTAGGTGGACTCGAACCACCGAACTCAGAAGAGGAGGGATTTACAGTCCCTTGCAATTGCCGCTATGCGATACTCCCAAATTAAAATTGGCTGGGCGTCCAGGATTCGAACCTGGGACCGCTCGATTAACAGTCGAGAGCTCTACCGCTGAGCTAACACCCAATAAAATAAAAGAACCTCGACCACCATTTCAGCGCAAGCGCGTGCTTTCAACCTGGCATGAACGTTACGTCCAGATTGGTGGAGTCAGCCTCTACTAAGGTTCTTTTGTCGGGGTGGCAGGATTCGAACCTACGACCTCCACATCCCAAATGTGGCGCGATACCTGGCTACGCTACACCCCGAAATTTGATACGCTTTCGCCACCTGTATGACGTATCACCGATGCTTAAGGTCAGCCTTAACCATTAAGGGAGCCACAGGTTGAGCGGATGGCGAGAATCGAACTCGCATCTCCAGCTTGGAAGGCTGGAGTAATAAGCCATTATACGACATCCGCTTATTGGAGCGGGAGACCGGGTTCGAACCGGCGACCTCAACCTTGGCAAGGTTGCGCTCTACCAACTGAGCTACTCCCGCAAGTGGGTGGGATCAGACGCGTTCTGCCCACCGGGACCTCGTCGTTAGCTTTCGCCAGAGCGTACCGAGACACTATCTAAATTTGACTTGAGGTAGTCACGGCCGCCTCTGATCCTCTCAAGTCTATTTCGTATCGTGGCAAAATGCGGCTCGACCCTGATACGCTGTGAGCCTCCTGCCGGGATCGAACCAGCGACCTACTGATTACAAATCAGTTGCTCTACCATCTGAGCTAAGGAGGCAATTAAAATAGAGTATGACGTATGCCGAGTTATGGTGTTAGTGTGTCACCTCACTCAAACGGTTCTCTCTACTTTGTGGAGAATAACGGATTCGAACCGTTGACCCCCTGCGTGCAAGGCAGGTGCTCTAGCCAGCTGAGCTAATTCCCCATTTAAGAACAACTTTGGAGTACCCGTCTCGCTCCAATCTTAACAGCTTCATCAGAGTTTTCTCTGGGCCCAGGCTGAGGGTGGTGAACTCTTGATCCGACCGTGATTGTCGACATCACATTGGCCGGAGAGACAGTTGTTCTTAGTAGCCCGTACGAGAATCGAACTCGTATTTCACCCGTGAAAGGGGCGTGTCCTAACCGTTAGACGAACGGGCCAAATAAAACCATAACAACTACTCTTATCCCTACTGTTATTCACAAGCCCTAATTTGTGTCAGGAGATTCGAACTCCATCCCTAGTTGTCAAGTACATCTTTAGAGCATTTGATGCTTCCTCTATGGCTTTGCGGTCCCACCGGGAATCGAACCCGGCACTTCGCCGTGACAGGGCGATATTATAGCCGATTAACTACAGGACCGTTTCTCTCCAGTTCACTCCTACCCTGTGGGTATACCGTGACGGGTTGTTTATCCATGCAAATCTACCTGAAGAGCAATTTGGTTTGCGCTCGACGTGCATGGATCCGGGTGATTAGAGCCGGACTCGAACCGGATACCGTGCTGGACGGAATAGACAACCTTACCTCTTTCGAGTTGGGGACTCGGGCACCATCCCTCATTACGCCCATCTAATCATTGGTAGCGGGGGCCGGATTCGAACCGGCGATCTCTAGGTTATGAGCCTAGCGGGCTGACCAACTGCCACCACCCCGCGATATATTTTTGCGTTGTCCCGCAAGGATTCGAACCTCGATTCTCTGGACCAAAACCAGATGTGCTGCCATTACACCACAGGACAATTTAGTATTTCCAACATGTCAAAGAACCTAACTCTCTAAGTATAGACTAATATACTATAGTTTAGAGCTTTGGCACGAGTGGAGAGATTCGAACTCCCATCAACGGTTTTGGAGACCGGCATGCTACCATTGCACCACACACGTGTATTTTTTGGTTGCGGGACCCGGACTCGAACCGGGAACTTCAGCTTATGAGACTGACGAGATGACCACTTTCTACGCATCCCGCAATGTTTGGTTGGAATAATAGGACTCGAACCTATAACCTTTCGCGTATCAGGCGAGCGCTCTAACCAATTGAGCTATATTCCAGTATGTGTCCCCGACAGGACTCGAACCTGTGACTCCCTCATTAAAAGTGAGGTGCTCTAACCAACTGAGCTACGAAGACATATTGTTTTGCCTGTAACCCATATTGGTTAGCAGGTCTTTATCGTTTTCGTTTCATATCTTTATACATTTTTTTTCTGTGGTGAGGGGCGGGATCGAACCGCCGACACCAGGATTTTCAGTCCTGTGCTCTACCTTCTGAGCTACCTCACCCTGCTAAAACAAAAAACCTCGAATTTTTTAGGTTCGAGGTTCTGTGTTTCATAGTTAATATTTCCTTAACTTAATCCGCTTGAACCTCGCAATACCCCAAAATCTTTAATCGTCTCCATTGCATTCACAGTAGCTGTGCCTGCCGGATACTGATTCCAGTTCTGAGAAATTTTTGATATGTTCGCGTAGTTTTGCACGTTTTAAGTTTTTTGTTTAGTTATTTATAAATCTATTATACCAACTTTTTGAAAAAAGGTTTAGCTATTTTTTTCAATGATGTAAATTACATCAGAATAAATTTGTTCCATGTCTAATTCGCTTGCTCCCAAATGTTCAAGTGAAAATCCGTGATCTGGTACCAATTCATTGAATTCTCTAGACGGTCCACTACGCTCAAAAAATTCGCCATGGACCATGATTTCGCCAGATCTTAGAATTTCAAGCCTGAGTTGTGCATAAATTTGCTCCCAGTTGTATTCCATTTGTTGACGGCATGCATCTTCGTATTCGTAATCAGTCATTTGACCGTCTTCATTGTCGATTAGACTCTCTTGACCAAGCATCTCAATTGCATCAGCTTGCGAACCTGTACTCAATACTTCTTCGTCAAACGTAGTTGAAAACCAATTCGCTAAATCGTAATCGTAATCAAAACCAGATTGAGCAGACGTCAACAAGTCATCTTGTGATATCCAGATTGAAGACTCGCCGCTCTCTTGTGCAAGCTTAGCAGCTCGATGCGTTAGTCTAACTAGATCAGACGTCAATCCCAAATCAGCAAGACGCCCTAGTCGATCTTCGTTTTCGGTTATGAATTCGTTAAATCTTTTAAGGGACCTCTTCATTTAGTATCGGCGTAATTTGGCCAATGCTCTCTTAGCCTCTTCACCGCGCTGACGAATTTGATCTTTCTCTTCTTGTGACATGTTCTTGTATTGAGCATGAGTCGGATCATCTCCCCAACGTTCTAAGTGCTCCATATCTCTAACCCATTGTGTGTAATTACTAACTAAATCTTCAATGCTATCTCCTTCTTCGTTACGACCGTTTCGGTATGGGTAGTTAGAGTAACTGCCTCTTTTACGAAAGCCGTACTCATACAATTCGTCGTTTGGCTCGTATTCGTCCTCGTCATAGTATATGTCGGCTGGATCAAATCGCTCTTGTACTGCTCTAGTAAAGGCAGTATCCTTTTGTAAGAAATCAATCGCTGCATCAATTTCAGCCTGATCGTTTGTTTCAACGTATTCATCTCCTTCAGCTACCGCCAATTCAATGTCAACGATTGTAAAATCTGAAATTCCGTAGAAGTCTCCAAGTTCATGGAATCCATGGCCTTCTTCTCTTTGGGATGGTGTGTATTCTGTTTCGCCTTCTACTTCAGCCGTGCAAATGTAATCACGACCGTCCATTGTGAATTCAAACTCGCTAATTGTAATAGTGTGAGATCTGCCGTGTCTAGATTCGTTTACGAATTGGCCGAATTTTGCTACAAAGTTCTTCATTAAATAGTATCTTTCTTGTTATTTATCCAAGACTCGGTTCACTACTTCGATAGAAACATGCCCGTCTGCTAAATCCTTTTTAATTTTAACAGTCATTTCGGAATGACCTCTAATGAATAGAACATCGTCAACTACATCCTGTAAATCGTCAGAGCATAATTTCGGATGTACTATTCCAGGTTGGTAAGGATCAGTCTCAATCTTCTCGGTGAATTCTGCCAGCAGTCTTTTTAATTCCGCTTGCTCAGCCTTGCTTCTTAATTCTGAACCCTTTAACATATTATCCTACGTATTTTGCAAAGTTAACGGCTGCTTCTTGAGCCTCTTCGTATGTCTTGATTGTTTTAGAACCGCGAAGCCTAAACGGAATGTGACCTACTGCCCATTCATTTAGGGTCTGGCCTTCTGGGATTGTGTCCAAGTGTTTTGTGAAGTACCTTTCGTATTGCAATAGATCTTCGTCAGCTGGAACCCAGCTTGCATCAAATAATTTATCGCCCTTACCGAAAGCTTGTGCAGCTCGGTGTGAGTAGCCAACCCATTGTTTAGTTGCTTTCTTCCAGGCAGTATGCGTGTGTGTTCCCTTCTTGGCAATAAGGCCAGCTGTATAGTACCAGTGACCTCTTGCAAGATCACCAACGTATCCTCCGTCTGGGTGCATGCATGAGTTAGGCAAAGTATATGAATCTCCTTCTGGTCCAAACACATGATCTTCAACCAAAAGGCCTGTTGTATTACGAATAGTCTCGATCACTTCAGGGTTTGGAATAAACTCAAAACCTTCTTCAGTTTTAGTTGAATAAACTCGACTTACTAATTTAGTAAAGCCTAGATTTATATGTACTCGATTTAATCTACTTGTACCTGAGTACTCTGGATACTTTTCAAATTTTAACTTGATTTTGCCTAGATACGGCGTGTGATTTTTAATCATCTCTTTTATTTGTTTTTAGTTGGCGGAAGATGTAGGATTCGAACCTACGGTACCTTGCAGTACAACAGTTTTCAAGACTGCCGCGATCGACCACTCTGCCAATCTTCCGGTAGTTTATTTAGTATTAATTAGTTGAGGCGGTTGTTGCTTTAGTATTACGAACCGACGCAATTGATTTGTTTTTAAACTCAGCCATCTCTTTTGAGCTTACCCAAAGAATTGTTGGACAAGTGCCGTCCCATTGTGGATCGCTCTTCCAAATCGAAAAAGTCAATTTTGAAAGCTGATCGTCTGTTACTAGATACAGAGTATCCTTTGTAGTTGTTGGCTGAGCAAAATCAGCGTATTCAGTAGTTTGCCCAAAACCTAGCAATGGACTAAACAATAATGCGAATAAGAATGTTTTCATATATTTATTATACTATAATAAGATGATTCGGTTTAGATCATGAAACTCATTCTCTTAAAGAGGTCGATCTGTTCCCGTGTTTCCAATTCAAAGATTCTACGAACCTTATCGTTTTCAATAACGAGTATTTTCTGTACATCAGCGATGCTGCCAATATCAGTTAATCTCCATGAGCCTGAATGAGTTGTGCCGATGTTAATGATTTGAGAGTCATTAATTATTAGTTGATGAGTCTTGCCAGAATTGGTCTCAGTATTCCAAACTACGAAACCTATACGGTCAGTTCGAGTATCATAAAAAGGAACTGCCCATGGAATCATGTTCTGTGCCGATTGGCTGTCTATTGTGCCAAATGAATTACCGTGAGTTTTTAATTGAGCTCTGTCCTTTATTAGGACACTACCTTCTTGCAATACCTTTAATAGCATTGCCTCAGGCGATTTTGATAAGCTCTGGCGAATTGTCTCCTTGATAGCAGGCTCATCAAGATCTTTTAATAGGCTTGGTAGTTTTGATACTCGATACGATTGGCAACTGCCAAATAAAATATCATCAACGTTTTCCTGCCGACTCATATAGACTACGCTATCAAACTCTTCAAGTTTGTCCGAATTATCAAGAAATTCGGACACATTTTTAATGCAACAGTCGTATTCAATATGATGGACCTTATTGTATCCAAAGTGTCGAGCCATCACAAAACCATTTATCATTAATCTCCATACAGCTAAATGAGTATTTCCGTCTGATAAAAAAGCTGACATTATTCTACCGTTATCACCTGGGCTAAACCATGGCTGGTTGACTAGATCAGGATCAGTTAAGATTTCATTCTTTTTATCAAATAGACTTAGTACAACCATTTTCTGAATGTCCACCGGAATTGGCGTATGACTCGATATCATTATATCAAAGTCATCTTGAAAATCTTGCAAAGACTCGACTAGTCGCCTAAGAGTGGATTCGCGCCTATCGTCTGGGCAATACGCAGTAATTAAGATTAGGTCTTTCTGCATTAATTGTATTTTAAGATTTGATCAAGGTCTAAGTGTTCCTCAACTCGCTTGCGATCCTTAATATATTTGGCGGGAATTCCGCCATATAATTTATAAGATTCGTATTCTCCGTTAACTAGGCTTAGTGCTCCGAAACCACATCCTTCTGGAATAACTGATCCTGGTAAAACAACTGAATTGCAGCCAATGATTGCATATTTTCCAATATAGACTGGGCGATGATCAACATCAGTAAATTCAACTGGAACAAGTGGACCAATTAATACTGCCCCTGAGTAATCATCACTTGACGAATACACTGAACATTTTCCTGAAATATTTGCAAAGTCCTCTACTGTAATTTTGCCTTGGCCAATCAGAGAAACTCCACATGAAATATGCACATAGTCGCCAATCTTGATTCCTTCTGATCCTGCGCTTAAAATACAAAAATCGTCAATTCGAGTGTTTGAACCAATTTCAATATTTTTTGCATTATAGATTGAGGCTTTGTCCGAGATTAAAACATTTTTGCCTAACGCCTTAAATCCAATTTTTAATAGGTCTTCTCTTGTGTAAAACATATTTTTTTATGTATTTTTTAGTTGTTATAATTACTTGATCGATTTCCTTTTTATAATTAAGATTAAATCTTTCTGCATTAATTGTATTTTGAGATTTGATCAATGTCTAGATGATCTTCAACACGTTTTCTATTCTTAATGAATTTCGCTGGAGTACCTGCGTAAAGAGTGTATGCGTCGTATTCGCCGTTTGCTAAACTTAGTGCTCCAAAACAACATCCTTCTTGGACAATTGTTCCAGGTAAAACGACTGAACCACTTCCAATTATAACGTATTTGCCTAATTCGACTGGACGATGGTCAGTGTTTGTAAATTCAGAAGGAATCGTTGGACCTAATAAGTAAGATCCTGAATAATCATCACTCGAAGAATATACGGATACTCTAGAAGAGAGTCCGCTGAAATCCCCCATTGTAATTTTACCTTTGCCGATTAGAGTTGCAAAGCATGCAATGTGAACATAGTTGCCTAGTTCGATACCTCCTTCTCCGGCGGATAGGATCGCAAAATCGTCAATTCTGCAGTTATCACCAATTGATATGTTGGCAGAATTGTAGATTGAACACTTTTCTGATATTAAAACATTTTTTCCCAAATGTTTAAAATTCATTTTACTTAATTGTTCTGTACTGTAAAAGCTCATAATATACCTCCGTCTATTTTTATGTTTATTCCAGTTACGTATTCTGTTTCAATTATAAAATCGACAGTTCTGGATAACTCTTCGATTTCGCCGAATCTTTTTAATCCGATTGTTTCTTTTATTGCATTTAGATTTCCTTCAGGAATTCTGTATGTCATGCCACCGTCAAAATATCCCAATTGCAGAGTATTCGCAGTAATTCCCAATCCAATATTTTCAACTGAGATATTTTTAACGAATTTATCTAAAAAAGCTTTACAGCTAGAATAGATTGATGTTCCCATTACATTCTTTTCTGCAAGAACTGAGCTAATCAAGATGATTCGGCCAAATTTATTCTTTCGCATGTTCTTTAGACAGGCTGACACAACATTAATTGAGCCAGTTATGTTAACCCTAACGAGTGTTTCAACCTGTTCTTCAGTCAATTTATGTATGAAACCGTCTGCATTTGCGCCAGCTAAATTTACAACAACATCAAATTGATTATTTTCAAAGAAGAGCTCACATGCGCTCTTGTTCCTAATGTCTAGATCTTTCGATCCAATTGCACTAATATCGTATTTGTGAGATAGCGATTTAGCAAGCTGACTTCCAAGCCCGCCTGTGCCACCAATAATTAGAACTTTTCTCATTTCTTATAGATATCAAATTTTGAAAGATCTGGATACGGTAGCTCAAGATCAGCATTTTGCTTTTTGGTTCCATCCGTATTATAGAATTGGCCCATTAGTAATAGTCCACGTGTTGCAAGTTCTGGCATCATGTAGAAATTCCAGCCTAGCATATCAAAGTTGTCATCGTGATACGAACACTCGCGTCGCCCAGAGTATCTAGCTCTTTTAAACCATAGGTAAGCTTCGTGATTATCAGTTAAGATTGCACCGCCTTTACTTAATTTAAAATGCTTGTAAGGACCGGTAAATGAGATACACATGTGAGTTCCAGGTTTGTACATGTCTGCTGTAAAACTTAGAGCTGAATCCCAAACATTGGTTGGAGCCAATTGATATGCTCCTTTAATTGTTCGACCTTCGACTGGTGTAAATTTTACCTTTCCGCCAGCGTGAATGATTTCACAAGGAACTGATGGATATGTACGGGCTGGAATCGTTATTTCCTGACCAGTAATCTTTTCGTAGTAGAGTGCAAGGAATAGAGCATTACTCTGATTATCCACAGTAATACAGTAAGGTGCACCAGTATAGTCACATAGAGCTTTTTCAAAGTCTTCGGTTATTTTATAAACACCATTTGCCATTGTTATTGATTATTATTTTATCTATTCTACTCTGAATTGATCTTGAGTTTTAGAAAGGCTTCCTATTCTGAAGAGCTTCCCGTTGCCATAGTGGCGTTCGATATTGAATCATTTTGCCCGTCATTTCGTCAAGCGGCATGCCGAACTGTTGACAGCGATCGGATATTGGGCGATCGTCCTCGTCTTCCGGTTGTAACCATTCTTCGTAAAAAAATCCTAGTGCATGATCGTGACCGTACACTAGAAGTTTATCTGCAGCGCGTTTTGTGTATCTACTCATAGTTCTATTTCAATTGGATTTTGATAATATAATCTGTAACCTAAATCAACAGCCGACGCATTAATGAATGTCGTACCGTCTTCTTCATGTACTCCTCTAGCTTCGTGAATGTGGCCAAAGACATGTACCTTAGGCTTTATCTCTTTTACCTTCTTTAATAGAAGAGGGCAACCGACATTCAAACCTTCTCTTACTGTTTCGTCCAAGATTCCATGAGGCGGGCCGTGTGTTATTAGAACATCGACTCCATCAGGTATTAAATCCCAGTGCTGGCCTATCTCATTTGCCAATCGGTTAAATGCCCAATTATGGAACCATGGAGTTACTGGACTGCCCCAGAATTTGATTCCTTCTATTGTAACTCCACTATCATTTAAGTAGGTAACTCCAGGATACTCGGCTAAAATTTTAGCCGCTGTGTCGGGCATTGTCTCAAAAAGAAAATCGTGGTTACCTGCAATTAATATCTTGTGCATGTACGGTAACTGGCTAAACCAGTCTAGGAAGTCTCTAATCTCACCAGCAGTTCCTCGACCTGATACATCACCTGCGTGTACCAAGATTGGTCCGCCTGGCAACATGCTCGTAAGATCATCACGAGTATTCTTGTCTTTAATTAACCAGTGCGTGTCGCTAATGAATGTAATTTTCATGGTTCTTATCTAAATTGATTAATAATTTCTGTGATAGCGGATTGAGGTTTTACGCCGCTTAGAGTCTTTACCACTTCACCATTCTTTTCAAAAATAATTGTTGGTATTGATCGTATGTTGTATTTTCGACATAGATCTGGGTCTTCGTCTGCGTTTACCTTTATGATCTCAACTTCGCTATCTGGTTTATTATACTCATTAGTGAGGCTCTCTAGCACAGGCATCATTGCCTTACATGGACCGCACCATGGAGCCCAAAAATCAATTACTTTTAACATAGTTTCTTATTATTTTATTAATGTGTCTGGTTTCTTGGGCTCCTTGATTTGAAACTGCTCGTTCACGTGTCCGCATTTTGTGCAAACGAATGTCGGAACTGGTACAATCATGTCCTCAGCTGAACCAGTTAGCAGCCTTGATATTTTTCGTAAATAACTTGCTTCAGTAAATGTTGAGTTTCCACATGATTCGCAAACGATTGCAGTTGAATTTTCAAGGCCCACTCGTACTTGTTGATTTTCCATATCAGTTATTATTTTCTATTGTCTATGTATATGTAAATTTCTTTATAATATTGAATAAAATGTTCGTTTTTTAAATCCCACGTGATATCAGCCCCGTCCACTGAAAAGACTCTATAGTTATTGAAATTCGGTAATATGGTATCTCTAAAATGTCTAAATTTTTCCTTTAATATTCCACCACTCAAATGAAATTCTCCCACAATTTTTGGAATGGTCTTTAAATAAGGAATATTTTCTTCTGAAAATATATCATACTCCCCACCTTCACACTCAAACTTAAAAAAATCTATATGTTCCAATCGATTTAATTTAATAAACTTGTTAAATGTTAAAGTATTAACTGACTCATCATACCCGTCCCAATTTATTTTACAATATTTGTCACTAGTGATTGCAGCATTTGTAAAAGACACAGGGTATCCATGTAAATTTTTTTTCAACGTATCAAAAAAAACCGATAAAGGTTCAACCGCATAACAATGTTTTGGTTTTTTATCTAAAACTCTATAAGTAAATTCACCGACGGTTGCTCCAATGTCTACAACAATATCACCTTCTTCAACTTCGAAAAACTTTTCATAATCATTTACTCCGTTAAATATTTCGTCTGTTACTTGTTTTTTGAAACTTTCTGAGGTTGGCCCCCAATTAAAATTATCTAAGTTCATGATTATCTTTATTTAATATTATTTTACTCTAGTTTTATAATTAGTTTAGTCTAGTGAAACAAAAAAGGGAGCTTACGGGCTCCCTTTGAATTCAGCTGTTGTAATTAGATTACTTTACAGTTGAAGTGCTCGCAGCTGTGTCAGCATTAACGGCTGTTGTGTCTACTGCACAAGAATCAACGCAAACAGCGGTTGAGTCAGTTGAAGTAGAGGCAGCATCGGTTGTTCCTGAGTTACAGCTTGTTGCGATAACCATCATGGCAATTGCCATAGCAAAAATTGCTTTTTTCATAGATATTTGTTTTTTTGTAGAGTTATTATACCACCTAGTGTATCAAAGTTTCCCACTCTTCTTATTTAATTCGCGAATTTGTTTGAGAACCCAGCGCTGAGCCGCATCAGCGTCTCGATCTGATTTATTACACGCAGTAATCTCGTATGGATGGTTCTCATAGTTTCGACCGTACTGGTCAAAGTACTGATCGTATTTCTCGTGAATCGGTTGTCTAAAGTGAGTGTACTCATGTATCACAGTTTTAACCCAGTCCTTAAGGGTCGCATGTTTTTTAGGATTAAGCGTAATTATATTACTCACTTCATCGTACTCGCCAAAGTAACAGAAGTTAGAATTAATACGCAGCTTAAGAGTATCTAATTTTGCAAACCTGCTTGGGCCGTACTTTTGAATACACCAGTCCAGTGCAAGCAGAGCACTCTTTCTGGAGACAAGGTTGACCATGATGATAGTTAAAGATTTCTGTATTATTTATCTTATCATTTTTAGGTAACCTGGTTTATAAATAACCTAAATTACGTTTTTTAACAATGAGTCTAAAAGTATTACAGGAAAAGATCGGGGTGACTCCGGATGGAGCTTTCGGTCCTGGAACAATGAAAGCTGCAATGGCTTACTTTAAATTAACCCCAGTTAGAGCTGCACACTTCTTTGCACAAACAGCCCACGAGACTGGCGATTATCAACTATTCACCGAGAACCTAAACTATTCAGCGCAAGGTCTTCAAACGACGTTTGGCAAGTATTTTCCAGGTAATCTTGAAGAGTCCTATGCTCGTCAGCCTGAAAAAATAGCCAGTCGAGTTTACGCTGACCGAATGGGTAACGGTAACGAAGCCTCAAAGGAAGGCTATACGTTTAGAGGTCGTGGTGCTTTGCAAACAACTGGCAAATCGAATTATGCAGCATTCTCTAAGTACCTAAATAAACCAGAGATCATGGCAAACCCTGATCTTGTTGCAACAACTTATGCATTCGAGTCAGCTATGTACTTCTTTGATAAGAACAAGTTATGGGATATTTGCGATAAAGGTGTCAATGACGCCGCTATCTTGGAATTAACTAAGAGAATTAATGGCGGAACAAATGGTCTAGCTGATCGATCGGCTAAGACTTACAAATATTATGCCTACGTAAAATAATTAAATTCAATGGAAAATCAATCGCCAGTTAGCGGATTCTTTGAAGTATTTCTTTCAAAATTAAAGGAGCAATCCTTTGTAATTATCCTGATGCTTGGGGTAATTTACTACCAGCACAGATTAATGGAAGAGCGCGTTGCCTTTTGGCAAGAACAATACGAGAAAAAGGACGCATACATTGAACAAACAGTCAAAGACGACAAGGCTGCTGCCCTGGGCCGAATAGAATATCTTCAAACTCAAAGAGATAAGTACGTCGATGAGGCTTTGGAAGAGTTAAGGAAATAATAAAATAACAGGTAAGTATGTATACTAAAGAACAACTCGAGAAGGCAGTAAAGGCCAAAGGCTATGCTTGGTTTGAAGGAGCCAAAGACTATGATGTAAATCTAGTAGGTATCAGAAATTCAGCAGTTGGAAAGACTGTAACCAATGTGTTTGACGATTGGATGACTCTAACTTTTAAAGTAGACGGGCAATGGCAATCTTATTGCTGGGCAATCACAACCGATCCTGGCACAAAAGCCGTTAAGGAATATCATAATCCAAATGGTGTTGCTCGAGTGGTACCAGGCCAATACAGAGGTATGTGGGCTATTGGTCTACACCAAGGTAAGTACAAAGCAATGACTCAAGTAAAACCAGTTAAGGTGTATCGAGATAAGAATAAGGACATGACCTTTGACGAAGTCATTATTCAAGAAGGTCTATTTGGAATTAACGGACACCGGTCAAATCCTACCACTGAATCAGCATACGTTGAGAATTGGTCTGAAGGTTGTCAAGTATTTAAGAGAGTAAAAGACTTTAATGTATTCATGGAGCTTTGCGAAAAGGCTAGAGCAATTCATGGAAACTCTTTCACATACACTCTACTAGAGTCAAAGGACCTAGTTTAAAAGTTAGACCTTTTCAAAATGTGAATCCATTGAGTATGAATTTACAATCGCGCTGATTGCGACAGCAATTGAAGAAGCGCAGCTTACCACCTGAATCTTGGGATTCTCAGTCTGTTCAATTGAATCGGTTATAACCAATTCGTCCAACCACTCTGAATCCTGAATACGCTGATGACCTGCACCAGATAGAACACCATGACAGATTACTGCAGTTACGCGGCTTGCACCGTTCTCTTTTAAGATACGTGCAGCATTAGTTAAGGTTCCGCCAGTATCAATCATATCGTCTACTATAATTACGTGACGTCCTTTAACATCGCCGATTAGATCCATACGCTCAATTGAATTGGGCTTGTCTCTAAGCTTTGAAAGCATTGTAAAGTGGGTATCAGGAAAGCTCTTTAAGAATCTTTGATAGAATTTAGAAGCTCTCTTAACTCCACCAGCGTCTGGCGAACAGACCACATAATCGTCTTGAGGTAAAGACTTTGCGAATCGGCTAAATGCTACATGACCAGGAATCATGTTAACTGGAATATTAAAGAATCCTTGAATTTGTTCAGAGTGTAGATCAATAGAGATCAGTCTGTTTGCACCGGCTGTTTGTAACATGTCTGCCATTAACTTGGCTCCAATTGCGCCACGGGCTCCTTCTCTTCGGTCTTGTCTAGAGTATCCAAAATACGGAATGACTGCAATTACCTCTGACGCTGATGCACGTTTCGCTGCATCGATTGCCAATAGGAGAGTCATAATCTTTTCAGGACTGGTTGTGCTTGAAACCAAGAAGACCTTTTTGTCTCGGATTGATTCCATGAATTGCGGACTAAGTTCGCCGTCTGAGAATCGGTCTACTTTAAATTCGCCTAGTACTTTTCCGTAAGCATCTTCAAGATGCATTGCAATTCGTTCAGCTAATTTAGAGCCGTCTACTGAGAAGATTTTATAGTTCATATTTGTTTAGGTGATTTCTTTGAGGTTCGGATGATTGCCATTTCTTCTGGCGTAAGTAGTGCTCGACCGTATTCTTTAACTCTCTCAGAGTATCGAGACTTAACTCTCTCGCTTATCGCTAGCGAATTACCTTCATCGTCTATTCTGACAAATTTCATGTTCGTATGAGTTACGACGGTCTGAACACCAGTGTAGACGTTATGCTTACGAACTTCTATATAGAGAGTAACTGATGTTGTGCCGAATGCTTTAACACAGCCGTATAACTTTAGGATATTACCTGATTTGACAGGCAATTTAAAAACAAGCTCGTCAATTTTCAAGGTAACAACTCGTTGAGTATCGCAGATTTGAGCTGCATATCCAGCCGCAGCATCGTCAATGAGTCCCAAAATAATTCCGCCGAACATATTGTTATGAACTCCAATATCTCCTTGCTTGCAAATGTAGGTGCTAATTAATTCCATTCTAGACTATTCTACTTAATGGTTGTCTTTAAGTTCTTCTTTAATTCAGATAAATCTTCGCGATACATATCGGTTGGATCTTTCTTTTTGATCTCAGCCAATAGAGCTCTCTTCTCAGCAACTTCTTTCAATAACTGCTCGTAAGTTTCTTTAGTCAATGAATGAATTGGCATTGATAACAAGTAGTTATAAGAGTCATTCACCATATCGAACCCATTCGCAACTAGATCCTTAATGATATCTGCTTTAGGTCGATTGTTTACCTTTAACTTGCCTTCAATAATCATCTTAACGAATCTTGCACGATTTGACAAGTACATCAGCTCTTCGCCGTATTTCTTAATCAAGTATGCCTTACGTTTTGAATAGAATCCTAATCTAAAATTTGTAAAGTACTCTACAACTTGCGGAACATTATCAAAGATGATTAGTTTACCTCTCTCGTCCAAGCAGGTTAAGTTCTCAGTTTCCGTCTCAACCATCTTAAGTGTTTGGTCAAGGCGACCCTTTGCAATTAGATCAGCTAATGTTGCTCTTGCGAATTTAAGAGTGTAGTTGATTCCGTTTGAAGAATTATCTTCGTATGAAAAGATTATGCCTCGATCCTGTAGAGAATTAAGATGAGCCTCGTATTTTTGGAAAGTAATTGATGGAGGTAATTCAGAGATCTCGACAGTTGTTGTGTTTGCAACTCGGTACTGACCTCGCATAACATATTGATTTGTTCCAGTAACTTGCTCAACTGGACCCTTGTACTCGTTCCACCAAGGAAGAAGCTTGCCAACTTTCTTGCCGTCTAATACTTTTACACATGCATCAACTAGGTCTAATGGATTACGGTTTAGGATATTGGTTGCAAAGCCCACCGCAATACCTGAACTTCCATTCAATAAGACAGTCGGAATAATTGGTAAGAAGTATTTTGGCTCAATCACATTACCCTCTTCAACTTGATTCTCAAGCAATTCAAAATCTTTATATAAGAGTCTGAAATTCTTGGTCAATTTAGTTGAGATATAACGAGCTGCTCCAGCTTCAGGCGATCTTAATGATCCGAACTGGCCAATCTCTTCTAAGAGAGGTAGGGAATTCTTGAAGGACTGTGCCATACCAATGATTGCACCATTTAGAGAACCGTCACCATGATGGTAGTGGGCCTCAGATGCGATCCGACCACCTAACTGGAATATCTTTAATGGTTTCTCAGATCCATTACGCCAAACTCGGTCTGCGATAAAGATAATCTTACGAGCAGTAGGTTTAAAACCGTCTATCACTGATGGTATTGCTCGATTCTCTAGCGTGTACATTCCGTACATCGCATAGTCTTGATCGAGATATTCTGTTACTGTTTTATTTTGTAGCTGATTCATTCGGTATTATTATACTTAAATTAAGTCTAAACAGACGGTAGTTAGAAACCTATGGTCTTCGGGTAAAGTTAAGAGCTCTTTAATGTGTTCGTCACATGCTGTCTGAAATTTCTCAGGCTCACTGTTACCCCAAAGAGTTGCTTGATCGAAATGATTTAACTTAGCCAATCTAATCAGCTCTGCATAATCCTTATCTCGTAAGTGTCCTTTTAGTGGCATCAATCCGCCGACGCAAGTATTCCACTTAAGTTTGCGACCATTATAGGTTATCCAATAATAATCCATATCGTCTTCGCCAACGGCAATGAGTCTCTCAATATCCCAGCTTGCATTGATTACGAATTGGCCTTTAAGCTTTTCAAACTCGGCAAGGATTAGTGTTTTATTGTCTGTCATTATACTGAAAGTTTAAGAAGTTTCTCTTTACGCATTGCTGAATCTGTGCCGAACCAGTCGTTAAGACTGTCCTTGTACCTTTTGTCATTCTGCATTTTAACTAGAACTGGATTGTGAATAATATCTCGGTACTCAACGTCTTCCAAAGCGGCAAGACCTTTTTTGTATTCGACATCCCAACCTTTTGCACCAGTCTTCTTTTCCCAAGCCGAATACTCTTCGTTAGAATAGAACGGTTTGACCTCCTTGCCTTTCTTTGCAACGACTAACGGTGTCATTACTTTAAAGATTCGACCTTGTTCAAATAGTTCCGGCCAGTACTTATTAAAGAAGTTCATTAGGAGTCCAGCAATAGAGTCTCCGTCTGGATCTGCATCAGTATAGATGTACACGCTGCCATATCTCAGATCACCAGGTTCCTCTCCTAATTTGATTCCTAATGATGCCATAAGCTGGACAGCTTCGTCATTCTGAATGACTCCAGAGTTTGCCATCTCACTAACATTCAGGAACTTACCCTTTAACGGAAAGGCTCCGAACGTCTGTGGATCTCTGAATTTTCGAACGGCTGAGAGAGCTGACATTCCTTCAAATATTCCAAGCACGCATTTCTTACGATCCTTACCTTTTGCATCAATTAACTTAAGTACTTTAGTTGTCGCCAAAGACTTGTTTAATTTTCTAAGTTCAGCTCTTTCTTCTGCTGCTTTCTTCTGCTCAATCCAATCAAGTAGAGACGAGACAACCTCAGATGCAAAGACTGATTTAATAAACTTCTCTGATACTTGGTGAGAGGTACCAAAGTCTTTAGGTTCAGTAATTAACTTCTCTTTGGTTTGAGAAGAGAATGCTGGATTGATTACAGTTGAGTTAATGAAAAGAAAAACGTGATTACGAATCTCAGAAGGCTTAACCTCAACCTTATGTTTCTTTTTAATTAGACCACGTAAGCCTTCGATTACCTGATTTAGGATATAGTTCTCATGAGTACCTCCGTCCTTTGTGCCAATTGAATTGACAAATGATACTGATTGGAATCCGTCTTTGGAAACTCCGAACGCAATCTCCCAATCGTTTGATCTTTCCCATATTGAATTTTGAGTATAGAGATCAACGTACTCTTTAAATGTTTTGAATCGGTATTTCTCGCCGCAGAATTCTAATTTAAGACCAGGATTTGCTGCTGCAATATCAATGACACGCTTACGCATCATCTTCCAATGAGAGTCATCGATCTCGGTCATTTCGAATTTTGCAAGATCCGGTACATAACTGATTTCAGTAAAGCCTTGACCTGTCTTGCTAATCTTTGGAGTGCTACGACTTGACATGTTATTGCTGAAAACTTGCAAGAATCGGTTCTTGCCGTCCGCTGTATCAATCGTAAATTTCTTAGAGAAGATATTAACGAGCGAAGCTCCAACTCCATTTGTTCCTGCAACAGTTCGGCCTTCATCATCGTTAAAGTTTGAACCTGCTCGCAAGTTAGAGAAGATTAATTCTGGAATCCAGACTTTATGGTCGGGGTGTTGTAACACCGGAATCCCGCCGTTATCCCATACCGTAATTGTATCGTGAGTTACGCCAACTTTAATTGTATTGATTTTGCCTGATCGTTTATGCTCATCGACTGAGTTTGAGATGATCTCATCAAACAGTTTAAGAAAACCTGGATTATAGGTTAACTCTTCTTTCTCATAGACTCCATCTTGTAGAATCCATTCGTTTGACGTGTGAGGTTTTGTAGAACCAATATACATACCTGGACGTTTAAGCACGTGCTCAATCTCGTCTAACAACTGGTACTTCTTGCTTATTTCTTTATTAGATGCCATATCGTTTATTGTATTTGCTATAATCACAAAGGTTTTAGCGTAGCCCAGCTGAGGTACGCCGATTAAGAATATTATACTAAAGGTATGGAGTAATGGTCGACTTAGTAACCGTAGTCGTCTTCGTCGTCTTCTGAATAGTTCTTGTTGTCCCAAGTGTATTCAAGATCGTCAGTATCGTGGTTGCGAGTAATACCGTATTCTCTTTCATATTCACGAGCGTTCTCTGAATAGAAATCCCATAGACCCATTGCATCGTCTTCATGATGAATCGAATCCATGTAATCTTTGTATTCTGCTCTAAGCATCCTCATGAATTCGGAGAGAGTTGTTGCCTTTGGATCGTCAACCAATCCCAATTGCTTAAGGCGTCCAATATTGTTTTGACGATTCTCTTTTAACATCTGTGAAAGTCTTTCAACCTCTTTAAAGTCTCTAGCATCGAGTGCTTGATCAATTAGATCTTGGATCTCAGTCTGACTAAGTTCTCTATCTTCCGGCTCTTCAGCTTGGAAGCTTGGGAAATCCTGATCTTCAGGTTCTTCAGCATACTGATCTTCAGCATACGGATCTTCGTAATTAGCAGAGTCAACTGAGTCTTGCCAATCCTGAAGTTCTTGTTTAATTATTTGAATCAGCTTACGAACTTTGACTTGAGCCTTTGGCATAGCCTCTTCAGCCGCAGTGATTTCAGCCTCAGTGTATTGAGGCTCTCTTTCGCCTGGCGTTCTGTATAATGGAGCCGCTGTAAATATTAAATTCATTAGCTCAAGGAATTCTTTGTCAGGTATTAGATTTGCATCAATCATTTTACCCCAAACGTATTCACGACCATTTTCAATATCATCAACTTCCGAAAAAGACTGGATAAAATCTCTAAGATCTGCTGCGGTTAATTTAGCACGCTTTAGGTCTTGAACCTCGTCTTGTGCAGTATCAGTATTCATAAATACTTTAGCAATAACTTCATCACTAAGATGTGCAAGACCTCGCTGATTAATTATTCCGTAAATTGCCTTGATTGCCTCGTGGAATAGCATTGCCTGGTCTAGACCCAAAATGGTTAAAGTTGGAGAAGTTTGAACCTCCTCAGCGGAGTCTTCAGTCTCTTCAGACTCTTGCTCTTCTTCTTGCTCTTCCTTTGCTTTAATTGGTTTCCATTCAATCTTAGATATTCCGCTTAATCCATCGCCCATTTCAATCATGCGAGCGCCTACCTCTTCTGGGATTCTCCAGTCGCGAGCATTACAAATATCAGTAATCATAACCAATAGCTCAACCATCTTGTTGGCATTGGCTTCGCCGAATAGTTGAGTTAATCCATTTACGTTAGTATCGCCCATTAACATCTTCTTGGAATTAATGGCCTCGCCTTGCGCAATCATGTTCATGATCTTACGCTTGTAAATTGCATTCTTTGTATCTTCGTCTTCAATATCTTTAAACGATGGCATCTCCGGTTTTTCATCAGATTTTTCCTGATCCATCTTTTGTTTCATTTCACGTTGGTCGGTCGGGATTCTGATGTCTAATTCGGTGCCTTCTAAAATTAGTCCGTATTTTTCCATGATAACTTCTCGAGTTAGATCCTCAATCTGTTTCTCTTTACCGCGTTGCATCATCTGTACTTGACCAACGGCTCTCATTAAAGAGCCCATGTCGCGACCGTATTTGGCCTCAACCTCTCTTGCGCTCTGTTCAGCACGTTGATTTAAGGAATTTAAGTATTCTGGCGAAATCGCGGGATTACCCTTGATATCCGCTTCGTTTAAGAATTGTTTAAAGCTCTTCATTTGTTAGCATTTTAAGTCTTTTTATTACGTCGTCTGCTTCAGCCTTTGCTGGTTCAGGTTGTTTGAATGGTTGTTTGGTTGGGATTGGACTCGGTCTGCTTGGTGTAGAAGGACGAGTCGCTGGTTTGGTTGGAGCAGGTTTAGTAGTTGGCTTAACTGCAGGCTCTGCTGCCCAATACTCAACGATCTGATCAAAATCTTCTGGTTCAATTGACTCCATTACGGCATCAACGTCTCCTCGGTTTAGACCAAGTTCTCTGAGTACATCGTTTTCCTGCGCCAAGATATTTCTAACTTGCGGGAATACTAGACTTGGATCCTCCTTTGCAATCAAGTTTACCTCAGCGAAAATTGAAAGAGTTGAGTCGATAATTGCCTGAATATCTTGATCACTAGCCTCAGCTAAGAGCATCTTAACTAATTGAGCAGAGAATTTAGAGAGAACTCCTTGATCCTTGTACATTTTCAAGACCTGATCTTGAGTTAAGTTTTCTTTAATACGAGTATCAACAATATGTAAAACAATATTTAAGGAATCTTGGTTTGCAGCTGGATCAACTAGATAACTCTGTTTAATAATATTAAATAGGAGCTCAACTGGTTTTGTTTTATCTAATTTAAGATCGTAAACTACTTTCTTAACCATCATTTCAGTTGCAAGCTCTTGCACAACATTTGACACCAAAGCTTGTGGATATCCCAATTGAGTAAGGTGCTCAGTTGGATCGCTTGATTTCATAATGTGTCTGTCGTTAATGTCATGAGAGGTTCTAACTTTACCATTATAGTAAACAGTTGTTCCTGTCAAGAAGAGAGGATCGCTTGGATCTGTACCGAAATTAAAAATATTTAATTGAACTGCATCACTTGCATAACTTGAGAAAGAACCACGGTTAATACACCAGTTTGCAACTGCGCATAATTTCTTTTGTGCATTCTCTGTACGCATGCTCATTACCAAGTACTGTTCGTCTGAATAGATTACTCCAGCCTCAGGTTCAAGCTCTTCAAGCTCTTTAACCTTTTTGCTTAGGCCAAGGTTTGCGAATCCTTTAACGTAGTTTGCAGTGTATTCTAAAACTTGTTCAATTGTCCAAGATGACATTGCCTTGATCTTTGCAAAGAGTCGACCGATTGCGCTTTCACCAAGCTCTTTTAATTGAATAGCTAGAGTAATTGCCTCCTTCTTTCTCTCTCCGTCTAGTGCACGATATTGATCTCTTAAAGTTCTTGGCAGAGATTCCATAAACCATTTCGCGTCTTTTGCTCGCTCCATTGTTCGAAGTTCGTCCATTAACTGTTCAAAACCTTGGATACCATTAACTGGTTCAAGGTTTGCCCATTGATCAATTGGAATCGTTAACTGCTGTATCAAGTGTTTTTTAGTCTTTACGATCTCCAATAATGAGGTTAGGTCTTGGATCGTTGCTCCATGATCGAAATGGAATTTGATAAATGGCATTGCATATCCTGGATAAGCCTTAACTAGATTAAGTATTTGTAGATAAGCTGGCTCAGTTAAAGCCTTGTCTCTCTCCTCTGGAGTTAACGCATTTGGGTCTTTACGCAATCTTTTCGCGTATCTCTTTTGCATATAGATCTTGGCTGCAGAGATGTTCTCATTAAGAGAGTGTCCAGCCAACCAGTTACTAAATGATTCTACTATTCTCATCTTTATTGTTGTAGCTTTTTTATGTGGTCATTAATTTGGTCAATGGCAGATTGAGTATCAAATTTTAATCGAGTGTCCATCTTTAAATCAGCTGCTCTTAATTTTAAAGTATACGATTTAAGCATTAAATTAAGATACTCAAGCCTATTCATTCTATAAAGCGGCTGTGCTTGATTTGATAATTCCTTTGCCTGTATAAGTAGGTTGTCCGCTTCAGTACGAGTAGGTGCAGTCTTCTTCTTTACATTGTACTTCCATTCAGTCGGTTCAGGATAGAGAGTAGCATGTTCAAAGTCTATTTTTTCTGAAGCCCATAGCATTGCAGTATTAAAGAAATCTGCAGTTGAGGTCACTTCTCTAAACTTTTTGATCTCAATATTCATTGATCCTAATCCGCCTCTTCTACTCCATATACCGACATTAATTCCTTTAGGCGTCATACGTCTAATTACTTTAGGGCCAGGAAAGAATCCAATACCCCAACCGTCTTTGACACGATAGTTTGGGTCTAACGAAAATACTACAGTTCCATTCATCAACTGTCTTGGACTTGAAACCATGTGTAGACCTTTGGCGAAAAGAGCCTTTGCTCCATCAGAGCCAAGGCCAGCTAAAGTATTAATACCTGATAATTCACCAAGGTTTTTTAAGATTTCCAAATCTTCCTGTTCTTTATAATTAAGCTTGAGCCCTTTAACTAATCGCTGATATGCGCTAACGATCTTTTTAAATTCGTCTTTATAACCTGAATCGTCAATTAAGCCCAAGTCAACAAGTCGTTTAAGATTAATAGCTGTCTTGCCAAGACCGGTCGCTTGAGACTCAGCGTCTGTGATATCTCTATTCTCGGAAATGTATTGAGCAAATTTAAGTAGTTTCATAATTAAAAATCTTCGCTTCCCATTTTTGTTTGCGGGTCAGAATAGATTGCGGAATAGGCATTTGAACCTGCGTCTATCAATCTTTCTAACCAACCTGTATTTCTGAGTCTCTTGAAAACAAGATTCTCTATTGAGAACTCGCCGTCTTTTGCAAGACCGTCTTTACGAGCTTTCATAATTTTTTCTTTTAAGACTTTGACACGATCGGCTAAGCCTCTAGCATCTTCAGAATCAGATCGCTTGATCATCTTCTCAATCTCTTCGATCTCAGTCATAAATGCTTCAGCTTTTCTAGATACATCTTGCGGATCAACGGTTGGCGGATTCCATTTAGGTTTTACAATCCATTCAGCTTTGAGTAGAGAATAGAGACCTGATGCAATGTGGGGTTCATTCACGTCCTGCGCATAGAGCTCAACGTCATGTCTGCGAATCACGACTGGGTGTCGCAAGTTCCAAACGAAACGCTGACCGTCCAGCCCTTTCTTTACTAGCTCTGTGTCCTCGCTAATCTGCGAGAAGTCTAGTAGCACGTGAACGTCTAAGTCCGAGTTCTCGGTCCAAGTGTAGTTCGCAATTGAGCCAGTTAATTGAATATCGGAGATTGGAACTTCAATCTTAAGATCTGTGTAGAAATCGTCTGCAATCTGCAGAAGTTTCGTTCTAACCTCCGGATTAAACTCTTCACCGTTCCAAAATGCTGGATGCAAGCCCTTTTGATAGAACTCGCTCTCATTTATAAAATCTGTAAATTTGTTTAAATATCTCATCAGGTTTATTTATTCCAGAAAATCTTAAATATTAAGATACTTATTTTTGTACACAGTTCCTTCCAAGATTCCGTAATTGACTCTAAATTTTTGAAGCAAGTACGGAAGACTAAGTTGATCCTGTACAGACCAGATGCAATTATGATAAAACCAGTCCTTAAATAAGTTTAGATCAGGATTCTGCACGGCTCTATTTGAATAGACAAAGGCTCCACATTCAAATAGGGAATCGTCTATAAATTTTGGGTCAGCTAGATATGAGGAGACTTGGCCTGCCATATCTTCTCCAGCATATCTGTCAATAATGTATTGTGAATCATTGTTTAGGCGATCGATCACGTATTCAAGCTCTAGTTGGATTGACTCTCGAGCAGAGTGCCTAAAGAAACAGGCATCTTTATCTGAACAGGCTTCAACTAGAGACTCTGCTGCTTTTGGATTGTCAATTCTTAATTTTGAGTCTACCCAAATGTAATAGTCGTAACCTGGAAATTCGGCCCATTGTAGCATCTTTGGCATCTTTGCTCTAAGTCGTGGATGCATTGCATTAAGCCGATCCGCTTGATTAACTGTCTTAACTTGATCAGTTGAGGTTAGTGTTGCCAAGTTATCCGAAATCCGGTTAACCGTTATGTCAAGAGCATTAGACTCCTGTTGAACAATGTTATCGGGCAATGAACTACCAAATGAAGCGCTAGTTATTAATACTCGAGGTCTCATCTTAGTGCCATGTGCCAGCCGTATGGCCCGATATTTCTGATTGTAAAGCCGTTGCTGTTTATCAAATGGAACGATGCTTCAGTTAAAGACTTCCAGGCAGGATTCAGCCAATCATGGAAGCTTACAATTAGCTGATCAATCTTTGCAAAATCTTCAGTATCCATTGAGTGTAGTAACGGAAACTCGGCACCTTCAATATTCATTTTTAAGATTGAGATCCTGTCTATTTCAAATTGCTTACAAAAACTCTTCCAGCTTAAAGAAGGAGTCCATTCTCCAGAGCTATCGCCGGTTGCAATGCTAGATGCGTCATTATCGAAATTCATTTTAACTTGGCCGTCAAAACTGCCAACTATTCCTTTAAATAGTTCAGCTCCTTCCGGCATAGTTTTTTCGAATGGATCTGCTCCGATTACTCTCTTTTTACCAATAAATGGTGCTGACCAATTCCAGTGAACGCAACCTAAATCAATGATGCAGCCATCGTGTTCAAAGGCCCTAGGGTCTATTCTTGAGTAATTTTCGCCAGGAATAGTTTGAATTAAATTGTCCAATTAGTTAGCTATTATTTTTAATAAACTCTCGCAATAGGAGAGAATAGTCTTTTTTCCAATTAGGTCTAAGTGTAACTTGACCGGTTGGAATTTGGCCAGCGGCTCTCAATGATTCAACATGGTCCGAGTGTCTTGTTATAACATTAGGTCTCTCGTCATTGTCTGTTCCCAGTCCGCTCATGTGATATCCTCGACCACCCCACATGTAGAACCAGCTAACTTCATTGTCGGCTGGGCTGGCTAATACAATATTACGGCTTGCGTTCTTGATTGCAATAACAAATGTCATATCATAACCTGCATTTTCAAGAGGATGGCCACCTAATTGTTCCCAAATTCTTTTGCTGTACACAATACCTGAGTTTCCAAGACCGGTGATTGCGCTAATATTTGGTTCGTTGAATAGGACTCCACGTTCCCAGTGTAATAGGTCAGAGCCTTCAGTAAAGAACTTGGCAATGTTTGTGAGATGGTTAGGCATAGCAACATCATCATCATCCCAAACAGCAATGATATCAGCTGAACACTTAGAGACTGCAAAGTTCTCCTTTTCGCCAATCGTTTCAAACGTTTGATCTAAATTGTAGATCTTCACATCGGGATGATCGTACTCTAATTTTTGTAGAGGATAGTCATTTACAATAATGAGTTCCTTTTTACCAGGATACTCTTGTTTAATAAATGATTCTATGCTCTCTTCTAATAAATTAACACGACCGTAAGTAATACACTTACACGAAATAAAAGGATACTCCATTAAGTTGATTTGTTTATTTTATTTATAGGGGCTCAACTACCTCACCATTAACTAGAAATCCCTTAACATCTGGAGTTGTCTCAAGAACTCGGTTAATGTAGGCTTGTGGATTCTTGATGTTTGTGTACACAATGTTTGAGCCATTCGCGGTGATCACCGTTACCTCCGATCCGCCTGGTGTCAGACTTAGTTGATTGACTCTGAATTCTGGTTTTACTCGTATTTCGTTTAAGTTATTATGCTGTTCCATTTGGTGGTCGGTTATTTAGTAGGTATGAAATAATAAAGACGGTTAGCATAATTGGCCATAGCACAACCAAGATTACTCGAGCCAATACATCGGTATCTGCAAGAGATTTAACTGGGGCTTGGTTATCAAGCCATTCAAAAAGGGCTCCCCATAGGAGCCCTATTATAAAGTATATAAGCATGTAATTTATTATGGTGCGTAAAGAATTGTTGGATTGTCCTTATGAACATCAACGTACGCGCATTCTGATTTGAATTTCTGTAAGTTGAATGGAGACGTTATAAGATGCTTACCGTTTGGTGTTGGGATCTCCGCATATATCATTCCACCCATATCGTTTTGTTCCCATAAGTCTAGGATAATTGACTTAATGAACTGTTCGTCATTGTCAGTAGTTCCATCTAAATCGATTAACCATTTCTTTTCTGGATCAGAATGAAATTCTCCGCAAACTGATGGGTAGATATTACGAGCAGCTTTAGTATCGCCGCTAATCAGCAAGTCAGTTAATCGCTTCATCATCATTAACGCGATCTTATCAGTATGCCTAACGTTCAGACGAATGTAGGCTCTAGCATTATAGGCTTCGCAATCCTTGATGATACATTCTTCAAGTCGAGCCAAATCGTTTTGAGAGTACAGATAATAATCACGAATGACTTTCATATCCACTTCCATATCAGGATTGTCTTTACGACGCTGATATATCTGAATAAAATAGAAGTTGCCAGGTTCATTGAACCTTAAAAACTCCTGTATTTGTTGAAAGTTATTTGTCATGATCTATTTTTATTATATTATACTCTCTTCTGCTTGAATTTGGTTATCCAAATTTTGCAATGCTTTTGTACTTCTTCTTGATATCTTCAATCTCTCGCATTGCCTCGTTAAACTTGCCCTTGATCTCATCGTTCACTGTGAAGTCTAATATGGTTTGACAGCTTGGGCAAACTGAAACCGGGTGTTTCATTATGAATTGCAGGTCTATGCCTAATGGGGTTCTACATGCTGGACAAGGTAATGGCATGCTATATTGTTTTGTCAGTATGACTCACGTCATCTAATTTTTGAATTAGCATCTCAACTAGTCTGGAAACTGCTTCAGGTTTTTCGTCCTTTTTGAATTTAACTTTAACGGTTGCCATGCCAGCTTTGTTATCCGAGTTTGGCGAATTACTGTCAACCGAAATATTTGTTACAGTATGAGTGTAGTCAGATGCAGTTGCAACTCCTAGTAGTTTACACGTTGCATCGTCAGCTTCGCCAGTCTGTGGAATCTTGTGCTTCAATTGATATAACATTAGAGCCTCTCTAGCCTTGGGCCCAATAACTCCATCGACTCCATTCTTTTTGGCGCCAGTTTTTCCAAGCATAGTCTTATATGGATCGCCTAACTTAACTAAGGCTTCTTGAACTCCACGAATTGTCTGATCTTCAATCTTCTTAAAGATCGGCAAAACATTTTCCTTAAGACTAGACGGAGTTCTATCATCGGATGCGAGCAATCGGATATCGAAATTAATATCTAATTCTTCTAGCCCCATTGAAGAATGGTCTGCTAAAATATAGAGCGGAATTTCCAAGGTCTTGTCGCCAAGCAGGAATGTTTTAGTAAGAGGTTCGCCATCTGGGGTAAAGTACTTTGCAATAGTATTGATGTGCTGTCTTTCCTGAATACCTAGAACTATCAGTGCTGCTTCTTGTAGACCGCCCAATAATTCTTCTAGATTGATTTTAGCCATAATTATGTGATTTGTATTAATAATTATACTACTTAAGCTGAATCGGTTTAACAAAAAAAGAGACCAGTTAACTGGTCTCTTTAAGGTCTATTGTCCGAGTACTGATTACTTGTTTGGATCAGCAGTAAGAGGAATCAAAGAAGGCTCTAACATTTGAGTCAAATAGTCAGAAAGCTTTAACATACCTTCAGTTGCAGGCAATTGCTCAGCGTGTACTTTTACATTGTACTTTGCAGAGTTATCTGTGCTACGAGTGTTCTCTTTATGAGTCGCAACTTTACCAGCCATGCTCACCGAGTACTTCATTCCCCAGAATCCGCCAGAAGCAGAAGCTTGAATTGAAGATTCAGTATCAGTACTTGATTTGTCTACTTCAGAAGTTTTTACTTCCATTGTGAATTCAATATCAGCTGATGTAATAGCCAATGAAGGAAGTGGAACTAAAGGTAACATAGGAACCTTTGAGTATAGGGTTTGAACTTTTTGTTCGCCAGTAGTACCGTCAGTAACAACTCTGTTCATTTCAACATCTAAAGAGCGAGCTTGAGTTTTGCCGTCTTTGTCTGTTACGAATGCAACTTCAGAAATATATTTCCAAGTTACATCGTTTAATTTTGCTTGTCCTTTTGCCATACCAATAATAGGAGACACAATAAGGTCTTCAATTGGTAATCCAGCAAATTGTTGTGCGATGTCTGCCATTTTTAATCTGGTTTTCTAGTTATTTATCTGGCTGGAGTGTCACTATTTCCACACCAATTGAATAACTAGAATCGCTAGACCGAGCAGTAGGCAAACCCAAGTCTTGGTGTTTAGACCTTCAGCGAATAGAAATTGAGCCATCACAGTGAAGACAAAGATACCAATTGTGAACCCAATTAATCGACTGGGCCAAATTGTACCATCGAATGCAATAACGAAATGCTTAACCGAATTCATGAAGAGCCACGAAATCGGAATACCCATTAGGATAAGCCAATTGCGATTCTCTTTAAATGATTCCCATTTTAGCGGGCCCTGTAGTTGAATGAATGTTAGCGACTGAGCGATCAATCCATAAAGAAACCCCAAAAATAGATTCATGTTAAAATAACTTAGAGATTAGGTAGACAACACCGAAACCAATTCCGAATGCTATCATAATGAATGTTGCGGCATGTGCGTAATCGACCTGGTCTTTACGCTTTCCTTGCCAATCGTTTGGATCAAACTGCTTATCCATAAATTACAGCGATCATAGTTATGCCACTAAACCATATTAATGCAGCGACTGCTGCGATCCAATCTTGCTTGGACCAATGTCTTATACTTTTCATATTAAATCTTGTTTATAGACTTAATATACTAAAGGTCAGATAGATTGGTCTCGGCCCATTCGGCCCAATTGCTGAATACGGTAGTTGGTTGCTGTTCTCTATTTTTGTAGATCAGCTCTACTTTTATGTCGATCTCGTCGTTCTGGTTGAGCTCAGAAAGTTTTGCGTTAATTTCAGGCTCAAGAATATCAAGGCTCTCAACTGGCCCACGGCAGCTGAATTTAACGTGATTTACTGGATCCGTATATCGTAGGCTGTACGGCATAAACACGGTTAAATAGACACCAAGTTCTTTGGCTCTCTCCTTGATTTCGGTGTACATTCCCTTGAGCACTGTCAAGTATTTTAAACGGCCCTTACGTAGTTGGGAGATAGGGCCATCTACTACAACAGACAATGCATTAATCTCAAACCCAGTTGGGTCCATTAGCCCTAGTCTAAATAGTCTAAGCTTTTGGTTAATTGAAGTAGATTCGTTTATCGGCTCTTCATCAATTACCTCTCTAAGCCATGGATACCAAATTGAATCTGCTTGATACGGATATGCTTTGATTGGTGAAATGCCTGACATTGCAAGCTCAGGTAAATTACTGAATACTTGAGCTGACCACTCAGGCATGTGCCATAGCCGGGAGCTAACTGTTTGATCGTCAGTTGACTTGCCGGCATAGGGCTTGGATTGTATTGACCTGCCAGCATAGGAATTGGATTGTATTACTCCAAACCTCTTAACGAATTTTTTAAACTCTTTAAATTTAGCAGTATTGGTATGAGCCGGGAATCCCAGATCAGGATCAGTGGGCTCGCTCTGAGTTTCAATCTGAACCAGGTTAATTCGGCCAGTTAGACCCAATCTGTCAAGTCTTTTCCACCTATTGAATTTTTCAATTGCGTCTTCTATTGAAGTTGCCTGCGTAGCGTGCTCAACTGACTCGTTAAGCTTGGGCTTCTGCATTGAGCCTGTACCGACCAGTTCACGAGTATATGGATCGTAGAACTGACCCTCTTCTCGTAAGTGTAATAGATCCCATCTGCCAGCACGGGCCTCGCGAATTAGGTGATCAAATATTTCGTCAGAGTCTCCTTCTTGACCAAACCACTCTTTCCAATCTGACCAAATATCGTCAATACTCTCCTGCCAACCATCATGGTTGTCGCTAACTGGCCAGTTATCGTAATCGTACAGAGTAAATAGTGGACCCTGTGCTACGTAATGATCTTTGTGCTTGGTGTCTGCGAAATCATCTAATGATTCCCAGTGTACAGTAACGCTCAGCACTTTTAAACCTGAGTCAGAGAGACCTAACTGTACCAGTCTAAACTTCTTCTTTGCAGTAGACGGCTGATGTAGATCTTCGTATAGTTTAAGGTACTTCAAGTTAACCAGATTATATTTTATAGAAATGAATGCCTGTTACTGGATTAATGTCCGCAACTCCTTTTGCTGCTTTTTGTAAAATATCGCTAACTTGCGAGAACGTGATTTTTTGTGGATCAACACCGCCTTCAACATATCGGTTGAAGATTAGATCGCCATTTGGCTTCTTCACAAGATCTCTAAAATTTAGATCGTATGTCTGAACTAGCGCTGACCCAACTACTCTGTATTTTCGAGTAGTATTGTTTGCAGTGATCGCAACAACGTTCTGCTTACCGCCCGATGTGTCCTTCTTCATGGTTGCATCAAGCGGATTTGAATAGGTTATTGCGGTCGCCGTTGAAACTGATTCAGAGTCTTCGTATAGTTTAAGGTACTTCATAGTCATTTTAATTAGTTTGCAGGCTCAGCGATTCCGTCGATATGATATTGATTTCCGTTAGCGACTGTGAATGTCGGTAGAGTTATAGCTCCAGTTCCAGCAACAGTATCTAATGGATCAGTGCCGGTAGCGCCGCCACTAAGATCAATCGTCTTAAGAATCGTGGTTGTTCCGGTTATTAGAGCGTAAACTGTATCGCCAGCTGAGACCGTAATTGTGCCGCTTGCTGATACTCCAGTATTTGCAACGATTGAACTGTTTTTATAAACCCTAAAGCTTGCTGCAACTGAGCTAGATTTAGAGTAAGACCAGTGCAGAGTCGCTGGAAATAGAGTGGTTGTCGTCGTTAAGCCGCTATCTGTCGTAGTAGTGGTTGTACCGGACGAGGTCGTTGAAGTAGTTGTGGTCGCAGGAGCCTCAGTCGTTGTTGATGTCGTTGTTGCTGAGGTCTGGATGTTAGAGCTCAATATGAATACTCCGTCGGTTCCTTCGGCTGGCGTAATTAGTCCGCCTGATCCAAAATCGTATTCGTAATAGATTCCAGTAATTCCCATGGTTAGCAGATCTCTAAAGATTTTCTTGTCTGCACTTGATGGAAACTGAATTATGAGCGGGCTCTTTGGCCAGTCTCTAATCCATAATTCAATTTCATCTGATCCGCTAACATAATCGTACAAGAGTATGTTATTCGCTGGGTCTGGAATAAAGTAAACGGTAGGTTGACCGTTTACGTAGTTAATAATTTGTATTACTTTAGCTGCCGCCATTATCTGTATTATTTAAAATCGTATAGAGTTATTTATCTAACCTTATACTTGTTGAACTGTCCAGTCTGATCCGCTTAGGATGCCTAGCATCTCAGCATGGGTGTAAGGGCCTTGTGCCGTAGTCAAGTCTGCAATACACGCCGGCGTGTCGCCTTCCCACTTAACGAAAGTATTGGTTCCATTTGCGGATTTGCGTAAAGTCTCAGCCGAGGATTCGAGTACTTCAGCGAAATTAATTAGCTGGAGCTCGCTCACGTTAAAGATTAAGTAATTTCGGTTTTCCATATTAAAAAGGTTTTGTTGTTATCTAGCAGATTGTGCATTATAATTTTGAAGTATTTCGGCAGCAGTTAGAACTCGATTGTATGCTAGCACATTACCAATATTCCCATTAAGATAACCCAACGGACTTGCACTTCCAATTCGACCAGCACCAATTGCTAGAGCCTGAGTACTCGAAGAGTTTTCGCTAATACCTGCATTTGATGAGCTTGAGTTAAGCGATCCGTTTATGTAGAACGCAGCAGTCTTTGTTGAATAGTTATAGGTTACTGCAATATGAGTCCATACATTGGTACCAATCGTAGCTGAGCCAGTATCTCTAATATCTTGGTTCGACGTATTCCACCACCAAAGTTTACGATCAGATCCAACCCAAAAGGCCCAACCTCCGTAGCTTCCGCCTGGATTATCAAATTCCTTGTCAATGATTGCGGTTGGACTAGCAAGAGTTGCACCAAGTTTAACCCATGCACAAAATGTTTTACTTGAGCCGTCTAGCCCCAAATTCTGATTACCAAAGGTCACGTAATCGTTTGAACCATCAAATACAAGTGATCCTCCTTTTTCAGTACGGTAGGTTGGACCGTTTGTTAGGGTTCCGGTAGCTGCTGTGTTGCTTACATCGTACCACGAGTTACCTGAGTTGGGATAAGATGCTGTAAACCCTGCATCAACATTTAATACTAGACCGTTTGTTACGATCGCTTCGTAATCTCTATTGACGCAGATCTTATCGTTTAGACCGGCATAGTATGCCAAACAGGCAGCGGCCGTTGCATAACCGGCAGGAGAGGCAACTGAGCCAGCAACATCTCTATTTGTCATGGAGATCAATTGAGAGTCTGACGTTGGACAGTAAATACTTGGACCACCACTTATTTTATTCTGATAGATTGTGTAACCTCCGTTTGGTGGAGTTATGCCAGAATAGAATGATGTTCCAAAATCCGCTGATCCTACTCCAATTAGCATGTTTCCCTTTCGAATGCAGGTGGTTGGCGTAGAACCAGTTGAATATTTTATTAAGTTAGGCATTCATGCTTAATTATTTTATAGTCCGTATCTCGCCTTTTGCGCATCAAAATTCTGCTTGATCTCGTTTGCTGTCAGTTCTCGATTATAGACCTGAAATGTTCCAATGTCTAGGCGATTCGTGTAGTTAGTCGAGTTCATCCAACCGCTGATCCTCATTGTGCTGCCAAATCCTGGAGCTGAACCAGTTGAACTGTACTGTTGACTTAGGTTTTGTTGATTGGCGTTAATATAGATTTTGTTACTACTTGGAATATTGGCATTAGCAGTCATTACGAATGCATAGTGAGCATAGCTACCGCTTAAACCTAGAGCTGAGACCTGTCCAGCTGAGATACCGTAAACGTCTCCATTACCAGTATTAAAGCCCAATGAATTGCCTTGCGTCCAAACATCGTAAGTCGTAAAGCCAAAGAACATGCCGCTCGTGAAAGAGGCCCATCTTATAAAGCCGGTTACTGTTATTGTAGAAGCAGTGATGTGGCTTACGTTGACGTCTGCATAATCGTCAACTCCGTCAAAGTTAAGAAAACTTGCAGAAACCGATTGTGTGAATGTTGGACCGTTAATCATGCCTGCAGTCTTTGCGGCTGGGCTAACGTCGTACCATGTGCTACCGTTTCGTGGATAAGACGGGGCAAACGATGCATCAAAATTTAAGATTAGGTCGGTGGTAACAATCGCCTCATAATCTCTGTCGAGAGCCATCTTATCGGATTGAGTGTTAAACCAGTTAAGGCAGTCGGTTACAGTTGAGTAGTTTGTGCCTGCAATCTTATTGGTTATACGATAGAGACCGGCATCGTTGGCCGCAACATTAATACTTGGACCGCTGCTCGCCTTGTTTTGATAGACTGTGTAACCGTTTGTAGGTGGGGCAATTGCCGACCAGTAATCAGTTGTAACCGTTGGGCCCTTTGCAACATCGCCAACTCCAATCCAATAATTAGATTTTCTTAAAGCTTGAGTCTGTGCACTAGTACTGTATTTAATTGAATTAGCCATTCATGATTGGCGTTATTTTGTCTTCTTCACATTGGCCCAAGACTTGCTTGGACTTGCCGCATTTACTCTGGCCATTGCCCATTGGTGAGCCGTCATACCAGGTCTTGAACCTGAAGAATAGAACGCGCCCAGTCCCTTGGCATATTCCCGTTTAAGATCTGCAAACGAGTAACCTTTCTTGGTTGCAACCTTTCTGATCTTAGCAAGAGTCTCTTTGCTTAGCTTGGCCTCATTAACTTGACTGTCCTTGCGTGGAGTGTTCTTCCAACCCGATTTACTACGCTCCTGTTTTTCCATCTCATCTCTAAGACGGTACGCCGCCTGAGCATCTCCCTTCTTAAGTAGATCCTTGGCCTTGTCCAGCTTCTTGTCTCGTGAGCTGCCTTCCGGTGCTTTGTAGATTGCAGGATTCTCTGACTTCTTTTCGGTAATCGGTAACTGCCAGTTTTCAAATAGTTTAATGTGCTTCACTTAGCGTAGATAATTTTATTGGCGGCTTGGCCATACTCCTTCTACACAGATAATGTAGTTAATTCCTGCATAAGGTTGGCGGTTATTAACTGGTGTCCATTGCTCAGACACTCCAACGTTAGTCACAACGCTAGGAACGCCGTCTCTACCAGTTTCTTTGGTATCAAGCTTCTTCATCTCAACATTAAGGTTAACATGATGGCCTGTGATAACGTTTGCTTCAGTACCGCCAGTCTCGCCGATATTAACTGGAGTTAAACCGCGACCTGAACCTGCTCCAACTGGAACACGACCTCTAAGATCAGGCAGACAGAAAGTAGAGACACCGTCTCCTCCGTATAGGGTTCCGATTATCGCGTAAAGCGGGGTGTAATTTTTAATTGATAGGGTTCGGCCGTCGCAATACATCCAACCGATTGGTTCGTAAGATCCAGCAAAAAGCTTGATCATTCCCATGAATTCTTCCATTGTATTTAAAGTTTTTTTATAGGGTTATTTATCGTCGAGCCACGCAGATAATAGGCACACGGCAAACCAGATTCCATTGACCGCTAGAATAATCCAGAGTAGGGGCCATGCGAAACTCCAGCCTGCATAGGCTTCTGAATTTGATCGCCAATCATCGTCGTCTTGCTGCCCGTCATAGACATCAATACCTAGCGGGCTCTTGAACCTGTGTAGTAGAAATAGGGTTATTAGGTAGCCGACTGAATAGACAGCTAAGATATTGAATGCTGTCATGGTCTACTTGTGTTTTGTGCTCGTGAAACCCCTAATTACTTGACCGACTCTGTACCTGTTATCTGAATAGAACATGATGCCGCATTCAGTTACGTAGGCATACGGTGGCATCTCTCTGGTACCAATCACTTCGGCTATTGTACAGTCAAAGTGTTTCTCAGTCGTATCGATGGGCGGCGCGATGGTCTCCTCATAGGTTGACTTGCCGTTTGGTTGGCTCGTGATCGTTGTGCCTTGACTCGTGAAGTAATGGGAATTGCCGTCATTGAACCTGTACATGCGAATGCCATCGTATTCAAACAGGAACTCGATCTTGATATCGTTGCCGACCGTTGTTGTGGATTGCGGATCATGGTAGCACGAACTCAAGAGGCTCAGTGCGAGTAGAGAAAAGATTAGAGTATTTTTCATTGTGCTTGGATTACGAATTAAGTTGTACTGAGACCCAAATACCAAGATAGGAACCAATCACGGAGCCGGTAACGTAACCGATCCATTGGTGTAGAGCCTCCTCGCTGCGGGCGATCTTGCGGATAATAAAGAAAGACAGCGTGGCCAACATGAAATCAGTTAGTGCAGCTGAATGGTATTGAGTTGTTGCAACTGCTCGGTAATTAATACACAAGAGCGAGTAACTAACGATCTGTATTGCGGCCAGTAACAAGGCCTCTTTGATTTTTTGTTTCATCTTATTTTGATTTAAGTTTAATTAATCCGTCTTTCTGAATGACTACTTTGCTCTTGTCTATGATTTTAACTTCACTTAATAAGATCTTACTCGGCTCATCTAAATAATAAATGTAGTCCTTATCATTTTCCATAATCATTCCCACTTCACAATATAGTGGACTTATGCCGGGTGGCTGAAAATATATTGCGGTCATTCTAGTCTTGTTTGTTTACGTTTATTAAAAATGTTGTGTTGATAGCTCAGGTCCCAGATAAATCGGGTTCGACACGTCCATACCCACCGCTTGACTCTCCACCAACGTTTGAGCTTGACCGGCCACGGATCGTTCTCCATTTCCTTAAGCAGTCTCTCTACTACTTTACTTCTCATCTGACTTAGGTTTAGTAGTTATGTCAAAGGTTGCATAGATCTTTCGGGCCGCAATCTCGTGCCAGTCAGGAATGTTGCGTTCGTGTTTCTTCTGTTCCTCCTTGAGCCGTTGAGTAATTGCCTTTATGATCTGTTCTTTATCAGCAGACTCTGCCGATCCCGGCCAGTCCGTGTACCTAAGACCCCACTGCACATTGGTCCACAGCATCTGCCGTTCGGCCATGGCCTTGCGCATTTTCAGGTGCTTACGTAGGTAGGCAACGCCCCATGCCTTCCATTCCTCTGCCTGTTCAACCGTCATGGTCCAGTCCCGATACCACGCGTCCTTGCGATCCTTGATGTCTTCATAGGTTACGGGGTGGCCTGCAATCTCAAACATCTTGTTAAGGATATCGACGACTGACTGGTCTTGCTTCTGTTCTCGGGTTAGTCTGACAGTTTTCATGGTAAGTCTATTATACCAAATATTGGGGAAAAGGTTATTGCAGACTAGGCAGTCTTAACGATATCAGCTAGGGTCTTGGCTCTAGCGCCGACCTGTTTCGCCCAGTCCGAGTTTAGCATCTCCGATGAGGCAGCACTGAAATTTTGTTGTTTGATTTGGGCTAGAAAGTTCGTGAAGGCCGAGAGACCCTTTTTACCAAGATTGAAAACCATTTCGGTTATAACTCCCTGCACGGCAGGCGGTAGAGAAGGTAGAGTTGGCACAAGCTCCTGTGCATCAGCCTTGGCCTGACCAAGATCGGTCAGTAGCAGCGAGTCTATTTGGGCCTGAGTTAATGATGAGGTTCCGGCCTTGATCTTTTCGGGATTGGCTCCAACCTTTTTTAGTTGGGCAACAGCGTCTTCACGGTTAAGATTGAAACCTACACCAACTGTTGGAATCTGCCTGGAGTCTAGATACTTAACGGGCTTGGAACCCTCATGACGGATAACTCGGTCCTTGATTGAGGCAATGATTGGGTCGGTCGTTGGCGGCGGTGCAGTAAACGAATTCAGGTACCGTTCGGCCCCAATGGTCTTGACGTGGGTCATGATCTGATTACGGAAGCCAGAGTCCAGGATTCCAAGCTCGCCGTTGACCGCGTCGCCCACACTTGGATAGGCCCATGCTCTCTGCTGATCGTCATGCCCTGCCTTTAGGGCCTGATTGACCTTGACAAAAGAGGCAGCATCCGGAATCTGGCGGATTGCCGAGACCAGACTCTCCTCGTCCGTGCCGAGTCCTGAGACTGCGGTCTGAATCTGTGCTGCCAGCTGGTCAGCAGTCGCGGCCTCGTTTAGCCAGCTCTCAAATAGGTTAATGTGTTTCATTGTTAATAGTTGTCTGTGATTAGCGAGCGTATCGCTTCAAGGTCTGTGCTGCCGCAGCTGGCGTCACGTTGCGCCAAGTAACTCGGTTTGAAATCTCCTGTGCCAAGTCGTCGATCGTCATGCTCTGATCTTGCATGAATCTGTCAACAAGCTCTGCAACCTCTTCGCTGCCACGGTTGAAGTACTCGTCTGCTAGCACCATCTCCAAATTATCTGGACGGTTGCGGTACTTTGCTGCGGTCTGAGCATTACGACCTCCGTTAACATCAGCCTCGCGCCAGTCTCTAGTACGAGCCGAGACCCTGTCAAAACGATCGCGATCAGCGGGTTTCATGGCCTCGTAATCGTCCACTATATCTAGCAGGTCCTGGTACGAGCCATCGTCCGCGCCACTACTATGGCTGTGGGCTCTACGCAGTAGGTCATGGGCTGGGTTGCTGCCCTCGGCTAGGAATTCGGTAAAGCGTTTAACTTGTGTCTTCATCTGTTAATATTTGTTTTTATCTGATTATTTATCTAAATCTGAGTCCAGCATATAGGCTGCATCGTGGTCTTCGCCTCTCCACCAGACTGCACGGGCTCCGCTGCGTTGGTCAAGCCAAACCTCAAGGTCAATCGAGCCAAAGTTCTCTTGCGCAATGATCTCAGCGGACTCGGCCTGCACAAGATCTTGCTGGTCATCGAGCGCAAAGAGACCGGGTAACGAGCGCACGAGCGCCTTGAATCTGGGCATGTCGTGCCAGGTCGTTGCAGTTGTATTGAAGACCTCGACCACCTGTTCCAGAGGTAGAACCTGCAGTACGGCGGCCTGATCCGCCAAGCCAAGCGCCTGCAGTCGAGCCGCAGCCGGGCCAAGCTCAAGGCCCAGCACCTTGCACGCCCACAGAGCGGAGTCAACCGTGTCCAGATAGTAGTTGACATCGTTGTCCAGCTGGACGGCCATCAGCTCTTCCGAAAAGTTATCCGGATTGACGACATCTCGGAGCGTTGCAATATCGTGCTCACGCGCGTAGTTCTCAAATAGTTTAAGGTGCTTCATGCTTTTATTTATTCGATAGGTAGACCCGGTTCCAGGCCTTTTCGAGCCTCAAGACTCCGGTGCGCGCCCTACAACAATTAGGTAAAGATACCCAGTCTACTTATACTAGAAAAAAGATAAAGATACAAGACAACACTACAGCCAGACCTATAGGCCAGACCCAACTCCATTCTATCTTACAAGTTCTTTTCATAAGCCTAATATACTCTATACCCGGTAACCGGGACTAGGGAGTACCTGGCAACCTGACCAGCCTCCAGACCCTATAGACCCAGACACGGGACTAGGGAGTAACCCCGAACCCTGAGCCAGACCCCAGACTCGCCTGACCCCGATGGGACTAGGGAGTGCCGGGCAGCCAGCCGCCCTTGGGGTACCTGCTCGGCCTGCTTAAACACTAGGGAGTACGGTGACCCCCTCGGCCTCGCCGGAAACTCTGGACTCCAGGGTCTCGCGGGGCCGGGGATGCCGAGACTATAGGGACTGGACGGGACATGGGGATCCGCGGAGTCTCGGCAGACCGGGTATAAATAAGTCTATATGGAAACACGCGATACACAAGACGGAGCCGAGGATAACAGAGATTACCTTGCGCCCGGCCACGGACCTACTGGCAATCTGGTCTATAAGAAAGATGCAGCTCGGTACCTAGGTATAAGCCTTAAGACTCTAGAGCGCTATGTGAAACAGGGTCTGGTCAAGCCCTTTAAGAACGAGGTAAACGGCCGAACCTACTTTGACCAGCTGGATCTACTAGCCTTACTAGGGAGTAGACTACCCCAAGAACGAGAGGTTGTGCTGTACTGCCGGGCTGCGGGGATTCCGGATCAGGGTAAAGCCGGCGTATCCAGCCAGGCCAGACTGCGAGACCAGGTAGACCGCTGTACCGAGTACTGTACCAAGGCTGGGGTCCGGGTCGATCGTATAATCCAAGAGATTGGAAAGGGGCACACCCTGAATGGTCGCAGCGGGATTGACCAATTGCTGGATTTAGTGTTCCGAAAGAAGGTATCAATGATCGTGATCGAGTGCCCGGATCGTCTGGCTCGTTGGGGCATGGGCGAGGTCTTGGAGAGATTCCTGACCTGGCACGGTGTAGAGCTGCATGTTATAAACAAGGGCTGGTCACGTGCCGAATTCCGCGAAGAGGTAAAAGAAGATCTTGCGGGAATCCTATTCGAGGCGAAACGCCTGCTAGGAGAAGCTTAACTAAATATTGTTGGATTACGGCGGCCCCATTCTCTGAGCAAGACGCCAGCCTGGGAGTTTGCCTCGTTCTCTATGTCAGATCCGTCGGCACCGTCCAAGACCTTGCCGCTGTCGCGCTGATGATGGTGTACCAATTCATGGGCCAAGGTTCTGTACCAGTCTGCACGGACTCTGGTTCCGCGAAGAACCCAGATCTCATTGGACTGTGGATTAAAGTATCCCATTGACTTATTTAACATAGCCTCCCTATGGTCATCAGAAATGTGGATCGTTGGGGTGCTGGTCCAGCCTAACTGCTGACGACAGAAGTGTACGAACTCCTCTAATTCGGAGTCTTCCTGCCATTCACGGGATTCTTTAATGTATTTCATATAGTTATTTATTCATGGAGTTCTCAGCGAACCCCAGAAATGTGACCTTTGTACCTGTCTCGGGGTTTCCCCCAGCACGGGGCGAGCTCCAGAGCCCATGCCAGGTCGGCACGGCCCCGGGGCTTTGGGCGCCTTATTCTAATATACCATTTTGCCCATCATTCGGCAATTAAATAATAAAAAAATAAGATACGTTATGGCTAAACAGATTATTGCAAGACTCCACCTTGCTAAACCCAAAGTAAAGAAACCCGGCGTACACGCCAAGTCCGGTTCCTCTCGCAACAAGAGATCCAAGAACTACAAGAAGCCCAACGTTGGACAGGGCTAAACCCAAAAAAGGGACTCCACTAGGGAGTCCCTCTCTTCATTAACCAATTAACCTTTCCTAGATAGCAGCTAGGTCTGCGTGTTGTAGATCCCAAGTCTTAGCGAATAGATTTCCACCGTCGACCTTGAAACGTTTTGAGTTCTCGAAGTTGAAGATCGACTGGTGACTTCCAATCCATGTCAACTCGTTAACTACATCCCATACAGTAGCATCAGTCTTGATAAACTTCTTCTGTGCGTCTGTTAGGGTCAATGGGTTGTGGCCCTTACGGAAGATACGTTTTGTTGCCGCATCGTATTCTGGAAAGAACTGTTGTTCTGCTGCCTTGATTAGGTGAGCCTTCATGTCAGGATTTTCTTCCTTGATCTGGCCAGTTACTGAGTACATCGCTCGCTCTAATTCTCCGTAGCTTGCACGTGTTGTCATCGCTGTTTCCAATCTGTCTTGGAAAGTTCTTGGTACAAATCCTACCTTTGCCCAACCGTTCATGCTCGTTAAGAGTTCGCGGAAAGCGTCTTGGCCTTTACCAAACTCGAATGCTGTATTCAAGTTTCTGGCTACTGCACCGTTTGCGCAGCTTAGGCGTAAGAAGAAGTCGTCTACTCTTGAGTTGATATTGGAGTTTACTAGGGAGATCCCGAAGCGGAACACCTCGTCCTTACCGATCTTCTCAAAGCCTACTTGACTGCCGTGGATGAGGTTGATACTTAAGCCGTTCTTGCCGCCATGGTCGATTGACTCTACATGCATGTCGGGGATCTCGTTAAGGATCGTCTCCGCCGTGTTGAATAGGGTCTCATTGCTTAGACGATGGTAACGATCTGCCTTTACGATATCGCCAACTTCGCGTTTGTCCGCATCGCCGATAAGTAAGAACTCTTTTGAACCGTCACGCGTTTCTGAATAGGCTTTAACTGCCTGTAATAGTTTGGTCGCGACAGCTCTGTCCTCGTTCTTGTCCATGCGGCTAAGCAACGTGGATTGGATATTGACTGCCTGTCCCAAGCGGTTGAAGAACCTGTTAGAGACTGGGATACGTGCGCCATCGATAAAGATGCATCCGTTCTTGATTGAACTATCGTCGATCTGAATATCAGATAACTTAACTCGCTTTGTTAGCGGATCCTGTCCTGCGAGATTTGCTTTGCTTTCGCTAAATTGACTTTGATTAATCATGTGGTATATGGTTTTTTGGTTTATATTATTATACTAAATTGTCTGTAGCTTCGTCCGTTTGCGGAGCAATAGTTTCCTCTTCAGTTGGGGTCTTAACTGATAAGAAGAGATCGTTGAACTTGTGTTCCAACTCCTGACGACGAGCTGACTCCTCATCCGCAAGTTTAGCAACCTCGGTCTCCTGTCTCCATGAGGTCTCGTCCCACTTGACTTCACCGTTTACTAGGGAGTAGTATAGACGCTTACCGACTAGGCTTCCTCCACGTCTGTTCTTTGAGAACTCTACGAAACGTCTGCCTGACTCGTCGAACTTGATCTCCATCATGGATGTGGTCGCATGTTTAAGATAGGTAGATCCTACATACTGTCCGCCTTTCGTCATGTGCTGAATTGCAAAGATTGTTTTGCCGTGTTTGTCAGCAGCTTCGATGATGAGGTTGGTCAGCCATGTCTGGGCTCTCGTAGATTTCCAGCCTAGGATATCCGCAAGCTTTACAATAATATCCTGATGAGAGTCAATCAAGATTACGTCGTGATCCCCTTTGATTGTGTCTTCCAACACCTTGTCGAAACGACCCATCACGTAGTCCATAACCAATAAGGTCGGAACGTTCGCAATGATTGGGGTTTTTTGGAAGTAGAAGTAGAGATCGTTACGAGTCATCTCACTTGAGATGTAGAGGATCTTGGCCTCGGGCTGTACTCGCTTGATCTTAGAGATAAGATCCAATGTCACGGTTGATTTACCTACGCCCGACTCGCCGATTACAATATTAGCAGTTCCCGAAAAGATACCACCGTCTTCCGTATGGTCCGAGAAAAGCTTGTCAATAATACCGCCCGTCTTGTAGGCTTTAAACTCTGGGAAATCCATCTCACCGATCTCGATAATCTCGGCCACCATGTCTTGGGGTACCTCGATGGTAGGGGTTACTAGGGAGTCCGTCGTGATACCGGCTCTGAGCTTCTTTATTACTCCATTGAAGAGACCGTAACTCACATTGGCATCTGCACCTGTGGTCATGAACTCTGTGTAGAGCTGCTGTACTGTCTTGTCCGTTGGGACCTCGCCGTTATGGCTTTGTTCGAAGAAGGTTCGAACCGTAAGTTCTTTTTTTCCGATCTGCATATTTTATTTGGGGTTAATTGGTTTATAATATTATACTACAGTTCTGCAGTTTTGGCTTCAGTTCTTCAGTTTTTTATTATTTATTTAGACTGAAGAACCGGCCGGACTAGGGAGTACTACTCATCAAAGTACAGGAACTCAACCGCTTCCGCGCATTCAAACATTCCAAGGTCTTCGAACATGGTGTAGGCTCCGTCAGCATCGCTCATCGCGACCACCTCCATTGCCTGGTACACGGCGTCCTCGCCGAACTGGGCTATTGCTGCATCTATTTTTTCTTGTGTTACCATAGTTTCTATTTTATAATGATTGTAAATTCTGAACCGAAAGCCATTTGATATTCGCGCTCCAACTCTCTGGCCTCTTTAAGAGTTTTGGCGGTGTCAACTACCTCGCGACCGTAGCGCGATACTGCTATGATTTTATATGTCATGATTAGATTGATTTTAAAAGTTGAGTAAATGTTTGAGCTTCAGCAAGTGGCTTATCAAAACCAGTTGCTCGTGAAAATGCTTCGGCCTTGCCGTTGTGGCCAGATTTACCGGTTACCCAGAAGAGTACCTCACCGGATTCGCGATCGCAGATTGAGAAGGAATCGTATAGAGGTCCGCTCATTGGGCAATTGTTCTTGAAGAACACATAGGTCTTTGTACAATCGATAGCACGACCTGATTCGCGAAGCGCATTGACGAACTTGATTACTTGACCCTGTAGTTTCTTTGCTCTCATGGGTAGAGATGAGTCCTTACAGAACCAATCATAGAAGTCATGGCAATGTGGATAAAGAGCTGATTGGCCTTGGGCCCATGCGTACATTTGGTCTGCGATTGATACTTGATTTTCTGTCATACGTTAAAGGTTTAATGGTTTAAGAATTAATTGATATGTAAATATAATACATTAGTTTGACACTAAAAAACTTTTTATGACTTATTTTCAAAAAAGTTATTAACATTGGATTGTTAATAACTCGCAGAGTCTGAGGCAGGTCGGAGTATACCTCCCGCTTCCTTGTTCCGAACCGTCCCGTCTAGATTGATTGACATAGTAAATATAATAAAAAACCCTGAATCTAAAAAATCCAGGGTCATTTATTTTCAGGAAAGTTATTAACAATTTCTAGTGTTCAGGAATCTCTAATTCTAGGTCTCCGATCTTTACTGTCTTGCCGATGAGGTCTCGACTGCTTGCCGCTTTGGCATGGCCGCGGTGGTCATGGTAATCAAGGTCTATTTCTTCAGTCGCGTTCGCAAGTAGGTTAAACATCTGTTCCGGTTCTTTTACACAAACCTCCCTGCCGTTTTCATAAAGGTATAGTCGTACTATCTCGTTCATGGTGGTCATGGGTTTTTTGTTATTTAATAAAAAGAAAGGGGTTATAAACCCCTTTGCAATATTTCCTTTTCTCTTTGAGTTAGGGACTCAACTCCCGATCTCGAAATTTTATCAAGGATTTCGTCCACCGTTAAATCCGGTGTTGCAGTTTGCGCTGCCGTTTTGAGTACCGCATTGATCGCTTGCATCAACGCCTCAGGAAGATTTAGGTTCACCTTAGTTTCTTCCATTAAGAAGAATGTGGCTCCTGTTTCCTTCACATCCTGGGTGATCTCTTCCTCTGATGATTGAGTATTAAAGACCGACAGGATTGCGCCCGGAATTGGTGCGGCGAATGCGGGTCCTACAATGTGGGGTTTCAACGCTTGTGAAACCGCTGGGTTCGGAGCTGAGCCGAATCGAACTAAGAATAATTTTTTCATATTTGGTTAGATTGATTTATAAAGCTAATATACAACAAAACTTTTAAATAAAAAAACTTTTGATGAATTATTTTCAGAAAAGTTATTAACAAAAAAGGGAGCCACATGGACTCCCGATCTTGTCAATAAACCAATTTTACCAATTATACCAAATGTAGTATCTCAGCTAGAGCGCGATCAGTTACTCGTCGGCTCATACCTCCAATATGCCATTCAATAGTTTCTTCTTTCGAGATGCGACGGTATTCTTTCCAGTCGTAGATGGTAAATACATCTCCTTCTTCCGTTTCGCAAATCCATTCGAAATTTACTTTATCTTCTCCAGTATTATCTTCAATCGTGGGTTCTCCAAGGATTGCGATAAGGTCATTCACTGAACACTTTAATACTGTATCGTGGAACGAGGTTCCGCCTGCACGCTTTTCGGTTTTTCTAGCCATGGTTATTTTTTTAGTTGGTTGATAAAGCTAATATACAACAAAAACCTGATACTGGAAAATCTTTTTAAATATTTTTTACAGGTATTTTCTCGATCAAGGCTAGGCTGCCAAGCGGAGACCACATAGCCTCTTCATAGCTTTCAAACCGGGACCGGTCCCATAGCCAGACCAGACCGTGCTTCTTCCATTCCTCTCGCGCTGCACGCTCTGTCCTGCTTGCTTCGGCGATCTGCATCTGAAACAAGGCAATTGCATACACGGCTTTAAATGTTCCGCAGACACAGACAGGTTTTTCTTCTTCCCCTACACGAGAGGTTAGCAACCAGACTTCTTTATTTTTCCGGGTTGGACTAGGCATGTTAATCTCTTTTTTCTGGTACGAATACACAGTAGATACAGAATGCTACACTTACTAGGATTGCTATTGCGCACATGGTTGAATGGATTAAGGGGTTAATAATATTATCTTACCCAAGTTCTTCACTTAACTTCTTGAGGTCAGCACATTTCTCGTACTGCTCTTTCTTTTCAAAATGCAAGATCATGGTCCAGATAGCCTGTTTCTTTTCTTCCATTGGGGTTCCATCGTGCACGACATCTCTGAATTCGCCGGCCAGTGCTTCATAGAGTCTGTCCATGAATCCATCGTAATCTGATTCGCGCAGCCGGATAAGTTCCAGCAGGATATCGTTGTATGTTCTGGTTTTCTTTGCCATATCTTTATTATTTATTCTTGTTTATTTAGAGTCACTCAGCGTGAATCTTAGCTTGTCTATAATATAGTACTAAAAAAGGGTCTTCGGAACACCGAGACCCTTAATAATAATTTGGATTACTAGATAAATTGGGTTAGGTAGCCGGTCGGCCAGCCCTCATCGTCCTGTTCAAAGTCCATGTCTGTCTGAATCAGGTCCGAGTAAATGCTTAGCTTCTCGCGTGGTTCCAGCCCGGCAAAGCAGTTAGAGATTAGGGTATCTACTGATTCGTCTGGTACAAACTCATCGTCCAACCTGACTGAACCATCTTCTAACATGAAGATGTCTACTGCTAAGTTCTCTCGCATTATGTCTATTGCATCTGCTGCATTTAACTCTGCAAGGTAAGCGTCTACTTGTTCGAACGCTTCTTCAATTGGAACTCTTAATAGGTCTGGATTTCTCATTGTTAAATCTTGGTTAGGGTTGATAAAAGAATAGAATACACGTTGCTACTACTGCGAGAGCAATGATAATCAATGCTCCATTAATTAGAGAATCTCTTCTCATCATTTTAACTTCTTTTTCTGAAAATTTCTTTGCCATCTTTTTTATATTTTAATTGATTAATAATTTAGGTAATTAGGCGGCGTTCTTTACGAACGCCTTGTCTGCCCATGTCTTAGCTCCAGCCATCCTATAATTATTCTGACTGTATAGATTAGTATTAGACCAGTCTTGATTGATGTCGCCCACTTCCATTGCCAGGAACATGTCCGAATCCATTAACTTGATCTTGTTACCTGACCTTGCGAATACAGTGATGAAGGTTTCTGATCCTTCTGCTCTGAACTCGATTGTCTGCAACGCGCCTTTTTTAAATCCTCTGAATACATCCATTGCAGAGTTCCAAGACTGTCTTCCCCAATTTGCTCTAATGCCATGGTCTTCAACGACTGTCATGAAGCCTGCCTGTACTCGAACGATTGCGCGGTATTCGCCTTTACGGCCTTGGATAAAATCCACTTGGCTGATTCTCTCCGCATTGAAGATTTCAACTGATGGTTTGTAGTCTGGATTAAATTGTTTCTTTTTCATGGTTGATTGATTTGGTTTATAATAGTAAATATAATACTTATTCTTGACAGTAAAAAACTTTTTATGAATTATTTTTTAAAATCTTTCTGAACCTAAATGAGAGCAGGCAGAAGAGTATCTCTCGAGAAGGTTGCTGCCGGCTAGCAGAAGAAAGCTTGAACCTGCAATTCCACGGATCTTATAATCTTCAGGTACTATAACACTGCCAAGTCTGCTGCCGCCTGAATCCAGTGTCATAATGAATCTACCTTCTCGAACCACTATGAATTCGGAAGAGAAGCCTTCCATCGTAGAGCCCGACGCAATTTGAGTCCAGCCAATTTCTTGACCAGACTCGTTTAAGATTTGGAGGCTTGAACCTCGTTGTATAACATTACCTATCATGCTGTTGTCTTTGAATTTTTAATACACTCTTGAAATTCTTCTTCCGTCAGGTCAGGTATATCCTGAGTTACAAGCTTTAGCAGGGTTGCTGCTTCTATCTCTGTTACTAGGGAGTCCTTATTGACTTTGCCCTTAAAAGGATCTCCTTCAGAGAATAGAATCTCGACTGCGGTCTCTGCCCAGAAGCGGGCTTCTAATTGAGTTGTCATTATCATACGCCTACCTCCTTTCTCATTTTAGCACGAGCAACCTTAAGGGCACGGTTAACTTCGACTGGGGTTTTACCTACTGCATCCGCAACTTCCTTGGTAGAGAGACCGTCTCCAACGAGACCGTAGAACAACTCGACGATTTGACGTTCAGTTGGTTTAAGAACGTTAAGTACTCTACGGAGTATTCGGGTTTGGTCCTCACTATCGAATGGGTCTTGGAAATCTTCTCTTAACAAGAGATCGCCTACTGTATCGTCGCCATCCTCGCCGATTGGACGATCCAATTGGATGTTACGCATGTTAATGCTTTCGCCTGCCATCTTACGTTTGTAAAGATCGTATTCCTGATTTACTGGAATTCGGACAGTACGACCGACTTCGCAAAGAGCAAGGTTTAATCTCTTACGAATCCAGAACTGAGCGTAAGTAATAAACTTTACGTCTTTATCTGGGGTAAAACGACGAGCAGCTTCGATAAGACCCGCATTACCTTCTTGGATTAAGTCATCGATGGAAAGACCCATACCGATAAACTTGTTTGCAAGAGTAACAACGAACTTAAGATTCGCTTGTACTAATTGATGCATTGCTCGCTCATCTCCTTTCTGGATGCGGACTGCTAATTGAAGTTCTTCAGCCTTGCTGAGCGGAACTGCTACGGGCGCGATATCTTTGAAATATTGCGGTAGACTTTCTGATGTTTCGAATCTTTTCGACATAGTTGGTTTGGTTTAATTGATTATTATAATGTAAATATAAACAAAATTTCTGACAAGTAAAAACTTTTTATGACTTATTTTCAAAAAAGTTATTAACAATTGTTAGTTAACAACTTGACCGCAATCGCAGCATTTTACAAGTTTGATTCCTGAAACGTGGCGAACTGCTACGTAAGTTCTGATGTGTTGGCATTTGGCTGATTGGTTATTCATAATGTAAATATAACTATAATACTTGACAGTAAAAAACTTTTTGTGAATTATTTTCAAATTATTTTATACGCGAAAAGGGGTCCAACCACGGACCCCAATTCTATCAATCAACCAATAGTATTTTAATTTAAGCAGATTCCTGTTTCTCGTAACAGGTTCTCTAATTGTATATCTTCTTCAGACATGCCTGATTCTCTCTTAACCTGTTTAATACAGAACTGCATAAGCAATCGTTGAAGCTCTTGCGTACTGCGCTCGTCCTGTGTTGCGGCCAATAGGGTTATTAATCCATTACCGATTAAGATAAGTTCTGAATCAGATGTCTTGATTCCGCCCGCGATTAGGCTATTCGCCAAGGTCTCTAGCTCGGCTCTTGTTTTTTCTCTAATTTCTTTCTTATTCATGGTAGTTGATTATTGATTTAATCTTATATTACTCTTTTCCAAGCGCGATGGCCTTGTTCACTTCATAGATTCTTGACCAGAATTCGTTGTATTCAAGTTGATTGTCTGGCTTTACAGTTGACTGTACTCTCGCACCGCCGCCATAGGTTAAGTCAATGGGTTCTCCGATCGTTGGATCAATTCCCTGTAATTTATAGATTAAGGCCTTAAGTATTTTCTTCATAGTTATTAGGTTTTACAGATTAAGTTTGTTTTTTAAGGGTCACGCGATTCCCCCAGTACTACTGCGTGGTCCAGGACCCATGCCTGGGAGGCACGGAAATCCAGGACTAGGTCTATTAACAGATTCGATTGGCCACAAAGCCTTGTGCATCGCTTGCGCCATAGTATTTCTTGATCGCGGCCGGTGCGGTAGGATTATCCATCAGCCAGCCATCCGCAATATCGAACGCCATTGAATCGTCTATGTCTCCGGCATCGATTGCGCCCAGTGCAAGCTCTCGTAATTCAGTATCTAATTTTTCTTTTGTCATAGGTATTAGTTTTAGGGTTTAGGGTTAGATTTATAATCAACTGTTACTAGGGAGTCCGGCTAGGCCAGACCCTTGTCTCGTAAAAACAGGCAGCGCTGAATCCTGGTATACAGGTCCGGCAAGGAGTCTGTCATCGCTAAGATCTTCTTTAGGTCAGGCTTGGGTAGGGTTGACGCAACCATCGCAACCGCAACATCGATTGGATTACCGAGCTTCAGCTGCTCCATGATCTGGCTCGAGCCGGTTGGGCTGATTGAGCCGGGAATCTTGCACTGTGCTCCGAACTCAAATTGATAGAAGGATTGACGTTCCGTCTGATCAACTAAACTTGCATCAAGCATCTGTCTCACGCGCTGGATATGCTTGCTTGTCGTGCGGCTGTACTTGCCCTTTGTCATGAGAACTGGTCTACGGCTCAGCTCCTTTGGATAGAACTGTAGGGTCGCGACATGGGTTTCGTAGCTTATTACCTTGTTCCCAACGAGGAATAGGTTCTGTGCAATCTGTAGAGATGGTTGGAATTTCATAGGTTAAATATAAGCATTTTAATTGAGATAAAACAATAAAGTTATTAACATAGCTACTAGGGAGTCCGACATAGCCGGTGAGTCCTATGACTCTACCGGCGAGAATACTTCGGCAAGGTTGAAGTTGCCAGCCTGACTGCTGTGAAGCATACGCTCTAAGCATACGGGACCGAGCGCTGTGTGAATCGATTCCGGATGGGTAAGCGGTAATCCGCAAGCGCAGCATCTGCCTTCGTGGAATAGACCTACACGACCGCGTAAGATCTCTGGATTCTTGATCGCTGATACGACCCAGCCTAGGGCGCGAGCTAAGCGGGAATCCGGTCTAACGTTGCGGCCGAGCTTTACGTGCATGGTATCAGAGAATAGAGTTCCTGCGAACTGCGAGCTTTGACGGCCGTCGTTAAGCAAGGAGATGTCAATGTAATAGATCGGCAACTTGATCTTGCGATCCTGCTTATCGCGCAGCTGCTTGATCTTAACTGTCATGTGGGTTCCTTCCGCAAGGTTACGGAACGTAAGCACTGCACGGCCTGCTAACGCGAGCTTTGGAAGAGCAAGCGGGTTGAGGTTTGGACGGGGGATGTTTCTGTGGTTTCTCATGGTTGATTGGTTTAATTGATTAAGTAAATATAACCAATTACTTTCAAATAAAAAAACTTTTTATGATTTATTTTTCAGAAGTTATTAACAAAGTTATTAACACTGGCGGACTGACGTGCAGGTCGGAGTCTACCCTCTGCGATCCGGTTAAAGATCGAACCTTAAAAAACCGGGCGAACCCGGTTCTCTGTGGTGGGTTGAGGTTTAGAACTCGAACGCGGTCGTTGAGGAGATATTACCGATTACGACATTTACGATTACGACAACGATTCCGATAATCGCGATTCCCGCTAGACACACGGTCCAAGTTTGCATTGCACGTAGTGCGATCATTTCTGTTTTGCTCATGGTTGATTTGGTTAATTGGTTAAACATAAGTAAATATAATAATTATCTTTGATATAAAAAAATTTCTGATGAATTATTTTTCAGAAGTTATTAACAATTCCGGGTTAACGCTTTCGGATTCCGCATAGATCTTTAGACATTGCGGACAGCCTACCGTCTCGAGACCGGATATCCTGGCCCAGTTGTTGCTAAGCGCTGGCGTTCCGCACAGGTTTCCTGTTCCGCTTTTGTAGATGTGGGCCGTGTTGTTCCATACGTTGCCCTTGTTTCCGAAGATGGAGAAGTTTGGTTTGAGGTCTTTTGTTTGCATTGCTTTCTTTTTTATTGGTTAAGTAAATATAACAAAAAAACCCCAAACAAAAAAATCTGGGGTCTTTTATTTTCTTCTTTTTTTCTAGAGGCAATGGATAAGGATTCCGTAAAATCCTATTCCTGCCAAAAAGTAAATCAGGTTGTTCAACCACTTAGGGTATTTTTCCATGCTTCTCGTTTAGGGTTAATAATAGATTCTATTCTTCGGGTCCAATGAGGTCCCATGCGGTTTCGCCGGTTGGCTTGCCGTTGAAGGTGATGGAGTAGTTGGGGTCCATGCCGCTCTCGAGGACATCTGCTAAGAGAGCAGGAAGGGTTGGGAATTCCTTTTGGTAGTAGGCGCAGTCTAATGAATACATATCTTTTCTTTTTAATTGGTTAAGATACAAATATAACCAAAATACTTGATATTAAAAAATCCTGGTCAACTTATTTTCCTAGCTGAATACAAGTATTCCTTCATCCGCTGCGAGTTTAAACGCCTTAAGGAAATCTTCATACACTTCCAAGAACCAGCCATTATCCTCGTTTAGCGGATCGCCCACATATCCTTCCGCCTTGTGCCGGTACCGTACAAAATCCTGATATAGACTCTTCGCAACGGGACCGCCGATTGCACCATCACAATCCGAATGGTTGATAAGACCCACAAAGGGTTTATCCTTCCACTCGTCGGGATTGGTCCATACCCGTTCAGGACTTACCTCCAACATGGTCAGACACAGAACTTTGCGCCAGGCATTATATCCTGAATAGGAGCCAGCACGGAAGTCATAGCTCTCGCTGCGGTCAGTTGCATAGTAGGTTCCCGGACTCAGACCCTTGTAGGAGTTGGCATCGAACGTTTCTATTCGGTATACTTCTTCGCCGCGCTCGGCAAGGCCAAGTTCTTCAAGACGTTTTTGACCTGCCGAGAACTCGGTCTCTTCTTGAATCTTTGAGTAGGCATAGATATCTAATCCCATATAATAATCTTTTATCTGTTATATCTTATATTACCAAAAGGAGAAAGGGTCTACTCTCGCGGACCCTTTCTTTTGTTTAGATGGTTAGCTTAATTGTTTTGGATTATCCAATCAGGCTTAGATTCGTCTTACGACCACGTGTCATGTCGAAAGCCTTGTTTACAATACGCTCGTTGCGATACAATCCGTTAAGGACTTCGCTTACGAAGTTAGGGGAGAAGCCTGTTCTGCTTGCAACTTCTGTTACATCGCCCATACGTTTGCGAGAATTGATTACTGCGATCTTAGCTGTGATCGGTAATTTGCGGTACTTCATACCGACTTTACTTTGATTCTTTGTCATGTTACTTAAGTTAAGTTTGATTTGTTATAAGGATAACTTACCCATTACTCTAAGCTATTGGCCTGTTATCTCTAATCTTTTTTCTCGGTCTTTGCAGAGTAGGGTTTAAGCAGCAGGCTCGAGAGCATGGTTAGACCCCATGCTTGTAGCACTGAGATTACAGGTAGTCCGAATATTTCTGGACAGAGCCAGTTCCAGAGCCATTTGACCGGGAAGGCCATTACAATTGAAAGAACTCCTGCTACTAGGATTGCTGCGAGAGCAACACCTATCTTGGTTGCTATATCTAAATTGGGTTTTGTCATGTTGTTTAAGTGTTTGTTTTGTATGTAATATAATATACTCTATTTCTTCTATAGGCTCCAATCCAATAGGAGTTCTTTCTGTCTCTTTAGACTCTCTGCCCATTCAAACTCTTCTCGAGCCACCGCTTCTTCTATGGCAGGATCCAACACAGAATAGAAGTTCTGCATAAGGTACTCCTTGTATTCCGCGTTCCATTCTTCCTGTCCAGCCTGTCTAACAAGATGTTGTTTAAATTCCCAGATTACCCGGTCTATCTTCTGCCAATCTCTACCTGCCCGCTCGAGAGCAGAGAGAACCTTGCCTAACATTAAGTCTGCTTGCATCTTTCTAATTTATGGATTACAGAATACTATACTCTACCGGACAGATAGGTTTCAAAACACAGGTCAGTATAGAGACATCTAAAACAACTCTCCGCTCTCGAGTCAGGCTAGCCAGGTCTATCGGCGGCAGCACCGAATCCGGCAGCCAGGCAGGTCTATTATCCAGCCTGATATACCGCCTGGCCAGCTGCTCCAGGTGCGGTCCGGGTACAGGCCAGGAGACAGCCCGGTAGCTGCCAGGTACTGCCCCGGGTACAGCCCCAGGGTCACTCCAGGAGACTGCCCCAGGTGACTCCAGGAGTCATACCAGGTCACAATATATGCACTCCTGGAGGTGCTCCGGGTGCACTTTATGCTGCTATAAAAAAGTATACCAGGAGCAGAAACCATGACTTTTTCCTATTTTTCCAAGATCCCCTAGCCTCTGGAACCATCCCCAGACCAATGCGGCCCTTCTCTATCCGCTGAGTACCGGTGTGCGTTCCGAAAAGTGACCTCCCTCGGATTCGAGAATTTCTCCCCGGGCTGGAGACCTGGCCTGAACCCTTTTTCTGTTTTGCTGTATAATAGACTATATTAATTAAAACAGCAACCCATTATGGAACTTATCCCAGTAAAATCTTCTACCGTCGCTAAGGTAGGCTACAATCCCGAAACATCAGAACTACACGTTGAATTCTCTTCAGGTGCCCAATACCGATATGAGGCCGTAGAAAGAGGAGTCTATGAATCCATGATATCCGCAGAGTCTGTGGGTAAATTCCTTAACTCTAACATCAAAGAGAAATATGAGTTCCAAAAGATCTAATCAGGGGGTTCTACGAATCCGGTTGGGCCATCTAGGCTTGACATTCGTGTTCCGTCATAAATGGGATAGACCCGGGAGCATGTGGACCCAAGAGTTCGAGTACAGAACCAAGACCCTTGGCTTCTTTTTCAAATCGAGCCGCGCAGTCGGTACCTACAAGACCGGTCGGGACATGTTCTCTCCGGATAATCTTGGCAGATCCTGGATGTTTGGTCTCTATCTTATAGTTGCGAAGTGCTGGGTTGATGTCTCCTGGCGAGTAAAACATTTTAAACTAGAAGACTAATGCGGAGACTACTCAAACTCTGGAACCACGAAATCTGGAAGGTCTGCGAGAAATGTGGACTCCAATTTGATATTAGAGCCTCACGATACTGCGAAGACTGCGGCCACGGCCCCCAGACCCCCTAGCCGGGCACCGGCCTAGTTACCCCCTAACGCGCGGCGGGGACGATGAAAAAAAGAGAAAACAATGAAATCAATAGAGATAAACCGGTTTAAGATAGACTACTCGGCTGAGATTCTTGGAAATCAGCTAACTCTCTACTGGACCTGGCACGGCCCAGGCCAGCGCACGATTGAGGTCAAGGCCAAGGACCTCGCATTTGGCTGTAACGAGACCTCGGTGCTACCGGTCAACGCGGAACCGGGCTTGCGATACTGGAGCTGTCTTGGCAAACCAATGAGTCACGGCCATTCGACCGACTGCAATTACGGGCTCGGCTTCAAGGTCGAGTTCAGGTGTACTGAATCCGGCGAGCTCTTGCACTCCGCTGATTTTCCGCTGTGCCTTACCGACTTTGGCAAACGCTCCTACTCTGGACTCTTCTCGGTTGAGAGACCCAACTTTTGGGTCATCGGCGATTCGGGCGCAAGCTCGTTCCTGTACGACTCTGAGCCAAAGGATACTGAACACGGCGAGTGGATCATAAATCACGTTACCTATCCATCACTGTCCGCCAGACGATTTGCTCGCGGTAACTGGCGAGATTTCCTAAAGACGATTCCGCTGCGTAAGGGCGATGCGCTTGCATTCATGCTTGGGGCATGGGACGTCAGAGCGGTCTGCGGCCATGCAAAGCTTAAAGGGGTTGAGCCCGACCAGATAATCGAGGAGACCTGTTTCAGGTACTGCCAAACCCTACAAGAGATTGAGCTCATCTATCCGGACAATCCGGTGATTGCAATCGCGCCCAATCCACCGGCCAAAATCGCTAATATTAACCAGGAGTTTATTAATGTCAAGGGCTCGGACGAGCAACGACTTGAAATATGGAAGCTCCTGAACCAGCGACTTGAAGAGGCTCATGCACGTGGGCAGATCAAGCGCTATTGGAACACGACCCTCTACTACAAGGACCCCGACGGATTCATGCGGCCGGAACTCCTATGGCCCAAGGACACTCATATCAAACTGGGCAAACCTGTGCTCAAGGCAATCAAGCTCCTAATAGATTGTCATCTGGTTAAAATCAGCAAGCCGGGTTCAAATAAATAACCAGAAAGATATTTGTCCGCAATGTCAAAGATAAAACCTTTCCTTAAACACATCAATGAGTCAGAAGAGCGCGATGAGAAGTACTCAAGACTTAAAAAATTAGGCCTCACCCAAAACGACGAGCCCGAAGATACGGTGTATGCTCTAAAAGAGGCATTTCATAACGACCCACAGATCAAGAGCCTATTGACTCAACTTGACGCAAGAGTTGAAGAACTATTTGCACCAATCATAGACAGAGCCGAAGAGGCTTCTGGCGATTGGGAAGATATTCGAATGGACATGTCATGGACCTGGGCCGAGGATATTGCAAACAGTTACATCTACAATCACATTTCAGAATTTGGAGAGTACCTCGAAGAATCCGAAGAACACCCAGAGCGTGAGCGTAATATTGAAAGATTAAGAGGACTTGGTCTTGCACCCAAAAAAGATTTTGACGAGCGTTGGGAAGAGCTGATGGACGAATGGGGCGGGGATGCTGAGATTAGCCTGGCAATCGATACCTTAAAGGCCAAAACCAGTGCACTCATTGACAAGTACATTGACTTCGACGATGACGAAGATCAGCAGCAATGGGAACAACGTCAAGAGTGGATGTACGAACAGAGCGTTGACGATCTTGGCTGGTTGGAATACATGATCAGTAGCGGATCTCTATAATAAATAATCAAACAAAAAGTATAAATTCAAATGAAACACACAATCATTAAAGACTTCAAAGGTTGGAACGTGCTAATGGAAAATGCAGGATTCATCGGTGAAGAAACGGTTGGAACCGCAGGTTCAGCTGGAACAGCCGGCACAGCAGGTACAACCGGAACAGCTGGTTCAGCTGGCACAGCAGGCGCTACCTCCGCTCCATTAACTGCAATCACGGCAGCAGACGGCGCGCTAACTGCTGAGGATATTAAAAAGGTACAGGCAATTGTCTACAATGCCCCACTAACTGACACTAAATCATGTGACGGTAAAGTTGGCCCAAACACAAAGGCAAAAATTAAAGAGTTTAGAACTGCAAACGGCATCACTGACGAAACAGTTGAACCCAATCAGACTACGGTAGGTCCAAAAACCTTGGCTAAGATGATTGAAAAAATTACTGCAGGATTTACGCCAGGCGGAACCGCTGGAACAGCTGGAACAGCCGGTGCAACTGGTGTATTCGATCAACGTAATGCAACTGACGACCAGGCTGCAACCAAGATTTGCGACATGATTGTTGCTAAATTCAAGGACACTGCTTTCTGGCAACCATTTAAAGGAACGTTTAACGATGATGAAGGTCAAGCAGGTTTTGCATATAACAATTGGTACACGACCGAGGTTATGCCTCTAATTAAGACGCTTAGACAAGGCGATCCAAACATTGCTCGATTAGAAGCAGCCGATGCGGCAGTTCGTCAAAAATTAGCCGGCGGAATGGCAAACGATTCAGCTTCTTGGCAAATCACAACGCTTAACGGCGAGATGAAATATCAAGTAGACACAGATTTCTAAAATAAACCAAGCTTAATGAAGCATACAATTATAAAAGATTACAGGAGCTGGTTGTTTGAATCAACTCAGTACATGACAGAAGCGGCTGATCCAAACACGCCTATTGAGACTCTATTACAAAATACTGATCTTGAAGGTCTTTATCAAAGAATCATGTCAACCGATGCGGCCTCTAAGGGTTTACCTAATTACGCTAACGTAATGCAATGGTGGCATCAAGGCGGACCGGATTTGGGATTATGGAAGTCTCTATTTAAAGCGGGCGGCGAAGCCAAACGCGATAAGGTAAATTCAGCTCGTAGCATGTACTATTGGTTGGGAGGTTTTGCAACTAAGGGTCGTAGTGCTCAAAGTGCAGGCAAAGCAAACTATATCAAAAACGTTGAAGACTTCTGTACAGCAGTTAAGACCAATGCTCCAGCAATAGTTGCCGCAGTTAACGCATTCCCAAAACCTGCTGAAAAAACACGTTACGCAGGTTGGAACGAAGCAGCTGCTAAAGCAGATGCAGTTTTGGCTTTCTTACAGACAGCTAAGGCAAAGAGTCTTAACTTAAGCTCACAGGCAGCAGCGATGCTAATTCCATACAGTGCAATTGACGGTCAACTATCAGTTAACAATGCACCAACACCGCCAGCAACCTATTTCAAACTTACCGCAGACACATTCACAAAAGACAAGACTGATGATAATTTATCGGTAACGTCTTATGCTTATCAAACAGGTCAATGGACTCTACAAACAAGCGCGGTAACAACTCTTCAACAATTACAGACAAACATTGCAACGCTAACATCAGCAATGGCCGATCAAACTAAACTTTCTACATATTTTTCAGCAGATAATACATTAAGCGCTGAGAATAAGAAAGTTATCCTAGATTTTGTTAACACCAAGGTACAGGCTTATCTTGAAAGAAAGAATAAGGCTCTTAAACCTGGAGAAACGGCAATGACTGTTGACTCTGCAATTAAAACTGCAACTGACCTTTACATTTCGCCAAATGGTACTAATTTGACTCTATCGCCTGCAACCAAGCAGCCATCACCAGAGCCAATCACAGTTTCAGGCTCATATCCTGAAAATCCAAATGGCGATTGGAATTCAGCTGGTGCAAAGAAAGCTACTCAGTTCTTTGGTGACGATAAGATCCAGATTGAAGCAGGTCCTATTGCGGAAATGACAAACGGTATCAAATCGTATCTAGCTCAAATTAAAGCGATGGGCGCTCAAATTACTGGCGTAAAAATCTGGGGTATTTCATCTACTAGTGCTGTACCAAGTTCATACGATCCTGCAACAAAGGGTCCAAATCCTGACGCAGGCTACACGACTGCAAAGAACGGCCCGCTTGCTCAAGACCGTTTGACCTCAATTAAAACTTCTCTACGTCAAATCTTTACTCAAAACGGCGTTACTGATAATTTGATAACGGAAGATGCGACTCAAGATAAAGTTACTCCAAACATTGGAGCTGCTTGGACTGAACAAGATAAGGCTAAGTTTGCAAATCGCAAACAGCCAGGTAAAGAGGCTCTACTTAAAGAGTACGACGATAAATTTGGCAAATACAAATATGCATTTGCTCGTTTTGAGATTACGTACACAATGACTCAGCAATTTACGGTTACACCACAGGCAGATCCTATTCCAAACTCAGACTGGAAAGTTTACATTAACTGGATTGATGAAACTTGGACACCACCGACAATTAGCATTCCAGGAATAGGTTTTAAACCTAAATCTGGAGGTTCTCAAAGAGATTGGGGAAAAACTGACTGTCCAGTATTCTAATTAATTTTCTTAGAAACTACACCAGTTCCGAAATAGATCCAGGTAGAAGTGCTTGGATCTTTTTTTATGCCTACCGCAAAGGCGATATGAGTAACATCAGGATTCATTAAGACCCATTTATGAGCCGGTGAATACATCCAACTATCGAATAGGGTCTGTATTGCTGAATCCTCAGATGGAATTGGAAAGACCTTAAAGTTTGGAACCGCTGGATAGCTTGCACCGTATGAAGCACAAACCTCAAGGCTAAGATTCCATGAGAATTGGTCAGATGAAACTGCTTGGAATTTTTCAACTCTGTGCCTTGCTCCAGGATAAGATTGAGATTCTCCAGGCTGAGCTTCGTATTCAGTGTGATCGCTGATTCCACGTCTAACCATGTATCGATTATGGAATTCGACGGCTGAATCTAGAACTGCTGAATACTGCAAGGGCTTAAGACCCAAAGCGGTTCTTTGCTTATTGGTTAAGCTGATTAAGATCGAGTCCTGGTGGGTTTGAGCAGAAGTGTTAACTGCTAACCCGATTGCGATTATTAAGAGTAACTGCTTCATGTAATTATTATACTATCTGGAATAAATAAAGGTATGAAACCTTTTAAACTATTGCTAGTACTACTGATTTCGTTTGTACTATTTACATCATTTTCAACTGAGTTTACAGTTAAAGACAAGATTGTGATCTTGGCTCATGCTGGCTATGTTTCACATTATAGCACAGGTTTAAAATACCCAGTTGAGGTGGAGTGGTGGGATACTAAAGCTCGACTGGGCTGCACGACTAAATTTCCTAGAAAAGACCAATTTGCACCAGATCCATTACTACCAGCTGAGACGAGCCTTGCTGATGATTATTCTGGATCAGGTTTTGATCGAGGTCACATGTGCCCAGCGGCAGATAACCAATGCGATTCTGAATTCTTAACAGAGTGCTTCTATTTTTCAAATATGGCACCTCAATATCATTCGCTGAACGCTGGGGTCTGGAAAACTCTTGAAACTCGCACCAGAGAATTTGCTGAGCAATTGGACTCAGTTAAGGTTTGGTGCGGCAATATTGGATCGGTCTCCAAAATCGGAGAGGTTTCAGTACCAGCAAAGTGTTGGAAAGTAATTTACATAAAGAAGACCAAAGTTTGGGAAGCTTACGTTTTTGAAAATACAAAAGAACAGTCTAAAAAGCTTGATCAATTAAAGGTCAAGGTATCAGACGTTGAAAAATTAACCGGCTTTAAATTTAAACCATGAAACACATAAAACAATTTACTCAATTTGTCAACGAAAACGTTGACTGGAAGCAGCTAACTGAATTAGAGGCGTACGCAGATGGCCTCTTTAATGAGCTTGGTCTTGATGTGGTATTTACAAAACACTTTAAGGACAGAGTCAACGACGTTCGAAACGGCAACCCGATTACCTATAATGAATTGAAAGCCTTATTCCTAAAGGCTTACTTGAGAGCTGGCGAACAGATCTCAGAATTACCAGTTGAAACAGAAGCAGTTCTTAAAGATTTAAGTTCAAATCTTAATGCTCCATTCAAAATACAGGACGCACCAGATGATGCTGACCACACTGAAAACGATATGGTAATGAAGACTATTATGAAGAAAGAAAGATTCATGTCGAGTAACCCGTCTATTGAAGTTTAGCACTTAACCTATTCACATAAAAAAAGCCAGACGAATCTGGCTTTTCTTGTTTAGTGTCCATCGACGAATTACATTTCGTTCTCTTTATTAGCGCCTTTCTTCTGGAAACCAAATGGTTTAGCAGCAGGCTTTGCAGCCGGTTTACCGAATGGCATTCCTTTTGCAGCAGGTTTTTCGTCTTTCTTAGCGAATGGGTTTCCCTTTGCCGCAGGTTTACCGAATGGCATTCCTTTCGCAACAGGTTTAGCTTTAGCTCCTCGTTTTGGGGCCTCTTCCATTTCTTCCTCTTCAGCAGCTTTGCCTTTTTTCTTTGCAGCAGGCTTTAGATTAGCGAATTTTTTATCAACTTCTTTAAGAGCTTCAATTTGAGCTTTTTTCTTTGCCTCATATAACTCTTCATCAGTCATGCGATTCATGTTATGTCTTGAAATTCTGTGTGCATCGTAATCATCTGAATGCATTGCTTGGTCTAACTCACGTTGTGAACTAGTAGACTCTTCGCCACATGCTGTGCAATATCCTTCTTCATCAATTTCAGAACCACAACATTGTGAAGTTTCTTCCATTGTATCGCTATCGCCGAATCTATCTTCTTGAGAAAAGGAATCTCCGTGATTGGATTCATAATTTTCATTAATGAATTGGGTAAATCTTTTTACTTGATTTTTCATAGTATTTAAACTGTTTATTTTATGGTTCGATATCTTCTTCCTCTTCAGTATCATCTGAAAGGCCTAACATTTCGTCATTGAATTTATTGAAAGCTGATTCAGCTTCTTTCATGGTCTTATTTAAAGTAATAAGCTCATCTTTTAGAGTCTGAACTTTCTCTTTGTCTTCGTCAGTTGCTGGATTTTTACGAGCATCTTCTGGCATTTCCAAGAACTCTTTTTGTTTATCTTTAAATGCTTTAACTGCATCTTTACGAGCTTGGTCAAGTTTCTTGAATTTACCAATCTCAGTTGAATCATCAATATCTTCAACCGAAGTAGGCTCAGCATCAGTCGGTGCAGCTGGTTCAGCAGGAGCGTCCATTTCAGCTGGTGTTAAGTCAGCAGGAGGATCAATTGCAGGTCCAGTAGCATCAACCTTTTCAGATTCTTCAAGCCATTGATTGTACCTATAAATCATTGTTTAGTTAGCTATTTTAGTTTATTTATCTACGACTCTCGAATAAATAACTCTACAATGAAATTACTAACATTCAATACATGGTTATCTGAGACGGCCAGGCCACTAGTAAAGCTTAGTGATCTTGATATTAACCGTCGATATAAAGATGAGAGGTATGAGTATGAACTATTTCCAAGATTTAGACGACTTAAAGCCAGAATCAACGAACTAGATAAAATGCCAACTCTTGAGCACTGGTTCGCAATGATGCAGAACTCAGACGCCGAATTCTATACGCTAGTTCAAACAGGCGAACTTGGTCAACCTGATGTCAGAGAACTATTTAGAGACCTAACGGGTCGTCGTGCAGCAAAGATGGCAAAGTATAATCTAGAAGAGAACAAAGGAGAAATCGCTGCATGGCAATGTAGCATAGACCCTTCTTGGAAAATGATTGCGCTATGGCCGACTGATCCGGGCTATGAGGACGCTGCGAAGATTTTTGACTATTTAGGAATTGCGTTTGGCGACCTTTCTTCTAAAACTATTTACGTAGACGGTGTTCAGCTTGAACAGGAAAATTTAACAAAGGATCACCTACTTGCAATTGAAGCTCATGAAATTAGTCATGGCATATTAAGTCATCAATCGTCAAATCGAGAATTAGCGGAATACGATGAGAGACAGGAAAGAGAAGCCGATTGGATGGGAGTCAGAATCCTTGATGCAATGGATTATCAAATGGCGGCTCAAATCCTAGAAGATCGATATGAAACTCACTATGGCGAAAGTTCAGAAGATCTTGATAACACCGAAAAATTAGAATCTCAATTGCGAGATTATTTAAAATAAAACAAAATACGATGGCTAAAAAGTATTTCTTTGGATGGGACAACCTTAAATGGTTAATTACTCAGCTTGGCGCGATGTACAGCGGAAAATCTTCTTACTTTTCAAAAAAGAGAGTTGAATCAGGTATTGCATTTGCAATTGCTCAATGGGGTATGATCTTCTTCTTACTTAAAAAATATGAAACTCTAAGTATGACTGACTTCCTAATTTGGGCAGGTGTTGAATTTACAGTTTCAGGATACATGATCAATCAGATCCAAAAAGAAAAAGCAGCGAATTCAGCACAAGCAGACGATGTTGCATAATTAAAATTTATGAAAACTTTTTCTCAATTCATTAATGAGAATTCACAGGATTCACAGCACTATGAATTAATGGCCTCTCTTGCAAATGCAATGAACACTGCCGGTCGATATGCAAACGCGTCAGTAAATCAAGCAGACAATTCAATTCGACTCTCATCAAACTGGGAGCTTGACACTATGAAAATTAGCGATCTTGGAAGAGTTGAACCGACTGCCTATTATGTTGCAAATCTTGTTCCAAAATTTAATAAGGAGGCCTCTACTAATCTGAGCAGACTAATTCAATTAGGGCTAGGAAATGTAAGCGATTTGCTTGAAGGATTTACTATAACTACCGCCCTTAGTGTAGACGTTTACGAAGTTGAAGGTTATGAATTCAAAGACGGCCCAGACACTAATGAGTATACTCTAGAAGAGTTAGACATTCAGGGGTTCTTTGATACTGGTGATATTAGTGGAGCGGGCGAAGCTCTTGTTGAATGGTGGGATGAAACTGCTAATGAATATGGCTATATGCTTTATACACGAGTAGCAGAAGACCTTGAATCGTATATTGCAAGCCGCCAACCTGATGAAGAAGACGATGAGTTGGAAGATGAAGGGTGGTGATGTTGGAATCTGAAGAGATTTAATTAAGGCTTGCCCGTCATCATTTCATAATAGTCCCAAAGATCTTGACAAGTTTCGTACTCTTCAAGATCTTCAAGCCATTTTATAACATCGAGAATTTCAGACCAATACGGAGAGGCAATTCCTCTTTTTTCTAAGTCCTTACACTTCTTGCGCATTTCTGCGTGTCCACTGCCTTGATCTGCTGACACTATAATCCCCGTATTTTTGGCGAGGTTGTACCTCTATAGTATATTTAACGTCGAGGTCGAGCAATTGTTTGAGGCACTGAACAAAATCTGAAGTATGTAGGCTTAGTACCGAATTATAATCATCATCTCGATATCCGCCAAAGAGGGCGCATGAAACAGGCAGAGGTCTTTCAAGTTTTCCGTCCATTTTCTTTACCCAACTCCAGAAAAATTCTGAACATTTTGTCCACCAATATGTTGAGCACTGATGCCCTAATTGATCGTCAGCATGTGAATCGGCGCCGTGACACCAAACGACATAGTCAATTTTACCGGACAAGATCGCTGATTCTAATTTACCTTCAACAAAGGTTACAAGATCCTCATAATATTTTTGATCTGAGAAACTTGGGTTAAAGTTGAATCCAACTGGCACCGCTGAATTTAGATCAGGCTGAAACACCCGAGTGTCTTCAATTGAATTACCGAAGTGGCCGTCTAAGTCTAGATAACAGCCGACCTTTCCAAGCTCTCTCCAAATCTTAACTGATGCAATTGCCTGTCCACTAAATGTACAGAATCCACTGCCTCCGTCTGGTCGAGCATGGTGGAATCCGCTAGTTGGGCTAAAGCTAACTTCACCAGGATTTTGGATGGAATTTCGGATTGCTGAATAGATTGACGCATTAGTATAACGAACGGACTCTGCGAATTGCTGATTCCAACTCAAGCCGTTTGATGACGATTTTGGTCCGCCCTTAAAAAAGTCTTTGACGTAATTTTTAGTGTGTGCAACCAAAAAGTCAGAATTACCGAATCTGTCGAATGCTTTAGTTATTTCAAAATGATCAAGTAGACCCTTCTTGGCCAGATACTCGATCAAGAGCTTAGGTTTTAGAGGGGACTTACTGTAGTTAGAGTATGAGTCCTTCTCTAGTACCTGCTTTGGATTGTAAAATGTTTTTATCTTTAGGTGTCTCATACTCTTAATAATATACAAAAAAAGTCGACCAAATGGCCGACTTTATAGTAAGAGTGCGCAAGCTTTATTTCTTTAGAAAAATATTATCTAGGTCGTCTAACCAATCCCAAACATGGGAGATTTCGACTGGACCGTCTTCGACTGGCACCTTTGCGCTGTTTTCTGAAACAGTTTGCGTTATTTGAAGAGTGATTGCGACTTGTGATAAAATAGTTGAAATAATTTCAGAGAATGTCCAGTTAGTTACTCCTTCAAAATAGACTTCCTCAGTATGTGGGTCAACGTATTCTAACCAGTCATCTGCGACCAGCGGCAAATTACACCAGTCCTGAAAATTTATTGACGCGAGCGGATGCAAAATATCTGTGTCCGGATCGTCCTCATTGATTATTTGCAAGCCCATTAGCACGTTATGGACAGTTATAAAGTTAATGAGGTCTTCGTCTTCTTTTATTTTGCTTACTTGAGCAGCCTTTAGTAGGAATACTTGGTTTGCATCTATTTTTTTAGCTGAAATTGAAGATTGATCGGCTGACATGAAAATTTCGTCAAGGCTAACTCCGCTCAGGCTCTGCACAAAATACAGCTTAATTATGTCTGAATACGGTTTTAGGAGGTTTAGTACAGAGTGAACTGACAAACCTTCTTCAATTTCAACTGCGTAACTCATGAACCATGTTATAGGTAGAGAAGCGTCCGCAATATTCTTTTTAATCCAGTCTTCAGAAGATTCATCCCAGAATGAAAAGAAGAGCCCGTCCTTATTGATTGATACTTTGTGCATATTAGTTATTTATCGTTTAGTTATTTTACTCCATTTACTGGTACGGATTTCGCGAATAAATAACTAAAAGAATCAAACTTAATGATTAATTCATTTATTCAAATGGTTAACGAATCAGCCGATTTAGAACTAGGCCAAGAAGGTCTTGTTGATGAGATGGGAGTTAAACGCCCAGAAAGTTTAACAGGCAGTGAAATGGGAACAATTCGTCAATCTTCAATTCAACACAGGCAAAATCAGACAAACGTTCCACGTAAAAAGAACTATCACGAATTGGTCGTGGAGCTAGTTGACGATTTAAAGCGTATGCCTAGAACAGAGATCACAATGGAGAAACCAGCAAATTCTCGATACTATTATCCAAAGTTACCGGCTGCTATTGTGCAAAAAATGCGCGAAGCCTATGCACTAAACTCTAGATCATTTGTCCAAGATATTGGAAATTGGAGAGACATTAGTCCAAACGATTCAGACGCAATCTATTTTAAGATTGAAGCACCTAGTGATCATCAACGAAGCCATTTTCCAAACGGCGGAATTCCGCCAATGCTTAGAGGAACTGGACTAGGTTACAAATTATATAGAGCCCTACTTAAAACAGCCGGATATCTTTCTTCAAACCGTTCTGGATCAAATGAAAAAGATAAAGCTTGGGGTTCTCTACTTGCTCAAAAAACAAATCCTGACGGAACTTTGTCAGTAGATGACGCTCACGCAATTATTGGTAAGTCCAATTGGATGGCACTAGACAAGGGAATGTCTGACCGTGGGAAAATAGATGCAGCTGTCAGTTTCATAACTAACACAGTCGGAGTTCAACGAACTCAGCCCGATAAATTTGATATGGATGATGAGCTATTGTCAATTCTACCGGACGATTTTCTGGTTAAATTGGACCCAGCTTATTTGCAATCACTAGTTGATGATGGTCGTATTACTCAGGAAAAATACAGACAAATTGAAGATTCAAGAAGTGAAGCTGACCGTCGTGAAAGAGAACGTCAAGCTCAAGCTGAAATTGAAGCACGCGAACGTCGTGCTAGAGAAGAGGCTGAGACTCGTCGTCGTTTAGCTAGTCGAATCCAACAGTTTGGTGCAGACCCAGACGCTGAATGGAGTGTTGGCGATTATATCGTAGTTAAGTCTTACCTATTTGACGCTTCATATAACGGTTTACCTATTCGTCGAGTGGTTTCACAAAACGGCGGTACTTATATAGCTGTTAAAATCTCAGATGCAATTAGAATTGATAATGGCGATATTACTCCAAATCAAGCAAACGATAATCGATCAACATCTGACAAATCACAATGGGTTAAAGTAAACCTTGATCAAATCCCAGATCTAACGCGAGTTAATTTAACTGACGCTGAGCGTACGTACCTTGAGGGTCAAATGGATCCCGAAACTGCGGCTAGAGCAAGAGCAGAACGTGAGGAAGCTGAACGCGAAAGACGCGAAGCTGAACGTAGAGAAAACGAGGAACGTGCTAGAAATAGAGAAACATTCGGTTCTTTACCCGATAATGCTGGTGAATTAAAGACTTCTCAAACTGCGAGAAATAATGGCTCAATCAGAGAAGCTGATCTATTAAAGAAATTTAGAGATTCATATTTCACAGATAGAATGGAGATCATTGTAATGGGACCGCAACAGAGAGAAGCTCTAAGAAATTCATTTGGTGTTCCAGTATTCATTGCATGGACCGGTTCATCAAGACGTCCAATACCAGCGTCTCTTGATACAATAAATAATGATCCACAATCTGTTAAATTAACGAATGCTGTAACCGGCTTTACAATTGATGCACCGTTTACTGGTCTTGGCCTAATGGCATATCCATTAACTGAAGTAACAGTTGACGATAAAATGAGAGCTAGAGCAGGAACTCACTATTATATCTCTGGCCATAAGAATGCCTTTGGTATTCTCGCAAAGAGTGATTATGGTGCAGTTAATACATCTGCTCAGAAATTTATCTACGTTAAAGCATACGGATACGGAGAACGTAGCGTATCAGTTAGATTAGATTTATTAAGAAAGATTGGAACTCCTACTGAGCTGTAACTGGATGCATTTCGTAGAATCTAGCAAGACGCTCACGAAATTTAAAATAGTATTCTTTCATTTCGCTAGCTGACATTGTAAAATGCTGAGGCTTATCGTCGACTTCATTTGAAATCCAGATCTGACATCTTGTAGTTTTAATCTGCATTCTATCCCATACTGCAACTGAATATGCGGCAACTTGGTGTTTATAGTCTTCGATCCATTTCTCGTCTTTTGGTTTACGAGCCGTTTTGAAATCGACGATCGCATAATCGTCCGTTATTAATTGTGAAACGTTATCGACTGTTCCAGCGTATCCGCCGTCTCTTGGTGTCCATAAGAATCTTTCTTGTGCAATAACCTTTTTAATTTCCTCAAATGACTTTGACTTAATAAAATTGTAGAATAAGGTTCCACCGACTATTTTTGCACGATTGTCAAACTTCTCTATCTCATCGTCTAACCTAGATAAGGATAGAGTTTCTTCTAATCGGTCCTTTGAGCTTAATGATGCTGGAAGATTAAGGTAAATTTCACAGAGTCTGTGCATTACTGTTCCACGATTAGCTGCATCCTTGCCAATTTGGTCTGCTTTCTGATGGCCAACTCGGTCTCTCCATGCGTTTAGACCTGTCTTATCTGAAGTCTCTCCGAGGACAGTAGTCACACTCGGAAAGGTTCCAATTATATGAGTATCATTACTTACTTGGTAATACCTGAAGCCATTGATCTCAACTCTCTTTATTTTCTCGTTCATTTGGATAAATAATTAAACTAGTATCTAGTACATAAAATACTCGTAAAGTTTAACATGCTTAAGAAATTTGATGAATTTAATGAAACCTTGAATGAGGGTTTTTGGGACTGGTTGACAGGCAAGTCTGAAAAGGGAGAAAAGAAGGACAAAGTGACCAGTGCTAAAGAGGGTCCAATTGATGCAAAGGTAGCAGAATATTATAAAACGCTACAGGATTTTGCTGATGCTGGCAAATCTATTGAAGTTCAGTCACTTGGCAATATGTCTTATTCTAAAATGGTTGAAGATATTCAACTTGCGTTGGAATTCCTAGGTTATAAACTTGAAAAATACGGAGTTGATGGATACTTTGGCCCAGAGACTTCTGCTGCCATTGTTAAATTCAATCAAGATACCTTAAATAAAATACCAGATTCTCAACATGATTAAAGGATTCGATCAATTTACTGGAAAGATTAATGAAGCTTCAAACGGTCAGCTAAATGATGCTGACCTAGTTCCAATTCAGCCACTCGGTAAGAGCGGCGGAAACCATAAATTAAATTCACAAGCAGCAAAAGCATACGAAGAAATGAAGAAGGCTGCTGAGGCAGACGGTGTAACTTGGGGTATTACTGACTCGTATCGAGATTATGAAGCCCAAGTTGATGTTGCTGCACGTAAAGGTCTTTACAAAAATGGAGGATTGGCGGCAGTTCCTGGAACATCAAATCACGGATGGGGTAGTGCTCTAGATCTTGACCTAAATTCTGAAGCTCAAGAATGGTTAAAGAAGAACGCTGAAAAATTTGGATTCACAAATATTCCAAGAGAACCTTGGCATTGGGAACATAAAGCCAGTGTTGAGCTAGCAAAGACTGGAAAAGAAGGCACTGGATCTTCAGCTAAAGTCGGATCAGTGCTAATTGATTCAGATCTAATTAAGAGACTGATTGCAAAATTAAAAGAGAAGAATTTCAGCCAAAAGGATCTAGACCAGTACATTGCTAAGTCTTCGTCAGGTAAAGGCGCAAACTTTAAAAGCGGTGAAAAGTTTCCTGCTGAAAATATGAAAGCCATTGAAAAAGCAATGGATGATCATGGTATAACAAATGAATATGCTAGAAAGGCAATTCTTGGAGTTATTTCAAAAGAATCTCCAGGTTTAAAATCTGAAATAAGTTATTCTGGAACAAGTGCTGCTCGAATTAGAGAAGTTTTCCCAAGTAAATTTGGTGATAAATCTGATTCTGAGATTGACGACATTAAGAAAGACGATGCTATGTTTTGGGATGTAGTGTATGGCGGTAAATACGGAAACACTGAACCTGGAGACGGTTCAAAGTACCGAGGCCGTGGTTTTAATGGAATAACATTCAAATCAAATTACGAAAACTTACAGAGAATTTACGACAGGTCTGGCGCTAAGGTTGGCAATATTGATATTGTTAAGAATCCTGAACTTCTTGAAAAACCTGAAGTTGCAGCCGAATTCGCTGTTCTATATTTCATGGATACTTTTAAACGTCACGGTAAGGATGTGAATTCCTACACTGATTTAGAGTCAGCCGTTACTGATTACGTTCAAGCAAATGCAGGCTGGGGAACTTCTTTAGCTGGTGCAGTCACATCAAAGGGTTTACAAAAGGCAATGGACTTTGCGAAATCATTAGATACAGACCAAATTGCTTAACTATGAAACACCTACTTGAATATAAAATATTTGAATCAGCTGAGAGGATTATTGATGCAACGGCTGGCGCTGGAACAGATGAGGAATCTCTGGTGCAAGCGATTGCTGGCATTCAAACGCCTGAAGACCTATCTAAAATTGATGCAGAACTTGCTTCAAACCTAAATTCTGAATATAAAAGCGTAAAAGATGCAATAGCTGGAGAGCTTGGAGTTTTTGATACAGTTTACAAGGACGCAATTGCTCAAAAGTTTAGTCAGTTAGGTTTGCCTAACTACTTAGAAGACGGAATAATTCCAGTTAAATCAGATAAAGTAGAAAAGACTCAAATTGAAAAACCTATCAAATCTGCCATGGCTGAAACACAAACTCTTTCTCAAGGAAAAATCAATATTAATTCAAATAAATCTGCTCCGTTAATTGTTGTATTCGGTGGAATTGATGTGGGTGGACGATCGAGTGGTTCTTATATGTATGACTATTTTAAAGAGGCTACTTTATCGAAAGCGACAACATTTATTGCAAATTCTTCAAAAATAGACGGCTCTAAAGCCTGGTCTGAAATATCTGGTTTAAACTTAACTCCATCTAAAAAGATTCTCTACCTATTCTCTGGTGGATATTTACCTGGGATGAGCTTGCTAAATAAGGTAGCTGCATCCGAGTGGGCTGCAATTTATCTAGTTGATATTTGGATAGGTCAAAACTCAAATACTGAGAATTTCTATACAAAACTCACAGCGGACTTTCCTGACAAAGTAAAATACTACTATACTGGCGGAGAGAATTCAGCAGGTGGATCCAATAACCTAAAGGCAAAGAAGGAAATGATTGACTCTGTTAGCTATTCAAAGGGTGCAGGCTCTCACATGGGAGCAAATGATATTGCGGTAAACGACCTTAATGGAGATATCTCCTAGTCTTCTTTAGTTGATTTAGTATTTCCGAACTTAGATAAGAATATGTCGGCAGTCTTCTCAAGAACACTATTGAATGCTGTGTCAGATTCACGAATTGATTTAAAATAGTCAACGAAACCTACCATATCTGCAATTTTATAAGTATTAATCTTGACCATATCAGATGAATTTCCGTCAATTGAGACAAATGAATCTCCTGTTACTTTTAAGACAATACCAGTATGACCTTTTCCAGATGAAGCGCCGCCTCGTGACTTAATAAAGACTTGACCCGGCTGAACCTTTGAGGGATCGCGTGAGTCTATCTTATTTTCAGCAGGTGCAGAATTCCAATGAGACATAACTGCTGCAGTTTTAGGTAGAGGATTTTCAATACTAAGTTTTGAACAAAGCTCATCGAACATTGCATAAACGAATGCCATGCACCATGGATTACCTGCGCCTAGTCCAAGCTTACCGAGCATACCCTTAACCATTGACCCGTCATTATTTCCTTCTTCTTTTTTCCCAACGTAATCTGCTAACACATGACCAAATGTTTCGGCTGCATTCGTTGCAGTATCAGGTTTAATCGCTAGTTCAGCTTCAGTTATGAATTGATTAAAATCTTTAATAAGTTTCATTCTGGATAAATTCTTTGAATTATTTATCTAGGATAACCATATCCTTATAGAACATAATTCCAAAGTCCCAGATTAAAAATGTGAATCCTATTACAAATAGACCGGTGTGTACTCCCTGTTCAATAAACCAGCCGTATGGATTGTAACAGAAAGTCAAATTTGGGATTGGGCAAAATTGCTTGAAGTAGCCCTTTTCCCAAGTTTTGTGGCAATAAGGTTTTGCCGTAAATTTTAGTTTTGCTTCCATATTTAGTTGCTTAGTGGTGCTTTTATTGCTGGGTGTGATTGATAGTTTTCTAATATAATATCATTTATTGAACTACAGTGAATGCCGTCTCTAACATGGACAGTTGGTAATTTAAAAGGCTCTCGTGTACGATATGGTATTTTGTATGCATCATAATATTCGCTTAATCCTCCACCGAACGGAACTTGCTCATCAACTGCTGTTTGATAAAAATCTCCCATTGCAGTCTTTAACATTTCGTGACGTTCGTCTGGTGAGTAGCTTCTTCCGATTTGCTCTTCAACTGCATCCACGTGATTTAAGTAAAGGTGAACATCTCCTAGGTTTCCAATCAATTGATCAGGTATCATGTTGACTTCGTCAGCTAGCATAGTTAATAGTAAGCCATAAGATGCTATGTTGAATGGTAGCCCTAAGAACGTATCTACTGAACGTTGATTCCACATCAAAGAGATTGCTCTGGTTGGTATGTTTGAACCATCTAACATTTGATGAGTATATGGTGCAAAAGTACGAGCAATACCATCTCTTTTCTTTTTATATTCTGTTCTTTCTTCCAAACTCAACTCTCTTGTATAAACTTGGAATCCATAGTGACAAGGTGGAAGTACCATCTGGTCCAATTCACCTACATTCCAAGCATTAACCATTAAACGTCTTGAGTCTGGGTTTGTTTTAAGGTCTTGTATTAGATTTTTGATTTGGTCTACTCCGCCATCAAATATAGCATTCCAATTCCTCCATTGTCTACCATAAATTGGACCCAACTCACCCCACTTCTTAGCAAACTCTTCATCCTTCATTGACTCGACGAAAGCTTCTTCCTTTGTTACAAAAGGTCCCCAATCGATCACACCATTATGCTTTTCGTAATTCTTAATAGCATCACCATTCCAGATATGACAGTTATTATCAATTAGGTACTTGATATTAGTATCACCACGTAAGAACCATAACAGCTCAGTCACAACAGATTTGAATGGCATCTTCTTAGTAGTAAGAAGAGGAAATCCTTCTTGCATATTATGACGAATTGTATAGCCGAAGATTGAACGCGTTCCTGTGCCAGTTCGATCCTCCTTTACTACACCATATTCATTTATTGCATGAAGTAGATCTATGTACTGTTTATCTAAGTTATTCATTTATTAACTCTTTTAATCTTTTAATTTCAGCAATCACATCATCGCCTAATTCAATTTTAGACATCATGGTGAGGTCTGCTACTTGTCCCATAAGTACTTCAATTAATTGAGTTTTTGCATCGTCCTTCGAGGTTAAGGCTTCTTGGGAAGGCCATATTTGAGAACCGTTTAAGCTGATTGACTTTACTGGATTCGCTGGCGGAGTTCCGTCTAATGCTTTTTCGCCAACGTTTTTTAGAGCCTCTCCGCTCATACATGCTGATTCAAATCTTAATTTAACAAAGGTTGAATTGGGAGCAGTTGAGATTGAATTAGGTCTGCAATTTGGCGAAAACTTAGTAATCATAGTGTTTACAATCTTAGTCGTTTGTGAAATACTAAGAGGATTTGAGTAAACAATAAAGTACTCATTGATTTCTGCTGAATTTCGATTAAGTAATCGATTTACGAAAGTTATTAGTTTTTTCATAGGTTATTCTTCTTCTGTTTTGTTTAATAATTGATTATCTGTAATTGCACCAGCAGTCATTAGCAATTTAAGTAGGGCTTCAAGGTCAGTAAAGTGCATGCTAATTTGCTCCCTTCTATCCTTTCGTTCGATTGTGATATCCCAACCTTCTCCGTTGGCCCATTCAGTAACCTCGTAAAAATCGCCTTTCTTGCTCCAAGTGTCATCTTCATTTACGAATAGCTCCCATGACTTTCTCTGATTACTTCCAATTTTGTATTCTCCCAAAAATGAAGGTTTGAAATTATCGCAAATCGGATCGGCATCCTGTTTTAAGTCTTCAGCCTCAAGCTGAAGTCTTTCAATCTCTTTGGTTATTTGTGTTAATCTATCCATGTTGATTATATTTTACATAAAACTCTCGATTTGGGTCGCACGATCCATCGATCGAGTACCAATCCTTTTCAATAGCCTCTTTTACCCATTGAGCATCTCGCTCAGTCTCAGTGTAGGCAATTGTTCCAGTTTGTGAAATATCTCCTGTGTCTGGATCAATATCGACAAACACAACTTTCCATTCTAAATTATTCATATTAATCAGTTAAATCGTTTGGGTCTTTAGTGTATGCAATATGTTTATTAAACCATTTTGAAAATTTCCAATCAGGAAATCTTCTTTTGCAAAATTCTCCGAATACAATGAAAGCAAAGGCAATGATCCCTGCTCCAAAATATGCTATTATTCCGTTCATTATTTAAAATTTAATTTCTCTAAATGTACTTGATCCTGACCAAAATTCGATCACCTCCCCGTTTTTAGGTTGAGGTCTATCGTATTCGGCTCGCATCTTTGCTAATCTTTGGTCAACTGACTTTTTGTCATATAAATTCTTAAGTGACTGCCATTCAAGATTTAGATCTTCAATAGTCTCATCACTGAAGTTTTTAGTTATTCCAGCCGGTTCAATTAAGAGCCATTTATCAGAATTTAGAACTGACCATTGTGTGCTGGTTGTAACTCCATATAGGAATAGCATTCGAGACTCTTCAATCTCAGCGTGATCTTTAATTAGTTGGTTGAACACCAGATTCCCCAAGTCTATTAAGTCCTTCATTGTGTTTTTGTATTGTTTGTTTAATCCAGTCAAAATTAACTGGAGTATAATCGGTCAAGCATGCGCATACTGAATAGGCATTCTTGATTGGATGCAAAACTTGGTGTGAGTGACCATATAGGTGATATGATCCGTGAAATTTTCCATTGAATTCCAAGATTGGATAGTGGAACAGCACAACTCGACGAAAACCGATTTTCTGTTCTGGGTCCGGAAAGAAGATCTCTTCGTAATCTTTAAAGTCAACGATTTTTGCAACTGAACTAAGTTCCCTGAACCAGTGCTCATCGATATGAGTATCGTGATTGCCTTTTAACCAAACTATATTACCCTTTAACTGGCTAAAAATCCATTTTAGATAACTTAATTTAATTCGGTGCATTGAGGCATCTCCTAGGAAGAAAACAGTATCATCCTCCTGTACAACAGAATTCCAACGAGCAATGATCTCATTATCGTGCTCCTCAATTGATTGGAAATTATGCAAACCTTCTTCAAATCGCAATACGTTATTGTGATCAAAGTGGGGATCGCTTATGAACCAGGTTTTTGCTGGATCGAATATTTTGTTCTGTGGTATTTGTCCGCTCATGTTAGTTTTGTACTAACATACCCAAAAGCGGTTTCGGCGTCACTCATTACCTTAGATCTTTGTTGAAAAGCTAGATCAGTTTGAGCCTTATCGTATTTAGACGAAGATGTGTGCTTGTCTATTTTTGTTTTATAAATCTTGACAACTTCCTGTAGGAATTCTTGAGAGTTCTGGTATTTAGATTTAGGAAGATTGAATGTTCCGTTTTGCTCCAATGTTCTAGCAAACCCCAAGATTCCATTGCAAATCTGCTCAAGGCTTAAGTCAGTCACGTCAATTCCAGGATGTTGCTCCAAGTACTGATCAAGCTGGACTGCTCTCTTCTCTCCACGAGTAAATTCGTCTGTGAATTCAGCAAGATGGGCCAAGAACCTGTTAAAATCTCGGGTAACAATTCTCTCTTCAACGTCCTTGCGAAATGCTGGGCTGACTAGCTCACCCGCCTTAATCTTGGCAACAACGCCACGATCAGTTACCGAAACTCCGAGCGCATTACCGAATGATTGATATAAGAAACCTACAACAAATCCTTTAATACCTCTAATTGGCGTGTAGCGGGCTTTTGCCCAATCGGCCGAGTAAGTGAATGTTGGAATAACATCGACTTGCACAGGACCATCAGTTAAATTTATGACCAGTTTGAGGTTGCCTTCAGAGATGGCTTCAGTTTCTTCAGTATCTAGATCAGGTCGAGTTGATTCAGCCGACCATTGTAAAAAGAGGCTATTATATTTTTTAAGAGTATCAATCTCAACTCGACGACCTTGAGGTTCATCAAGTGGATACATTACAAGAATATCAACATCACCGTATGCCTTTTCAGGATTCTCTTCAAGATCCTTTTTAAAATAGACGCCTGAGCCACCTGGTCCAACTACTTTTACTGGAGCAAGACCATGTGCCTGGGCCCATTGATTAAAATCTGCAAAGATATTTTCCAGAACCTCAATTGCCTCCTGTAAAACAGCTGGAGTTATCTTGGTTCCTTGAGTTTTGGTTGTTGCCCAGCCTCCCATTTCATTTATTTGTAAAAAGTCCGTAAATGATTTAATATTCTTCAAAACTTGTGATGTTCTTTTAGATATTTATCGCTGAACTTCCGGCACCCAGTGAGTTGTGCGCCCGTCTAGAGTCTCTTCACGAACTACAGTATTTCCTTTGGGATCGAGCTTTTGTGCATAGACTTCAAATTCAAACACGAATTCTCCTTTTTCTCCGCCCAGCCTCTGGTAATTTCTGATACTGGCTCCACCTTGTGCGTATGAAGTTTTCATGATTTTCTGAATCCAGTTAAAGAGAACAGCTGTTTCAACTTGATCAATATCTCTGACCAATCTATGCGGCGAAATGCCTGCTCGATAAAGCACTTCGCATTTAATATAATTACCTACGCCTGCGCACACTCTCTGATCCATCAGCACCTCAACTATTGTCTTGTTAGGATACTTATTGATTGCTGAATTGAATTTAACTAGGGTGAACTCTGTATCATTGAGAGCATCTCCACCTAGACTCGCTAATTTCTTGGTGAGCTCAGCTCTATCGTGAGAAAATTTAAGTGTACCGAACCTGCGTTGATCTACAAAATAGAGTGACCTGGTGTCATCGATACCAATACCAAAGTGCGCGTGCTTATCTGGGTCAGTTGACCAGTAACCGCTCATACCCAATGTAATCCACACGGTTGCACCAGTTTCAAGCTCAAGCCACATGAATTTACCCTTGACTCCTCCGCCGACTACTCGGCTTGGCAAGGACACCTCATCAATCCCAAGTGGTCTTTTTTTAAGAAATCTACCACTAAATACTTGTAACTGTGTTACTTGTGAATCTCCGATCTCTTTTCTGAGATCTTCATACACCCTTCTAACTTCTGGTCCTTCCGGCATAAGATAAATAATTTAGTAAAAATATACTTATTAACGATGGCTACAGCAACAGCATTTGCATATAACACAGGATCACCAATTGACGGGACCGACCAGGTCGGATCTCTCGCGGTCGGAATCCCAACATACGGTTTTGAATCAACTGGCCTTGAGTGGTGGGGCGGTCCCGATCAAGAATTGGGAATAGTGGTTGCAAAACCTGTTCCAAGCGAAAAACAACCGACTCCAGTTGGAGAAAATCTTTATTTAGACGGCACACGTAAGGGAGTTGACATTGCATTGACTGGATCACCATCTCAGGTCGCTCATCAAAACTTTGGATATCAACAGTCTGTATTGGGAACAATCGGTATTGACTCTATTGATAAGGTAATGTTTAGCGTTTTAGTTCAGTTAGATACACCGGGCGTTCAGACAAATTCTCACTTTATTGGAGTTGGTAAAGCATCAATGAACTATCAGGGCAATCCATACCGTGGCTATCCAGGAAATGATAATGCGAGCTATGGATATTGCAGTGACGGTAGTACATACGGAGGCGGCAGTGTTGATGTTTCGCAGTTAGCAACTTGGGGAAATGGTGATATTGTTGATATTGCGATTGATCGCTCAATAGATGCAATGTGGGTTAGAGTAAACGGCGGCGATTGGAATAATGATCCGTCTGCTGACCCAAATAATCCAAGCGGTGGTCTGTCCGTACCGTTTGACGCAATATGTTATCCAGTATTATGTCCAGGATACGACGGTACGATGACTATTCAGGCAAACCCGGCGTATGGAACACCAAATAATTTTAAATTTCTAGGAAGCGGTGAAACTGCATCAGTTGCATTTAGCCGAACCTCAAACAATCCTTCAACTAAAGAAGACGAATTTATCAGCATCGCATACGCTCTGCTCTATGGTCCAGGCGATATTGGCGCAAATCCTCCGTTTGCAGACGGTGCTGAAGCATCCGCTGCACTAACCGCTGCAGGATATTGGAATAGTTATTCTAGCTTCGGCAGCTCAGGATTCCAATGGATGACAATGACAAGTATCGCTGACTCATCGGCTTCCGGTATTGGACAAAATAATATTACTGTTTCGATTACTCAAGGAGGTGGCGGTATGCAAACCGAGAATGGTATGTACCAAGCTGCAACATTCCCAGAAGAATATGGAGTTCCACTAAGCGGTAATCAAATCCGAAACACCAAAGCTGGTGTATTTACAGCAACATTTAGCCAGCCCGTTCTGAATCCGCTAGTTGCATTTGCAAGCGTTGGTAATCCTGGATTACCAGTCCCAGTTCAATCAACTTTACCATTCACACCAATTTTTGGTCAGGCTACAACATATCAAAACGAATGTAGTCCAACTCAATACACTCAATTTACCGGACGAGAAGGATTTAATATTATTCGAATAGATGGTACAGTCAGTAGCGTAACTTTTACGTATACTGTCGAGGAATTCTATTGCACCGTTTGTTTTGGATTCGTTGATCAAAATGCATAATTTTAAAAAAAGCACAAGTTTATACCCAAAGTATAAAAATAGGATTAAAAATAAATTATAAATCTACATGAAAAGACACGTTCAAATTTTCGAAAATTTTGAAAGAGCGTTTGATAACGTTTACGGAGCAAATCCCTTAATAGAAAAAGCCAAAGTTGATCAAGACGGCGACGGCGATACTGATTACGTTGACGCAAAGGTTGCTCAATATCAAAAGGGCGGTATTAAAAAAGGCCAAGCAATTGCAAAGGCAAAAATGTTTGCAAAAAAGAATAATATTAAAGACTCTATCAAAGACTCGAATAAGACAGTAAAAGAGGGCTTTTTTAATAGATGGACAAAACCTTCTATTGATCAAGCTGCTCATGATTCAGTAAGGGGTCAAGGCCACAGCCACCGAGGAAACGACGATGGAGAGTACATTATGTTTGACGGTCAAAAATTTAGCCAAGATCAAATTGAGTATGCTGACTATCATGATATGGGCAGAATTCCTAGGGTTGAAGATGGCATATTAATTATTGCTGATCCAAATTGGAGTAATTAATCTAAAACTGGTTGAGAGTATTAAGTAGAATAGGCTAAATCAAAAACTTAAAATATGTATTATTTAGCAAAACTACGCTTTGAGTCAGAAGACGACAATGGCAAACAAAAAAAGATTAGAGAACAGTATTTGGTGCAAGCATCTTCAGTTGGAGAAGCTGAACAAAAATTAATGGATCGATTTGGACAAGGAATTTCACCTTGCCAGTTAGAAGCAGTTCAAGAATCAAAAATCTTAGGCCTTATTGAATAAAGGTTAGCTGAGACTAAAAAAGAAAAGGAGCATTAAGCTCCTTTTTTTATGTGAAATATGTTGGAAATTTAGAAGAGAGGCTCTTCAGTATAGTAGGATCATCTTTGCCTTCGTGCATCAGCTCATAGGCATGATCGAATATTTTGATGCTGGTGGCATTACCTATGATTGCATCAATCTTGCGACGAACAACTGACGTTGGCCCGTTTTCGTGTATCAGCTTAACTAGGTTAGCTGGCTCTGGAATAAAGTACTTGTTGAAACTCATATTTTTATTATACTCTGATTAAACAAAAAAGGTTAGCTTTTTAGGGCTAACCTTTGGTATCGTGGGGAACGCGTATGGAAGGATTAGGGTTTACCTTCAATTTGATGCTGAGCTTGCGTTATAACGACAACCTTCGTACACTCCTGTCAGAGTCGACTCAAAGCAAGTTGGATCCGCTTGAATCACTATCGTGTTAACCACAACAGTACGAGTGCTTTATCCCACCTAGCAAAGGATTATTCAGCCATTTAACGGGACTATTTTATACCCGTATGCCGATTGCAAAATACCATATATGTATATCAAAACCTTAGACTCCAGTGGTTAACTGGTTCAAGTTGACCGTTTGGTCTGCTGGTTTCAGCCAGCGCTTGCGGAGCATCCTCCTAATCTAAACCATTACCTGTTTTACAATCAGGTTGTTCTGGCACATACTCGATTGAAGCTCATGACTTCCTCAACCGTTTCCCCTCGTAATTTAAAGAACTTATGTTAATATTATAACGCTAATTCGGATTTCGGTTTTACTTTTAGCGAATTTTTTTCTAAAAAAGTTTGAAAACCTTCGTAGATGTAATTCGTTGTGCACTTAGTCGACTGTTGCAGAGTCTTTATGTAGGTGTGGCCGTTGGGCGCTAAGTAAAATCCAATTACAGTTTCTTCGCCTTGATCGCCAATCAGGATCAAGTCTTCAAGTTGAATTGAGTCTCTCATTGTTTTTTATAGCGTCTGCGAAAGAAGATAGAGAGCCCAAAGAATAGAGCCGCAATACAGTACAATACGAAATTCGCTCTCCACAAAGTCCCAGTGAGGTGGATTAGCCAGTACTGGACGATGTCGAACCCGAACGGATTGAAGAACAGAGCTATCATCGCGCACCATGTCGCTAGGTTGCCCAATAACGTTTTTCTCCAAGTTTCTACTATCACTATCCATAGATTTTTTGAAATTTGTAAATTCGAGTTTATTTATCCAGTTTACCACTTCGCTTCTTGACCAATATCCGGTAGAGCACAATGAAATCCTTGTAGTCTAGTTTTGGCCTCAAGAAAACAGCCGCAAATTTTACACTGAACGAATGTTGGATTGAAATGATCGCATGCTTTACATAAGTCCATGCGACGAGTCTTTTCAATTTCCGGAACAAAAACCTTGTTCAAGATTCTTGACATTACTGTCGGTTGGCTTGATGTTTGAGAACCGCCGCCGCATCCACAATTAGCTGTGGTCGTTTCAGTAGTTTGGTTAGTTTCTGACATTTAATCTAATACTTTTTCAAAGACTCTTTTATCATCAAACTCCAGGTAGTTTTCAAGTAATTTACCTGAATTCTGACGATACTGAAGTACTGCAAGATCTTTGGCCTTTGCCTCAACCTCGATATCGAAAGTGAGTCCATAAGTATTTATCTTCTCATAAACATGATCGGCATGTGAACGTGCAATAACCGTAGGATCCTCGAACGTTTTCCTACAGCTTGAATAGTGAGTAAGAGGTGTATGGCCGTGCCAAGTAGTCGAAGCAAGACGTAGCGCGGCTTCCTCAGTAAGATCGCCAGTATTGAAACGGTGATGATGGAAATCGAATGTGATTGGCGTGCCGATTTTGCAATAGACTAACGAGTAAAGATCGGCAACTGAATACTGGGCAGCCTTATCGTCGTTTTCGACAACTAGACGAGCTTTTGTATTTGGGTGTAATACTTTAAAATTCTCGCAGAACCTAGCGGCAGCCGATTCCCTGTCGCCATAGGATCCACCTAGATGAATATTAATTGGGAACTGATAGGTAATAGGTAAACCCATTAAGGTCATAATCTCGGCATGCTGGTTAAGATCCTTGATTGTTTTACGAACAACATTTGGATTTGGAGAACACAAGACATCGAACTGGCCTGGATGCATTGAGATACGCATGCCATGCTGTAGCGCAAATTCGCCAATTGCTTGCAGATCAGGTAGAATATCGGCAAAGTTAGGTAACTCAGTAATCTCGTACTCGGACATCCATGGAAAGATATCGCTAGACATACGATACACAAAGATATCGTTTGCAAGATTCCAGCGCAGAATTTTAAGAATGTCCTTGACGTTTTGATGAGCGAGCTCGCCACAATATACTTGACCCTTTTCCTGAAAGGTTCTCTTGATCATGCCACGGTTGGCTGTAATCTTTTGGTCGGCTAGTGATAAGTTAATACAGCAGTAGCCAAGTCTGACGTTAGAATTTTGCATAGGTTTATTATACAAAAAAAGGGACCGTAAGGTCCCTTTGATTTATAGTAAGCGGTTTTTAGAAATTAACCGATGAATAGTTTTTCGTAATTGACCTCAATACTCTCACAACGTCAACTGCGTCCTGTAGAGCATCGTGTGTTACGATTCCGTCAATGCCTGCTCGCTTCATGCACTCAGCCAAATTCGGTAAACCTGCATCCTTTGTCCAATCCATGCACAAGATAGCTGGATCAATCATGCGTTGTCTGATCTGTACTGATGATGACCATCCTGTCAGTTTTTGCAGAAAGAGTTTATCAAATGTTGCAAAGTTTTTACCAGCAACGGTGATTCGGACTTGACCAGTTTTTGAGTCTGGATCGCCTAATCCGTTTGCCTGCAACCATAAGCCGAATGATTTTGCAACGAGGCCTTCGGGTAAGATATTGTATTTCTTACGCAAGTCAGCTCGCTCTTCTTTATTCGCTCGTTCCAATTCGCCAAGCTGAGCCAGAATATCCTTATTCATGACCAGTGCAAATGGGCTGCCTGTGTATTGAGGGTGTTCAACTAGACACTTAAATCTAGGCAGGTCCTCAATAGGTAATGGATTAGCTGTGTCCTCAATAACTGCACCGATCTGAATCGTTTGGCAAGTTTCTGGATCTAATCCCGTTGTTTCTATGTCTATTGATACGTATTTCATGTAGTCTATTATACTATAGGTTAAAAAGGAAGGCTATCATCGCTCCAGTTAAAATCAGTTTCGGCTTGAGGTTTACTTGGTGTTGTATCAATATCGCCGAATACATCGTCATCAAATTCTCCAGCATCAGCAGTTATGCCAATTGGACCGGATTTTTTCTGACCACTAATTCTCCAAGCCTCAAGGGTTGTGAAATATTTTACTGATCCTAATTTGTCTGTCCAGTCTCGGCCTTTTACGTCGAATGCAACTGAAACAGTATCGCCAATATCGAATGACTCTAGCATATCGCATTTGTCTTGTACCAATTGGAAAAGGATTTTTTGTGGGTACTTATCTCCCACCTCAATTACGAATTCGCGTTTACGAAATCCCTTATTGAAAGTTTGCGCTGGGAACATCTCAATGATCGTTCCGGTTAATTCAAATTTATTCATGTTAGAAATCTGGGTTTGTTATTTTTATATCGTAGTTTTGGAAATTTTCAAAGTCTTTGCGATCAGCCTCAATACGGCGATCAACTGAGTCGCCTGGCATATTACGGTGAGTCATACGTTCACGCCTAACCTCTTCATCAATATCAATAAAGATTACCAATGAATCTTTACGGGAGTCATCAGACAGGTGAGCTAAGCCGCTTGGTGTCATGATGAATATGTCATCCTCTTCAAATTGAGTTCGAGTAGTTCCGTAAATCCAGCCGTTAAACTCAACGTATTCATAGAACTCGTCATTTTTAATTAGACTCGCCGCCTGTTCTGGAGTCAAGAAGAAATAGTCTTGTCCATCAACTTCGCCTTCTCTTGGCGGGCGTGTTGTGTAACTAACTGCGTATTTAAAGCCGCGTGATTCAAATTTTTTGCGAAGGTAATCTTTGCCGCTTGCAGCACGACCTACTATGATTATTCGTTTATGCATATATGATTAAAATTCTCTTTGTGTTTCGTATACTGTTTTAATAACTGGAAATCTTAATGAGTGGTTTCCGTGTTGATCAGTCGTTTCTTCAAAAAACTGAACCGTAATTGTTTTACCTAAAATTTCATTTGGGTTTTGAAAGTAGTGGCGACGTTGTTCAAGAGAAAAACCTGATCCAACTCTGACTTGATTGCCTTTATGCTGAACGAATACTGCTTTCAGCATTTCCTCTTCTTCTTCACGGCCGTTTTCAATAACTCGGTGAGTTCCGTTTTCAAGACCAGTTACTTGATACTCAGCATCATGCATCTTTTTAACCTTTAACAGGTTCTTTGAGCGTTTGCCTTCGTATCCAACATCCTTACGAATCATGATGCCTTCGTATCCCATTTCAGTTGCATCAGCTGCAACCTTTTCAAAATGTTCTCGATCAGTTAATTTGAATTGAGGCAATGGCTCTGCGAATTCCAGTCCAGTACTCGATGCCACCAAGTAAGCATTTATCATGACTAACCTAGCAGATAGAGTTATTTCGCTTGTTCCGCTTGTAAATTCGTCAAGATCCAATAGGTCAAATACATAATACTTTGGAGTTTCAATAGTGTGGTCCTTTTTGCCTATTTCTTTGATAATCCCCTGAAAATCTTCAAGGCCAGAATCTCGCATGATACAAACTTCGCCATCTAGAACTTTAGACCTAAGACCCAATTTCATAAGGTCTTGGCGTAAAGCATCGAGAGTTAAGAACTCCTTGCCTTGACGAGAAAAGAACTTAATATCACCAGCTTCATCAATTACGGTGATGCAACGAACTCCGTCTAGCTTACGACTTGCCCACCACATACCTGAATCAAAATCTACTTTCTTCTCAGCCGATTCAAATTTTTCAGCTAATGCAACTTCAAAGGTCGGCACTGTCCCAGGCAGGACAGAATTGATTAAGGTAGAGGTTGCTCGGGTTTTAATATTGCGATCTATCACATCATAGATGATGTCTGCGAACTCCTTATATTTTGCGATAAAACCATTAACTGCTTGTATTGCATTGTGGCCAGTCACATGACGTTCATTCAGATCATCAAGCATCGCAAACAGATCAGTATAATTATCGAAAATTAGGTCAGATCTCTTTTTGAGATTTGCTGAAGTAACATGATACTGCTTAAATGGCGTGTACGTGTACTTAAATATTTTTCGTAGGAATGGAGAATCGTATTTTTGCAGAATCTCTTTTTTGGCATTAGTCGAAGAAGTAGCTTTCATCTCTTCAATAAACTCCCTAAGGTTGGTAAAGTCTGTATGCATACAATTATTATACTATACAAAACAAAAAAAGTCGACACTAGGCCGACTTTTTCATAAAAATATTTAGTTAATTATCTTCTAACCTTTAGGAAGTCAGAGAATGAAGTAATCACAGTAGCTTCAGAAACTGCGGTAAATCCTCCTTGTTGACCGCCTTGTTGACCGCCTTGAACAGGAGTCTTTTGCATGTCTTGGGAAATCTTATCAACTTGTTGAGCAAGAGGTCCTCCACCTGTAATACCGGCCCAATAGCCGTTACATAGAGAAAGCATGTCTCCGCTTATTTCAGAAGCAACGCAGTACTCGTAAAAGTCTCCGTCTTCTCCAAAATTCTTAGACCATACTTGTTTAACAACTGCTGCTGTTTGTGGGCTAAGTGAAGTGATCATGAAGGTGATTTGTAATTCGTCAGCTCCGTCAGTATAACCTTTTGCTAATTCTCTAATTTGAGTACAGAATGCAAATGCTGCATCTTCAGCTGTGAAGTTTTGAGCTTGAACTGGTTCTGCACCGCTTGCTGCGGCTGAGAGAGCTCCGCCTGTTGCCATTCCGGCACCAACTCCTGCTCCGATTTTTCCACCGACTTGAGCAGCTTTGCCTGCTTGAGTTAAGGTTGAGAAACCTGATTGAGCTGCTCTAAAGTCATTTGCACCAGCTGCCAGTCTTGAAACGTTTGCCGCTCCTTGAACTCCAACACCAGTTGCTTCAGCTCCAGTTGTTGCCATTGCACCGCTTCTAAATGCTGTGAAACCTCCTCTTAATTTATTAACGGCTCCAGCTGCTCTAACCGCTCTAGCTCCAGTAATAAGGCCTTTTGCCGCGGCTCCTACACCGAATGTACAAAGCCCAATCGCAACGTCTACTACCAATGATTCTAGAAAATCTACTCCCATTCCGGTCGCAATATCTTGTTCAGTAACGGTATCACCGTAAACTGCTCTAGCTAAAACTTCAGGAGTTCCAGAGAAATCTCCTTTAACCGCATCCATTAGGGACTCATTATATGCTGTCTGATATGCAGTACCTAATGCTTTGAATATTTCTGGCACGTTTGCACCTTTTTCGTAACCAATACGATAGATTGCTCCAGCTAATGCACCAAGCTTGTCTTCGTCTGTTCCAAAATTTAATCCGAAAATTGAACTTCCTTCAACACCCTTTCTAAATTGAGTTGCTAAGTAATTCATATCTAAACCTTCGATTACCTTAGACGTTGAATCCCAATCAATATAAACTCCAGATTTTCCAGACGCGGTTTTACCGCCAGCTACATAGATTGAAACTGCGTATTCTTGGTCTCCGATTTTTACGGTAACTCGACCTGGACCAGATTGGCCAGACGCTACTAAGTTTGCAGACTCAGCGTTAAGCTTTAAGAATTCTGCGTCCGCTTTATCGCCTTTGCTAGCATTATCAATAATTAATTTCTTGATTGCCTGAACTTCCGGAGAATCAGTTGGTTCAATTGAAATGGTATTACCTTCAGGTTTTGCACCAGGCGAACCGGCTGTGCCAGCGGTACCAGCTGAACCGGCTTCAGTTAGCGAATAGTAGCCCAAAGACTTGCTCTCGTTTAATATTGCGTAATTTCCTATGTTTATGTGTCTCATTAGTTGTGTGAGCTTTTTTTAATTATTTCTTTTCTTCGGTTCCTTCTGCTGGAGCGGTTGCCGTCTGTACTGCAACTGGAGCAGTTGCTCCTCCAGGTTTATTGATATAGATGAAACCTGCTTGACCAGCTGTTCCGCTTGTTCCGCCAGTACCACCAGTACCACCAGTACCAGACGTTCCGCCAGTAGTTACAACTGGGTTAGTTCCTTTACCTGCAAGTTCCCAAAGCTCTTTTAATCGAGCTAGAGTTATTCCAACTTTTGTGCAGTATTTAGCAAGATATTCAACATCATTTGAGTTGACCGCATTATGTTCAGCTTCTTTTGCATCAAAGAACATTCCAAAGGCAGTTGCTGTGTTTGGACCGTAATTACCGTCCGGATTGCCTAATTTATCTTGAACCCTTTTTCCAGCCTCGCCGTATTTCTCAGCAAGAACTTTTTCTTTAAGGATTAGTTGAACGAATTTTACCTCTTGTCCCTTTGACCCTCTAGAAACTTTAATTCCGGTTTGAAGAGCTCTACCGTTAGGATTTGGGTCTTGCTTATTACTAACAATCTCAAATGCAAGAAGTTTCTCAGTTAAGTATTTTAAAATTTGATCGTCCGCAGCGGTGTCTTTCCAATCCCATGGAAATACTCCGCCAGTACCGCCTGTTCCAGAAGAACCGGCTGATCCAGCTGTACCGGTCGTACCTGCTGTTCCAGAAGAACCACTTGTTCCAGTTTCAACTTTAATAATCTCTGGTTTAACTACTGGATTTAGGTCGGAATTCATTTTGGTAGCGTCCTCGGCTTTGTATAATTTAAGTTTACCATTTGAACTAGTTAAGAAAGGCTGCGCTTTTGATACGTCGTATTTGGAAGCATCTCTAACAGATAAGATTCCCTTAAAGATTTGTTGGCCTGTTGCTGAACGCTCTTTGTCTTTAGTAACTGCAATGAATACGATATTATTTGCGACCTTTGACATTACTACTGCGCTCGCTGATAATTGATCAGCTGCATTCTTTTTAGCCTCATCTGGATTCTCAGTTTCCATTTTCATAACGAAATGAAATGCAGCGATTTCGCCAGCATTAGCGTCCGGCTTATCTTCGTCAACTTTGAATTTTTGATCAGGGGTTAAAAATGAGAGTAGTGCTTCGTTTAGAGGCATTGTGCCCTTGGTTCCAGTTGACTTAGTATAGCTTTCGTTAATAAAGTCGTCAAATGATTTAAAACTTTTCATTTATTTCTTTGTTTTTTGTTGGCTTTCACCTTTTTATAATTTGTAAGATTATTTATTCGTGACAAGTGTCCACTTTATTATAGGGCAGCTACTCTAATAAATAATACAGACTATGAAATACTTATTTGAATTTGCTCAATACTCTGCACAACCTGCTCATACTGCATCTTTTGGTGTGCTCGGTGATCTGGGTAAAAAGTCTAAATTTGGAGAACAGACTGGATATTTTAAGAGCCTGATGGAAGAAGCTCAAGCTGGAGGCATGGATGCCTTTGTGTTTACAGAGTTTTCACCAGAAGGAGTGACTGCTTGGAGCCTGGACGGAGATGACTGGCATGAATCAAAAAAGGCTTTACCTTCTGTATTTTACGATAGAAGTTTCAGAAAGAAAGACGGTGCTGGTAAAACTTCAAATACTCGAGCTCTATGCTCGATGGGTTGCACTCCATTAAACTCACCAGAGTTTAGAAAGCTCGCGCTAGACAAGCATTTAATGTATCAAAATTTAGCAGATCATTCAATTGACGGAATGGGCTTACCTCATACTGAGAAGTACAGCGATTCAAAATTGATTCCATTCTTGCAAAAACATCCATCAGCTATTCTTAAACCTAGATTTGGTTCAGGTGGGCATGGCATAATCAAACTTTCTAAATCGGATTCAGGTTATGGAATCAATTATAAGGAAAATTCAATAGAGTGCCAGGAACCAGAATTGCTAAATAAACTTAATGAAATTCGTCAAAAGATGAATGCTAGCAAGAGACTCTATATTATTCAAGAGTGCATTGACTTGCCTAAATACAATAATGGAGTATTTGACGTTCGCGTAATTTATCAAAAGGGCAAGGGCGGAAGTCCTCTACGTACAGGTATGGCTGTAAGGCTTGCTGCACCAAATAAGGTTACAGCAAATCTACACCAAGGCGGAAGTCGAGAAACTCTAGGAAATGTATTGGGAACCTTGTTTAATCAAGACATGAATGGAGAAATTGCTGAATCGATTAGAAATTACTCAAAGGAGATTTTTGAGATATTAGACAGTAAAGTCGGGCCAATTGGAGAAGTCGGTATAGATTTCCTAATTGATCAAGGAGGTAGAGTTCATCTAATTGAGGTCAACTCTGTCCCAGGTAGAAACCTATTTCATATCTTACCGGATATTAGAGAGACTGCTATTAAAAGACCAGTCGAATACGCTAAGCACTTACTAGATAAACAAAAAAAGCCGCAATAAAGCGGCTTTTCTTTTTAAGTTAATGTCTAATTAAGCTTGCGCTTGGCTAGACTCTTCTTCTTTTAATTTTGCAATTTGATCGTCTAATTCTTTCATTTCCATGATTGAACTATTTAACGCAACTGCAATTCTAAATACTCGTTGTGCTGCTTCTAATCCTGAACCTCTGTAACGATTCAATAATAGAGCGCAGGCTTCGATAGCTGACGCTTGAACCGCTGGAGCTTCTGCTTCAAGTTTTAACTTAACCGCCTGTTCAATTCGAGCAACCGTTGATGCAAAACCTAAATAGCAATTCATCATCATGAACGCTTCATTCGGTCCATTAAATTCAAATTTGCTATTGCACTGATTTTTGATCCATTTAAGATCAGCTAATTCCAAGTTTACTGCCCAATAGCCAGTACGTTTGTTAATCAATTTTTGAACTTCGCTTAGTTCTTCAACTGGTTCTGGAATACCTCCTTCTTCTTGTGGGATTTCCATGTCAATGCTTGGCTCCATTACCTCTTCGGTCGGTTGTTCCATTGCCTCATCAGTAGGCTGTTCAATAGTTACTGCAACGTCTTCGATCAAAGCGTCTGTAACAAGGGTGTTTTGTTCTGTCATGTGTATAAATTATTGTTTAGTAAATTTTACTCAAAAAGATTCGCAAGTTTTAGCGAAGGCGATCTAAAATTATGCGCTGGGACGCAGAAACGTGTGTGTATGCCTCTTCGACATCCATAAAACCTGCCCAGTCAAGTTCTTCAAGCTGAAGTTGTTCTTTTGGAACACGTAAGCCAGTCAAGCCGATTTCAGATAGCTCAGAGATTCTGCAAACCAGATAATGAATGTTATTCTTGAATTTAGTCCCGCTCCAAACTTCGGCAGTTTGTATGGCAGGTTCAACTTGGTCTTGGCGAATCCGAAGACCTGTCTCCTCAAATGTTTCGCGAAACGCTGCTTCTTCTGGAGATTCTCCATCTTCCATTTTTCCCTTGGGAATTCCCATAGTGGGTTTAACCCAACTTGAATTAGTTGGATGCACCAATAGGATCATAGGTTTTTGAGTGTCAGCTGGTGTATAAACTATTGCAATACCTGCCGAATCAGATCGCTTCTTAGGCTTTGTGAAATTATCGAAAGTATCAATCATTTGAATTATTATCTAGAAATCGTTGACGATATATTGCGTTCTTTACTTGGTCTCGACGCTTAACGCTAGGCTTCTTAAATTCTTTTCTATCTCTTAACTCAGTTAGAGTTTTAGTTTTACTGAATTTCTTTTTTAAAACCTTTAGAGCTCGGTCGATCGAGCCAATTTCTTGTACGTTAACTAATAGCATTTATAGAATGTATGGGCATTTTTTCAAAACTTCTTCTCTATTAATATACTCATTTAGATAAGTTTTGACAAAATTATTTTGGATTTTATGTTTGTACCAAGTAGGAAGAGGTCCAATATACGATTCGAATACTCTAAAATATAGATCAACTAGTTCAGGCCGATTTAATTTAAAATTCTCCATCGCTAATAATACCGGACCAGACTCTCCGAGTCCAATTCTGAATCTACTAAAATTAGAGTTAATTTTTGAATTTATTGATTCAGTAAGTTCGTTAAGCTGATCACGATACGGTAATCGGTCCATGTCTAAATGAACTGGTGTACCGTCAATTATTTGTCGAGCTCCAAATATTTTACCACGGTGTGCAGCTATTTGAATTTGATTTTCGAATTTAGGTTTAGTAAAGTAAAGTGAGCCCTTTGGAATAGGAGTCGTATTTACGTGTCTAAATGTCTGAAATGTTTTGATTTCTGAAATTGGAGAAACTACTGTAATTGGTGTCTTTAATTTCCTTGCTCCAAATTTATTGGAAACAGCCTTTGGAATAAAAGGAGAGCCTGCAAGTCTACTGAAAACTTGATGAGTTGAAAAATCATTTGGCGAAACTTCGACTGCTACTTCTGAATCATCATCACCGTATAGTTCCGGCATATCATGATTTTCACCAATTAGTTTAATTCGTTTTGAATAAGTATCGTATACTTGAAAATCGTCAAATTTCTTTATCATTATCTACGGGTGATTAATTTACCAATCTTGAAAAATGATTCTTTTAATTCTAGACTGTTATCGCCTATGTGAAGCAATGCTTCAGATGGCACGGTGTCTTCGTTCCAGTGAGTTAGAACTTCTGATCGGATTTTAGATTTATCAGTTGATTCTATTTCTCCAGCCTTTTCCATCTTATCTAGCGTTGCATCGAGCCTAGACTCGCTTGACTCGTTTGGATAGTACGATCCCTTTGAACCATTGTCAATGTAAACATCTGAGAAGTAGGCTTTAAGTAATGGATTTGCTTCGCTTAATGGATGCTGCGCATCAATATTAGAGTCTTCGCCTAATTGTTTTAGGATACTTGCTTCATATTCATTAAGTCCAGATTCTTCCCATTCTTCAGGAGTTGTTAAATTCGTAACCGGCTTACTTGAATCAATATGTGGCTGTTTAATTACACAGCCAGTTGCAGCTTGAGCAACTGAAGCACTTCCTAAACATGGATTAGTTGAAGTTTTTATGTCTTCTGCTAATTTGTGAGTATCTTCTTTAGTCTTCTCTATTTGTCCCATTAGAGCTTCATAGCCTTCAGGATTTGCCTCTTTAAATTTTGCAAGATCTTCTGGAGTTACTTCGCTTCCAACCTTTTCCATATATGAAGTTTCGGTCTCTATTACAATATTTGATAGCATTTCGTTTGTTGCTGCTAAATTCAAGGTAATTTCGCCGGCTTTATCAGCAGCAGTCGATTTAACTTTATTTAGCGCGTCTTCTGGACTGCCAGCTAATAGATATTGAGCACAGCTGCTGCCCTTTAGGAAAGCCTTAAGAATGAATACTATAAAAGCTCTACCGCTAATTCCACGATAGGCAAGTTTACCCGTAAATTTTGCAAGATCCGCCTGAATTTTTCCAAGATTTTGAGTTCCTTTAATTAGGAGTTCCGGTGCTTCTTTAAATATAGCGGCAGTCTTAGCAACGTTAGGCGAGACCAATTTATTAAGTTTCGGATTTGTAATTACCTCGTCTAATATTTTAGATACGGCAGTTGAATCACCAGCTTTAATTGCGTCAGCTAAAGCTTTGTCACCAATCTTTGAGCCAGACTTGCTAAGTTCAGCAACGATTTCTGGAGATTTTAGCAATTCGCTTAAACTCTTTCCACTGATTTGACCTTCTTTAGCTAAGATATTCCCAACTAATTTTTCGGTCATTGCACCTTGAATGTACATTTTTTGAATTGAGTCAGACGCGCCATTCTTCATAATCGCTTTGAAGCCGTCTGACATAATAATCTCGGCCTGCATTGCTTTATTAAATCCTGGAATATCGGCAAATTTTGCTCCGATTTTCTCAGCATCAGCCGTGACAACACCAGCAGCTTTTGAAGCATCGGTTGCAGCAACTGCAGCCTTTTCTCCACTTGCAACAATTTTAGCGTCTTCTTTCATTAAGAGTTCGCCAGCTTCAGTCGCGCCTTTTCCAAAAGATGTCATCTTTAGAGCAAGCTCATCGATCCATTTAATTAGTCCAGCAGGTTTTGGAATAAGTCCAAAACTTACTTTATTGATTGCGGTTCCGATAAAATCAGCAATTCCACGAATCACCTTAAGAGCAGAGGTTGTAATAAATTCGCCAAGCCCTCTTAGTGCTTTACCCATGGTTTCTATAATTCCACCTGATGCTTTCGCGGCTGCATCAATTTCAAGAGCGCCAGTTTTGAAAGCCATTGTCTCTGCTTTAATTGCAGCAGTTTCGCCTTTCCATAAAACTGCAAATAGTTTTTCTCCGATTTTTGCAAAAGGCTTGATAATACCCTTTAGCGTTCCACCAATTACTTGGCCGAATCCTGGAATTGCAATAACTAAGTTAAGGCAACCAATTAGATAATTTCCACGATAGAAAGAGATTGCTGCATTTAATAAGTTAGCGACGGTGTCAATTGGAATACCTGCCCAAGAGAATGGAATAAGTCCAATAATGTCTAGGACGAATTGTAGGATCCCGATTGCTGAACCTCCTTCGGTCATCATCATTACAAAATCCTTAATCATACCTAATAAACCTTCGTTTATGGAGTTAACACTGTTTAGAGTGTCTCGGTATGAGCCTTCTAGAGTTAAGAAGACTGGATTGTAGCCATACTGAATTAGGAGATTTTCTGCAGCATTAGCCTCTTCGATTGTGTCGAATCTATCTAATAATTCAAGTTGATGATTTAGGATAGCATCTGCTTCCTGTGTGGTACGTGGAGAGTATTGAGTTAGGGTGAGAGTACTTAGGTTTTCCCAAAGTTCAACTGGGACAGCCATTATTGATTCTCGTAGAGAAGTTATTCTAGGGTCTTCGTTAGTACCAAAGAACTCCTCTGCTGAAGATATGTATTTCATTAAAACTAGTCACTTTTTATTATTTATTAGAGACGACTAGCTATTTGGGTTAGAATTTTATAGTAATCACCACGAGAGCAATCTGATATAAATTTACAGATTTCGAAGAAATCGTCAACTGTCTCAAATGACATTGCTGGATGAAATCTTGAATCTTTATATGAAACTGGAATTGTTCCAAAAATGACCGATTCATAAACTCTTGCTGGAATAAATCCTTCTTTTAGATATAGATCTTTGCTGACATTTACTGAGACTTGCGCAAATTGCATATTTTCCCAAATACTAGTTCGGTTATCTCTTGGACATAGTGAGACTCTAGTAAGGTTGCCAATCCAGTTTTCCAAAGTTTGATCAGATTTTGCAGCAACCATCATGCTAAACGGGCTACCGTCGAATTTGCTAGTGCTGTCAATTTCAGAAATAATATCATTGATGATTGGATTCTTGGAATGACCTTCTTTATAATTATCAAATGATAAGTTTCCATAATACATGATATAGTTTGGAGCCTTATTTGAGAATTTTTCATGTACGTCTAAACATGCGTCCATAAATTCTTTACTGCAACCTGGCATTGTAATTGATGGAATTTGACGACTTATGCCTAATTCTGAAATCGTACGCAGAAAACTTGGAGATAGGGAAAGATCTGTGTCTAGGATAACGATATCAGCTGGATCATATCCTGAGCTAAGGGCAAGTTCGATAATTCTCTCAAAATAAGCAGCATCTCTTAATTTCTTTTGTAGAGTCGAAAGATTTCTGAAACGAGCCTTTAAGAATAATTTTGAATATTTCTTATTTCGAATATTTTCAATGACTTGGCTTTGGCCTATTTGATATGTCTCGAGCAATTTATTTGAGAACTTATTAAAGACTTCGCCTAATTTATCATTTGGAAACATTGGTCGCAGTAGCGAGTCTCCATCAGTATGTAGATAATTTACAAAATCAAATTTTTCAACTGAGTATTTCTTTGAGAGTTCGTCAATTAATCCGAGTTGATAAAAAGTATGACCTGGAATGTTATCGTCGAATATTCCTAATTGGCCAAAATAGGCGTAGAGTGCTTTGTTCGTTTCCATAATACGTATTTTACTAGAACACCGTCATTTGGTTCTATGTCAATTCTGTTATTGTAAAAAATATCCCAAGAGTCTGCGGCATACTGACCAATTCCGTATAATTCTCGTGGATGTTGCCAATCCGATTCAGACCATTCAGTACTAAATCGGATTAGAGCTTTCGCTCTGCGATTATAAAAACCAAGTGGACGAAGTAGTTCTGATAATTCTTGAGGATCTGCCTGCGACATTGCTATTGCAGTTGGATACCTTTCAAAAAGTTCAGCTCTAATTCCGTCCACTTGTACTCTTCTAGTACAGTTCAGGAGAATACAACAGACTTGGGATTTCCAAGGATCGTCATGATAAATCTCCTGAAGTAGTTCGAATGGGCTCATTTACACGTTTTTAAATCCGGCAAAGTGAGTAATAAAATGCTTGTTTGTTCCAGCACTGCGGTTAACAAAAATTCTGTCGAAATTGTTTTCCATAATTGACATTACTTCGTTAAATTTCTCAGAACGATTTTCCAATAGCCAGCTGTAATGAAAATGGTATTCAACAATGAATAGTTTAATATGACTCCAGTCAGTAATTGACTTGATCATCTCGTATTCCATACCTTCAATATCCATCTTGACACAATTGACTTTCTTTAATACGTCATTGATATTTTCAGCCGGCACAGTTACAACCTTACGACCTTTTACTGGATGGACAGAGTGTTTACCTGAATCTTGTGATAAGAAGAACTCTACTTCAGATTCATGGCCTGGGACAATCGCCTTTTCGATAATCTCGCAACGGCCCTGTACTCCATTCATTTCTAAATTTTGTTGAGCAAACTCGACATTATTATGAAACGGTTCGTAAGAGTAAACTTTCTTGATTTTTGGGAATTGGGTTAGCAAACGAGTTGCAAAGATACCAATATGAGCACCTGCGTCTAACCATGTATCTTCTTGATTAAGATCTTCAAGAGTTAATGGATTACCGTCCTGTGCATAGTGGGGTAAAAATAGGGGCTTAAAATACTCTCCGCCAGTCGGCTTCATTGAGATATTTTGAGATACATTGAACTTTATTTCATCTTCTGAACGAACTAGAAATTGATATTCATGATATTTTGTTTTCTTTTCGAAAACTTGAAGGGTGCCTGCTTCGCGAGCTTCTTCAATCGAGCATAATACGTCTGCCATTGTCTAAATAGTGTTTAGACTATTATACTACAATTACTTATCTTGGTCTAAATCAAATGGAGTATCTTGAATAGAAAGTTTCTTATCGTCACTTTGGCTTACACCAGATAGTTGATAATCAGTATCCTTTGGCTTTTCAAGTTTTTCGATATCAGCACCTTTGACTCTGAGCATTTTATTGTCAGCAGTCATTATTTGATAAACTCCATTAATTGGGTCAGTCCCAACTATTCTGCCTGAACGACCGTCATTCAATACAATTCGATTACCGACTTTGTATTTAGAGGCCATTGCTGAGACTAGAGTAATATCCTCAGACTCATTTAAGCTTTTTTTTTGGACTGATCTAAAGAGATGTAATGGTTTCTTAGAGAATTTACATTTTTCTCAATTGAAACTTTTAAATCGCCAAGCTGTGTTTGATATTCAGCTGAAAGACTTGAATCTTTAAGAGCCTCTTCTAATTGGGTGATTGAATTCTCCAATTTAGCTAGGTCTTTCTCAACTAATTTTTTCTCTTCGTCAATTTTACGAAGATTTTTTTCGCGCTCTTCAAGTTCAATTGCATAAAGCTCGCTAACGTCATAGTTGAAATTTTCCATAACGTAATTGTGGAATGCTAGGCCTTCCATTTTCTTGATAATACGGTTGTTTGCGTATTTTTCAAAAACGTATAGAGTTTCGCCCATTGTAAATACAATAGAATCTGCGTTTAGTCTTTCATTTACTAATTTCTTAGCAAACTCTAAGTTAACGATCATGTCTAATCCTCTGAATAGAGTAGTTAATTTAGAACGAGTTTCGATCTGTTCCATTAAGAAGATTTCAGATAATTCAACTTTACTTAAGTCTTCAACAATTGAACCGTTGATTTTTAAGTATAGATTACCTGATTCATTGATTGCGAATGAAACCTTTAAACCTCTACCGTTAGATACGATTTCAGTTTCTTTCTCTTGGAAATTTAAAGCTGCGAAAGCTTCACATACTTCAAAGAAATCTGGATATTCTGCAACTTCTTCTGCCGTAACTTGTGAAGGGTCTTGATCTTCTTGCAATTTGATAAATTTATTATCAACGTAAACAATTGCTGCTGATTCAGAAATTTTGTAGAACGGAGCGATTATTGACTTAACTTTAGCGTCACCATTTCCTACACCGATATTAAATTTACCTTGATCCTTTGCCTCAACCATGCTTAGAGTGTTAATCAAACGAGTAACAGTAGGCATTGATGGTTTTCCACGCAATTTCATTTTAATTACGTCAGCTGAGAAAGTATTTTCTAAAAGACAGTTTTCTAATTCAATGATTGATTCGCGGTAAAGTACTGCGCCAGTTTGTCTCATTTCAAAGATTGCATTAATAACTTCTAACTTTGCACGATTTTCGTTAACGTATTCTGTTAGCTCAGTCAAAGTTGACATAACATTCTTGTTATAAGAGTATTTACCTAAGCTTTCCAAAACGGTACCAATTACTCTAAATTCCGGAAGAGCAGCTAGTTTCTGTTCAATTAACGAAATTGTGTATTTGAAAGTTGGATCTTTGTATAATTTAGATTCTTTAAGAGCCTTTACTTTTAAAGATAGCCCAGCCTCTTTTGCCATATTCTGAAGGCGTTGAGTTGGTTTTTCTCCAAGTTTTCTAAATTTAGCAACGACTTCTTTAAGATTTTCATTTAAAGTAGCAGTAGCTAGCTCAGATAGAGTTACTAGGGAATTTTCTAAAATTTCTTCAGATGGAACTCCTAATAGTGTAGAGTTGTTTATAGATTCGAGCACAACTTTTACTGCAACGCTATCCTTAACGTTTGGGTTAGATTTTAGCTCTAAGGTTAATTCTTGTATGAGACTGTTCATTGAACTGGGTGTCTTTTTTTGTTATTTATTTGGCACGTTCGCTAACTTTATTTATCTATGAACGACTATTGTTATTTTATTCTCTGTTGAACGAGGTTGCTGCTGCAGCATTAATATATGAAACCTGTTCATCTCTTACCTTATTACGTTTACGTAACTGGGTCTGCAGAGTTATATTGGCCTCTGTTAACGATGTCACCTGGGCACTAAGTGCTGCGATAAGCTCCTCGTTACCAGCAGCGGTTGCTGCATCTTCTCCAGCTGAAATTACGTCAGCATAATTCGCAGAAGAAGTCCATTTTCCAGTGTATAGGAGAGATTCTGTACCGTCTGCTTTTGAAATTAGAGTAATTGTAAATAGTGCATCAGTTGAGGCTAAAATCAATTTAGCTTGATCCTTAGGGACTCTAAATGCAATTTCTCCTAGACTTGGGTTAGTTAGAGTATCATCTACTATTGTTGAAAAAGCGAACTCTGAACCTTCTCCGAAATTTAATCTAAATTCGCTATTATTGTTTAAGTTAACCTTTGTCTGATTTGTTGCTTTGCTTGGATCCGTTTGATACACCGTAAATTTAATAACATTATCAGTTGGATCAATTGGTAACGTCATTCTTCCTTGTCCATAAATTACTTGATCAGTTGCATCGCCAGTTCGGTGAAGCGCATTTTTCTGGCTCAATTTGATTGAGGACTGTTTTATCGGTATGTACTCTGGGATCTTAACTTCAACCGTTTTAGTAATTACCTCAGTCGTAACTGGTGTTCCAGCATCAACTTGAGTAGATTTTGGAGCAAAGATACTGCCAGTCTCAAAGTTCTTTTGTACAATTTTATTGTAGACTTTCATAGACTGTGGGCCTTCGGGTAGAGTAATCTTTGCAAGAGATTTACCGTACTTATTTGGATTGATCACGCTTAGTGAACCCGTTCTAATTATTTGGTCTCCGTTCTTTCTATTAATTAGACGTAGTGTATAGTCAATCGACATTGATACTGCAAAACCGGCTTCTTTTAGAATAGGTCGGTATGTTAGAACTTGATCAAATGTGTTCTCTTGATAAACAATAATATTACCGGATGGAACTAGCTCTGAGCCAATTTGCTCGTATACTTCTAATTGATGAGTAAAGAACCAATCTTGATCTGGCCCACTATCATTTAGAGTATCGATTAAAGCGTCTGGGAAAGCACCGTTCCAGGTTGCAAAGAACTCTAAATAGTCTCCATCTGTTGCTTCTTGTAAATGACAGCCTAACCCATCAAATTTATTGACTTGTGAAACTGATCCCTCGTAATAGTTAACTATTTGATAGCGATCGTAGGTTACGTTATTTGGAGCATTGTATTCTTCGTAAGTTGCCTCAGCTAGGAAAACCGATAGAGGAGCTCCTTTAATAAATCCGATTCCACCAGTAATAGCCCATTCAAAAGATGCATCTCCGAATTGAGTAAAATCTTCGTCTAACCATGCAACTGATGGAATTTTAATATCTACGTATCTGTCATAGATCGTATTTGCTAAAAATAATGGACGAGTGTTATATGTAAAAATTGATTGAGCAGTTGCTGCGTCTAGTAGGACATTGGCTAATTGCATTTGACCAAGATCGTTAAGCTTGTGCTTTACTCCAATAATGATGTTCTCTACTTCTGTGAAATTAAAGCCTGACGCAAAATGGACCCTAACTGTGTCCATTACAACATTAGCGCTTAGACTCGATGATAATTGCGTTTCAGTAATAAGCGGATCATATTGAGTATAGATTGGAATAAGGGTAATATCGTTGTAGATTGCTTTAGATCCACCAACTGAAATGACGCTTAGGTCTCTAGAATTATGAGTGATATCTGAATATCCGTCAGTATTATAGATTTGAAGAGTATTTACGTTTTTATTGTCAACTAAGAAATAGTCAGACGATAATATTGACGGATTTGGATCGCCCAATGGGGTTGATCTATATTCTAGAACGCAATAATCTGATAGGTTTATGAAACTTGAATTCATTTTTATCTATTGTGTAATTTGATAGTTAACCATCTAGGCGAGTAATATACGCCAACTCCAATCATTGGAGCTAGGATCACTGGATTTTGTAAAGTTGCACCGTATCCACCAAAGATACTTAAACCTAAATATCCGCTAGGCTTTTTATTAAGCTGTTGCTCAATTTGAGTTATTCCGCTTAATTGTATTTTTGCAGGAAACGCTGTTTTTGTTGTAATATTTGCAATCTTAGTCTTAGGATCTCTTGCGATACCTAATTCAATTCCCATATTAACTGATGTTGTTAAATCTATTTTTCCAGCCTGGATTTTATTGTCTTTAAGCTTTGTAAAAACTGTTCCAGTTACTGAGTAATAATTTAGAGTATCATATTTTTTGAAAATATCAATTAGGACAGTTGAGTCATTTAGAATTTTGCTGCCGCCTTCTGTGCTAGTAGCTGATTTTAAATTAGCAAGTTCACGATCCTTAAATTTAATTTGTGTGTTTAAGTATGCAATAAGTTCGCCATTCTTGTTATTATCGTGTACTAAGTCTTTAAATTTTGAATTTAATTCTCGATACTCTGATTTTAGCATGTCCTTATCTGCTGATAGAATCTTTATTTCAGATAAGTTATTATTGTCACGATCTTTCCAATAGTGCATTGAATCTTTTAGGACTTCAACGTTACCTGATGTAATTTCAGCCTTTTGCTTAAGAGAGGCATTTTCTCTAGCCAAATCGTCTGCTTTGCTGCATTGTTTCAAAGAGAGCAAAATAAGCAGAATGATTATTGCTGCCATGATGTACTTTAAATTAGTATTAAGCACCGATAATAGATTCTTCATTTAGGTCTTGTAAAATTTTATAAAAGTCTGGAACCTGTCCAGTCTCAGTCTTTATTTTATCTATTAGGAGAGTCTCGTCTTCTCGTATTTGAGCTAACTCCAACTCAACTTGATTTTTCTGAATGGTTAGCTGCTTAGTCTGTTCTTCCAATGATTCTAGTGATTTTCGTATTCTAGAATAATCAGACACAATTTTTCTTAATTCGTTTGTGTATTTCATATTAAACTCTAATTTTAATTCCTTGGCCGACTAGGGCATCATATATTGCATGTAGATAATATTCAGATAAGCCGGATCCAGCATTTGCTTCCTGATTTTTTGTTTCATCAGTATTTTTAGCAGGATCAGACTGGTTTGCGGTAGGATTAACTGAATTTGAATTATTTACTGTGCTTAAATTTGAATTATTTACTGTGCTAGACTCTGCAGTTTTAATATTTGAAACTGCTTTATTAATTTCGGTTGCGGTACTTGCAGAAGTTTGAATGATTGTTTTTCCGAGTTGAGCAACTGCCGCTTCCGTTTTATTGGGAGGGTTAATGATATTGTTTGCCTGATCTCCCTTAAGTAAAGTTTTTGATTCGGTTTTTACTAGATCAGCAGTCGGTGATTTCGTCTCAGTTTTAGTTGGCTGATCTGCAGAGTCGTCTTTATCAATTTCAGGAGATTCAGCTGTATCAGTTTTGCCAGCAACAACGTCTGACGGCTTTCCAATAGTGACAGTAGATTCCTTTTTCTTGAGTTCAGCCTCTTCTAGTATTCTCTTGCTCTTCTCAAGCTTCTCTTCCCTAGTCTTGGTCTTCTTCTCCTCAGTCTCCATCTTAAATTTTCTACGTTCTCCATTGAGAACCGCAATAATATCAGGTAAAGTTCCAGGATCTTTAGCAAAGGCTTGAGCCATTTGAACCTGTTTGGCCTCATCAAGTTTAAGAAGTTCGGTTCTATATTTTAAACTTTCTTTCCAGTTTGCACCCTGTAGACTTATGTACAGTTGGCTTCTAGCAGCCTCATTTGATAATGGTTTAACGCTAGCAGCAGACAACACGTCTGAGCCAGTCGATGGCTGTATAGAATTATTGACTGTGGTATTTTGAACAGACGACTGATTTGTTACGTTCTGCGCAATTTGATCACCAACTTGGGTATTTGAGGTTTGATTCGTTTGATTTTCAACCTTAGGGGCTACAGGTTTGTCAGAAGTACTTTGGTTTTCTGGAAGTTTAGGTTGGTTCGTTTGAGTAGTAACCGCAACTTCTGGAGAAGTTTCCTCAACTTGAGCCTCAGCGATTCCTTCTGTGTTTAAGCCGGTATTTTTAACAGTAGGTTCAGATGAACTGGCCGGTGCAGCTTTTGCTGATTGAGTAGACAATACGTTACCAGGAGTCGGTTGAGCGGGCGCACCGGATTTCTCAACGAGACTTAGTAAAGTTTGACTAGGTTTAAGTTCAGAATATGCAGCGGACTCAAATATAAAGCGGTTTTCAAATTCAATAATAAATTCGATAACCGGAAAGTTATTTGCTTTTAGCGCAGAATTGTCAACTCCTTTTTTAGAAGTAGTCCCCTGTTCCATTAATACTTTAATGTGATTTACAACAGACTTATCTGCGATTAATTTTTTAACCTTTGCTACGGTTGCCCCATTCTTTGAATATAAGGGCTCTCCTTTATAGAAGTCAAGTAACCAACCTGTTACCTGATTATACATTGAATTAAAGTGATCAGTTAAAACTGAATCATCTAGTTTGACTGTTGAATTATTAACTGATTGCCATTTTACATGGGAATTTATTGCTAGCGAGTATATGGATTTGACAATAATTGGTGAATCTTCCAATAAATGAAATAGATCTTCTCTAAGCTTATTGAACAGGTCAACTGAATCTATGCTGGATCCACCTTGTATAAACTTGAATGAAGGATTTCCAGCAAGAACGTTAAAGTAGCTTCTAACACTTTTTGAGTCTGACGCAGTTAACACGCTAGTGGGAGGTATGTCTTTCCATTTTGAAGTTGCATACCAAAAACCTCCTTGAGTTTTGTTAAAGTACGCATGTACAAGTTTAATCCACTGCTCTCTATGTTCAGGAGTCGATCCAAGGTAGGGAAAAATTAATTGTTCTAGGTCTTCATAGGCCTTGTCATACGCTTCTGCTCCAGCTGAGTAATCTTTATTTAGCTTAGCGGTAGCATCTCGGTATGCAGTAAGAAAGGCTGGTCTAATTATGTAATCTGCCAATTGTCTCGACTATTTTTGTTATTTATTAAGACCCACAACAAGGCTATTGATTTGCATCTCCTGGATCCAACTCGAATTTCTCGTTATTTGTTGACCCAGAATCCTTGATTAAGAAATCTAAATATTGGCAGTATTCGTAATACGGCAATTCATATAACGTATTAAATGATTGGTTAAGCTTCACGGCAAGAATTCGGTTAATCTCAAATAAGTTCGTCAAGTCCGCCTGAAATAAGGAAAAGATCTTTGACCGTGAAGCCGGACTGCGAAAAAAGAGGCGTTGAGACCTTGTTTCCGCACTTAGGGCATTGAGTATTAACCATTGATGATCGAGCATCCTCTATCATCTCTGTGAATTTCTTAATGAATGTGAATTTATTGATATGCCAAGCAAATGATTCTCGACTTAGATCGTTATACCGCTGTAAGTTTAAAGCTTGCCAATCTTGAACAATATAAGGAGCAACTCCAATAAATGCTTTATCTGGTGATTTGCCTGATTTCCTAGAATCTGAAATTCTTGCACGAAGTCTTTCAATTGTTCCGATAGTCGGCATATACAAGTAGAAAGTCTCTTTTAGTTTTTCTGATTTAATTTCAAAGCATTTGTATTCTGGAGAATAGTACTTCATTACCTCTGCTGGTAATTCAATAAAGTTTAGCATGTTACTCTTGATTCTGACATCATCTATCCATCTGGTATCTGCTTCGCAACCTGTCGTACATTCAAATTTGACAAATAATGAATTTTGATCTGCTGGAAAAGTTAATTCCTGAATCATGAAGATTAATGCAAGGCGATCTAATTCAGAAATATCTCTCCAAGACAACCACGATCTGCCTCCTTTAATTTTAAAACGGCAACACTTTTCAATAATGTAATTTAACTTATCATCAATGTCTAGCATATCGCCATCATCAATTGTTGACCACTGTCTAATTTCAGAAACGGTTGCGGCTTTAATTGTGATCTCAGCATCTTCTGGATAAAATAGTCCTTGGGATGGAAGGTTCTCTAGCGGAACGTTTTTCCAAAAAAGATCATTAGGTCCTCCAATTGTTGATTCGAGCATTGGAGTTAGGGCTTTGCCTAGAGAGATTGGTTTCTCTTCGGTTGTAGGCGGAACGTCGGTGTTTAATCCGTAGGCTTTATCCTGCTCTTCTAAGAAGTCAGCAGCTTCATCTAGGACTTTATCCTTCTCTATCATTTTTACTAAAGTGTTTAGTTAATTATATCACGAACTCTAGGAAGGTTTTCGCTAGATGTGACTTGGACTCGTTTAGGCGATTTAGAGTTTCAGGATAGACTTCAATAGTCTTTAGAGTTTTAGGATCTCTAATGAATGCTCTAATTGTTTTAGTTTGCTTATCGATCTTTAGGGATTCGAAATTGCCTATTACGACTTGTGGATTTTTATCCTTGGTAGCAAAAGTTGAATTTACCTTTACTCCGCTTATTCTTGAACCCTTCTTAAATTGACGATTCATGGCTTTTATCTCTTCTTCAAATTCGTCAATTTCAACCTGAGCAGGTCTAGAAAGATCAGATAGAGGCAACAGCTTTATTGCAATACCATTACTAAACGGCGATTTAGACGCAACGAAATTAAAGTCAGCCTTTCCGTAAAAAGGTAGACCTTGCATTGCCTGCTGTCTTTGGCCGAATGTTAGTACTGGTGTCATATTAAACTACGCCTGGAGTATTTGTTGTGCCCAATAAGGTAACGTTTCCAGATACTGATATTTTTGCAATTCTTGCGTAAAATGTTGAACCTTTAAGTAGGTGAACTGTTACTCCTGCTCCTGAGGTTCCTTGATCAACTGACCAAATGGTAACGTCTTGTGCGGTAGTTGGATTGTGAACTCCAAAATAGTTTGGCGTCCAAGTTCCAATTGAGCCAGTCGCTGACCCGAAACCTGACCCGTCTGTGAATGTTGGCGTGTAGTTGTTTGCATTATCACTACTCGTGTGAGTTCTTAAATATCTTGCGATTGGTGTCATTCTATTTTATATTTTTAACAAGCGCAATCGCTTGGGTCATTATTACTTTTTGTGTAGATAATCATACCTGTAACTTTAATACTGAAGTTAGCATTTGGATTGGTTATCTCTATCTTATTTATTAGACTGTTGGCATCCCTAGTTTCAGGGTTTGCGAAATGAGCAAAAAATTGGTGTAGAGGAACTTCAAATTCTTCGTTTACTCTGTTTGTGAACTTGAGTTTACACTCATGATCAGCAGGTAGAGTATCGTCTCCGAGTTTATCTTTGATTGGATACTTTACATATAAGATACAACCTCTAACGTAATTCTTGTCATTTTGAATAACGTGATACAACGGTGAGCTTGATGGGTCTGCGGAGTCTGATGGAATATACTCTAGTCCTTCCCCTAATGGATAATTAGATGGAGTGCCAGATGGCCCGAATGATGGAATTGAATCAGTTGCATTATCGTACACGACTAAAGTTTCTTCTCCGCAAACTTCAAAATCTATCGAGAGACTGCTGTCTACTGGATAGATGAAATTTTCTAGTTCGCAAAAACTTGCCTCTTTTTTTGATCCATTAAAGATACTAAAGCATCTGTCAAGAAGCTTAAGAGCCTTTTTAGTTGGATCACCTGCGCATAAGTTCGCAAAAGCATCGCTAACTCTTCTAGCTAGTGGATCATCATTATATTTAATGTACGACATTCATGATAGACTTTTTTTATGGATCGAAAGGTTTCTTTAATCCTGAGGCGCCGGCTATTGGCATTCCTCTTGCTATTAATTCGTCAATTGATCTAGATCTATCTATTCGAGTGCCGGCTTTAGTTGTTGGCGTTTCAGCAGGTTGAGTAACGTCCAATACGATATCAAGAGCTTCGGGTTCAGAAGCCGGCTGAGGCTCTTCTACTGCCTGCTCAGGTTCTTCGTATTGATTAAATAGTTCTTGCATTGAATCAAACTCCTCAGAAATACCACCATCATCGATAATTACATCGATTCCTGGCTCAATTGCCTGAGTAACAGCATCTGTGATCTGATCATTTACTCCAACTTTTACAGCATCTTCTGGTTTAATATAGTCGACTAGTGATTTAATAAAGCCTAGCGCAACAATTGGTAGAATCGCTCCACTTACAATTGACAGTACTCTTTTTTGATAAATTAACTCTTCGTCAACTAGCCCAAATAATTCGATCCAACCTTGAAAATTTTGTAGGTGAGTGAATGCATAATAGGTATTACCCATGGCTTGCATTGCAGTTAAGATAATGAAAAGGCCCCAAACGATTCCTTTATTCATTTTCTCAAGAGTTATTAATGAAGCAAGGGATGCTGCTGCTCCCACTTCAAATGCAATTGCTAAACTTATGGCTAACCACCTTGGGTTGGACAGCTCAAAGAATTCAATTACGTGAATCGTTGAAATTACTGAAACCAGTAAATAAAGTGTAACAAAGGTACCGATTATAAAATAGCCAGTTGTCTTCTTTCCCATTATTTACCTGATTCTAATTTTTTGATCTCGTTATCAATTTCGGTTTGACGATTAACATCTAGGATTTTACGATCAGTTGATTGAATCATGCGCTTTTCAGCTTTCAGACCTTCGATCTCCAAATACTTGTTAAGCTCTTTGCTTGTGCACATAGAGTCAAGTTGAGTATTTGTGATTTTCTCCTGTTTTTCAATTTTTGAAATTCGACTTGAGTTACCACATTGCTGTACAAAAATTACTAGAAGTAAACCTAGTACAATTTTATTAAAGTGTTTGTTTACAAAATTCATCATTTTAAAACGTCTTTTTAGTTATTTATTTATTTTCGGTGCAATAAGTTGTCAATTACCGTAGCAATTGCCTGATAATTAAGTGCTCCCTGTACGATCCAGTAGATTAAAAACGTGGCAATTGCTGCCCATGTGATAACGTACACAGAGTCTAGCCAATTAGAGATCTTACGATATTTGATTTGAATAAGATATGCGTAATATTCTTCGGTTTTTATACGGTCAGTCTGAGCTTCGATTAATTCAGCAAGGCCAGCTGTCTCAAATGTGCTCTTCTTAAAAGAAATTGACTCGAGCACTCGGCTCTTTTCAAGCTCGAGAGTTTCCATTCCCATCATTAGGGTCTCAGGCTCAAGATTTAAAACATAATATGCACGATGGCGCATGTCTAATCGCATACCGAGCTGTTTAAGAGAACCGTTTTTCTCCAGAGTCTTCATTGTTTTTCGATAGAAATTACGATTTGCAATGTTTTTAACAATTTGCATAAACGTTTCGTAGAACGTTTTCGGATTAAGTAAGTTAAGTAGTCCCATAATTAAAAATATTGTTCTAAGTTATCTCGCATTTGAGGATTTTTTTCAAGAACTCTGTCTTTTACCATTTTACGAGCCTTTCTGATTTTGGTTTTAACGGTATTCAGGTTCATGCTGTACTTTTCAGCAATTTCGTTACCTTTCATTAAATGAATCTCCTTGTCTATTAGAATTGACTTTTCAATACAGTCAGGCAGAGCGGCCATTTCCATTTGGGTCATGTTGTACAGTGAATCTAGGTAAATCTCTTTATCGAAATTGAAAGCTGAATCATCTTCAATTGCTGGAGGCGAAAGCATATTATCTAAACGAACGGCCCATTGCTTTTGCAATTTGTGTTTATGCAATAGAGATTCGTTCTTTGCGATTGTATAGATCCAAGTTGTGAATCTGAAATTATCGTTATACGAAGCCAATCCTTTAAATATTTTAAAGAGAGTATTATGTAGAACCTCTTCGGTTTCGTCCGGGTCATTAAAAAATTTCCAGATGAAATATTTTAATTTTGGATACATAATAGAGGCTAGTCTATTTCTATCTCTTTCGGTGTACTCGCCGGCTTTAATTTTTTCGGCAAGTGATTGCATCTCATCGTTGAGCTGTTTGTTAATTAAGTCGTATGACGTCATGTAGTTATTTTTTACTTAAAGAATTTATGATTAGGGTTTTCGTCTTTCCATTTTTCGTAGCGTTCTGTGATTTGCACCAAGATTTTATTACGAACAATATCTTCGTCTCCAAATTGATGTATTCCTATTCCATTTATACCTGTCATTAATTTGATAAAATCAGGTAAAGCTACTTTACTCTTATTGATGTCATATTGGCTTACATCTCCGCAAATTAAAGTTTTAGAATCCTTGCCCATTCGGGTTAAAAACAACATCAGTTGTTTAAAATCAGCATTCTGAGCCTCATCTAAAATCATTAAGCAATTATCAAAAGTAGCGCCTCTCATGTAGGCAAGCGGTCTAAATTCAATAACGCCAGCGCCTTCGAGCCAATTAACCAGGTTTGGATCATGTAATATTTTTACCAAATTCGATCGGTAACTTTCCATGAATGGGTCAATTTTATCCTTGATTTCACCAGGTAAGAATCCTAATTTTTCTCCAGATTCTTGAATGGGTTTAGATAGGATGATCTTTTTGATTTTGCCCGAAATATAGAGGTTTAGTGCAGCCAGACATGCTGTAAATGTTTTACTTGTCCCAGCAGGTCCATAACAAAAAGTTATGTCATTAGACAAAATTTGATTTAAGTACTTCTGTTGAGATGGTTTAAGAGTTACTGAGCGTAAATCTTTCTCTGTGATTTCAGTGACTGATTGTCGTTGTGATTTTTTAGCTGGTCTATTTGACATTTCTTTTGGTTTTTTTAATTGGTGTTTGTATTTTGACTTGTAGATCTTTGCAACGTTGACATGCTTCGTAATCTTCCAGACTTTCAAATAGAGCAAGGGCCTTTTCAAGACAGTCTGGCCAATCTTCTCTATTTGCAATTACATCCAGTGCTTCTTCCATTATCTGCAACTTTTTGATGTAGATTCGTGGAGCTCCTTTTTTATGAGCACTATCTATTGCATCAACGATTTGACTAAAAATACTGTGTTTATTGTCCAGGTAATTTCGGACCTCATCTATCTTCTTCATTTACGTATTTCCATAGAATTTTTGTAAAGTCTCCTTGTAATAGTCAACGTAGCTGGAATCTGCCTGCTGTGCAGTTGACGGCCTCTTTGCTACGCCTGACTGATTTAGATTTCTTAGTGTATCAAAATCGTACTTGGAATCTTTAGCTAAATATACTTCATTTAGGAACCTTGAGTAGACTTCTGCTAAATATTCTTTTGGCTGATTGTCAAGTTCTTCATTTGCAATCTCCCAGAAGTTTGGAGACTCAAAGAACGATGATGTGTTTACGCAAGTCATCGCCAAATCGTCATTACCGCTTTGGCTGCGATATGAACCGTTTGATGATTTACCGAATGATCCAAGTTCGTGAATTGTCTTAAATTCATTTGGCAAGATCTTATTAACTGCTGCAAGATACTTAAATCTCTCGCAGAATTTTATCTTATTTGTCATTGTTAATTTTAGGCCAGGTTTCCAGGCTTGAGCAGATTCAGTATGCTTTGAAAAGACTAGCATGCCGTTCCAATAGGCTTCGTTTTTTGTGATTTTGTCCATCACATACTCGCCCTTATGATTTAATTCAATTAGCATCCTAACCTTGTCTGGATTAAATATGTTGAATATAATATGCTCTAGCGAATTGCAGAATTCGTTAATATCTTTTTTATTGGTTCGGAACGTTGCAACTTGCACTAGCGCAAAGATATCAGTTTCATTTTTAATAAAGTCTTTTACCTGTTCCAACATTTTGATAGGTAGTGCAACGAACTTAAACACGTTAACTACTGAAAAGTCTCGACTCAGTCCATCGGCTGTATCTACCGAAATTACATAATAGCTGGGATCAGCCTTAATGTCATCTGGGCTTAACTTGTTGAAGTTAGGGTGAACTGAAATTCCGTCTAATAGTTCCAATCTATCTGGAGTTTGGGACCATTCTGGGATGACGTAGTCTGTGCGGAGATTAAAGATCTTTTTAAGATCCTTTGACGGTAATAAGAGCTTATCAGATGAGAAAAACTGTAATCCATATTCTTGATTAAAATCTTCTTCTGACCCCAAGTTTGCAATTGTCATCTTCTTCCAAGCATCATCACGACCTGGCACCTGCCACCAGTCCACTCTTAGCGGAACGTATGCGTTCTTTTGCTCGAGAGCGTCCATGTAGATTTCATAAAAACGGTTCATTCCATTTGGAGTTGAGGTTATTATAATCTTGGAATTGGATGAGGCTGAAATAGTAGGATAAATTGCTCGATAAAAGAAGTCAAGGTACGATGGATTGATGTGAGCAAACTCATCTATGTATAGTACGTGAATCGTAAAACCAATACCAGTATTTTTGGTAGTAGTACGACCAATTAAACGACACCCATTATCAAATTTCATGGACATTACGTTATTTGAAATGCAACCAGGTTTTAGGAAGAACGGTAAGTTCTCGAATACTGACTTGATTTTATCAAGTACCTCTTTGGTAGTAGACGCGATATTGGCTACCGCTAATACGTTTTTATCGGTATGGAATAGTAGGTACCATGCAACGAATACGCCAGACATAACTGTCTTACCGATCTGACGACTTGCCATCAAGCAGTTAAAACGATTATTCTTAAACGATCTAATAATCTCTTCTTGATAGTCTCGAAGCGTGATTTGCTGAATTCCCTCTTCTGTCATTACCTGCGCGTACTTGCTAGCAAAATAAACTGGATCAGCTTTACATCGCTTAATCTCGTCTATCTCTTCTGGCGTGTATTCGAAAACGATATTCGCTTTCTTCCAGACAGGATCATTATCTTTAAATGGGGAATTCTTGATTGTCTTAACGTCAATTAAGCCGTTTTCGAAATCTTCAAGTAGTTGGTCTACTTTGGCTGTCGTCCAGATTGCGTTATTCTCTTGATCAAGATTTGATAGCTTAATCCTAGAGGACCCGCCTGCGTTTGTTAGAAAATCTTTCATATCAGTGAGTTAACGTCATCTGAAAAATCTTCTGGAGATTCTTCAGGCTTTATTACATCGGTGAGTCCACGTTCGTTCATTACTTCAGTTTTTCTACCGGGGTGGGTTAAGTGTCGAGAGTCCTCTTCATCTTCAACCTCTTCAGCCGTTATCTCTTTAATTAAATTTTTTGTTCCTGCTGTGATGTAGTAATCGCTAGTTGAGGCAAGTAACGGAGTTACTGAACCAGATCCACCAGACGACTTTTGTTCAATATCACTATGCATCTTTTTATAAGTATCTTCCAGGAATAAGATATAGTTTGCTTGAGTTTTAATAACTGTTGTCAGCTTATCTTGTAATTGACCAAATACCTCAAATAGACGAGGGTGGGCATTACCTTGATTAATCTCCTCGGCAATTTTTTCAATTGCCATTCGAATCGTCTTTAACTGAAAGAAAATATTTTGGATATTTGTATTATCTAGATTCTGTTTTTGACGTAAGTAATCATGTTTGTCTAGAACACCTAGATCAACATAGAACTTTAACATTGATCCAGTAATATCCTTTGCCTGTTTTTCAAATTGAGAGTTCATCTCAACGAAATCTAACGGCGGGGCTGCTGCGATTTCTCCAAGCTGCTCGTCAACGATATCGTCTTCTCCATTTGGACCTGTTGAGTAACCTCGTAGGAGATCCTCTAACTCACTTTTGATTTGAGCTTTCTTTTGCTTATCGAATACTTGACTCATATAATATTAGTTTATGCGGTTTTCGTTTTTATCTAGTGCAGGATTAGCAAATATTTTGATCTGCTTAACTGCTTCAATGTGTTCGTAAATGTAGGTTTCAAGATAGCTCATGAAGCCGTCTAGTATTGGATTTGCACCAAACATTTGGTTAGACAAAGTCTTCTTTAGAATTGAGTCTTTGTACTTAAAACCCAGATGCAGGCGTTTGTCCTTGCGATTGTATATTGTCCAGTAGAGAGAATTTCTTATCATTATACGATTCCTAATTTTTTACGAACTACTTTCTGTGATTTAATTTCAATATTTAGTGCACCTAACGAGCCGTCAGATAGTCCAGTTTGATATGCATTACCGTTTCGATCGGACCAACCTCCTCTGATTACTGGGAATTCGGCTGATTTAATTATAATATCATTAAATTCGTCTAGTCCAACTCTATCAGTTTCACGTCTATTCGGCCTTTCCGTAAAAGCAACCTCATTCAGTTCAGATAGTATTGTGATGCTCACTGAGTCAACACCATTTACCTCCTCAACTATTTTAATTAGATCACTCTTTGGAACACGGTCGTTTCGGTTAAGTTTAATAAAGTAGTTGCCGACTGCGTCTGAAATATCTGACTTAATAATATCATTTGAAACATCGTCAAATGCAATAACGCTGATGTTTAGCACGTATTTAGTAATAACTGGATCCAGCAAATTAATTTCACTTGAAATCATTTTTGTTCCAGAGCGTTCAATGTATTTTAGAAGCTCATTTTTTTGAAATTGAGTTAACGTGAATTTGGATAGAGCCAAGTTAAAATAGTCAGTTCCGGTTTTAAACATTTGCGAAACGTCTGGCACAAGAAATAAGTTAATCATTCTTGCGTCTAACTCATCTAGGAAAACTCTAATGGTTGAGAACATCTGCATTTTGTGAAGTAGAACTTCGTAATTATCAACGTTAACTAATGCAAAATTCTTTGATGCTTTTGGCGCGATTAATCGAGTTAAGGCAATCTCTTCAGGATCAACACCAAAACTTGGTGGACTTACTGTGTAAATATCAAAATATTCATTAAGGTTTATCTCTTCTCCGATTGGAGAAAATGCAGTCTCAGCGAAAGTAAAGAATACTTGACTTGGATTATCAATTATGATATTTCCGCCAGCACCCTCTGATACTAAGTATTCAACAACGATTTCAGAACCGGCTGCTGGAATTTTACCAAATGAACCGTTTCCAAAATAGATGTCTAATCCATTAGTTATCCCGGTTTTAGCAATGAAACCTTTTCCGCCGCGAGGCATGTCTAACATTGACTCGTATTTGGTCCATTGTTCTCCATTGACATACACCTTAACCTTAAAATTATCGATGTAGTAATTATTTGGAAAACCTAACTGGTAACTCTCAAGAGCTTGGCCCTTTCCAGTAAAAGTTTGGGTCTCAATTTGACCTTGTCGCAGGCTAAAAACTGTTGGGGGTTCATTGCCTGTCAAGTTTAATCGGATTTCATCTTGCGGTAATTCAATAACGTAGGTTAGGCCGTTATTATCGCAAGTTACCTTGAACAGATCGTTTAATAGGGCTTTATTAACGGGTGGAGTTATTCCAGGTTTTCTAACTACTCTGATCTGGGCAGTTGCGCCAATTGCACGGCTTGGATTGTGGCCTGCTAAACTTGCTAATGAATAGATTGAAGATGGTCGAGTTGCCTCATTGATATTCAACTCAGTAATTGAGTCTTCAATATAATAAAATATTAATTGGCTTAAGTTTTCAAAAACAATCAACAACTGACCAAATGGCGAAGCTGCCGTAAAGATGGTCTTTGCCTGCTTGAAACGATTCTGCAAGAATGTGATTGATTCTCCCAAGATATCGTTTATTCGGATCTTTAGGCTCGTGAAGAGTCTAAGTGATGTATTTTGACTTGATAGGTTTGCCATCGGTAACGGACTTCTTTTTGATTATTTATCAGCCCAATCTTTTCTTTGCAAAACCATGACCTTGGATAAATACTTTTAGTATAATACTTTTATACTACATGGGGGTGCTTGGATTTGACGCGGATGGTTCAAGTATGCTCGCACGCCGAGGATGATGCTAAGACTCGCTAAAACGTATCAAAACGATAAGTGGAAACACTAACTTCTGGAGCCTAGTTAACGCTGGCGTTAGCACTCCGGTTACTGAAGAGCTTTTAGCTGCATAAGTAACCAAGCGGCAACTGCTTGACCGAACCAAAGTTGCAAAACCAGCATGGCGTAGCGGCCAAGTCTAACCGTTACCGACTTTTAGCTCTAAGTCGTTAAAGAATGAGATAGTTGGTCCAGTTAGAAAATGGGACTAAGCGTGTGAACGAGAGTTTACTCGAAAATCTTGCGGACACGGGTTCGACTCCCGTCACCTCCACCATGTCTTAAAGGCTTCCATTACGGAAGCCTTTTCTTTTTAGACAGCCTGATTGATAAATAAGAGTATGAAGGCACTTAACACCGACGATATTTTTTTAAGGAATTTAACAATAGCTCTACTTGATCTCCTGAATGGATCAATGACACTTTCTCTGTCTAGAGACGATCATAAAGAGACATTCTCTGTTCCATTTCTCTATAATTTTGGAACTGATGAGGGTTTCTTAAAGGATTTTTATATTGGACTCCCAGACAACTGTCAAATCCCAGTAGCCGAAGGCACTTACGATATTATTCCAAGAGGAATTGTTACCCTAGGATCATTTCAGGTAAAATCATCAGATATTACAAATCGATTCATTCGTGGACAGTACTCCGAATTGGAACGCGGACCAAACGATCAAAACGTTTTAACTGGATATTCTGCTCAACTCTATTCTCTACCAATGTCAGTTAAGTTTGACGTAAAGATTATTTGCGATAACTTAAATAAAGCATTCAAGATTGCTGAGAGAATGTTAGACATTAATTACGCAAATCGTGTAATGTATTTTCAATACAATGGAGTTCGTATTCCGGCTCAATTCCAGTTTCCAACAAATGAAACGGTTGACAAGGTTTACAAATTTACAATGAATGAAAATAACAAGATCAATGTGAGTCTTTCAATTGATGTTGAGACCTATTTCCCAAGCTTTGAGCAGAGTTCTAAGAGGCTTAGCACAAATGTTATGGAAAGAGTTAATATCAATAAAAAGGACGATACTGGAAATAATATGACAAGCAGTTGGGTTGATCAAAATACACCTATCATTTAATGAAGTACTTATTAGAATTTAAAACATTTACAATTACTGAAGGCGGTAACGCTTTTCCTGATGCACAAAGCCTTGATCGTGGCGCGGTTGAACCGGCTTTTGCTAAATTCCAAGATGCAATGTCAAATGTATTTGGCAAAGCTGAACTTGAATTAATTGGTTCATGGAAACAAAAAGAAGTATCTGGTGATCTAGATACTCTATTCTATTCTGACTTAACTCTTCCTGAGATCTCAGCAAAAGTTCAAGAAGCAGGATACGAAACCAAGATATTTTATGGATTTAATATTGTGTCCGTTAAATTTGAAATTTCACCAGAGCATTTTGTTCAATTTGATATGTTCGTTAGGCCGATGGACACCAACCGTGATGTAAACGATTTGTTCTATAAATCAACTGATGAAGAACGGTATTCAACAAAGCATCGTGTCTTTTTGATCTTTTGTGCGCTAGATTCTATGAAGTTTGATAAGATTGAAAAAGACGGTGTGTTAACTCATTTTAAAGGTTATATGCTTCGACCTGACGGTCTCTATCAATTCACGAAAGAGATGAAGAAGATTAATTATAAGATTATGGATCGCCAAAAGTTAACCGACGACCTTGATCAAATTTCGTTGATCTTATTTGGTAAAGTCTATCCGTATCAACAATGGAATACTTACGAAAAGACTCTCACCTTGCTTGAGAAGAATCCTAAATTAGACATGAAGACTATTCTTGACGAATATCGTGCTAAATTGGATGAAGAAGGTCTTGTGGTTCCAGGTGGAATCAGTTAATCAAATTCCAATTCCAAATCAAAATTGAAATACTTAAAATCTACAGTAAATGTCTGAAATTGTGGAGTAACTGACGAGTACGATAGAGTTATTGCACTCATTTGAGTAATCATTGGTCGGTTAAAGATAATTGAACTTACTCCATACCCTTCATTATTTAAAAGAGTTAATCTGATCGGGCTAAAATACGGATGGTTGCCGTGTCTGATTGGACTATTTGTTAGAGCTTGACCCAACGAATTGCCTGTATTCTTTTCGCTTGTGTTTGCAGGCTCAAGGTAATTAAGTAACGTATCCATCATGATGAAATAGTTTAAGTAGGCATCAGTTAACTTAAAAGTTAATTTAAGATCCCTATTAAACATGTCAGCAATGGGCTTTGAAGATTGAACTTCTTGTATTTTACCAAGAGTTCTGGTCTGAGTCGGCAATTGGCTTGTTAATCCAGGAAAGGTTACGCTCTGAATAGTTGATGCCATAAAATCTGAAATTGATTTATACGGCAATAACAGATTACGATAGTATTTCTCATACTTCGCATTGACCGCATCATTAAAGAAATCTTGCGGTAAATTAACTAAAAAGCTGTTCTGTCTAGAATTAAGTATCATACAGAATTATCTATATGAGGCCGAGAGCGGTCTTTATTTTATCAATTACCGTTGATGTTTTGATTGTTCTAGAGCACTCAAACATTCGGTGAGTTCCTTTGTGTACTGGACACCAGTTCCAATCAGCCGGATCAAGCTTGTGAGTATTGAAACAGCCTGAACATTTGCCGGCTGGTGCACAAACTCTATGAGTGTTCTCAACCGTTTCGGTGTAATCATACGAGAATCCTGAAATAAGGACAAGTGGGGTCGTGGTTGCCCAAGCCAACCAGCTTAGTCCACTACCAATTCCTACAAAGACTTGAGACTCTTCAAGTTCACGAATGACATTCTCGATTGGACCTGACGCTAATTTGCGAACGCTAGTTGGATGAGAATTACCCATGAAGCCATCTTCTTCTCTTGACACCAGCACTACTTCATAACCGGTTTCCTTACACCAGTCAACTACTTCTTGCCAGCCGTCTGGATTATTCCAGTATTTTGCTTGGCATGTGCCGTGAATTGCGATTGCGATCTGTTTTTTCTTTTCAACCTTTGGAATCGCAAGTAGAGGTTTAGTCTCTTTATACTCAAGACCCAAGATATCAAATGCACATTTTTGCATTGCCTGATCCTTGACTTCTTTGACGTTTCGGTTTAGATCAATTTTATGATCTTGATCGTAATACCAGCCAATATTGTACATTGCAACAATATTATCAACAACATCGCCAGGTTTAATGAACTCAATTTCCGGATACTGTTTTTCAAAAAGTTGGTTTAGATGAGTTGAACAAATTACCTTGCAACCGTGCTTCTTACGAAACTCTTCAACTGCTGGAAACCAGGCCAAACTATCGCCAAGAGAAGATGAATCTACTGAAATATAGACTCTACGATCTTTTAGGCTAATTGACTCGTCTAGGACAAGTTGACCGCTTTCTTTGTGAGTTACCTTAACTCTCCAATCAATATAGTATCGCTTATTTGACTTGACCCACATATTACGGGTGATTGTGTCCTTGTGCTCGACCTTGCCAGTTTTCTTATTAATAAACTCAACTAAGTATTCGCCTGGGGCTCCCCCAGTTATCTCTACGTGTGGTCCATTTACGAAATGATAGTTAATAGTCAAGTCTTTTGCACGCTTTAGATTCACCTCTCTGATGTGACTTGAACGTTCATCAATATGATCAGCTGCAAGCCGTGCAACTCTATCCCAGTTAAAATCTTGATGGATCTTTTGAGCATCAGCTAGCGCCTTCTCCTTATGTGATTTATAATTTAAGTAGGCATCTCTCATTGCTCTACGTAAGTCGTTAAAATCAGGCTCATAATAATTGCCAACGATATCTGCAGTAGTTACGGTCGGTTTATCTTCCGCTGAGCCAAGCGCTGAGCGTTCGCCAACAATTTTGACTGGAATACCTTTGCCTTCAGCAAACTCCATTTGGCCTGAGCACTCTGAATAGATTGATGGAGTTCCGCAAGCCATTGCCTCGATTAGTGGCAGATTCCAGCCTTCACTACGCGCACATGATACAAATACGTTAACTGACTTGATTAGGTCAACGTACTCTTTTCTTGGCGGCATGTGTAATACTTTAATACGGTCGTCTTTGAATTCGTATTTTGCTAAGCGCTCTTCGGTTGTTTGACAACCGTCTGCACTAAAGCCCCATGGATTATCAGCAGATAAGATTAGATCTACAGGTTCGTCCGCTGAAAATTCTTCCAAGAAAGCTCTAACTATTTCGGTTGTAGATTTGCGGTAATCCCAACGACCGAATAGGCCGAATGTAAATCGGTCTTCTCCGGTTAATGGATGAACGACATTTTCAGGAAAGAATGTCTCAATATCAACTCCTTCTGGGATTACAAATATTTTATCAGCTGGGTAGCCCTGTTTGACTGTGCAATCTCGTTGCCATTTAGACGGAACCCAAACTTCATCAAATTCTAATAACTTATCAAAGAACTCTGATGGCTGTAGCGTTGATTCCCAAACGTTATAGGCAATCTTGTAATTATCGTAATTGTGATAAAAGTAATGATGATTAGTTTCGTTTAGAATTAGGTCGACATGAGTCTGGCCGAGGTTTGGCCAAGATTGATATACTTTATGATCGCTAAGAGTACGATCTCCATTCCATAGAGATTGCTCAACAAGTAAAGACTTGATCTGATCTGTCATATACGCCTCACCATTATGAGGTTCGTCAGACATACCCTCCCACGAAGATCCTACTGTGTAGTTTCGGATTTCAAGAGGAAGCCTCTCTGCTAATTTTGTGAAAAATGATTGAGCATGATTATTATAACCGGTATTGCCAATAAAAGATGTGTGGACCTTGAGTTTTAACTTTGACACAGAATAGGGTGTTTATAAGCTTATACTCAAGGTCCTCATCAGGTTTTATTCGCAAGGGGTAAACCTAGCAATCATTCCTCCACCGTCATACTGGAAAGAATATCCGCCTATTTCCGAGTCTGACTCAACGTAATAGTATTGGCCCTGCTGTAAGTTTTCAAACGGCATAGATACTTCGGCATCGAGCCATATTCCAGAAAAGCCGTCGTCAATATACAATCTGCCCGGGTCAACTGGTATTCCGTTTTTATTGGTTGAGCATGCCGAACCAACATCCAAGAATCCTCCATTGCCTGGAATCATTCCGAATAGCACAACCACATAAGAGTCACCGCCGCCACTAACACCAGTTAAGTCGACGCCGATCACATTTGAGCTGTTTTGGAGAGAGGCCCCGCTTAGTTCAACTCCGTTGCTTAAGTCTACTCCGTTAATGTTTACCTTAGCCATTTATATTCCATTTTTTAAGGCAATCTAACCCAAGTGTTATCCGGCCAGAATCTTAATATTGGCCAGTCCATTGAGAATACGTAACCGATAATTCTGACATATTCACCTGAGCCAGTTGGCGGAACTATATCGATCTCACCTGGTGTAGTCTGCATGTACATAGGCTTGCCATTAATATAACCATTTCCATTGCACTGTTCGTTTTGAGCAAAGCCAA